CACACATCTAGAATGCTGGTCCGACGTAAACCAGTGGGCACAGCTATCTGCAAGAATATGCTTGCATTATTCAGAAGCACGCTTAAAGACCACATCGACAAAGCGTCAGCAATAATTTATTTAATTGTCTATTACGAGAATTTTTATGGTGGTCGTTTTTCGCTTACTGAGTTAGACCTACAAACTCCATAAAGAAGTCTGAGGAGGAATTTACCATATTAAGCAATTGATGTCAAGGTAACATTGAGTCTTTTATAGTGATAGTAAGTCCTGTTTAGGCAGGCAATTGGTTGGATAGGAAGCCCCGACCCTAAAGGGTCGGGGCTAGTTCACAAGGCAGGAATTTCAGACTCAGGTCATCGGACCGGGACTGCCGTCTCGCGTGTCGCAATTGCCGCGTAGCACCGCTTGAGTCGATCGGCTTCGATCCGCATGTACTCGTTCCAGTCCGTCTCGGGTTCCCAAGCCTGCTGGAACGACGGGATGTGACCTGGCTGGTAGTGGCTCGAAATGTCCTTGAGCCGATGGAACAGCCTTCGCTGCTCATTGATGTCCGTCTGGTCGGGACGGTCTTCCGGGTCTAAAGAAGTCTCGAACAGGTATTGGATGTGCCTCAAGGACCCCATCCAGACTGCCAACTGCTGGTGTTGGAGTTCGCGAGGCATATCCTTGTAGCAGGGGAAGACGCGGTCGATCTCAGCCGACAGGTAGCGAAGCCTTCCTCTCAGCCCCAGCGCCAGTTCCACGTCCTGGTCGCTCTCCTCGGTCAGCAATTCCGAATCGAGGTCCAGCCGTCTGGCTTGCTCCACCAGAGCCTCGTAGGCGACCCTCGAAGCCTTGTCTTCCTTCCTCGCCTCAGCCAGCGCCTTGCTGATCTCGTCGTACCGCGCCCGTGTCGCCTCTTCCTTGGCGTCCACTTCCATTTTGGAACTCACCACCAAGGCTTCGGCTTGCTCCCGTTCCTTCGCGGAGAGATCCTTGCGGAACTTCGCCAAATCCTTGACCATCCGTTCCAGGTTGGTTCGATCCTTATCGCACTCCTCGATCTGCGACTTGAGGACGCTCGCCTCTTGGTCGAAGCAGGTCTTGGCTTTTCGGAGGTTTGAAATCGCCCTGGCGCGTCGGTCCTTGGCATCGGCAAGATCCTGTTCGATCTTGCCGCCCTTGGTCTTGGCTTCTGCCTTGCGGACGAGTTGAGCCAACTTGGACATGGAGTTGAGTTGATCGAGAGACATTCCTAGCTGTCCTTTTGCTATTTTGTGCCGTCGCGGCACGAAGTTAAGCAGAGCAGAAGTTAGAACGACAACTAATAAAAGAAACCCGTTGAAAAACCTTCAAATGTTTTCAACGGGTTTCTGAGAGGGCATCAGACTCTTCGGACATCGAGCAAGGGGTGATCCGGAAAGGTCAGATCACTTCTTGCTCTTTTCCTTCGCGTCAGGATCGAATTCGTGGGGCGCGGCGGTGGTTTTTGTCTCAGGACCGGCATGGGGGAAGTCGCCGTCCCTCGTTTCAGGAGTCGCCACCTTCTTCTCGGGGATGTCCATATTCTGAGCCGCCGCCATGACGACGTGTTTCGCATCGGCGCTGAGGTTGTTGCGTTCGCCGACTTGCTTGAGGAACTTCTCCTTCGCGTCCTTCAGGTGGTGCCGAGCATCGCGGAGCTTCTCGACCTCGTCGAATAGTTCCTCGCCCTTCAAGGTCGACTCGACCTTCTCGAACTGGCTTTTGACCGCGTTGTACTCGGCTTGGGCAAGGACATAGTTACTATACGCCACGTAGCCGTCGCTGCCGTCGCCGACCTGCTTGTTGATGCCGACCGCGTTCCAGACGTAGGAGGCGCTCTTGACCATGTTGGTCGAATCGAGCGTCAGTAATGCCGTCAGCATCGCCAGCCCGATGCTGAATTTCTTGCCTTTGTGCCACGAAGGCGACTTCTCACCAAAGCTTGCCGACATGATTTCTTTTCCTTTCCCAACTTCCAACTCGTCGTGGAAACCATCCGCAGGGACATCCCCTGGCGTTTCATCAATGGTCCCACTCTCATCCTCGTTCACGGGAGATACAGATTCAGGTGTTGACGGGCGAACCTCAGGCTGTGTACCTGCGTCCTGCTCTTGCTTGGTCTCAAGCGTCCGGACGGATCTGACACAAGGAGCGGTTCCTTGGACATATCGCCAACGAGCCGGATTCCACGCATCTTGTCCGAGACGATACGGATCAGCCGATACGTCGATCTTGGCGTTGAGATCACGCAACGTCTTCGTCGCCGGGTCGTTGATCAGCTTCTCGTACTCGGGATTGGCGGCATAACCGAGGATTACCTCGTCGATCTTCACTTGCGGAAACTTCTTGGGATCGGTCTTGACTTCCTCGCCGACTTCTGGTACAAGTATACCTTCCTCCTGCTTGGCAGCGAAATCAGAGAATTCCATGAAAGCATCGAGTGCTTTCATGTCCCACTCGGCAACATCTTGCTTTATCATGTGAGCAAGGTGTTGATTGTCCGACTGTTCGCAGAACAACTGCCGCAGGAAATTCTCTTCGTCGCTATAGGACGAAAGGACGCTTGAACCCTCGCCTTGCTTCAAGAATAAGGATTCTAATTCATTAGGCGATTCTTCTCCGACATGGTTCATCGTTCCTTTGCCCCTCGGTGCCATGGTGGTCACCTTTGAATGAACACGTAACTCCAATCGTCTCCCTTTACTATAGCCGGTTCTTTTTAGCCTGTAAACTAAAAACCAGAGAAAATTGCCAGACCTCAATGGCATCCTGTAGGGGTTACGGGAGTTGTAGTGGCTATGCTCCCTACACCGGGGTTACACGGGGACAAATTACTCTCATTAAGATCCCAGGCTGAGGTCTCCGCACAGCAATTGAAATCCTGATCAGAAATCGTCCACCACATCACATATGTTGACATGGGATCAAATGCAGTAATATACCACTTGTTGGCAAGCCCGGTGGGATATATATATCCCATGCTGTCGGCGAATACCCCGTGATCTGTATACCCCATAACCCATTTCACATTCGGCAAAGCCGGAATGTCCCCCACCCAATGGCATGGATGTATCGACGTGTATCTTTGGAGCGTGAATGTCCCAGCCAACGCGGTCGCCTGGCACGTACTCCCTGCGCCGAATTGGGTATGCAGAGTGATCGTATTCGGAACTTTCGTCGCGAGGGCGCACTTGCCACAACGAATCTGGAAAGGGGTTGGGGCACAATACCTGTAAGGAGTTAAGGTCAAATTATATGTAGCAATAGCACAAGATGACGTAAAGGACGTGCTTTCCGAGGTGGAAAGATTGTTGACGCCGCAGCAATTCCAATTTGCTGCCGCCCATGAGGTATGCATCAAGGTACAGTCGGTGTTGTTGCCGCCGGATGGATTGACCGGCGCGTGAGCCTTGAGGTCCCATTTCTGGGTCGAATCATTATAACTTAATTCGTAATAGTAACCATGCAAGGAGGAATCGAGGACCATTTCCATGATCGGTCCCGCATCTGGCATCCCGGAATTGAGCGGACCGATCCAAGATCCCGTTGTTGGATTGAAATCCAGCAAACTGTCGTTGAATACGAAATTACATCCGCAGTTGGAAGATGATGATGCCCCATAAGTTCCAGTTACCCCGACGGACCAACCGATCGGAAATTGCGGACAACCATAGGCACTTGCCGACGGCAGATTGCTGATGCCTGTCGTTGATGTCGTCGCCGTGCCTCGCACCACAATCCCGCCCGACGGCTTCCCGACGAACTTCTTGGCAAGGCTGGTAATCGCCACACCGCCAGTCTTGATCCCGCCATTGCCCGAGGTTACAAAATGCTGGATACCATCTCCCGTAGCAAAAGTCAGCACGTACGCCGCTTCACCGGAGAGGACCAAGCCCCCCGTCATCGTGGATTCGTAGATGCCCGCATTATGAGCCACCGCGTCAGCGGCTCCTCCCACAACTATCCCTCCCGTCATCTCGGTCGCCCAGATCGGCGGCGGTTCCGGGAAGACCGGCGTATTGGGAGAACCGAGGAACTGGAGCAGGAAGCCGTCGTATCTCACTCCGGTTGCGTTCTGAGGCGTGGTTCGCCTCGCCCAGACCGGAATCCCATCGCCCGGCAATATGATCCCAACATTGAACATGTCGGTGGGCGAACCAAAAATCACGCCTCCGGGAGCTTGGGTGGCTGCCGATACCGACGGAGCTATCGCGTTGACCGGAGATCCATCAACCAGTTTCAGTATATTTATACCAGTGCTTCCATCAACGTTGTTGGCGATCAAAATCAGCTTGGGATGGTATCGCTTGCTGTCGAAGCCTTCGAAGTTGATGAAAACCGTGATTGCCCCATTATCATCGATTCCTTCGCATACGACCCCGCTTAGTTGGGGCAAGTTATTGAGCGCGTTTTGAAGGTTGTGAGCGAATTGGTCTTTATCAGGTAAAAAATCAACGGTTAGAGGATAGCCGTCGTACGCCAGGAGCAACTGCCCACTGACTGCGGGACCGAGAACCGTCAGCGATTGCCGGTCATTGCGGAAGTCAAATCCCAATTCAACATATGCCCCGCCTTCTTCCTGCTGCCCGATGAAGACATTCGCGTCGAATAGTCCATCGTCAGTGTCTTCGTTGAAGACGTAGATGCATCGGTAGTCCACGAAGCCGTTGGCGGCTTGTGTCGGGTCCAGATCATCGAAGAGATTGTCGATGGTCGAGGGGATAGGAACAGCAGATGGTATCCCTCCCAGAGATTGGGAGGGATTGTCATTGTTCGGACCACCTGAATATACGAAAACGAAGTCGGATGCAGAAATCATATATCGTATATATTAGTGAGTACAGAACAATGTTCGCTCTCTTTGCAGCAGGGTGTTGAGAATCCCGTGCTGGAAGTTGAACAGCGGGATATTTAGATTATCGCCCAAGTTGGCGATGTCAGCCCCACCGAAATTGGAGAGGAGGTAGAAATGGACGGTCTTCCCTCGCTCCATGCCGTTGGCGATCTTCTGGATTTCGTAATTTCCGCCGTTCATGGCAGTCGTATTGAGGACGCCTTTTTGAAGGTCGCGGAATCGATAGAACTGCTCAGGCAAGTTGTGGTCGTGGTAGGGGCTGATCGACATAAATCGGGTCTCGCCCGTTTGGTTTGACCTGTGAGACCAAATCACGAGTCGCACCGGACCGAGCCACATCATGGCTTCGCCTTCCGGCTGGAAGGAAGCGACGGTCCCGTTGAAGTCCCGCACGACATCGATAGAGACCCCGTAGGGGTTGCCATTGGGCGGGGACTCGCGACAGAGCAATTCGGGCGGGATTGCCTTGGGATGACGAACCATCGCGTCAGCGAAACTGCTGATCGGGTAGGTCGCAGGCGAGACCCTTGGCTGCAGTCCCTCGAAGTTCGTCACCTTCCAATATCTTCCCCGAAAGAATGCGAATTTATTCGCAGGATTGGTCCCATTCGGCTCATCTTCGATGGTACTCGACGTGCTCATGAGCCTGATGCGATCGCCGTAGACCGGGTCGGGATGTCCGTTCTCGACGATCATCCTGAAACTTTCGCTGCCGCTGGGGTGGTGAGCATCGTGGACGCCGAAGATCGTGGACCAATCGGCGCATGAATAGAAGCAGGTGCGTGGCGTGAACCCCAGATGGGGGTTTTGCTCGACAGGGACCTCTGCAAGCGTGAGCCGAGGATGTGCCAGTTCGACATCGTATCGGTACTTGCCGATAACTTGGGGATAACTGGCAGCCTGGGATTGAACCCAAGCGTGCCAGTTATCGTAATGCATGTGGATCGTTCCGTCGGCGTCTTCGCATTCAAAAGGCTTCATGATTCCGCCCTCCCTGAAGCGTATACCTGAAGTCCCAACAAAGCCCGGTCCGAATCGGTCACTCCTGATGCACTGTCTGTAGCAAGGGCGACGAAAGAATCCCATGCCGAGTATTGCCCACGTACCACACCGGCATGGTCAGATTCAGACCCATCTTGGAGAAGCACCAAAGGGTCACCGGCCAGCGGCGGATGCCGGGAATCATAAAGATGGGTCGAGGCAATCCTAGTCCCACCCCGCCCGCCCGATAGGATTTGACCGCCAACTCGACACAATAGAGGTTGCGGTCATCGGGCGAAAGTTCGAAGTCGAATGGTGTCTGTTCCTCCCATCGTTTCTTGGCGTAGGCAATTGCCTTGGTCTTGTCGAGATTGGAACATCGCGACACGCACCACTGATTGCCGATGACATCGATCATGTAGATAGCGAACGGCTGACGACGGATGCCCGCCTTGGTGGCGTCATAGAGGAATGGTTCCCCATGCTCGATCGAGACGATTGCGGTGTGGCTGTACCTTGAATCCGTCACCTTGGCGAGGGCGCGGCTGAAGGGATAGAGTCCACGGGCGAGTCTCGCATCCCCCAGCCGATGGACCAGGTCGCCATCTTCCAGGTTCTTCCGTCCCCATTCCTGCCAGGTCAGCATCTCCGGGGTCCATCGGATCGGCGGGATGGCTCCTTCTTCTCTCGCCTTGACCGCACTTGGACCCCACGTGTTCTCTTCGCCTGCTGGTGCCGTCACGACCCGATCAGAGGGCTCTTTCTCATCGTAAGAAATGACCTTGATGGTGAATATGAGGACCTTGATCCAAAACATTGACATTCTCCTGTATCAAATCGACACCGAACAAGGGGGGAAACTTATCCTTCCCGATATTCCGCAACGCGGACGACGCAAGACTTCGTTCATCGAGCAAGGGAGAAGAACTCGGGGAGGGAAGCATTGTTCGGGGTTTGCTATTATACCATTCGCCGATGTTCGGCGAAACAGCCAATATGAACAAGGCGACGAGAGTGAGGAGGACGAGCCTGATCATGGTCCTCATCTTGACCTCCGCTTGCGTGTATTCCGGAAGCGGAGTCGTTCTTTGGTAAGACTTTTCTCGGAGCAATTCTTCAAGGAAGGGGGGGCGTCCCAGACCAATGAGCGGGTAGAGATCGAGGTAGAGAGACCCGTGATGGCGACAATAAAGGATCTCTCTATCATCGACACCGTCGGCATTGAAGGGTGTGGGCGTTGAGTAACAATACCTCAGACAGCCACACTTCAGAACCTCTTTGCGAACCAGACGACGAGTGGTCTTCATAGGTCGGACTCCTTCTTCCTGAATTGCCGAAAGATGATGCTAGGTCAACTCACACTGGTTCGATGTCGGAGATGTCGATGTTGTTAATACCTCCGCCCAACATCTTATAACAGACTCGGGTTTTCTCGTCGTCGAAGAAGCGGCTGATCACCACCTCGTCTCCCGGTTCGAGATGCTCGCTGGAATTGTCGGGACGATAGGCATTAGAAGTGTTCTTGACCACTCGGACCCGGTCGCCGACCTTGGGGACGTACGGCTTCTTTTTCTCTTCGACCTTGGGGAGGGACTCGGCGAGATCCTTGATCATCTCTTGGGCTTGAGACTTCCGGCTCTCTTCGATCTTCAAGAGAGATGTACGTCTCAATTCCCATTCCTCAGGAGAAAGCTGATACTTGGGATTCGCGTACGACATGTGACTTCGTTCCGCGTCTGTCTGGGGATCGACCAATCCGATCGTCGAATCCTTGTTGGCGTGACAAAGAAACTCGAAGGATTCCTTCACATTCCGATAAATCTGAGATGACGGGTATATAGACCGATTATTAGACCACCAATCCAAGATATCATTTTCCTGCCACAAACTTTTGATGATCCCATAGTCATTGTCGGCGGCTGCGATGAACTCTCCATTGTGATAAATCGCCCACTTGCTCGGCGACAGTTCCCTAATCTGTTCAATCAACCAATGATTCAGAGTGATGGTCTTCCTGGATGGGTCCTCGGTCTTGGAGTTTTCCGACGCCATCGCGGTCAATGCCCGGTCACGAACGAGGACCTGTATCTCCGTAAGTCGAAGGTTGCCATGATAGCAATCGACATTGATCCCGATTTCATAACCAATGTGACCATGCGGAACCCACGCTGCGCGAGGAACGAGATCGAGAGGATGACAATGATCTCGGTAATGGATGAAAGGGCGATTGCCTCGTCCCCGATATTCGACGAGATCTCCAATTCTCACATGTTCATTGATATCTCTAACGTAGACCTGAGTCTTGTCGATCGTGCTGAAGAGGTTGCCATTCTTATAGATATGCCAAGGTTTTCCGTCTTTCGCCACGATCATCCAGTAATCCGGCACTCGTTCCACGTCCTCCATCGGCAGGTAGTGGACGTGTGCGACCTCCTCCTGTGCCGAGATTCGCTTGTACCCGATCGCTGGCTTCACTCCAGCCAGTGAGAAATGGGTCCAATCGTTGTCGACCTCGCACACGATCACCTCATCGCCCGGCTGAAGATACTCCAACTTGCGATCCTTCATCGCGTCCGCTGTATTCCGGACCACCCTGACCGTGTCTCCGACCCTGATATCTGGACCTCCCTTAGGAACGGGCTTCTTGGGCTTCTCTGTGGGTTTGGGATCGGGCGAAGGCGACGAAACTTGCTCCTTTGCCGCGATATTATCCCTCACCTGCTGAGCGATGTCACATTCAAGAGACATTTTTCGCTTTTCGTTATACTTCTTCAATTCCTCGTCGGCGATCACCTGCAGGTCGACCCGCTTGCTGAGCAGGTAATCCCACATGCTAATTTTGGTCTCTCTGAACGCTTTAGCATAAGCAGAATGAGGGAATTTTTGCAGATAACTCGCCTCAATGTCTGATTTAGAAGCGATGATGTCAATGGTCCAAAAGTGGATAGGGTAATCCGACAGGTAGAAACTGATCTTCCCCTCTTCGAATTTCCACCTGATGTCCTGCCCCTTCACGAGATCCCAGATCTCCGAGGGCTTTGTCGGCTTGGTCCAGAAAATCCGCCGCATCCATCGATAGGGATACCGCAGCGCTCGCGGCAGGGAATGTCCGGCATGGAAGATCAAGGGATTGGCGATCCTGTCCTGAATCGCCGCGTGCAGGGACTCGTCGACCGCGATGAATTGGACCCTGTCAAACTGTGTGACGTTGTAGAGATATCGGGCAGGATGATCAGGCAACGCCAATCGCACGCCATTGTTGCCCGGCAACACCCTCAAGCCGTAAAACTCATTGGGACCGTACGTGGTGTAATACTTGACGTGATCGAAGAACTGCGGGTGGTTGATGGCGTGTTCGGCGTTCGACATGACAAAGTCCCTTTGGTCTCAGAGGTTCGCTGGAATTGGGGGAAAGAATTTGCAGCCCATTATCAGACGAAACAGGATACGAGTTGGTTGACGCCCCAAGCACCGATTGTCGTGCCAAGAAATGCCGTCATGCTTCTCCACACGTGATCGTATTCCCCAAATTCGGCATGCCAACGTGCCGAATCGTGACACGCTGCCGCTAAGAAATTGCCGCCCATTACGAGCGACGTAGCCACCATCCCTAAATGCTTGAGATCAGCCGACTTGATCAAGATCAGGGCTTGTTGTTGCCAGTCGGTGCGTGTCGAAAACTCTAGCCCTCCCACGAATCCCACCACCGCAAGAAGCAGAAGTACCACATTTCCGTAACGAGGCGAAGCCTTCATTTTTCGCACCTGAAAAACGACTGGAAATTGGGTCGCGCCACACAATTATTATTTTATACACAGTCTCGCGTTCTATCAACCAAAAAATCTCGCGATTTCATGAACCTATGCCCTTGCGCTAACGATCCCTGATTTTAGCACTACAAAGGTCCCCAGACTCCCCTATATACTTGCTGTATCTCTTTCAAAGGCAGGGAATCGCACCAATGTCAATCAAATTCCTTTTAATTAATTTGTTGATATTTCTATCAGGAGATTCAGCAGATTGGACCGTAGGTGGCTGGGGAGCCGCATGTCCCGATCCTGCTCCAATCGTTCGGGAATTCGTCGGTCCACCAAAGCTGCCATTGCTCGTCGGTCCACCGAAGCTAGATCCTCTTCCCGTCGAGGAAAAAGAGCCAGAAAAGACCGAAAAAGTCGAGAAGCAAGAGGTACCCCAGCAATCCCCAGACACAACCCAACTTCCGCTCAAGTCGAACGAGTGGTTAGGAACGGTTCAGAATGCTGCTCCGGTCACTTTACCGACGCCGCAACTCACGATGTCTCCGGACATCATAAAAGTCATCAGTGCGATTCCATCGGAACCAAGGCAGTCGATCGATTCCGAAATGAACGAGGTCGCCAGGTTCCTCACGACCGGAGTGAATCCGGCTGAAGCGCCGTTCCTGAGATTCTTCACGTTCTATGCCTTACCGACCGAGCCGTTCACCAACGTGACAATCAACGGGCAAGACATGCCGATCTCCCTGAGGCAGGCTGGGTTCCTGACCCTTTCCTTTGTCCTCAATGGCTGTGCCGACATCGAACACAGCGCCGGGAGCATCATCACGCCTAAGCTCGTGCCGGGCAGTCATACGCTTTGTTATATCAACATTCAGGATTTCGGCTGGTCAGCAGAGCAGTGGGATGAAGTGTCGAAAGCCGACCCATACGTTGTCGAGCCGTTGGTCAATCACAGTTCTTACAATCTCGGGAGGCTGGTGGGCGGCAACATGCTGTATCGTGGCGACTGGTTCATCGTCAATGCGACCAACGTTCAGCGGCAAGTAGACAACAAGATTCCCCAATTGATTTACTACACGCTGCTCTTCAACCAGAATATCCCCCAGAAAGCCGCCGATTTTCGCAAGATTCTGGGAGTTGATCTCGAAGCCGCGATCAAGGATAACATCGATCGGAACGTGGTCTTGGAGGCGGGCAAGTCGGGTGTGTCGATCGAGACCGGAGGTAATCGCCGAATCCAGGGCGTGAGGACTCCCAAGGGTTATTATTGGGAGACTTTCGACACCAAGAATGAAGATTATCTTAACAACCTGGAAGAGAACCCATTCAAGATCAAGAAAGACGCGGGCGAGATTATTGCTTCCCACAAAAATGGTCTCCAGGTTTACTTATTAGTCGATAAGGATGATAAGCGGGTCGATTTCGCTGACAACGGTCTCGTGGACGACAATTCCCTCGCGAAGAAGCGGAACAAGGCTGTGGATCGCAGAGTGATGACTCCGGTGGGTTGTATCCGTTGCCACGTTAACGGCATCAACCCCATGGGCAACGACATCGTGGAGACAATCGAAGAGGGCGGGCAACTCAACGTCTTGGTCCAGCCGCAGTACGACCCATATCACGACTACAAGGCATACCGTGAAGCCAGGGACAAGTACATCAAGCTTGACCGCAAGTTCGTCAACAACAACGTCAACGCCGTGGTCGATACAGATAACCTGATTTACATTCAGGCTGTTCAGGCATGTAATGGGCTATTGCCATCCCAAAACGTTCAATTGTTCACAGCCATCTGCGAATGGTATGACAAGCCGTTGGACTTGAACCAAGCGGCTATTGAGACCGGAGTCTCTCCGTCGGAATATATCGAGAAAACCAAAGGTTGTATCAGCGCCCGCGTCAGCAGGATCGTGGCAAGCGACAAGTTCTCAATCCCTCGTCGTTATTGGGAAGGATTGAACCCGGCTGGCGATTATGCCCATTCGATCCTGACCATGAGACTTCATTCCCCCGAACAGGTGAAGCTCGCGCTCCAGAAGTATCATGCCTATGGAGAGCAACATGTCGTGGCGGAACCCATCGTGGTCCAGGAAGGCAAGAAAGAGGAGGAAAAGGTTGCAGAGGAGAAGAAAGAGGTCCAGGTCCAGGCAATCACAGCAATCCAGGATTGCTATATTACGGTGAGCGCGGCTGATGGGAGGCAAATCCACCTTGGAATGGTCAAAAAAGGAGAGACAATTCCATATATACGTATGGACGGTGATTGGTATCAAGTTCAGAAGGACGGTAAAACGGGGTATATCCATAAGGAATATTGTATAGGATCTCCCAACTGATTCTAACTTGCTAATTTTGTAGGAGGCAAATGATCCCTTTCAGAGTTATAAAGTGGTTTTCCCTGATAATGGGAATCAGTTGTGTGACCGCATTGGGGCAACATCCGTATTGCCCGCCGACGAGGCAATATGTCGCGCAGCAGAATGTCATCCAACAGGGCTATACCGTTCAAGGCTACAACAACGGCTATAATGGGAACTACACCCATTATCAGCACCAGACTATCAATTATCCGGTGGTCATCGGAGTTCCTCTGAGTGATCTCGGGATCAACTATTACTTTTCGGTCACGCCGCAGAAGCGGGAAGAACGAATCGTCGAGCAGGTTGCCAAGGAAATTATCAGCAACATGAACAAGAATGGCTATGGTATTTTGATGCCGGTCCAAGTCCAGCAGCAAACCACGACCGTTCAGCAGACCGTGCCGGTTGAACAAGCTCAGCAGCAGGCACAACAACAGCCGGGACCAGCCACGGGTCAGATGCCGATTCAGCAGATGCCCATCCAAGGTTCCCAGCCTCAGCAAGCACAGATGCCGATTGTAGGGCAACCCAACCAGCAGGTCGATCCGGTTCAGATCCAGCAACAGGTTGCCGACAAGTTCCAGATACTTTCTCTGTTTCAAAAGAAGTGTCTGGGATGTCACAAGCCCGGTGAGATTAAAAATAACGTCAAGTTGTTCAACTCGGATGGAAGTTTGGTTGACAGCGACTTGAGTACGAGGATGGATATTTTGAATTCGGTCTTGAGGAAGGAAGGAGTGACGGCAATGCCGCCCTCTCAGCCTCTCACCGCAGATGAGAAGAGGATCGTCATCAACTGGATTCAAGAAAAACTTTGACTTTGATAAGGAGATGAATATGTTTAAAGGATTTGTAATGACGACGTTGGTGGCAATGATGACCACCCCAGCCTTGGCTGGTTCGGGTAATTGTGCCGTGAGTGCTAACGGGTACTCTTCTTGTGGCATCAATCAGACCACCACTACTATTGGGGTTGTGTCGCCTCAGCCGGTTCAGACTGCTCCGAATGCCGTAGTTTCCCAGAACAGCTACAACCAGCAGGTTGTGGGAACCGCGATCATCAAGCACAACATCGTTGTGCCAACGATCACGGTCCAACCCGAGGTTGTCAATTCGGTAGTCAAGCAGGAAGTCACGACGGTTCCTGCCGTCACCACGACGACTCAGAACGTAGTGACCACGACTCCGAATATTGTGACCACGACGACACCGGTTATCGTGACGACCACCCCGGCTGTTGTTCAGCAGTACAACTCCGGTGCCGTTACCTTCCAAGGGACGCAGCGAATCGTCACCCAGCAGCATGTTGTTAATCAGAGCAACAATGTCAGCACCAACTACAGCAATAATGTTAGTGCTAACAATGTTGGCGTCAACTACAGCAACAACAACGTTGGTGCCGTTGGTCATAGTCACAGCGTCAACATTCAGCGTAACGTGAATGCCAACTTCAACAACCATCACAACAACGTCGGTGCTGTTGGTCGTAACCGCAGTCTGAATATCAACATTCAGCGAAATAGCAATGCCAACCGTGGTAGCGGACTATTCGGCGGCATCTTGGGCAACCGTAGCCGATCTGTTGTCAAGCAGAAGACTGTTACCCGTCAAGTCAATCGATCGCACTGAGCGACCTACTAGGTAACAGGATCACATGACCCGAAGGTTTGAGGACCTTCGGGTTTTTCTTTTGGCGGGTTGAGAATCTTCCCAATGGTTCGGAGGGCGCAGGTGGTCCGGATCACCTTCCTTCTGTTCGATCCCCGACCAGTCAGCGATTTCTGGATGATCTGTTTCGCCGTCATCAAGATAAGATCCTCGGGCGAATCGGCTGGCATCTGATGTCGTCCTTGGTTTCAGAAGGATGGGGAAAGTTGGTCAATCATTCGTCTAACGCCAGAGCATGCTCTTGAGCCGCATGCAGGAACCTCTCCAGAGTCCGTATCAACAGCGCTGCCGAAGGTGCCTTGGCGGTTGTCGCCAGGTAGTCCTTGCTATCGCCAATGCCCACACTCAGGCAATGACTCGCGTTCTCTGATGAGGCTGGCGGGATTATTGTCGCGATGTCTACCAATGTGTCAATATCAGCTTCGGAAAATTCAACTATTTTTTCATTCCCGACCTTGTGGATCGACTTGATATCCATGCCTTGCATTCGCACATATTGACACCGATTCCCCGTGATCGTATAGAACGTGCCGGTCGCCACCTCGCCCTGCTTCACTTCGAGGATGCGGAGCTTCACGTTGTGGTCAGCAATTGAAACCGTCGATGGGAGGCAGTAGGAGATCGTCTTCCATGTGGCTCGCTGGGCGGTTGCAAGCGACGGCTGGAACCATGCCAGTAAGCCACCCGCTACCAAGAACGGGAAAACGCCCACAAACATGAAGAATGATTTGAAAAGCTTGATCACGGTAAAGACCTTTCGGCAATGTTGCATCCCGGCATTCCGTTGCCGGGATACCAGTTCTCTAGCTGACCAGACACGTGACCTTGATCTCGGTAATGGTGAGTTCGGAACGGTTGGCATGTACCAGCCGCCACAGGGCTTGAAGTCTAGTGCGACCTGTAACTCTGTGGTTACAGTTAGAACCCTGGATCGTAGCCTCCCAATCCTCTTCAGTTCCTTGATTGGATTTCTGGACCAAATGAAGCCTCATGGAGAATGTCACCTCGTGGTGGTACTTGCGTGCCAGACGCTATTCCGCTTTATCCATCAGACGATTGATGGTATCGCCGAAAGCCTTTCCTAAGGGCGTGACCTTATTTTCCGTCATGTCCAGAAAACCCGATGCTTGTAATATTCTCATGTGATGACTTATAGATGGTTGCGAAACTCCGAATTCTTTTGCAAGAACTGCCTGCGAGACACCCTCTTGGAGGTCGAGAATCCTTAGGAAAATTTGAAGACGGAGAAAGTGACTCACCGACTTGAGATTCTGGCTTGCTGTCACGATCGCCGTTGGGATCTTTTCGCTCACATCCCGCTTTGACATCGTCATCCCTATTCATTTCCAAAAGGCTTTGCTCGCTCCCTCATCTACCTTTGTTGTAGCATGAGTAATTCCTTCCGTCAACCAGTCACCCATCAATTTTCTATATTTTCCTCAGGACAGCACTTATGATTAATCTATTGAATTTACTCTATTTAATGAATGGACATTATCGAACCGCCCCTTCGCTGGGTCGGAGGCAAGCGATCTCTTGCTGACCAGATCATGGCGAAAATACCTAATAAAATAAATTCATATATAGAGCCATTCATAGGAGGCGGCTCTATCTTCTTACAAGTGCTGTCGAGGCAATATGCCGCCAAGTACATTGTCGCCGACATCAACCCGCATCTCGTTAATATGTGGACCGTAATTCGGGACCACTATGATGACCTCGCCGCTCACATCCAAGAGTTCAAATCTGGCTACGATGCCTTGGAAGACATGGAAGCCAAGCGAGAACGCTATTACTGGTTTCGAAATGAATTCAACGCCTGTCCGTTGTCGATCCGACATGCTGCCCTCTTCCTGACCCTAAATCGGACAGCATTCAACGCCTTGGTCCGTTATAATGGCAAGGGTAACTTCAACAGTGCCTTCGGCAAGCGTAAGGTAGTCGCCATCGACCTCTGCAGCATTGCTCGCCTTCACCGCGCCCTGAACTCAGCCGATGTCACATTCCAATGCGGGGATTTCTCGCAGATCGAGACGACGCGACTCGGGACCGGAGATTTTATCTATCTTGATCCGCCTTATCATGTCCTAGGGACTAGGAAAATCGATGATAAGACCTACAGCAAGGAGGGATTTGTCGATGCAGATGAGCAGCGGCTTCGCGTCTTTTGCGACCAACTGGATTCGGCTGGGGCGACATTTCTCATGAGTAATCACGAATGCCCAGAAATACTAGAATATTTCCATGGATATCCATATGAAAAGGTCGTATGCTACAAGAGTTTCACCGGAAAGGCGTCGAGTCGGAGCGAGACCAAGGAAATCCTGCTCGGCAATGGTCTCGCTCCGATAAAAACCTAAGTCCTAATTGTTCCAGGCATGGGTGGGGATGCGATCCATCGGAACCAGGTCGGGGTTCTCGTTGATCGTGGGGGTAAATTGGAAGGCTTGCACGCTGTCGAGCAAAATCCGAGAAGGACGGTCGCACGAACTGCAGACGATCAGCTTGGGCATTTCCATGTGATAGCCGTTCTGGTCGACCCGTCCAACAGGTGGATAATCGAGAACCTGTTGGACTTCCTCGTCGAAGCAATAAGGACATGTTCCAGGGGGAACCAGGAACATGGGCATGGAATCCTTGATCGTTGTGAACTTGGTCTTGCCCATGCCATGGTGGTGACAATAGGGGCAGATGTAGGTGTAGCAGGGAAATGCGAGCTTCAACCGGAACACCTTATCAATTTCCGGTTGCGTGTGTACATAGTGGCATTTTTGACACTTGGCAACCTCGGCAAGTCCCTTGTGACCAAATGTCAGTTGATAGACGACCTCGTTTGAGCATTGGAGGCATGGGAAATAGATTGCCACGTGCGACTCAGCCAGCCGGGGACCTTTGCTTCGCATGCTCATGATGATTTTCCCTCTTGGAGGTTGTGGATGCATTCGCTGAGAATCCACGCGGACGCCCCTTGGGATTCCCAATTGAAACGGATCTCGCTTAAGACTTCGATGATCCTCCTGGTTAAAGGCGTTGGACCACCCATCCCAATCCCGACAGCGTAGACCGAGGCGAGGGGGCTGCCGAGAACAGCGAGGGCGAGGAAGGCATTCAGGGTTAAAGATGTGCAGGGGATTTTTGGAGGTATGAACAACATGTGTTTCCACAGCACCTCGACATATTCTTTCAATTCAGAGGTTGTTTTGGGATCAGGCGGGTACACTACATAGGTTTCCCATATCGACTGCAGCACTACCCGTATCGTCTCCGGGAGCCGGGCACCTACCTGCAGGAACATGAGAAGCTTCGGCACCTCCTTAGGCGAAACTAAAGAAACGTAGTTTCGTATGGCTGTCAAAAGAATGGTTGTTGGGTAACTTTCATGCGACCACATTAATTCCATGGCGCGAGTATACAGCCGATTCGCAACCCGAGATCGTTGCGAATCGGTCGAGAATTGGATCATACCCGTGGCGAGTATTAGGATGTCGAACCACTGATCAGAAATGTCGCTTCGGGTGATCTCCTTCGTGAACATCTCCGGAAGTTCCGGATCATTGATCATGATCAATTCGATCAACGCATCGTCCTTGCTGGCATCCGATGCCTGAGGGTCGAGTAGAACTCTTCTCAGGCATTTTCGGTCGCTTCGGGAGTTTGCTCGATCCATGGGGGAATCTCCGGGACTAACTTCCATTGCCCGTCTGCGGACTGATGCCAGAGATGCAAGTCTCGGCTTTGTATCAACTTGATCGTGATCACGTCTTGACGATCAGAACGCACACCGCTACTTTCGACATGGTGGGCATTATAATGGTCTCGCACGGGACCGGGAAGGTCGGCGAAGGATACTCTCTGCCACCTTCCCTCAGGACGATTCGACATTTCAGTTCCTCGAATAGCACTCACGACGGATCTTTGCATTCCGGAATGTGCGAATTCACGATTTTTCCGGCGACTACCGTGAAGATAAATTCGACCTGTCCGGATCGGGTGCGAACTTCGTATGTGTAATCTTCTCCAAACTTGAGGGCTAAATGCATCCCATCGTAGGAGCTCGCAACGTGATCCACGTATTGGCATCCTTCCATGGGAGGTCCGTCCTGCTGCTCTTGGACCACGTTGCGCCACAATTCCTTGAGATGCATTGTTGAAAAGATTCCTTAGCGGGGTCGATGCCGTAGCATCTGTTCTAGACCTTCAACCGCTTCCTGGTTAAAGACGGCTGCCGTGTTTGTGACCAATAAGGTCCCGGTAAAATGATTGTAGTAGACCTGAAGCGTGACGCCCTCTGGCGAGATCATCGCCCCCTTGTTTTGCCCCAAGACCTGAATCTTCCACCCCCGAACGGTTCGTTCTGCCTCCACCTTAAGCAGTGGAGATTCCTTAACTGCGACTTGCTCAGGTTTTGGAATTTCTTTTTCCCGCATCCGACTTCGGAGTGGAGCATTTGGTTTAGTTGGCAAATCAGGTCGCTCCGTCCAAATTACATTATATCATGAGAACACAAACCGGTAAAAGCATCTCAGATCAGGGACATTCGTCATAGAGCAGGTCGATGTCGTAACCCTCGCCTTTCAAGTAGCGCCGTTCTTCGAGGATCGCAGCAGCCAGTTGGGCATCATCAGTCTGAAGGCATCGCACCAGGGCGTCGTATTTCCTCACAGCATTGTCATAGTCGCGGCGAATGTCGGCGAACTTGCGGACCTGCTGATATGCTTCCTCGTATCCCTCGTCGGACGACTTCATCTGCATGAACGCGGATTGATCGATCGGACAGGGCTTGGGTTTTTCGGGAGGCACCAGTTTATGGGTCGCGTTTTTGCCGCAAAAACGCATCTTGAGGACCGAGAGGGCGGCACGACCGCGATCCTCGTCCGTGGTGATGTCGAGATAAATCGGATGATAATCCAGCACCAAGACCGGCACACCGTCCTGCGTGATGGGTTCGCCCGTTTCGTCGCGAGCTTGGACAACCTTGGGATTGCACTTGAGAATCATCATTTTCCGAATGCCCGTCGCCATGATTCATCCTCCTTGTTCTAAAATCCATTGGCAGGACTCAGTATTCAAGTATACCAAATCCTGCCAATGGTGTGAACCCGAATTGACCTTACTTTGGCAATTGCTGGAGTTGTGTCAGGAATTGGATCGCGAGCCGGGCTGCTTCGATCCCGCCGAGTTCTTCGCACAACTCCAGCAAATCCAGGACAACTTGCGACGAGCCACAGGTCGTGATGCCCTGCGAGAGCCGGATCATCTGCCGAAGGAATTTCACGTTGGCAGAGACATCTGGTTCGACTGTCTGTGGCGAGATCGGCGGGACCTCGGGGATGTCCTCAGCCACGGGTCGGGGCTGTTCTCTTTCAGCCATCCATTCATCCCTGTACTTCTTGATGGAATTGTCGTATACCGTGGACCCCGTACTCGTCTTGATATATTTGCGGATTTCACTATTGGTGAATTCGGGATATTGGTCCAGGACTTTGTAGATCTGATTCTTGATATCCTGCGATGGCGTCCTGGTCCGCTTCTTCTCGGACGAATAATCCTTGCTGGAGATCCACGCCTTGCGATGGTTGTCGATGCTGGTGTAGTTAGACTGCACGCCCGATTGCCGCCTGATTTCCTTCTGGATCTGGCTGGTCGTCAACTCGGGGTTCTTGTCCAGGATATTGAACACCTGCGTTTTGCGAATCTGGCTGATGGTGCTGGGCATGCTGATCTCGTCCTTCCGAATGAGGTTACTTGATTAAAGGCAGGGGACACCTTCAATTATGCCGTTTGCCTTCAAGGCACCAATGTGCTTGCAATCCACTCGCTTCTTCAGCCAATCGGGACAATTACAAGTACAGTGACCGTTGATGCCTTCTTCAACCACGTAACTTGTTTCGGTCACGTTGTTCTTGTACTTGTAGAGAACCACTCGCATCTTACAATCGCTGGGTCGATCAATCTTGATGCGATAGTCGGTATCCTGTTCGTACTGCGTGATCCGGAGCCACAACGAACACGATCGTTTTTTGAAAGTCATAGGGACTATCCTGTTAGACCGATGGTCGGCGTTTCCTTACGATCTTAGTCACACCTTCAATCGTCTGGAGCCATTCCAATGCTTCCTTGACGGTAGGGACATTCGCTTGTCGCTTCTTTTCAACTCCCTCCCATTCGATCACCGTCCATGCCCCTTCCGGTGTCCTGCTCGCTCGTCCGAGTTCCAACAAACCCCTCAGAGCCAAGATCAAGAATGTATGCTTGGAACTAGGTCCTTGCCCCTTTGGCTTTCGTTTGACCTTGGGCTTGACAGGTAAAAACGGGACCAAGGGTTTCACGATCTTAATCCCTGTCTGCTGCTCGTCTAGCCTCTTCTTCTCTACATGCCTATCGATCTCGGGAATCAAGCCGGGAGGGATGAGCTTGTAGCGGATCATCGCCGCATAATTCTTCTCCGTGATTCCGAATCCGAAAAACAACTCCTGAAGGGCGTTGATGGATTCTCCGATTGATTCCACCGCAATCAACGTCCAAGACAAGGTCCCGTCATATTCACCCTCGACCCAAGCTGGACGACAATTCTTCCAGTAATTCCACAGCTTGTGCTGATTTTCGGGAGCGAGCGACCATTTCATGGGAATTACTTTACGCACCATGGATCGCTCACTTGATAAACTGTTCGAAATCTTCAGGACCGAGCGTTTCGAGGTAATTGGTGGACGGTTTTCTGGTGGATAGTTTTCGGATGATGCGGATTGGACTCTGCTTTGGAGCGGGCGGCTCCAAGTCCTTGGCAAGCACCTCGACCGGCGAGACTCGTCGATCCCGAAGACCGATCATCCACTTCAAGCCACTCCTGATTTCCAGGATGAGCCTCAGAAGAAGGATGCCGCAAGAGATCCAGAAAAACGAGTCTCGTCGCATGCTTGACTTATTCTCCAGGAGACGGGATGATACCGCCATTCCCGCAGATTCGCCCATTCGTACATCGTTGTTTCACCACTTGGGCATACGCTTCAGGCGGCTCGGGCAAATTAGCAGCCGACGCGCCGTGTCGCACCGCATTGATCAAGGGTCTGTAAGTCTTGCCGAACGTCTGTCGCAGGCAAGAATCGGTCGAACGCCTATACAGGTGACGCATTCGAGTGATGTCGAGACGCCAATATTGCAGGATCTCGTATTTGCTGGGGGTACAAACCGGTTCGACCTCGACAATCTCGGGCGGTCGCCGGTAGGGGACCGAAGTGGTGGGATTGGGCGTGACCAATTCTTCTCGGACCGGCTCTTGTGGTTCGACTATTCGCGGAATCGCGGAAAACCGTTTGGGATCTTGCGAGATAGGAGGTTTGGGAGGAAAAGAAGGGGCATCGTAAGATGGGGGATTTGGGGGCGTTGTTCCTTTGCTCTCTTCATTCAGAGTGGCAACGACTGTAAGAAGGGCAATCGCACAGATCGCGTCAAAGAGAAGTCGCATGGAAGCGTCTCCCGAAGAAAATCGATATCGTTCATCGCCACTTCGCAATACTTTAGCGAACCCCATCGGCAATGTAAATTAAAAAGATTCCCCGAATGCAATATTTTTTCCAAAACATTCGACGATCCTTAAGTCGTTACGACTGGAGAAGTAAAGCATCGTGATCGCATCATAGACAAGGGACGGAACCCTCATCGGCTCGACGTCATGTATAGAAAAATTATTATTGTATTTTTTAAGCAAATAATGATAAATGTGCCGCCAATGAGCCAGAAATTCTCGATAAACAAACCGATCGCACAGGAACTCATTCCCTGCGAAGGAAACATCGCCCGCCTTCAATCCAGAAAATTGCTCAATTTCATCCAAATAAACCATGATACCAGGATTTTTCAATTCAAGTTGATGTTTCCAGTGAAGTCCGGATTCATCATTCCCCACACGGCTACGGACCAACACCCTGGACGGTGACAAGTGATCGCGGATCTGCCCCAAATCGACAAAACTGAGGCAACATCCCAGATAGGGCGTATGCGAAGTTTCCGCGAGGTTCGACAAGAATATCCGGTTATCGCCCAACGGCTCGCCCTGGTTGTTTCCCAGAGGCAGGGACTCAAGATCAACGGCTCGCACACAGGAACACGGGATTTTCTCATTGGTCAAGAGGAAGAGGCAGATGTCGCGAGACATACATTCGGAAAGGTTTTCCGGTTCGAGATCGAATTGGCGATGGACTTCCCAATGAGACCAAGGCTTCGTTTCCCCCTGGAATCTCTGAATGGTCATCAGAGGATGAAGACTGTCGATGATCTCTTCCACTGAATCACAGACCAATGGACGTGACGACGGCGTGACCGGCATGCTGTAGCGGGCATCGCCGGTCGCCCGGCTTCCATATCCCGCCGCCTCGATCGCCCACATGAACGCTCCTTGTTCGCCGTTGTCTAGCCAACCCCTGGTGATGTCGTCGGCATAAGCCACTTCCACGATCTTCTTCCAGACTTCCAGAAATCGGTAGTCCCGTTCGAGATCGAATCCGATCACACCATCGCTGACGGTGGGACATCTGGCGCTCACGGGACGGATTCGATACAGTTGCTCGTCATTGGAGATGCGACGGTAGTAGTCGTTGACCAAGAATGGTTGGTCGTTAATTTGCGTAAAGATGTCATTCAGGTCCCCCGTGACCACGGCATCCGGGGCGATCCAGAGTGTCTTGGAGAATGGGCTCTGACCGATGAAGACCGGCTTGTCCCACGTTCCCTCTGGAAAGATCCGGCTGGAATGAGGAGGGACATGAACCTTGATCCCACGATGATGACACCAATCTCTCTGGTCGCCTGCCATCCCGCAATCAACCACGATTGGTGAAGTATCATGCGACAGAGTCAAGGACCAATAGAGTAGCTGCATGCCTCGGAACGATTTTTGATCGGTTCCGGTCATGATACCGCAACCATCGGGCAGGGCAATTCTGGGATTCTTCTCGAATTTGGATCTCAATAATTTCGTCGTGCTGGACATGATCTTATTAGAGTAAGGTCTTGATCTCTGCGGGAATTTCCGTCAAGTTTGCCAGCGAGGAATTCTGATCGATATCGATGGTCCACCATTGCCTCAGGCGGTTTTCGCTGATCAATCGATTCTGGAAACCAAAAACACCATCCTTCCACCGCCGCTCAGCATTCGCTTGATTCCGCTTCAGGCAAAGGTCCCAATCTAGCTTATGGAGGTGGAGCAAGAGGAAGTTCTCGTCCCTGCGATGGTAAGGGACGGGGATCTCGGTGGCAGCATGGAAGCCCCAGCACCATTCCAGAGGCACCTTGGAAAGCAGTGGTTTGCTGTATAACTTAGACCAGTACCACCAGCGACGTTGGGGCAGGAGCGGCAAGTTGAAGTCGACCGGGGACTCTTCTCCAAGCTTCTGGACGATTTCGTAACCATCACAAACACAGATGTTGTTTTCTTTAAAATGATTATTTGCGTAATTTTTAATGTCTAAGTTGGTCCGAGGATGGGGAGCGATGATTTCATCGACTTCGGTGAATAGAACCCACGGATATGACTGGAGTAAATTCCTTTGGAATTGGCAGACGATTTGCCTCATCCACTCGTGGTCGAAACTTTGGTCGTGAGTGATGTCCACGAGATGATAACCGTGTGCGGCTTGATGGGATTGGATAAAGGAGGTCCAGTCGGCTTTACGCTGTGCCTGGACTTCGGTCTTGGGATCGGGGAGGACGTGATGGAGGACGTAGATTTCTTTGGGGTCGAAATGCTTTTGGTAGTGGCTATACCAGATCGGGAAGAAATCGGGTTCGTATTGGATGATCGTGAAAATGCACATGGCTACTCCTGGATTCTTGATTTAAGAGAGTCCAGGAGTAGCCATTTCCCTAAGCCGCTAGGGCATTTTGCATCAACCGAATGATCTCAGGGATGGACCGATTCGGAACGGACATTGCGACCGTTCCTTCGTGGATGTCGCTCCGAAAGAGCAGATCCACGCGATCACCCGGTTCAAGAGGAAGGGGGGTTTGGAGAACAGTATCCAGCGAGTCTTGGAATCCTTTTCTCGTCATTTCCAGGAGCGTGTTATTGGCGTTCAATTTGAACAGGTCGCCGCACTTCTCCACGGAAAATAGCAATTGTCGCATCTATGAGTTTCCCTGTGTTTTATAGGTCGCCCACCGGGGCGAAGATGTCACTCAGTGCTAGTTTTATTTTATACCCCAGATTCGCCAAATTGTCAACTTCGGTTATGCTGACAACGAATTTTTTAGAGGCACCTGTTGTCGCTGGATGATCCAGCTACCGTCGCTGAGATTGAGGTTGTAAAACAATCCATCGGGTCGGAAGAACCGATAGTGACCTTTGCCATCGGATTCCTCGGCAACAACTTCGACGTTCGCCATCAAAACATCGCCGGTCGCTTTGTCGAAGATGCTGACCATCCATTTGGTTTTGGGAGCCGCCAACATCTTGGGCGCGGGAGGCGAAGATGGCAAGACATTCTGTTGCGGACGCCGACGATCGAAGAAGCCGTTCATACCCAGGCTCACCATAGCCCCAACCGCCACGCCACCAACCACATACAAGAAATTCATTGCTTTCATAAGAAACTCCTGCATAATGCGTCGGTTCTGCCGTCGTTCGGCATTTTAGCACCTGAGGGCTTGCCTTGGAAATCAGGCATGACCTGAAATCCAATTTTTGGCAACTGAAATTGAGTCGCAAGAATAATTGCGCTCAGCCCTAGATCAGTAAAAGCATCTTACCAGAATTCTCTCCCCGTTTTCAGATCAAAAAATTGGAAAAGAGGTCGTTTTTCCTTAAATAGAATAGAAGGGATATAATGATATGAAATTTAATACATTCTCCGAATACGCAGCCAACCGCGACCAACAAGTCCAGGAAGGCTGGTGGGATAGTCTCCGAGGCGGCATCGCCGGACTCGGGAACGCCGGATCACAACTGGTGCGTGGTGGGGTCAATGCTGCAGGCGGCGCACTCCAAGGCGGCTACGGTGCCGCCCAGACTGCAGCCGGGCTCGGAAAGGGGATGACCGGGGGAGGATGGGACACCGCCGCCCGAGGAATCGGAAACCTCACGAGGGGCGTCGGTCGTGGCGTGGGTGGTGCTGTCCAGGCAGCCGCCGCTCCAGTATCCGGAGCCGTCAGAGCCTATCAGGCGGGGCAGAATCCCCAGACAGGCAAACCAGTGGGCGGCTCGGTCGGACAATTCTTCGGACTGCGCAGGGGTGAGAATCCGAACATGGCAACAGATGGTGCAAATGAAAATCCCGCAACTCAGCCCGCCCAGCCCCCGGCTTTCGACCAGAAGCAATGGCAGTCATCAGTTGCGGGATTGATCAAGCAACTCGACCAACAAGGACCGGCAGGATTGGGCGGATGGTTGGGACTGAAGAAGGCGGCAGATGCCAGGATTCAGCAGTTGAACGCACAAAGCCGTATGAATCAGACGATGAATCAACCCGTGGTGAAGGGACAGATGCCGCCCCCGGCTCCAGCATACGTGACTTCAGCCCAATATGCCAAGAATCCCCAGGCATATCCTCAGGGATCGTGGCCAACGCCATCGCAAGCGACCAATAGCGTTGGCACCGCTCAATCGCTCCCGAATGCCAACAACACGACCGTCAGCACTCCAGCGGTTCCGACCTCAGCTTCATCCACGCTTGACCTGTCACCTGCGAGGGGCAACCGTTCCGTTATGCAAGATGATGAAGACCCGATGCTCGTTCCATCGTGGCGTAGGTAACTCTAACAATGTCTGTGGCTGAATGTGAATAAGGTACCTTGCTGCTTGGACGACTCGCCGAAGACATCGACCCAAGCAGCTTTCTCGGCACTCTCTCGGTCTTGATTGCCGCAGAACTCCCGGATCGCGGCACGCTCTTCCCAGACGAATTGGTCGTTGGCTGACAGAGGACTCCCAAAGTTCTTTGCAGAGACCTTGGGAGTCGTTTTCCGAGGACGTGCCATAGGAATGGTCCTTGTTTTGGGAATCAGATCACCTGCGCCCAAGGTTGTCGAGCGTTGTGCTGTTGGGCATGGTTCTCATATGCCCTCGCACAAAAGTGCCGTCGCTCCTAGTGTAAGAACCAACATATATTTGGTTAGGGTTGACACCCCCGTAGGTTGGCATACTCATCATTGAGTTCATCATCATGTCAAACTGAGACCAATCCTGGCGGGCGTATCGCCTCCGACGATAAATGGCATTGCCTCCAGGAACGCCCGTGAATGTCATTTGAGGGCGTCTGGTTGTGACGGATTCTTCCGGTTTTTTGATGGACGGTTCCGGCAATGAAGCCCAGACGCCTAACCGTGCCGCTCGCGCCGCCGATTCTTGGTCGGCGTAATTGACCTTGTCGGTCGTGGTGAAGAACGCTCCTCCCGACCGTATCAGCCATTCGTTCCAACATAACCCGTCCGACAACCGGAACAGTAACACTAGCGGTCTGCCGGTCCTCGTAGTTCCCATCCGTTCCATCCGCGCCTGGCTACCTTCTTTGAGGTAGACCCTGGTCCAGCCAAGATCTTCCTTTGCCAGGGCGAAAAGATGCTTTGGTTTACGGGGGTCGATCGTGTCGGGTGTGCCGACGCCCAGCAACGAGACCCAGAGATTGGGTTCGGCAGCGGTCTGGACTACGACCGTGTTGCTGTTCAACACGTCCTTGATCGTCACGGTCTCCGATAAGCCAACTGCCATCAGTCCAATCACAACAAGCGATGTCATCTATCTACGCTCCTAAGAAGAATCGCGGCTCTTTTGCCGATGTTGAAGTATCAGCGGAGCCGCGATACAGTGATGCCTGGTCTGGAGTCGTTATCGCCGGATTAACATTCGACGATGTTGATCTGTTCGATGGGAACTTTTAGCCGCTCGGCAATGGCTTTAATTGCGAGGGCTTTGGTGATCTCGGGAGCATCTACCACGACGTCATGCCAGTTGATGTCCTCGTCGAACCCTTCCTTGTCGACCTGGTCGTCGAACTCGCTCCGGGTCATAATCGTGAACGAGGGAAGGTCGCTGTTCGTATCTTGGGGAATGATATCTTCCCACTGGAATGGGAAGGCATGCCCCGTGGTCCTATACTTCTTCATTGTCTCTCCGTAGGTCATGTGATGTTTGCGGTGAAGTCGCAGCCGTGGTCGGGTCCATCGACGCGGTAGCCGATACAAGACCAGAACTTCTTCTTGTCCCGCTTCCGTTCGCGCTCAATTGTCGGTTTGCCGCACTTAGGACAGGTGGGACCTTGGAGTTCCTCCCATTGGCAGATCCGCGACTTGAGGTTGGTCGCCCACGTCTTGATGCGATGGACCCGCTTGGTCGTGCCGACGATCTTAACGATGGGCTTCTCGGACTCGCCCGACTCGTACGGCTCGATGTCGAGCCAGACCATCAGGACCCGGATGGCATCCTCGCCCACACCACGGGAATGCCCGGCGAGCCAGATCCCGGAGTAGACGCGGACGCAGAACCTCGTGGAGTGCGGAGCCACCCGACAGCCGTAGACCAATTCCGTGACGTTGGCGTTGCGGAGATCGTCGGGCCAGGATAACCGCGACGAATCGTTCGGGTTGTTGAGCAGCTTGAACTTCATTGGCAGAAGGACCGCTTCGATCTCCTTCCGCGTTATCGCGTGATACCTGCCAGCGGGTTTGGTAGCCATCTGAGGCGTCTCCGAATAGTCGAGTTACCCGCCACTAAGGATGCGTCCGGTTATTATCGCAATTCGGAAATTAAATTTCAAGAGTCTCCTTCCGACGGGTGACATGTGCCTGGATTGCGGCTCGAACACCCTTCTCCGAATAGCCTTGGGCAACACGCTCTTGTGTGTACTTGTTGAGCAACCTAGTAGCGCGCGCTCGTTGAGCCGGGGTTTTAGCGTTCAGGATCGTCTCAATGACGTTGCTCGCCACGGTTGGTTGATTGGTCATGACTGTAATCGTCTCCCATCGTGAATCGTTGTAAATGTCCGGTTTGGGATTCGCCAGAATCTCTGTGAGATCGTAATCTGTTGCCGAAGAATCGGGTCTGATATTCCGGCAAACCATAAGTGTCATAGGCTGAACTTTATCGATATATGGCTTTCCGATTTCCAAATCGTACTGGAGTCCTTGCAGAAGCCATTTTAGTAAAAATGCGTATCTGGCAGTCCAAATATCACAACATCCAATTTGATGGGCATATTCACAACATTGGGCATACATTATAGAATTTTGATTGATTTTGGATTGAAGTTGCTTTGGAAACTGACTATTTCTAATTCCCGTATTAAAAGTAAAAGCTAGTTCGGCATTTGGTTCTAAATTATGCCTAAGTTGATCCTTGATCCAATTCGCGATCTTTCGATCAGGCATTCCCATAAGATCTATGTAGGCATAATCCAAGCTACACGGAATATGTAGTTGGTCGAGAGAACCTTGAAAAAGAAAATATTGATGAATTCCAAGATGTTTTAATTTTTCTTGTATCCTTGGCATGACCGCTTTATCTCTTTCGACGATGATGAAATTGGTCTCCTTACTGAAGAATCCTTGTCTTTGGAATTCTTCGACACAACAGCAATTAATTGCTGGCAGCATCAGAACATTTTTTTTCCTTGCCGTAGGTGACGCCTTTTTTCTGATATCTGCTTTAATTTTGCCTCCCCCGTCATATGGGATACTCATCTCATGCCCTCCTCATCTTTTGGTCAAAACTATCAGGAACACAGCCAGACTTAAGAGTCATGACTCTGGGCGTATCATACTCAGTCATTTCAGTAAGTCGAAATATAATACATTCTATACTGATCTTGCCATTTACCAATTTGTAATGGAAATGAAGTTGGTAACCGTTTTCGACCTGGTATTCTTCTTTTTTGCGAGTACCCGTACGGTTAGCTGTATCTGAGGAAGTTTCTGTGAGTCTTCTTAGGGCATACTTAGTGTAGCCATTGGTTCTATATGTTCCATATGGTCGTCCAAGATGCGAATCTTCCTCTCCCGGAAGAAGCAGACAAACTTTCGTACCTGGGTTGAAAGTCGAATCAAATCTAAACGGTTCTTCTTCGATCATTCGCCAAAGATCAACCGGCAAAATCTTTAAAAGATCAACCGGAATATTGGAAGAAGCGCAAATGCGAGTGTTTTTCGATTGCGACCAAGTCTCATTGACGTATTTTTCGAGGTTCTTGTGGTATTCTCTATAGAGAGGAATGCTTTTGGCATCCTGGCAATTCAGTTCCAAAATAGGTCGACAAGAACGTCTCTTTTCGGTAATCGTATTTACATCTGCTTCGGTATTAGATGGATCATCTTTGGTTGGAAAGAATTGTGTATGATACCACTCGGCAACTCCATCCGGAACCACGAGGAAAGGTTTTTTGTTGTATCCCGAAATACGACCAGGAATCCCTTGAATGAACGTGGATCGGCGGTACACTTCAGGACTAAAATCAATCCCGTAAGCGCAATCAGCAGGGTACGATTCTTGGTAACGTCCATGTCCCGTAACTACCACCACATACGGACGATTTCTATTGCCGATCAAAGCAACAGGTGTCTGAGCAATATTCCCATGGTAGTCGATAAAATCCAATTCGCCTTCGAATTCTGGTCGCAAAAAGTTATCAACCAAGAATTTCATTTTTTCATTGTTGTTTTCCCACCGAAGAATCAATCCCTTGTTCTCGGGCTGAGGTCTTCCTGTAATAAGAATCCAGCGGATCAACCTAGCAAGGGCTTTCACCATATCTTCTTGATACGCTTTGTGCGCATTAATGACCGAGCGTCGTCCGATGTACTTTTTTGCCAGTCGCCGTCGCGCGATCAAAGTCGGTTTACTTGCGATTTCAATTGCCGCACTGCGACCAATATGCGATTTGAGTTGTTCAAAGTTGATCTTAGAAAGCCAACTCGCCACTTCATTGTAGGATCGCCTATCAATATCCATCAATGATGCATCACCGGACATGTCGGCGATTTCTGAAACAGACCTAACTTTAGGCTGGGTGATATATCCTTTTTTTACAGCGTCAGGATCGATGTCTCTGCCACGTAAAAATCCATTCCCACCATAGTTTTTGCCAATTTTCATGTAGACCTGCTTAAACCCACTGCACTTTCCAAAAGTGTAATTGGTAGCGCTGACGGCGATCCAAGGAAATTGTTTTTTCACATCATCAGACGAGACCAAATCGTAAACCGTATTGACCATATTGGACAATTCTTTATCTTCTTTGTCTTCCATGATGGGACTCGAACAAAGATTATCGGTGGAACTTCCATTTTTCATAGCAATATGCGATTCATCAACGAAAAATGGCATGCTCCAACCATTTCGCACACATACAGTGAGAATGGCACGAACATAGTTCTGCATCGCCTGCCCGTGAGTCCGCCGAAGCATCATCGCAGGAGACGTATGGACCATCACATTTGTATTGAGTTGTCCAACGTCCTGTTGATGGATTTTTTGAAAAGCAGCATTGAATTCCCTTCTGGATTCCTGCATGTATTGGTTGACTTCGATGTATCCATTACCATTTCCAATGGTAATGTAACGATGAAGTTCGGAAAATAATTTGTACTTCTGTTGACTTTGCTTTTCCATGCCTAGATTATTCGGCAACCAAATCATGGAAAAAGAACGCCGAGTCTTTTTGCTTGTAAGATACAAAATGGGAGAGAGAAAATCATAGCAAGCAGAAATCACCGTGGATTTTCCACTTTGAACTGCGCCAATCAATGCCACACTGTTCCCTTGGATAATGGATTTAATCACTTCGAGAACGGTCTGACATGTTTCCTCATACAGCCGTTCACCTTTCCCTTGTAGAAACAAATTTCCCCCATCACTATCGGACACCTTTTTTGCAATAAAATCTGGGTCTTCGACTCCAAATCCGCAATCAAGACCAATTCTATCAGTAACAGCATTGAGCGTCTGGCACACCCAAGCTAGGTATTCCTTGATTGTTTCCACATTTTTGTCAACCGATTTTTCGTTCTGAAATTGAAACCTCGATGAGCAAATGTTCATTTGTCACATTCCTGGAAACCTAAAGTCAATCTTGGATTGTAAAATGTGAAAGAATTTTTATAAACCAATCCTTCGATTAGCAGCAAAGGATTGGTCTGAAATTACTCTTTTACATTATGGAAAATTGTGTCCTGTGTACAGATTGCGAAACCGGCATCAACTCACTACTTGATGCTTCGGTAAGATTGGCTGTCTTCTCCCCTCCCTATGCCCAACAAAGGTCAGGGTTGTATGACGGTGTTTCCGAATCAGAATACCCATCATGGATGGCATCAGTCTTCTCTGCTTTGCGTCCTAAGATGAAACCAGACGGATCAATTTTCATGAATATTCGACCTCATCTCCGACGAGGAGAGTTGTCTGATTACGTGCTAAAAACACGTTTAGCCATTCGAGAACTAGGTTACATCGAGTGTGAAGAATTGATCTGGCACAAGCCGGATGCACCTCCCTTGGGCAGCATCAAACGTCCTCGTCGAGTTTGGGAAAGCATATTGTGGTATTCTCTATCGCGACAACCATATTGTGATCTAAAGGCTGGAGGTTCTTCATCTTCGCGTATCGGATTTGCCGGTTCGCCTAGATTTGGCTTGGATGTACTACACAGTGGTCAGGTTTGGTCGGTGGAGTCTGGCGTATCGCGAGTTACCGACCTTCTCATAGCTCATATAGGGACCTTACCCCGAGGTGTAATGCATCCGGCAATGTACCCTACAAGTCTACCATCTCAATTAATTAATGTCTATAGCGAAGCCAATGACTTAGTGCTCGACCCTTTTTGCGGATCAGGACAAACGCTAATCGCTGCCCAAAATTTGAAACGAAAATATATAGGCATAGATTTAAATCAAGAATACGTAGATTTAAGCCTGGAAAGACTGAGAAAAAACGCTGAAGAGTTGCCGCCTAACTGAGCAGCAACTCTTGATTAGTCAAAGTTTTTGCAACGCATTGAGCGGGAAGTTGCTTTGTCCACCCCCAATCAAGCTTAACCAAAGCCTCAACCCGCCCTTTACCCTTGTTCTTGCGATTGAAACCGATGATTTCCCCCTGCGATTTTTATGACTTCACATCCTTGGTTTTAGTCGTGTTGTCAGGGAGAGACTCGAACGGAACAACGGGATCAATGGCTGCCCAACACCGCTCACTGATCCACATGTCCGCATCGAGTTTCGCAATACACTCCGCGCATACTTTGACTTTCTTCCAGGGAACGTCGGTCGCGATAGGTTCACAATCGATGGGGTATAGTTTCACCCCAGAAGTACCACAACCCTGGCAGTTCATGAGAGAGGCTCCTTGGATTTGGTCGCGTCTTCGTCCAGCCCCAACTGCCACGGCTCGAAGTCAACCATCTTGGTCTGATCCCAGATGGTGACGCGAACTGCGACCACCTTCACGGGCTGACGACTCTTGATGCGAGTCACCATCCCCTTCAGTCCCCGGTATGGACCAGTCAGTATCTTGACCTTCTGGTGTGGTCGCAATTGCTCCGGGTGTGACGAGAGGGACGTAGCATCCTCCAGGTCGTTCAGATTCGTGTTAACCAGCATCACGCTATCGGGAGTCGGTCCCATCCCGTGCGACTTGTAGTCGAGCATGAAGCTCAAGGTTTTGGCGATGTATGCCTTGACCTGCTCCGGAGTCGTATCACCGAACACCTGGAACTTCAGGGGCAGGACGAATTCCTTGACCGGAGCATCCTTGTACTCATGCGCAATCACGTCCCTGATCGCATCATCCGCCGATCCGAAGTCAGCGAACTTCATCGCGAGATGCTGCGCCGAAGTCCAGGGGCATTCCGAGTCACCCCGCCAGAACCGGGTCTCGCAATAGTCCTGCCGCTTGTCCATGATCGCGTAGCGAGAGAACTTGGGATTGCCGATCATCACCACCGCGAACTGGCTCTTGTCAATCTCGCTCATAAGCAACACCTCATGCGTTGAGTTGAATGGGGCGGAATGATGATTCGCTACGCTCTCACACCTTGGACAGCAGATAGTTCGCCGCTTGGTGCGACACCGAACACGCATCGATGAAATAGGTCTCATCGGCATCGATGCCAGCAATCCAATTCGGCAGATGGTCTTGATCTACGACATTCGTGTCGATCGGCAAATCGCAATAATCCATCAATATTGCGGCTCCTAAGTCCGCGATGAGTTCCCACTGCGACCGATCCGTCCCCTCCCACCCCACGCGATCGGGATGCAGGGACGCCCAATGGATCATCTCATGAAAATAAGTAAACCAGTAAGCATTGACACCGTCCAGGAAATGCTCCTGTCGCGGCATCGCGATCCAGTCTACCCGATTCTTCGCCAGAAGATAGCGGGGATTCGGCGATTCCTTCACCCATGCCCCAGAAGCCTCTACAAGCCTCTGTGCCGTGTCGTAGGCGGCAGACGACTCAGGCTCCGGGTAAGCGACGTCGACCGCGTCACGGTTGAACCAGGCGACTTCACGCCCGCCTTGGACGATGAGGACGCCCGACGCCCGATCAACCTTGCCTTCCAGGCATTCCCACTCGGTTTTCTTACCCCAGCACCGGCTTTGGTAGCCTCGTTCAATCGCTACGGTTTCGAGAATCCACGGCATTATACCCGTGAAGACTTCCCCGGTGATACAGTTCATCGGCAAGCCGCAGAATTGCCCGAGGCGGAACGACCGCGACCAGGGGACGATGCCCTTTCTGAGAGCATCATTAATCGTATTTACAGAAAAGTGTGTCTTAGTCTTCGTCATTACGACACCACCGCGAATTTGGGGAGAGCGGACCGTCCGGCTGTGGGGATGCCTCGCCGATCCAATTCGCGAAGTCCCGCCGCTGTAATATATCGACCGCCCGCACCGGTTTCGACGAGCGGCTCGAAATCATTACTGAAGGTCATCATTGGCGGCAGGATGAACTTCTCCATCTCTTCCACCTTGACGCCCGCCGCACTCGCCAGACTGGCGATGCTCTTCTTGCCGTGACCAAGCGCCTTCAAAACCCTCAGCCGCTTCTCGGACAAGCCGAACTGGTCGATGCCATCGCGGATTCGGACCGCCTCGACCGCATCGGTCCAGGAGACGCCCCGCATATCCCGTTCCCACTTCACGCGGGTTGCCGCCTGAAGGGCTTCACGAGTCACGAGGTAGTAATAGCTCGCGATCCGCTCACACGCATCCATGGGAAGGTCGTCGTTGTGTATCTGGACGATCTGGGCGATTTCCTTCTTGGTGTATGGCTTCAGTTCGATCTTCATGAACCGGGTGTCGAAGGCGTCGAAGAGCAGCCCGCGATCGGTGGTGGCGAACTGCCACTGGATCGCTTGGGTGTTGAGCTTCATCGTCCTGCCTTCCAGGACGTGAGTCTTCACATCGGTCGCGCGCAAGAGCGCCTGGACCAACTTGCTGGAGAGTTGGTGAACCTCGTCGATGAAGACCACGCAACTCGGGGCGAACCAACTGTCATCCTCCTGTTGCCGCATGGCGAGGCTGATCGGCGGCTTGTCGTCGATGATCGTCTCTTCGAGCACGGCTTGAATCTTGCTGAAGATATCTTCGGGGCGAGTCACGCTCTGCGGGTCGATCTCGACGAACGGGAGTTCCAGAGCTTTGGCGATGGCGCGGGCAAACATGGTCTTGCCGACGCCAGCCGGACCCGTCCAGGCAATGTTGATGTCGCTGATCCGGTGGTTCGGGCGTCCACTCGCCTGGTAAACAACCAACTCAGCTTGCTCGACGGCAGCTTGGTTGCCGACGATCGAGTAGAACGGGCTGTTGGGGTTCTTCCGACTCGCGAGCCATTGTCGCTGCTCGCGAGTGAGTTTCAACGCCTCAGGGAAGAAACGCTCTGGTTGCGATATGATCATTAATTAAATCCCTCCGACGCTAGAAAATGGAATGTCCGTGCCGTTGAGGGTACGTCCGGCTATTATGGATTCTTGGTATGGAGCGGATCGCCGATGCTCCACTCCCACTTACAATCCCGACACATGAAGTTATCGGGATTGGTGGTGTTGCCGCACACTTTTTCGGACCCGCACTTGGGGCATTGCCGCGACCGAATCTCCCGCAAGAGTTCCCTGGCTCGCTTCTCGACCGCCTTACGTTCCCCTTGTGGCAAGGTGGCGAGATAATCCTCCAGCTTTGTCGGTGGCATAAACTCCCTTTCTACTTACCAGTCAGCAACTCGTATGCCGCCACGACCTTCTTGAACTCGGCAGTCGTGTCCTTCCCCGGATTCTTGTCGGGGTGGAGCAGCAATGACTTCTGACGGTATGCTTTCTTGATCTCATCGAAAGTTGCTGTCTTCCCCACTCCCAAGATCGAATGGGGGCTTTGATCGCCCACGAGCTCGACGGCTTGGTCGTGAGTCATGGCTTCCCATTGCTGCGACCATTCCGATACGTTGCCCCTCCCCTGCGAGTCGTCGTAGGTGGGATATTTGGCGAAGAGATCGTTGAACTTCCTCTTCGCCTTCTCGCTTTTACTTTTTGCCACGTCCGATTTGCCTCTTGGGATTGGTCTTGGGGGTTTCGTCCTCAATGGTGTGTCCTCCGTGGATTTGGGCGGAAGTAAGACGGCACCCCTGCAAAAGGTGCTTGCAGTATCGCCGGGTGATATAGGCCGGGCAGGAGCACCCCCATTTGCCCGATTTCTTGTTGCGGGCGATGGTATAAAGGCGGTTACTCGTTTCGGACCGAATTTGGAACCTGTGGTCCCACTGAGCGTTGTCCTCAAGGGCAACACTGCCAGGGGGTTTGTGGATCACGATCTCGGTGGACATATGTTTAGTCCTTAGGTTCGCTAACCGTCTTACCTCAACCACGTCTTGGATTGTACCATACCAAGCGAGGGCGTGCTAGTCCTTAGCGACGAGTTTGGGGATCATCTCAAAGAGCCGCTTTCTGGAGAATGCGATGTTGATTGACCCGAGCCTTCTCAATCTTGGACCACGCCTTCCGGAGCATCTTGCCCGCCCATGTGCGCGAGCAATTATGCTTCTCAGCCCACCGGGTTTGGAACCCATGGCTGCCTTCCTGCGCCATCTCGATCAACTCTCGTTCTTTCGCGTCCAATCCGGAGCGGTCGAGAAGCTCATTGAAGGAGGTCACATCGACCTTGACAGGAGCGGGACAGGAGTTGATGCCGCCGATGAACTTGCCGTCACCCTCGTCGATCTGCATCTCGGTATCGCGGATGGTCGACTTGCTTTCAGGACCAAACGCCGCTCTAAGCTGCTTGATTTCCTTGTCGGTAGGACGCCGAAACCCGCCATTCTTGAGCGTGATCTTGACCCGAGACACGATCGATTCGAACCTCCTGTCTTCGATGTTCTCAATCGAGGCGGCATAATATGCCGACACCAACTTGTAGTTCTGGGAGAGCAACTTGTTCTGAGGATTGGTCTGAGCCAGTTCCCGCACCATGTGACGGAAGATGCTGTTGCTGACGTAGGTGCTGAATAAGACGTTGTCGCGGCGATACCCCCAGACAGCCGCGACAACTCCCATCAAGCCCACCTGGATCAAAACCTCAGCATCCACTAGGACTTGATCGTGCGACCGTCTCGCCAGCGTTTGTGCGAGATCGCAGACCATCCGGACGTAGCCCTCGATGATCCGATTCTGAACGGATGCGACCGCTTTAACCTTGGCGAGGTCCGACTCCGACAGCCCCAGCGTGTTGACATTCCTTCGCAACTCTTGAATCGAACCTCTGGCGAACCACTTGTCCGGCTTGGCGTTGCCGAGGATCTTGACCTGCTCGTATTCCTCGGTCGTCATCACGCCTCGGTAAGAAATGCGTCGAGGATGATTTTCCGGCAAGAACAAACGTTCCCGGAATTCTTCGGGAGCGTAGCGGAAGGACTTGGCGATTCGGTTGAGAAGCTTGACCGAATCGCTGTATTTCTTGAGGACCACGTTTCCTTTTCGAAGAACATCGAAAAGGACTTCCTCCTCTTCTTTGCAAAGGTCGGAATGGATGATCGGGGAAACCGCTGTGTGAAACATGAACCAACACCCTCCGATGGCAGGGAATTTGAATGATTCAAATGAAGCGACTTCGTCGTCGCCGTTGCTGCACAGGGCGTATCCGGTTTTAACCGAATGAACCGACTAGTTATCGTCGTCGGTCAATGTCTTCCCGCACTGGACGCACTCGTAGCCGAGATCTCCGTAATCCGGGTGATCGTCGTTGAGCAAGCCCTGCTCGTCTGCCAGCCCGTTGACCTGTTCTTCAGCGAAATCGACGCTGATCTTTTCGCGTTTGGCGAGGGCATCGACGTCGATGCGACCAAAGCATGTCTGGCAGAAATCCTCGGGACTCCGGAAGGCTCCGGGGTCAGCCTGATATCGAGGTTGGTTGTTCTTATAAATCTTCTCGGCGTTGATTACGGTGAGACGCGGCATGAGCGATTCCCCTAATGTTTAATACGCCAATGGACCTTGGGCTTCTTCTTGACCGAATCGTCTTCATACACCTCGATGTCGAGCAACCCGATCGCGGTCTCGATCGTCGGATGCTCTTTGAGATTCTTCAACCGGATCGCGTCCAGAAGATCGAGCAGGATCGCAGCGTCCAACTCATCCACCAGAGCAATCATGTGATTTGGATATTTTATGCCTAGAAATTGGTTCATAACTGCGGCGAACAGGGTGGTCGTCACCCGGATCTGGTCATTGTAGTTCCGTGCGATCATCGGATATTTTTGATTCTGTTGCTTCTCCTTGTTCAAGATCGAATACAGCTTGACGAACCTGATGACCGAATCTGAATTCTCGGTGTAAAGCACGAAACGATCCTGTATTGGACGTCTCTAGGGCGTGGGGTAAAGGGACGAACGATCGGGCATCAGAGGAATGCATCTGGAAGGACGTTGAAGTATTTGGCGAATGCCTTAATGTGTCGAATATTCATTTCCTGCTCGCCAGCAAGAATACGCCTGATCGTGCGAGCAGAGGTCTTGGTCTGTCGTGCCACTTCGGCAATCGAGACCTGCTTGGCATCCTCGATGAGATATCGCAGCGATTCGTGGGGCAGGATGGGAGGGAGGGGGTCGTGAGTCTCTTCGTAGGTGTGGATCAAATCGCCCAAGATATCGAAATAATCATATTCATCGCCGTTCAAATTATCAATGCCACGGTCGAGGAAGCCGTTGAGTATCTTGATCGCATTGTCAAGTTCGGCGTCAGACTGGAGCGGTCGGAGGGGGAAATCCTTCATGATCTCGACATAGCGAGCGAAGTAACGATCCCCTTCCGACTTCTCGGGTTCCTTGTTGATTTCCTTGCAGTGGGCAAGGTAGTCATCGACCGAGTCGCGGAACGCCTGGACGGCTTGGGGGACGGTATCGCCCTGGAACGTGATGGTGTCGCGAATCCCGACGACTTGACCGCGAAGGACCTGATCGTCAAGGCTGATTTCCATACATCCGTGATATCCCTTGTGCTCGATCATGGCAAGCATTCCGAAATCCTTATCGGTAATAGAAGCGATATCACCAATCATCGAGGCTGGTTATTTTGTAACACAGCCTCGATGATTGGTGATTCTCTCAGAACGGTTCGCCGTTGTCAACCCATTTCCGATGCATTTTTGGTTTTACAACCTCAGGCGAAGGTCGGGTCGGCGTCGGGAGGGGAGTCACCGGACGCTTGGGAGCCGTTACAGCGGGCGTCACAGGCTGGATTTCAGCCTGTTTCGGCTCTTGAACGACGGGGGGAGTGGGCATCGGCGGGAGAGCCATTCCCGCCTTCTCTTCGCGGTTTTCATCCCAGAAGTTGGAGATATCGTTATCTTCATCTTCGGTCATGATATCATGAGTCACGTAAGACTGAACATCCATGACCCCGCCCATCCGCTCCTTCTCGATCCAGTCCATGACCGTGTAGTGGTTGAGGACGCCCCGCGTGTCGCGAACATACATGATGTTCATTTCCTCTTCCCACTCTTCCGTGACCTCGCCGTTCTCGTCGAACTGCTTAACGGTCGGGAAGGGCGAAAGGTCGGGACGGATGACGTACACCGTTTCCCACTCCAGCCCCTTGGCGGCATGGACGGTCGCGAAGAGGACGCTGTTCGGCTCGGGCTTGTCCGTGACGAGGTCCAGAATCAACTCGATAACCGAATCGACCTTGTCATCCTTGACCATCGAGCAGACAACCTGGATACACTCGATGTTGCTCCGGAGTCGCGCCAGTTCGGTCGCGAACTTCTCTTCCTTGCCCCACAGCACGATCTGCTTGGCGAGATGATCCTCCAGGCGACGGACCAAGCCGACTTCCTTGATCTCCCCTTCCTTGTCCAGCAGGTTGGACAGGCGAGAAACCCGCGTCTTGCCGTCGGGGTCTTCCATGACCGTACGAATCAGGTTGATGAGCGGTCCACCCACCCCCTTCTTGCCAAGGATGCAGACCTTGCGATCCTTGACCTTGCGGAAGATGAATTCCTTGATGACTTCCAACGCGCCCCGGAAGAGCGGGTCGTTGGTGCGGCACAGGATGCAGACTTCCTTGGTGGGGTTCTCGACCAGCCAGTCGAGCATGCCCGCGAAGCTCACGTCGTGCCGGACCTCGCCCTCGATGTCCTTGAACCCCTGGAGTTCGGGGACGTACTGCTGAGCGTTCCGGATGATCGCCCGGCTGCTCCGATAGTTGATCGGCAAGAAGCCCTGGTCGACGCCCCGCTCGGTCTTGGACAGGATTGATTCGAGCATCTCGAACGACTTGCCGGTTGCACCACGGAACCGATAGATTGCCTGTCTCGGATCACCGACGGTGATCAGGCGAGCGCCCGCCTCGGCGAGCTTCCCCATCAGGAGATTCTGGCACTTGTTGAAGTCCTGGATCTCGTCGGTCAGGACCATGTCGAGCTTGGGGACCGGAAGGTTGAGGACAAGCGGCAGGTACAGCATGTCCTCAAACGTGATCCGGCTCGGCTTGACGCCCGGCTCGGGGAGACCAGACGCGATGGTCGAGCAAGCCAGCCCAATCACCAACTCCCGGTCTCGGTCGTCGACCAACATCTTGTACTTGTCGATCAGCCCGTTCATTTCTTGTCGGGCGGCACCACCGAACACCCAGCCGGAATCGGTCCAGTCGGGGAGGATCGCCCAATGCTTGGTGAATTCGACCAATTCCAGGACAACATTCCGGAACTGATAGAGGTTGTTCTCCTTCTCAGCCTTGATTGCCTTGATCGACGCGGCATTGAAAGGAAGCCCCCGACGGTTGCACAGAACCGCGAGGAACCAGTGGTTGTCCAGCCCCTCTTCGATATTGTCCGGAGTGAGACCCAAGACGCCAAGGAAGAAGGCATGCGTGGTCTGGCACTTCACGCCGGTCCCGAACATCTTCGGGTCGACTTCGATCTTCAGCCGCTTGTTGTAGGCGAGATAGTGGACCTTCCGCCCATCCATGAGCGAAACCATCTTGATTTTGCCGTTCTTGTCAAGGACGCAGTTGCCGTTCTTGTCCTTGAGCTTGATCCGCGTCTGCTTGAGCGTCCAGGCGACCCGCTGGAGGGTGTTGGTCTTGCCGCACCCCGCGAGTGCCTTGATGACGATGTGCTTCTTCCCATTCTGCATCCGGTCGAGGATGTAGACCTGGTGGTCGCTCGGCGGCTCCTTGGGCATGCCGAGCGGCTTCCGTCGCTTGAGGACTTCCTCGCTGGCACGGGCGGGAGAAGCCGAGGCAGAAACCGGAACCCTCGCCTCGTTAACCGGAATGCCGATCACTTCCTTGTGCAGAACGACGAGCGGACCGTGGTAGCCATCGGGGAAGTGTTTGGGCGGGAAGAGGTCGCGGTACTCTTGATCGGTTAATTTGTCGTTCGGCTTGTAGATGATGACGTCGCCGACGCGAATCTTCTTGTTGGAATACATGCACCGACCGTCACGATTCGACCGCATCACGTAGACATTGCGAATCGGGACGCCGCAAACCATGACGACTTCAGGAGTGGGCGGAAGTCCTGCCTTAACCATAGCGATCATCCTTAACGGGGTTGAAGGTTGCTCCGTCGCTTAGGGTGAATCCGGTTTTACCGCATTTTCGATCATCTGGCAAGCATAATCTCGCCGATTTTCTTGAATTGTAAAATACAAACTCGTTCCAACCCAATCCGTACGAATTTGTTTCTTGCATTTCTCGACAATTTTGTCTTTAACCATCTCGTCCAATGCCCGTCGAACCAACTGCTCGGAATACTCCCGGATGCCGAGTGAGATGACGGAATGCCCGCGTTCGAGCAACTTAACCAGGATGGCAACCTTGACCAAAGTCAGATCCACTTTACGACTCGGCAAGCCCGTGGCATTCTTCGGAACGGCTGCCCGTTTCTTCTTCATCTTGTTGGCATAGATCTTTGCGACCAAGTCCGATTTTGCTTGGCTTTCTTTGCAGTAATACATCGAGACCGCACGGTTGTTGACGAACTGAGTGGGGATCTTCGCGATACACTTCCACTCGGCCAGCCTCTTCAGTGAGCCTTCGATGGAGCGGTATTCGCAATCGATGTGGATGACATGCCTGACGATGCTGGACACACTCATGTAATAAGGAGAATTGGATGAGAGGAATTCATAGATCGCGAAGTCCAGTTCCCTGGCACATTTGGCGCGGTGATTGCCAACAGGGGAACAATCGAGGTCCAGCTTCTTGGTCTTAGGCATCGTCGGTATTCCTTTCTTTCGTCGAATTCAACAAGGTCCAGAACAAATGTCCCGGATTGGGCAACTTCATGGACTTCCTGCGATTTACCCGTTTCAGGTACGAGACCAAGCTGCGATGGATCAGGCGGGTGACGGCGGGCGTCGGCTTGACCAAGGCATTGGCGATTGCCCAATTCCAGGCGTGAGCTTCCTGCTCCAGTCGCAACCCCTTGCCGATGGCTGCCTCAGGATGAATAACGTGGGCGATTTCATGGAGAGCGACGTAATACGTCACAACACCTTTGACCGGAGCAATCTTGATCCTCTTGGACTTTCTCCAAGCTTTGCCGCCGCGACTCACTGATAGGACCTCTATCGAATGTTGGCGACAAAGCCCGAGGACGTGCTGCTCCATCTTTGCCTTGGTTATCGGCATGATTATCCTGCTGCCGGAAGGCGCTGCTCCATTGCCTCGAAGAACTGGTCTTCGGTGACATTGTGTAATTCGAGCGTCTGAAGCCACTTGGCGTGACGCGCCCGACGTTCGTACGGGGTGACGGAAAAATCGTTGAAGATGGAGTCGAATGCCCACGCCAACCGATTATACAGCAGATCGGACATTCCGTTGTCCAGTTGGTCGTAAGTGATTCTCGCCAAGATGCCTTTGATGAAGCTCAAAGAATCCTCCAAAGATGGGTAAGGAATTTCACTAAGGTTCCACTTCCTCTGGTCGCACCAGGGAAACTCACCGGCTTCCGCGCGACAGATCAATTCAGCTTTGGCGTTGTTGCTCTTGATCCTCCTGGCAAAGATATCAGATGAAGTCAAACGCCACCGATCCCCGCTGGATGAGGTGACCCTGATCTGAATCGGATTAGCGTAGTCTACCAGAAGATAGACCATGTCGCCACCGCCCAGGCACCAGAGGTCACCGGCACGAGGATTACATACCGCACATCGACTCATCGCCCGCCCTTCCTATAGGCTCTCAAAATACGCCATTTCCTTCATTCGTCGCCGCTTGACATTCGGGGAATCGCTGACCAGTCCTTGCCCCGAAAGATACGTCCAGATCGATCGGTAGAGGCTCTGGGGATCAGCCCATGCTTGGTCGACTGCCCGAAGCCCTTGAAGACTGAGATGTTCGCCGGTGGATCGACAGTCGAAGAATGCGCAGGCGAATGGCGAAGTCTCGTGAATCCCGCACTTTCCGTCATCGCCAAGATGGATGCACGAATGGTCCGGCTTCTCGGCAAGGACCAACGTGGGAATCCGCCGTTGCCCCTCCGCTTTCCCGGTCTGCTGGTTCAAGACCGCCACAGTGGCACCGGGAGACGCCAGCAGGTTCTTGCTCGCCCATTCCAAGGGGTCGGCACCTGCTGGGATCATCCTCGCGAGGTCGGACGGGATGAGGTAGCCCGGCATATACCGGCAATTCATCAAGCAGTCTTTACAGCCGCACTTGGTCCTCGCGTGACCGAATTCGATCCTTTTGTGGTCGGGAACCGGAGAGTCGTTTAAGACCGGAAGGCTCATGATTGGTTGATCTCGTTGGGGGCTTCGACGAATACGGTATCGGGCTGGACCTTTTCCGCCCACATCACGATGGAATGCGCCGGTTCGTTGAGGTCGAATGGTTCCCTCAAATCATCGTGGAGTATCCAGCCTCCGTTGTGAGTCTTGTAGGCAACCCACTTGCCGTCATAGGTCTGGAGATCGCTGCCTGAGAGTCGCAGGTGGTGGCGGAAGGGACCGATGGTTCGCCTGATTTCATCCTGCGATTCCATACGGAAGAAGTATCCCATTGTAGCATCCCGGATATTCAGATGCCAATGGGTATCGGAATATCGCTCGCCCTTGCTCCGGGTTTCGAGCAATCCGGCTTCCTCCATCTCCTGGAGGGTCGATAGGCGGATGTTACGACATTGGTTCACGCCATCGGCGACCATGTAACCGATGTTGGAGGTGGAGGGCGACCAAATTCGCCCTCCTCGTCGCAAATGGTCGATGATCAATCGATGCGACTTTTTCAAGACTTGCCCCCCCGGTTGAGCGGCTTGACCTGCGGCATGGACTTGTGCGGGATTGCCCACTCCCCGATCCGGAGCCGGACGATGGTGTAGCTGATCGCCTTGAGATCGAGGCTCTTGCGGGAGTTATAAAGATTCGCAACCGACTTGAGCATGGTGGTCTGGTTCTCGCAAGGACCTTTATGCTCGACGTCCTTGACGCACGTTTCCAGCAACTCGCGATCAACACCGGTTGCGACCTTGGATTGTCCGACGGGAGCCGATGCCTTCGCCTCGATCGCCGCCTTTACTTGGTCATGAAGATGCTCGATTGCCGGGGCGATCTTCTCCAAGTTATCACGATAGGAGGACATCAGTGCGCGATCGGCAGGAGACTTGAACTGCTTTGCCGCAAGTTCTAGAGCCTCAGTCGTTGTCCCGAGGAGTTTCCGCATCTGGCACTCGACCAAAGAATCAGCGTACTCGCCGCTGATCTCGATCGTAATCCGCACGGGCTTTTTTGTCACTTCCTGGGTTGCTACCGCATCAGCTTTCATGTTACGAGTCCTGTGAGTGTGAGAAGTCTTGCGTGATGCTAAGGATGTATCCGGTTTTAACCGACCACCTTGGTTGCTCGATAGTGGTCGAGGTCGAGTTCAACACCTTTGACCCGAACCCGGAACGTCTTGGGTCCGATCGAAACGATTTCCCCCAAAACGTAGTAGTTCGCGCTAACCGTCTCGCGCCGCTTCGTATGTTCCGAGTCGAAGGAGAAATGCCGTTTCCCCAACTCCACGTAACATTTGGCTCCCGGCTGGACTCGCTTGCGGAAATTGCTCCGATTGATCAAGACGCCTTCCGAGGGGTAACTGCCCAAGGAATCCCACAACGCTTCAAGGATCAATTCCTTGATCGCCCGCCGTCGCCCTTCCTCCCACATGGAAGCTTGTCGTTGGTCGTATTCTCGGGATCGGGCGACCGCTTCCAGATACGCATCTACGTAGTCCAACCATTGGTCGTACTGAACGCCCTTCTTGAGTTCCTGTCCGTCGAACTGAATTGCTCCGACATAGACCAGGTTCGCGATTGCCTCGTAATAGAATGTCCGGATGAACCAGCCTTCCTTGAACGTCTGGTCTATCGCCTGCTCGACCGTACAAGGCAGTAGGTCTCGTTCCCGGAACTCGTTCAGCATGTATCGGGCGATGTGATAGACCGATGCCTTGGGGTTGTTGATACTCACCGCGCCGGGATAATCGCCAAACCGTTCCAGCATCTCGGCAATTGTTTCTATCGCCATCGTCGTCTCCCCTGGTTTGATATGTTGAATTCGTATTGTGGATCAGTCTTCCTCGACCAAGATGTTTAAGTCATAGACCGATTTGACGAGGTCGATGAGCGATTGGTTTGACAATCCAGTGTTGTTGCGCATGACCAGACTGCGGGTAAATTCCAGTTTACCCGCAACGATCATGACGCTCACAGAGGCGGTATCTTCTTCGCTGTTATTGTGTTCTACAACCACGATGAATCGACGCTCGTTATACGCCTGTCGCTTTCTTGTCTTGACCTTGATTGATCTCATAAAGATTGATCCTAATCAGGGGTGAAAGAAGGTCGGAATTTTGTCAATCTTCGCCACGGCTCAGCGGCTTCCGGAGTTCGCTCAGAATGTGTTAAACGCCTCTAGGGCGTGGAATGAATAAGGTTCGTCGATCCTAAGGGAGAATCCGGGATTAACCGCTTCCCTTGCTACGAACCAGACAGCGGGAACTCTGCAAAAAACCGACATCGAAATTTTGGTCTTACCTCGGCTGAATCATCCATTTTATGACTCGAAAACGAATACACAAAATATCTTCGCCGCACCCCATTATAGACGGAGGAAGATGGGATTGTAAACCAAAAAACCGATCGTCAACCTTATTTTTTGTCAAAGTCATAAGTCATTAGGGATCAACGAGATAGGATCAGACCGAAATCACGACCAACACACCGGTTAAACCCCTGAAGAAGGTGGAAGCTGAGAAAGACCCGCAGGTAGTTGTCCATAAACATTATCACTTCTTCGGGTTCCAATGCGAACACTGTAGCCTTCAGTGAGCAAGATCGCCCTCGCCTCGAAAATGGCGTTTAGTAGCGAAATCCGTTCTTGGGGAGTCAGATCGCTCAGATCCAATTGTTCGACATGATTTTTCTTCTCGGGTTTCGCCTGCATCCAGCCTCGCAATATCATTATTAGTGGTCCTACTATTAATTCTTTTTAAGGGCAAAATTCAGAGAAAACTATTGCCATAGGTCTAAATTATCGGTATAGTATAACTCGATCATGGAGGTCGGGTCCGGAACGACGCTTAAAAGGAGACGGCAATGGCAGAACGAGTTAGTGTGGTCCACGGGAAGAATCCTGTCATTCTCATTGCCCCTCACGGCTTTGACGACACGAACACAGACATCATGACCGAGTATGCTGCGTTGGAGTGCGGCGGCAACGCCGTCATCAATCGCGGCTGGGAACGAGACGCGACGGTCGATGTCCTAAATGACAAGGCGAATTGTAATAACATCAAGCATGCCAAGCATAATGTGGTCAAGGACGAGTTCTACGACCCCATCATCGGTATGGTCAACCGGTTGACGACCAAGAATCCCAAGATATATGTCTTTCATGTTCATGGTTGCGGAAACGACATTCGGAAGAAGACCGGCGAGAACCTGAGTGTCGTCATGGGCTGCGGGGACGGCAAGCCTCAGCGAATCACTTGTAAGAAATCGACCCGAGAACTCTTCACCTGGCTCATCGAGAAGGACATGCTTTGGCTGCCCGCGATAGCGAATGCCGGGAGCCGATTCGCCGGTTGGGACATGAACAACCTGCTCCAGATGTGGCGACCTTTCTATCCTCGCGTCTCTGCCCTCCAACTGGAATTCGTGACCGCTGTGCGCAACTCCAAGGCAGATGCCGAAGTTAGCGGTCGATACCTCGGTGACCAAATCAATAACCTGCTCGCTTCCGATGGAATTCTTGCCCCACCCCCCACCTACTCCTACTTCAAAGTGAATATTTGAGGACCGAGATGCCAATCAAGATCGGAAACAAAGTCATACCCAAGTGTCCTGCAGGATTGTGGTTAGCTGACGTTCCCTGGAATGGCGACTGGAAGCAAGAACAACAAAAGACATGTGTATTCCAAGGAACGGGAACAGTAATCGACGTTCGCGAATTAGATGTCGATTACAGCAAACTAGACGATATCTACAAAGATTTGGGCATTATCAGAGTCCGTCATTGTTTAATTGAATTCGATGGAGGTCTCGGGTGGGCAGGCGAGGGAACATTGATCAAGCAGTGAAAAAAGCCCGGTTAAAACCGGGCTTTTTTTGTTTAACTATTCACGTCTCAGATATCAGTTGAACTCTTCAACTTCAACTTCGGTCATTCCTGCCCAACCGCCCACGGTCCAGTTCGACGGCAAGTTATTGCCGGGGTATCCGTCGAAGGTCGAATAAGCCCAAGAGTCCCGCATCGCAAGCATGTTCTCCACGACATTTCTCCTGGCTCCGAAGCAGAACGGCGGCATGTCGTTCGGGGTAGGACCCTGGCAGGCGTCGTCACCCCAGCTATTGGCGATGACCGCACACTCATCACGGCTTCCCGTGTACATAATACCGACGATCAGCATGCAGTGACTCCAAGACCCTTGAGCCTCGGCAATCCCGACATTGTTGCGGCGAAGCTGGAAGCCCTGGTTGCTGCAGACGACTACGGGATAGCCGTTAGAGAGAGCGGCAACCAATTCGGTCCAGGTCGAGACCAAAGAGGCAGTCTTGACGAGGTGTTCCCTCATCTTCTGCTTGACGTCGCTCGGAGTCCCCTGGTAGCCCCAGGTCTTGGCACGCTGCCCGCTATAGGCACCGACCACCTCGCGGGGGATTACGCCGGTCGTCGTGACGGCTTTGGCGAGAGCGCCACCGTAGCAACCGTCGCCGTTGCTGCCCAACATCCCGGCGATCTCTCGACCCACGCCGTAGAGAGCCTCGGTAGAGGTCTCTTTCCAGGTCTCATTCTGCTTGCCGATCACCATCTGTACAGCCTGGAGAAGGTCAACTCCGTGACCGCTACCCATTGAAGTACAGTCTCCAATCTGCTGAGCGACATAATGAGGGTAGCTGCCCAAGGCATCCTTCCATGCCTTGTAGAGATAAACATCCTTCTGCTGGACGTTCATTAAGTTAGGAGCAGCCTGACCGAAAAGAGGGTAAGGCATGCTTGCGAGGATTTGCGCGTTGCCGAGAGGATTCGGCACATATCCACAAAGAGAATTGATGTCCATTACTTAGCCCCCATTTTATTGCTAATATCACCTACCTTCCTGCTCAGTTCACCCATGAAGCCAGCCATCCAATCCACCTGCTCTTGGGTCGGATTGGTCGTGCCAGCCGGAATTTTTGCCGTAATCTTACCATTGAATAGACCGGTGAACGCTTCCTGGCGTCGAGACTTGAAGTTCTCTTCCAGGTGCTTCTGAACGTCGCCGAAACCGACCTTGGCTTTCAATTCGGTTTCCGAGGTGAGACCGCTGTCGGAGTAGGACTTGAGCAATGCCTTTGCCCAAGCATGCGCCTCTTCGTCGGAAACAATCGTTGCGACCGGGATTACCGGATCAGGATGTGGCTGTGGCGGAGTGGGACCGAATGGATTGGGATGAGTGGCAAACCACCCATGACCAAGAATTGCCCCACAAATCATTAATGTAATTAAGTAAGGACGAACAGATGTCCAAAAACCCATATGTGCCTCCTAAAATACTCCTTCTAGGAGGTATATACACAGCTATGAGTTATATAGAGGCATTAATCCCCAGGAACCACACCAATCGTAAGATGCAATGGAAATAGCGGGTCTCGTTTCAGTCCGAGACTTCCTCTCAGACCAAGCAAAGCATCGCACCAAACCGGCAGCCAGACGTGCTTGCCGTCGGTTTCCATTTCTGTGCTGTATTCAAAGGTGATAATTTCAGAGGTGATTAGGTCCCACATGAGTTTATTGGGAGGTTCCTCATTGCGGACAACTGTGATATGTTCAGACCAGGCGGGACGAATCAGTTGGGCATGGGCACGGAAATGCCAATTGTACATGTGTCTATAGTATTTCCCGAGATCGTCTTGGAGATCGACGACCAACCACCATCGTGCCTGCGGGGTTGGCGTCTTCGACTGCGATACCGGACTCTTTCTCAAAGTCCCTTTTGAGAAATATCTCATCGTTCCAATCCATTTGAAAAAATATTATTGACCTGTAAGGCTATCCAGAAGCAACAATCGGGTCTGATTGATCTTCTTCCTCAACTCTTTGGTTCCGAGACATTCCTTGTTCTTCAGTATCTCCCGTAGTTTTCTCACAGAATCATTGCTCAAGGGAAAACTTGCCTTAATGGCATTGCAATGTTGACACATCGTTTGGTAATTATCGAGCGAATCGGCACCACCATAAGACTTTGCCTTGATATGATCCTTGGTCATGAGGACATTTCGACCATCTTCTTCGGCGTAGAAGTTGAAATGCGCGGTGAATTCGCCGGGAGGATTTTCGAGGATAAATTTGTTGCCTGTCAAACCACAAGATACGCAGGTCGGATTCTGCTGAAAGAGGCGGTAGCGATCCGAGTTCATTTTAACCTCATAAACATTTTCCGCAATCCTAATCAAGGTCTTTTCTTGGCTGTCGGTGATCCATGAGAAAACCTGTTCGGGTGTAAATGTTTTTAGTTGATTGACCGAAGATGACTTGTCCTTGAGGGGCACCAACTCCATTTGAATGCCAAAGTTCCTGTAATCCTCGCCTTGGGGACTTGGGGCGATTACATTGTTTACCAATTTACGCGCTTGCTCCGTAATCGATTCGAGCGATCCGATGGCTTCGAATTCCCAAGAGGAAGTCGCGATTATCTTGTAGTGTGGCATACCATATTTATGGCGGGAAACTTTGCTTTCAAAAGGGTGGTGGTCACGTACTGGAGGATTTCTGATGAGCTTCAACAGCGATGCATTGTCGGTCAAGGTCGAGGGGGCGATTCGCGAGGCATTACTCGCTCACAAAGACCAGATTATCGAGAGTTCTGGCGGCATATTCGCTCGCCAGGGGATGAAGATTGCCTTCCCGATCCTGCTGGACCAGAGCGGCAACCTCGCCGAGGTGGCGATCGAGGTGATCCGGAAGGAGTTCGGCGAACTGAATGTCAACGACCTGTTGAACTGGCTCGCCACTAAGTGAACAAAATATCCCTAGGTAGACTCGTGGTCTACCTAGGGATATTTTGTGTTTGAAAGATACTAGTGTAATACTTAGCAGACCAAAAGACAATTAGTCAATTGTTTGTGGAACGATGCAGTAAATGAGTTCGCCCAGAGGCGAGATCACCATGACGGTTCCATCATCTTCTGTTTCGAAAGTATAATCTTCGTTTTCATCGTCGTCATCCGAGTCATCACCATCGAAGTCATAGTCGGAATCATCGCCGTCGAAGGTGTCGTCATCCGAGTCATCATCGTCGTCATCCTTGAGCAATTCGACTACCTTAGCTTTGGCGCTGTCGAGGGTTCGGAAAACCCCATTAATTGCTGAGTCTACCGAAAGACCCTCGGCGAACATCAATGTGTCATTCCAGAGAACAACCCATACTTGATTTTCATCATTCATTTAATTAGCCCACCACAACCTTAGACGAGCAACAATGCGATGCGGCTTCGACGGTCTCAGCCCTCTTACCCTGGCAGCAAGGCTTCGCCTCGTCGAGGATCGCCTTGATCATCGAGAACTCGACCAGCATTCGCTCCTTGTTGCTCCCGTCGAAATCAGGGAGAGGACCAACGCCACGACCCTGGACGATGACTCGCTGCCCGACCTTGATCCCGCTGGACTCGGGGAGGCTCGGTCCGACTTCCAGGACGTAGCCCTGAGGCGGTCCTTCGATCTCGGTGTCGTTGCCGAGGAGGATCGACCCACCCTGGATCTCCTGTGCCGTCAAGAACTCAACCATAATCAAAGAGCCGGTGGGATGGATGCCCGTCACCTTGGGGGCTGCCTTGACCACCGGAGCGGGAACCATGCTCAAATCCAACTTACTCGAACCATTAAAGATAATTTCCGACATTCTCCAAACTCCTACTAGAGATTATTTTATTTAAATTGGTGTTAGTGCGAAGGTGTTATATCATAATTTTAAAATAGTGTCAATAAAATAATCCTAATGTGAAACCTAAAATATTTTAGGTTTCACATTAAGATAAAAATTAAGCGACGTGTGAGAGCCTCAGCAGTTGGTATTTTCGAAAATGACGACGTTGCTCGCCGTAGACTGGCTCTGTAGCCAGGGCGGTGGCGATGTGACCGATATCGGGTTCGCGGAAGAGTTTGGTGCGGATGCCGAGCGATTCGAGGCGTTCCTGCTCGCGGAGCAGTTGGGCTTCGTTCTTGACGCCGCAGGCAATCAGGAAAGGATGGGAGAGGTCGGGCGGGACGAAATGACGTGCAGCCTCGATGGCGGCATGCCCAGCCTGGACAACGATTTGTCCATAACTCTGGTCTTTACGGACCAAGACGTAAACGTACGGATCATGATTCTCAATCTACAACATTTTCAACTCCTGAAAAGAAAAACATGAGAGGGATGAATCAATCCCTCTCATAGACTGATCAATTTCCCAACTTTCGCAACGCAGCGAGACCGTAAAACTTTGACCCCTCACCGAGTAACCGATCTCCCCATCGCATGACGAACCGGTCGTTTTGCCTTGTTACCGGAATATAGGGCGACGAAACATACCCATTATAACCGGGGTGTTCTCCGCGAAATCCCATAAGGACCCCATTCACCTTGAAACTTGGTCGGTTGTAGTATCGCTCCCAATCTTCAAAGTTATAGAGTTTCTCGAATTCACGCCGCTGGACATGGATTCCCATATTCTGCAACTGTGGGACCAATTTATCGCGGTCGAAATCGTCATCGGGATGAGTTTCGGGAACAAGAGCCCAGAAGAACCCCTTCTCTGATTTATTTATAAGGACCTTCTCGGCAATGGCTTCACGAAGCATTATACAGGCTTCGAGTGGGGATGCATTGCGAGATCGGTCGACATACGTGTCAACATTGCTTGCGATATTGAGTGCTGCCCGACTCAGTACGGATTCAGCCAGGTCTTTGGCAAGATCGGCAGCATAATCCGGTCCTCCAGCAATTACGTTTTCGTACGTTTCTCCATATTTGGTGAAACTTGTCACGATCGATTCTGATTCTTTGGCCCAAATGCTTTTGCCATCTTCATTGGTCCTATGCCGCCAGTAGTAGATTAACGACAGAGGACTCGTGGATGGATAGACCGGAAGCCATTTCTCAGCAAAAATCATAGCCATGGCTCGACGTACAACTGCGATTGATATACGTCGCATTCCGGGGTCCATTGCTGTTTGCGTCTCAACCTCGTTGAAAATTCTCTGGTTCTCCAAGACCATCGCCATGGTCCGACCATCTTCCCTGTCCAATCCATGAAGCATGCCTGTATCTTGCCAACGATCATAGCAACGAATTCGGGCTATCTCATGGAGTCGCTCATCGAATGTGGACGTAGCGTCCCATACTGATGTGTCGGGACCGGGCAGAAGTGGCAAAACAGAGTCGGTCGTCGAAATTTTTGTTGGGCTAACGCCACCTATTCCCACTGATCCTATCCATGCTCTTGGATTTAAGAAATTATTACTGTCCATGAAATTCAATCCTTAAAAATTATAATCATATCAACACTTCCCAACTATCGGGCTTGATATTGAATTCAAGCTCTGCTTGGGCAAGAGCCTGTTCCAGAGAATCATGATGCGTATCCGTGATCTCATCGCCCGACTCATCATAGTGAACCAAATAATACTCGCGATCATCCCAGCTATACCGTTCGATTCTCAATTCATATGGTCTTGGAGCTTCTTCCCCGCCGACAATATGCCGAACCGCACCAGTTGGCTGATGCTCTGGTCCTAGAACAATACGACGAAAGACCAATCCTTTATCCATGATATCCCCATTCCTTTTCTACCTTGGCTGTTACATGCCTTACAGAATCAACTTCAGTTGTACTGCCGCATTGGAGACAACGTTCTACGACTCCATATTGGGCGTAGAACGTCTCCTTGCAGCAAGCACAATGATATTCCGTGAGATCAAGCACTTCTAGCTTCTTGCTTTTGTTCTTGCTCACCAATAATTTCCTTTGGTCGAGAACCGTTCCTGCCTGCCATGACGAGGGAGCATCGTGTACAGAGGCGTTCGGGGTTCTTCTCCACCTCGTACCGATATCGCCAGCACCGCTCGCACTTGGCATACTTAGTTTTCTGGACCTCCACCGAGAACCCATCGGAGACGACCGGGTCGGGAATCCAGAAAACATCGGCAACCTTACACAGGTCCCGAATGATCTCCAGATTTTCGACCGCCGTCAAAATATTTTCCTGCTTCGTCCCCAAAATGACCCAGACTTCTTCATTGGTCCGGATCACCTTCTCCGATCGTAGCTTTTCGATCTCGGCGAAAATCCGCTCCCTCAACTTAAAGATAGTATCCCATGGCAATTCCCGGCGCTCGTCGGTGGCAATTGGCTGAGGGAAGGTCTCCAGGAAGATACTCTTGTGGTCCACTCCCAATCCTTTGGACCTGTAAGACCACAACTCCTCAGCAGTATGCGGAAGGATTGGTGAGATGAGCCGAGCCAGGGTCTCGTAGATCGTCCTCAATACCCAGCGAACCGAATTTCCCGAGGGCGAATCCAAGTCGTCCGCGTACAGACGGTCCTTGACCACATCGAAGTAGACACTGCTCAGGTCTACCACGCAAAAATTGTAAACCAGATGATAAACGTGATAGAAACGATAGGAATCGTACGCTTTCTTGACCTCACCAATCAAGTCGTTGAGCCGAGTCAACATGTGGAAATCGATCTGGCTGGTGATCTCCGGACGGGAATCGGTATTCTTCCACGCCCTATCCATGTTCCCGAGGATGAAGCGGAAGGTATTGCGGATCTTCCGATAGACATCCTGAGCGGTCGTCAGCAACTTGTCGTCGACCCGCAAGTCATCGGTGTAATCCTGGGATGCGATAAACAGCCGAATGACATCGGCACCGAATTTGCCCAAGGTCTCGATGACCGGAGGAGCTCCCTTGGACTTGCTGAACTTCTTGCCCGACTCGTCCACGACCCAGCCATGCGTGATGACCGTATCGAATGGTGCCCTGTTGTTCAGAGCCGTTCCCAAGAGCAGGGACGACTGGAACCAGCCTCGATGCTGGTCGCTCCCCTCGATGTAAATGACCTTCTCAGCCCCCGAAGGGACCACAGAGGCGAAGCTTGAGCCGGACTCGAACCAGACATCCAAGATGTCGGCATCGGCGCTGATGTCATCCTTTTCGCAATTCGGACACCAGCAGTGATTCTTGGTCTCGATGTCACGCCACCAGTCGTCGCCTTCCTCGATGGCAACCCGGATCACCTCTTTGGTCAAGAAGGATTGATTGCAGTTGTGGCAGTGGAACGCAGGGATCTTGATGCCCCAATGCCGCTGGCGGCTGATGCACCAGTTGGGTCGAGACTCGACCATACCCTCGATGCGGTTCTGGAGGTTCTCCGGAATCCACGTAGTCTCGGAGATCGCCTTGAGGGCTTTTGTCCTCAAGGCGTTCTTGTCCAGATCTACGAACCATTGGGGCGTAGCACGGGTGATTGTGGGATAGTGACATCGCCAGCAGTGAGGATAGGAATGAGTGATTCGTTCCTGATGCCAGAGACATCGACCCAGCATGGACGACAATGCCTTCAGGGTCTCCTTCTTCTTGACATGTTGTCCGTGGATCTCGGGACAACAGCGGATGTTGTACTTACCGGCTTCATCGACCTTGTCCAGGATCGTCAGTCCGAGTTCGATCGCGAGCTTGTAGTCGTCGAGTCCGTGTGCCGGGGCGATGTGGACCACGCCAGTACCGACTCCCTGCGTCACGAAATCGGCACCGACCACTTTTCGGGAATCAACCAGGAACCGGAACGGCATCGGAGCTAAGTAGGACTTCCCGACCAACTCAGACCCAAGGCATTCACCGAGAATCTCGTGGTCGGCAACATCCATCAGTTCCAGCAGGTTGGCAACGGCAGATTCCTCAACTACAAATACGTCCCGGTGCGTTGGTCGCTGGCACTTGAGCATCTTGACGCAGACGTATTTGAGATCGGGATTAACTGCAAGCGCCACATTCCCCGGCAACGTCCATGGTGTCGTGGTCCATGCAACGAAAGAGAAAGGAGAAGAGACGCCCGAAAGATACCCGATAGCAGGGAATTCAACATAGAACGCATCGCTCTCAACGTCCTTATATTCGAGTTCTGCCTCTGCCAACGCCGTCTCATCATGAGGACACCAAGCGATGGGGCGTAGCTCCCGTTTGATCTGGTCCTTATCGACCAAGCGAGAGAGTATCTCAAGCACCTTCCGCTTGTAACTCTCGTCCATCGTCAGATAGGGATGGGACCAATCCGCCAAGAGACCAAGCCGCTGAAATTGCTTAGCTTGAGATTTCTGACACTGCCCAGCCGTCACCCGGCAAGCTTTTCTGACAGTCAGTAGATTTTCTTGAGTGCCAAAATATTCCATGACACGGTGTTCGATCGGCAATCCGTGGCAGTCCCAGCCGGGCACAAAAGGGGCATCGCATCCCGAGAGCGTGAGATAACGGACAAGGATATCCTTCAACACCTTGTTGAACATGTGACCGAAGTGGATGTCGCCGTTGGCGTAGGGAGGACCGTCGTGGACGACTACGAGCGGCTTGTCCTTGCGGATTTCCCGGAGAGTCTCATAAAGCCCGTGCCATTTCGCCTGAATTTCAGGTTCGATGGCATCAAGATCAGGCTTCATGGGGTAGTCGGTCTTGGGAAGAAGCAACGTCTCCTTGTAGTTGACAGTCATGTTTTCCTTACTTCAAAAAAATTGTGGATAAGAGGGAGGAGTCGTTCCTCCGCAATATCGGTCTGGTACTGCTCGGCAATGGCGTCTTTAACGGCAACGAGCAGTTGCGTAAAAAGAACCTGTCGTCTTGACTCCACTCTCTGTTTCAAATGGTCAAGAGTAGATCGCAGACAGGGATGTTCGTTAGACAATGCTTCTGTTGAAAGCGGAAATAATGATTTGTAGATATCGTTAAGTTCTGATTCACCATGGGAAATATCCCGCTCAAGATCTCGCAGAGATCGCACGCTAGCTTGGTAGCGATCAACCTTCCTGAGTAACGGCGTAATGTGCTTAACAACAATGGTGGACTTAAATCCCCTGATTAAATTCAGGGTTTCTTGGTCGATAGGTTGTATCACGATTCATCCTTACTGCGTAGAACATCGAGACTGGAAGACCTATGATGAATGAGTACGGACAGTGGGATTCGAACCCACAACAGCAGGTACTAGAAGCCTGCGCTCTTCCATTTGAGCTATGTCCGCATCTGTTTCTTACCCGGCTCAGACTTTGCCTAATAATTACTGAGGCGGGTCCATTTCAGCATTCCTGGAGTGGTAGAAAACGGTCAAGTACGTCATCAAAGAGAAAAGAGTGATCAATACCGACAGATACATGATGAATACCACGAGGATCTTGCTTTGTCCTGGAAATCGCTCAACAAGTCCGATCAAGGACAAATGACGCCCGATGCCAGCATCAGAAACAACCCCGACGTAAGCAGCAAGAGCGTTGAAGACATAAAACCCTATCCACATCGTCCACTTGGTCTCACGGAGAAATTTTCGCGTCTTATCATTCATGGTCAGTCTCCTTCAGATTCGGCGATTAAGATTTACCTGACCGCCCTACCATCAGCCAGTCTTGACGCTCGCACAATGTAGGGCGGTCAGGTTCCCCGCCGCTAGCGACGACGGGTGAGGGGGAGTGTAAAAGCCCTCAGCCGACCTACGATCCCAGAGTGTCCCAGATACTCCGGAAGAGATCGACTGAGGAAAACCCGCCATGTTACGACGGGCTTTGTGCCGGCATTGGCTCCTTCATACCAAGGATTTCCTTGGCGGCATCGAGCCGGGGATTGTCGGACGGCAACGCATTCTGAGCGAAGACGAAGCCAGACCAGGACAGGTCGGGACTGAAGACGTCGAAGAGGTGCCGCAACTGTCCCTTGTTCTTGGCGTAAGTCCGGAACCGCTTCAGGAAACCCTTGGCGTCCTTGACCTTGATGTTCTCCGTATCCTCTTCCAGCAGGATCGCCCGCTCTTCAGGAGTGAAGGGACCGAACGTCGTCATCTTCGTGACGCTGGAAGCCAGGATCACAGACAGCAGCTTGGTCGCCGCCGCCCGCTGTTCCTCTGTGGCAGGAGTCCAGACATTGTCAATGTAGGAACCGTTGAAGAGGGAATTCAGTTGCCGGATCGATACCCCCTTCTCGATCTGGACTTCGGTGTCGAGGATGGCATTGGCGACATCTTCACCAATCGCGTTCTTGCCCGTGGTCAACGCCTCAACGAGGTACTCTCGGATGCCCTTGCCGGGTTCGCGATCTTTGACGGGCGGCAGGCTCTTGGTGGGACGAAAAATCGCCTTCACCGTGAAAATCGCCCGGTTGTTGACCACCGTCTGGTCAGCATCCAGGTAGGTGACTACCTCGGGGTTCTCAGGCAATTGCTTGGACGACCAATAGAGATCGACATATTTCTGGAGGAGGATATCCTTCAGAAAAACATCTTCCGTGTCCTCTGCCGTCTCGCTGATCTTCCGGATTTCCCTCGCCTGGACGAGATGGTTGAAGTGATCAACTTCGGTCTCACTCAATGCGAGAATCACGCGGGGGGCTTTCGCGGCGGCTTCCTTGGCGGAAGGAGTCGCTGAAGCCGCTGCCGCTGCCAGCAAGTCGCTGGGGGACAAAGCCACCGGTTCCGCCTTCACTTTCGCCGCTTGTTTTGCCATGAGCCACCCCTCTTAACTGATGTACGCTACGATGTTCGGAGCCACACTTGACAGGAATCATTGTACCGTGAACGATTTAGATTGTAAACTAAATTTTACTTAGTGTACTGAAGTACACTTAATCCTGTGGCTTTGAATTCCATTAGAGCTTCTCGAAATAGTGGCTGAACCCATCGGCATCGATGGTGAAAGTCGATCGGGGCAGCTTGACTTCAACTCGCGGAATCAGCATTGCCGGGGGATATCCATATTTGGTGAGATCGACGCAAAGAGTGTGATAGCGATTTTCTGGGTATTGTTCGAAGTAGATTCTCGTCACTTGCCCCAATTCGCCAGTGAACTTATGCCGCACCGTGGTCACAGATGAAACTCCATTAGGTATTGGAGCAGAAAAGCGTCAAACGCCACTAGGGCATGGAGTAAGAGGTAGATATCAGTCTTGGATCGTGAAGCGTTCTTTGCCGGGAATGCCTCGGTCCTCCCAAGTCACCTTCTTCAGTCGGTCTCGTTCGTCGCCTGGAGGCACAAGATAGACCTTGCCCATCATCCACCAGCCCCACATGATACCCCATGCCTTGCCGCTGATGACGAGAGATCGGTTGAATATCAGGTCGCTGATCTGCTCGACATCCATCAGTTCGGCATGAATGGACTCCGACGGCTCGCAGAGATCGTGTGAAATCTCACCCTCTGCTTCTGCGAAGACCATCTCGACGCACTCGTCAGATAGCCCAGCCGACGAAACCAAAGGAGGGGTGGTCGCCTCTGTATAGACGCCGGTCGCGTACAGCCCGCTCTCTTCGCGGAGTTCCCGGACCGCAGCCGCAACCCGACTCTCGCCTGGTTCGCACAGCCCAGCCGGAAAGCCGTATTCGCGACGTGCGAGAGGAACGCGGAACTCATCAGTGACCAGGACTTGCTCGTCCACCTTCGCCACGATCACGACTGCATTGACGACGAGATCACCCGGCGACTCGTTGCGACTGGCGTAGGTCCAGACGCCGTGATGGTCCTTGTGGGTGAATTCACGGGCGATCATGTGCAAGCCATGCTTCAGCGGCTTGCCATCTGGACCGAGAAGGTCTCGGAAGTCGAAGACCTTCTCGGTCTTGACGATTGTCGGCTCACTCATTTCAAGACCCCATCACAAGTTCGATCACCGTAACGCCGCCCGCCTTGGAAATCGCTTTGTATCCTTCGAAGAAAATATGGTGCTTGTCGCCCGTTCGCTTGATCAACTCGTTGGCGATCACGCACAGGTCGAGCCAGGTCGGACTCTCGATCACCTGGCTCTTCCATTCGGTCTCGGACCAAGCATCAATTGAACGATACACCTGGACCGGACCCTGGATCGGGACTTCATCCAGATTATCAATCGGGATGTCATTCTTATCGTTCTTGTAAGCCGAATACTCGACCAGGCAGGGTTCCTTGCCTACTTTCCGAGCAATCCTATCCTGAATCGCATTCAGCGCAATGATGTACTTTTTCATGATGGTTCGTCCAAATGAACCTCGAATCGCCTCTTGATACTATACATCATCTAATCCTTCCTTGTAAACTAGAAATTATCAGCCGTACAGGATTTTAACTATCGCCTCGTCGCTCTGCCGCCACGCGAATTTCAGCGACTCCTCGGTTTGCTGATCCTTTTGATCCTTGCGAAGATTGAACAAAATACCAGTGAACTTGGTCCTGGACAGGATGCTGAGGGCAAATTCCTTCTGGTTTTCGATCTGCCAGCAATCTTTCCAGACTGCCAGTAGATTCTCGAATTCGACATCGAGCCGGTCACGGACTGTCTCGATTGCCTCCTTGACTTCGGGAAAGATTGCCACCACCTCATCAACCTCACCAGCCAAGACCAAGGGAACCAGCCTCTTGGGATTGAAAATGTTCCCATTGTCATGTAAATGATGCATCGCGATATAGCTGCGTGATTTCACCTTGACTCTTAAATTATTGCTATCTCGAAGAACAACGCCTTCGTAGGTTGGGTCGGTCTCTTCCTTCTCGCACAAGAATTTTGTGATCTCTTCTCGCGACTGGAATTCAAAGATCTCCGGACGAGGGACTCCGAGGTTAGCAGCGACCCCATCCACGAACTCGGGAGAGAACTCGTCCACTCCATGGAAGACCGACAGCAGGAACACCTTGGATTCGGGATATTGCCGAACCACCTTGTTGAAAGGGGTGCATAACTCGAAGATGTAAGAATACGACTCGAACAAAAGGTCTTGGTCGATATTCGCGGTTCCCCAGAACAACTCACGCCAGGTCTTGTCGGAAAACTGGACTTCCCCTAGACCAAAGCTGCCCGACGTGTTGACGTGCCACTCGCCATCATAGTGGTACACAATGATTAAGCTTCCGTCTTCCTTCGAAGTGCAAGAGAAGTCGGTCCAGTCAAATGCTTGGGTCTCTTCGAGATTCTCGCCGAGGTTGAAAAATCTCAAAAAGGGCTTCGAAATTAATTTCCAGCTATCCTTCTCCAGGACGATGCCACGGCACTCTTTCACGATCGGGTCATTTTTTGGGCTATCAATTTGATTGTATTTGAAGCCGACCAGGGGAAGAGACGGGTGGTGATAGACGTTGATTCCGAATTGTTTTTTCAGAGATTCTAAGCTATTTCCGGCGCGTAACCATTCCTGTAAGTGGAGCATCCTGCTCCCTCCTTTATCGCATCCTGCGATAGATATTTAATTATCTGTCAACCACAAGGATTCGTGGCGTGAGCGGATATGAAGACGGCGTTGGGGTTGCCGTCGATCTGCGTGACGTTAAAGATATGACCAGTTTCGGTGTTGACTATCTGAACAAAACCTCTCTCCAACATCCTGCGACGTTGGAGAGAGGCTTCTCGGATCGCTGCTTGCCGAGACGTTCGGACGTGGTCGCCGAACGATGGGAGGAATCCGAACTCGTATTCCTCGTCTCCCGAGATCACGACGTAACTTGCTGTTCCTTCGGACGTGCCATGGTGGGCACAAGTAATTACTTCTGACTCGTCGAGCAAAGTTTCTCCTTGACGCAATTGATGATGTCGCCCACCGTGTTCAACGAATGGGCTTCTTCGTCGTTGATGTCGATATCGAATTCGTCTTCCAGGTCCATAGCGATGTCGAGCATGTCCAAGGAATCGGCACCCAAGTTATCCTTGAGGTGCGACTCATCGCTGACCTCCGACGGCTTGATGACCAATACGTCGGCGACAATCAGGTGGACATCTTCTTTGATCTGCTCTTCGGTCATTGACATCGTCCCCGTCTCCTTATTTAGGGGCTGAAAAACAATTCATCCGATGACGACATTCTATCACAAATTATGTAATCTGTAAACCAAATTATTTCTCATACCGAGCTTGCCTTAGAAATCAGGATTGCCCCAAAATCTAGTTTTTGGCAACTGAAATTGAGTCACAAGAATAATTGCGCTCAGCCCTAGATCAGTAATAACTAGTATAACAAGTTTTTTGTCTTTCAGACAAGATCAATATTTGCCTGAAAGACCATGCCCAGAAATCAATTCTTGGGCAGATACCAATGGGGGCAATATTTTTTGGAAGATTTCAAGGCGAAAGACTGGATTCCGAATCCGCTGTGGGTGATGTCTTCGCGAAGGTCGGGAGGATAGTTCTTCTTGAGATCATTCCCGAAAACGTTCTCGTACCCCTCAGCGATCATCCGCTCGATCGCCGGTATCGAGTCCCGGCAGATGCAGGGATCGTAATAATTCATGCCGGTAGGTCGTGATCCAGTGTCGTTGGTAAATTTCGCGAATGCTTTCATGCTCTTCATGAAAGACTTCTTAGACGAATGGTGCTTACCCATCCTGAGCAAGAGAGTGTAGAGGGACAACATGACCGGCGAAGACATCCACGCGGCATCGCCCACGAACAGGAACATCCCCGTTGCCTTGTGAGTCGGCTTGGGATTGCGGACCCGGAAGACCTGAGTCCAAGGAATATTCAGTTCCTTTTCTGCCTTGTGAATCAGGTCGATAATCGAGCCGATGGACTTCGAAAATCCGGCATCTTGCCGGTTACAGAGGACCAGCCGCAACTCATCCACACAGATGCGAGGGCAATTTTTGGTGCTGTATTTGAAGTTGCCATTGGTCTGTGTGACTTCCCAATCATTGATGGTGCCGAAGACCATGTCGCCAAGGTAATCCTTGCACGTCACGAGCGGGTGACATTGCTTTCGGTCCTTGCTGACGAAACAAAAGGAGGTCGATGAGGTGTAGAGAGCTTCTGTCCCGGTAGTCCACTCGATATCCCAATCAAGCTCGGGAAGATCTTTATGATCTTTGATCCTCTCGGGTTGCGGCGTCAACACTATTGGTCCCGTAAACGATTCGGCAGGACTGGCAGGGATGTCCAATGGGAACTCTAAATTATTTACCATAGGTAGCTCCTTCTTTCGAAATCTGCCGAGAAGTCCTTTAAGAATGGAAAAATTCATAGTACATTCTATCCAATGACGTTAAGTTCGCAAAAAAATACCAACAGACACTAGTATAATATCATGGGAAAATTTAAAGATTTGACTGGGCAACGGATCGGACTACTTACTGTTTTGCATCTCACAGATAAAACAAAATACAAACATAAGTCTTTGGTTTGGATGTGTCAATGCGATTGTGGTAACACGAAAGAAATATCAGGGGCACAGCTTACTCAAGCTAAGAGTTGTGGCTGTGTTGCTCTGCATCGTAAAGAAACTTTTGGACAAAGAAATATCGGCGTTACTCCACTTCATGCTTTACCTCTTCAAGAATCCACCAAAAGGACTCATTTTGCTGAATACAAACGAAGTGCCGCAAGAAGAAGTTATCCATTCGAATTGCTTGAAGATGAATTTAGGTCACTGATTTTCCAAAATTGTTATTATTGTGATTCTCCACCTTCCAAGTTAAGAGTAGATCGACGTAGACCTGAAGGAAGTTACTTGTCAAATGGGATTGATCGGATTGATAATTCTATTGGGTACAAAATGAATAACTGCGTACCATGCTGTTTCGTTTGTAATAGGGCAAAAGATACATTAACAATCGAAGAATTCAAGATATGGGTAAAAAGACTTGTTAGCCATCTTGCCTTAGATTCAAAATGCGACCAATACAAAGCAAATCATACTACTTTTAAGGAAAATCATGAGTAAAAGCTTAGATTTAACTAATCAACGTCGAGGCATGCTTACAATTTTGCATTTCACTGGAGAAACAAAATATGCTCGTCCTTCTAAGGTCTGGTTATGCCAATGTGATTGTGGGACTTTGAAAAAGTTATCGGTAGCTGAGCTTCGACAAGCAACAAATTGCGGGTGCGTTTATCGAAACTATCTTTCTACTTTTGGTCACAAAAATAAAGGCAAACTACCATCTTGCACACTACCTGTTCAAGAATCGAATAAAAGATCACATTTTAGAAGTTATAAAAACAACGCCATCAAACGTAATTATTCATTTGAATTACATGAAGAAGAATTTAGATCACTAATCATTCAGAATTGTCATTATTGCGGCTCCCCGCCCTCTAGCCTGAAGAAGGACTACCACAGACCAGAGGGTAGTTATTTATCTAATGGCATTGATCGGGTCGATAACTCTATTGGTTATGAAAAAACAAATTGCGTACCCTGTTGCGTTATTTGTAATAGAGCAAAGGACATCATGACTGTAGAGGAATTTAAAACATGGATAAAGAAAGTTGCTAAGAATCTTCATCTTGAATACGATTCGGCAAAAGCGGCAATTTAGACCAATGGGATGTAGTTTTCACATGCCCTTCACGTACCATCTTCGCATAATGTTGATGGAATAGATGGTACGGGAATGACTCGATCGTCCGGATCACGTACCCTTCCTCCGTCGTCGGGACCGGGTTCGGGGTGAATACGTGGTCTTCGGGCGTTTCGAAACAGTCGAAGATCTTTAATCCAGCCCAAGCTGAGCGAATAGCCTTTTCGTCGTACACGCCTCGGTAGATTTCCGGTACCGTCTTCAGCCCCAGCAACGTCGTGATCGACTTCGTGTCGTCCCAATTCAAGCATTGGTTATTCTCGTCAAAAATAGCGAAGACATAAAAATAGGTTTCTAGATCCCAATACCAAATCGAATGAGCAGCGTACAGATTTTCCCCTGTGATTCTCCATTGTTCAGGGATATCGTGCTTGATGTTTCCGTGGAGTTGCTTGACCCAACTTCGTCCGACACCTTCGCCCGCATAGACTGAGCGGGCATGGATATGGTCACGGTACATAGAAGTGCATTCGCCGTCGCATTTTAAAGTAACGACAACTTCCTTATCCTTGAAGTGGTCGCAATTGGTCAACCAATTATCATCGCTGGAGATGCTTTCACTCCAAGGAAGATGTGGTGTCTTCGGATGCTTGAAAGCGTGTTGACAAAATTGAGTGGTCATGCTTCATCCTTTCGAACAACGATAGCAAACCGCCATTCAGGATGACGTTTCAAGCAGTCTGGTCCCACCGGCAGGGTAAATCGCCCGAACGTCCCTTCATCTGCCTGAACCGGCTCTGAAGGATCACAGAGCCACCATTCACCATCATCAGTCCGAGAAAGATAGAGAAATATGGCGTTAGGTTTAACCTTTTTCGAGCAATAACAGCAATGGTCTTCGGAGTATGGTGTTTGACGATCCTTATTCCAAGATTCACTCTGAATAAAGGCTATGCGTTTCATGACTTACTCCTTATTCGCAATCGTCATGTGGTGCCATAGTGGGCACGTGTGTTACTTTTTGTTGGCGATTGTCATGTGGAAGCATTGCTTGAAACTGTCCGGCGGTCTCGTGATCTCGCTGGAAACCGACAACCCGAGTTCGGCTCGGATATCCTCAAGATCACGACAATAAACGTCGAGCCAGAAGTATACCACGCCTTCGCGAACCACACCAGAATAATCGAACGAGATTTCTTGGTTTTCATACTTCCCCCAAACGTCCATGCTTAGGGGAAGTTCGTTGCGAACTACAGAAATATGGGCAGCATAACGTGGCTGATTGTACCTCTTCCATTTTGGAATCAACGCCCGATAGAATGCCGCAATCTCTGGATCTGCTTCCACCACTAACTTCAGTGGATCAGTCGAATACTTAAGAATTCCCTTGGACTGGTACATCTGCCAACTCGTTATATTTCGGGTTTGACTTAAATGCCTCGTCGGTCATCCGGAGTCGCCGGATCACCTCGTCCTTGCCCATGATGACGAAGCTGTCGTAGAGTCCCGGTCCCACCGAAACGCCAGTGACCGCCACCCTGAGGGCGTTAACGATCAGCCCCATGGGCAATTTCATTTCATTGCCATAGTTGTGAATAAGGGCATCAAGGCTCCCGACGCTCCATTCCTCTTTGTCCATGGCTTCGAATTTATCAGTCAAATAGAGAATTGCCTTCCTGGCATTCGGTTTGAAGAGCCGATTCTCGACTGCTTTCATGTCGTGCTGGAGATCGGTAAAGAAGAACGCACCGTATTTGATGATGTCGGAGAACTTCTTGAGTCGGTCCCCGAGAGCGTCGATCACCGCATAGATGCGGTCGATATCCTCGTCAGTTGGCATGGTCAAGGGAAGCACGTCCTGGCGTGGCTCGATCAGCTTGTGATGGAGCAATTGCCCGACTACGCCGACGAACTTGGGCGAAGCCGTGGTCCGTTTCATCCACTCACCCTGGAACCAGTAGAGCTTGTCGATGTCGTGGCTTGCCGGTGCCTTGACCACTCGCTCTAGGCTGAAGTTTGCGACCAATTCGTCCCGAGAGAACATCTCGGTATGGTCGTCCAGGCTCCAGCCGAGGCGAGCCAGGTAGTTCATCATCGCCGCAGGCAGGTAATCATGGATATATTCTTCCATGCCAGCGCCGCCGTCACGCTTCGACATCTTCTTCTTGGAATTGGGCGCGGCGACATACGGCAAGTGGGCGAATTGCGGTGGAGAGAATCCCATCGCCTCGTAAATCAACATCTGCGGGAACGTATTCGCCAGATGTTCCTCTGACCGGATCACGTGACTGATGCTCATCAGGGCATCGTCGATTACGGTCGCGAAAGAGTAAAGGGGCGACCCATCACCCCGCATGATGACGAAATCGGCGATGTCGTCGGTGTTGTATACTACCTCGCCCCGCACCAGGTCGTTGAGAACGATCTCGCGGTCAAGCGGGACCTTGAATCTAAGACAGTAAGGCATTCCCTGGTTCTGGAAATTGGCGATCTGTGCCGAGTTATAGGGCTTCTGCCGGAATCGATAGGGGACCTTCGCCTTGTCGGCTGCTGCCTTGTCGGTAGCACGTTCTTCGGCTGTGCTGTAGTCCTTGTAGACCGATCCTGTGGAGAGGAGTCGTTCCGCCCAATCCTGGTAGAGCATCTTACGGGCGGATTGGAAGTAGGGAACGTGAGGACCATCGACTTCCGGTCCTTCGTCCCAATCGATCCCGAGCCACTGGAAGCTTTCTAGGATCGGCGCTATGGCTTCCTCCACGTGTCGGTCGCGGTCGGTGTCGTCGATACGGAGGATGAACTGACCACCATGCCGTCTCGCGAACAGCCAATTGAAGAGTGCTGTTCTCGCGCCACCGATATGAAGAAAACCAGTTGGCGAAGGTGCGAAACGTGTGCGAACCGTCATGGCTGAAATTCCTCACTTCTTGTGGAGTTCCGTCTGAGCAACCGCTAACTCGTCGCACCGATTGTTCCACTTGTTATCGGCGTGACCTTTGACCTTGACGAAGGTGACCTTGTGCTTCTCAAGAAGTGACAGGAGAGTGGTCCAAAGGTCCTGGTTTTCGACCGGCTTCTTGCCGGAAGTCTGCCAACCGTTGGTTTGCCACTTCTTGTACCAACCTTGATTGATACAGTTACACAGGTAAGCACTGTCTGTGTAAAGTCGGACTTCTTGCGGGGTGTCTAAGTATTGTAATCCCCGAATCGCTCCTGTCAACTCCATTCGGTTATTTGTTGTGTGATGAACGCCGCCTGCCAATTCTTCCACTTCAACCTGGGAACTTGAATCATCCAAGAGAATGGCAGCCCAGCCGCCTGGTCCTCGTCCACTATTATTTAATTGGCTGCAAGAACCATCTGAATAAATCTCAATCATATTTAAGTCCTTATATTTACATTATGTTCAACATCCCAGCCCGTGGGAAGAAATTGGGGTTTCATGACTTCGACAAAGTGTTTCCGCCATCTCTGGATGAAATCTCGGATACCCGTATCACTTTTCATCAATTCCGCAACGACCTTCTCGCCGTAGCTTTCCCCGGTCTTGAGGGTCGTACTCAACCCGGAAAGCGTAATCAATTCCTCGCGGCTCGGAACATGTCCGAGGTACGAGATCACCGTGTCGAGAAGCATCCGCCGTCTAATCTCCGGGATCACGTCTTCGTGCTGAACCAAGGCATGCGATGCCTTGGCGACCCGGAGTTTGTCGTGATCGATGGAGTGACCCTCGTGGAGGACGCACCGCATCTCTTCACCGATCGTTCTCTTCAATTCGTCGGCATATCTTTCGTATTTCACGTGACAATTGACGCAGGTTGCCAAGACATCGTGGCTCGCGTGATTTTTGTACTCGTCCGGGAAATATCGCCGATAACACCTCGGGACCACATGATGCATGCTGAGGTTTTCAGATGCTCCGCAGATCACGCACTGATTGGTCTTGTCGGCGAGGTAATACTCGATCCCGGCATTCTTTCTTCCTTCCGGTTCGAAATTCAGCCGGATCACAACCGCCTCGGCTAATCCTCGTTCCAAGTACCAGTTGAGTTTCTTGTGATTGGTCCGACAGAGGACTTGCCCATCAGGCGCTAAGATCGTGCAGTTGTCGTACACAGGCTTGGTCTTTGCGCTGAGATCGGTCGGCATGGCTAACTCTCGGATACAGCCTAGGAAGGACCCGCTCCACAAGTTCTTCGACCGTGAAGAGGTCGCGAGGGATACAATACTCTTCTCGATTCTTCGTCACCCAATCTTCGAATTCTCCAGGGCGGCTCTCGTACATCCGCCTCGCTTGGGACTTGTAGTCGCCGAACTCGGCTCGTCTCAATTCGGTCTTCGGATCGAATGGGGTAAACCAGTTGTTGTGCGGCTCAAGGACCGTGTAGTGTTCGTAATCGTATTTTTTAATGAAATACTCGCTCTTATCGAGATGATCGCGACCTCCGAGGAAGATCGCGATTGCCCGATTATGACCGTCATGGAGCAATCGGGTATCATCGGGAAAGAGCGTGATCCCGACAAGCGGCGGATTGGGTCTGCCGCCGTGGTGTTTGGTCCATTCCCCGATTGCTTCCTGGGTGAAGAGGCCGCCAGTTTTGACGAAATCGACCATCTGTTGGAGATGGTCGGCGTCGTGACGGACTTCATTCTGCGAGACAATCAAATCACTTAATAACATCACTGTGCTTTCTTGCCAAAAGGAAGCTTGGTTTGCTGAAGGATCGCTGGCTTCCCTTTGGTCCGGTTTTCCCGCACCTTTCTTTCGGTCTTGCGGGGAAGCTCGCCCTTCTTACGCATACGGATCAGGGCTTCGTAGATATCGTGTTGCGAGAAACCGGCAGTCTGGAAGGAATTGAACTTGTTGCAAAAGACGTTGAACTCCATCGTGTGATGAAGTCGGTCCAACACGATGGGCTGAGCGTCGTACATTGCCGCCAAGAGCCGCTTCTGTTCGCTGTTCATATCATCCTCACTCGATGGGGTCAGGGATATTCCTGAAATCGTCACGGATGTCAGCGTAAGCCTTGTCGATCACAGCCTGGTAGGTCTTCCCGAGCCGCCAGACGACGACCCGAGCAACATTCGCCAGCATGTCAGCAAACAAGAACCAAAGGAGGTTTCCGGGCCAGCCGACGAAAGTCCTGGTGATCCGGGTCGTGTAGTCGATATAATTCGGGGTTTGGGACAGCCTTTTCAATCGAGGATTCGCCTCGACATGTTTCTTCCATTTGGACAAAAGCTCATCAGGAATACGATCCCGGAGAACATTGTATCCTTGGAGCCACTTGATCTTGGCGAGGCGATACTCTTCCCCCCGCATTTTCGCCGCAAACCACATCTGGAAGATACTCCAGGGAACGCCAATGGCGATGTATATCCCTCCCCCCCAGATGAAGTAGGAGATATTGGACCAAAGCCAAGCCTTGGTCTCGCTGAGGCTCCAATCTCCGAAGGTGAAGAGTAACAAGAAGTAAACGCCCAGAGATATCGATACGCCAACACCGCTTTCTGTTTGAACTCCCGTCTCGTCACAACTTGCCTTGCCATACATATCTGAGATGAAAAAACCTAGGAAGCACACTTCCACCAAGGTGATTAGCCAAAAAAGGATACTCCCGGTCAGTAACCAACCATGAGCCCAGTTCATTCCAAGCTTCCTTACTTATTGGGGTTTAAAAGAGCAAACCAGACAGGGATAGTATACGCCTATCTCCTAAAGGTGTCTAGTCTATTTCGGGAAAAACATTGAATCCATCGAAGCCACCGAATCCTGAATTCTTGCATATACAGTCGTAGCGTGAGCATAGGAGTCATTTCCTTGACTCTCCATCTCCTGGCAGACACGCTTGATGATCTCGACCTTCCTGCTTTCCATCGCTTCGAAGATCGGCATTCCTTTGGCGAAATACTTCCTCGCATATCGTTGCTTTTCGGCAACATCGCGGTCGGTAATCAGGAAATTGCGGACGTTACAAATCCGATCGGCTATCTTGACGATCAGAGACTCGATATCGGTCTTATTGGAGTCTAAAAACGTTGACAAATAAGCATTTTTAGACTCCGACTGAAATGTCATCTGGCAGACGCGATTAGCCAAGACTGCACCGAGATCGGGATCGGTCGAAATTTGGTCATAGGTAATCCCTTCATCTTCGACTGAATCGTGCAGCCACGCCAGGGCGAGGATGTCGGGATAGCGATCAGCATCGAATCCCCATTCCCAGAGTTGGGCGACGACTTCCGCACAGTGGACGATATAATTCGGTCCACTGTGCGACTTGCCATCCCTGCCCTTCCTGAATTGCATGGTGTGGGCTTCAACCGCAAGCCACATCGCCTTGTTCAAAATGATCTTGCTTCGGTCTGGGACTACTTCAGACATTGGTTGCGAATCCATTCTCGGGACCGATTAAGTTAAGATTCTCGTCAAAATCTACGTAACAATTTTCATACTCTCCCCAGAACATATTACTTCTGAACATGTCTAGGTAAATGAATTTGGTTCCTTTAACCGTATCGGTCCAGGGAAAATGGTAATGACCACAAATCCAATGCCTAGGCTGATGAATATCAAACATCGCCTGAAGAGCTTTATTGGTTCTGGTCTCGATAGGACCGTCAGAAGAATAACCGAAATTCTCGGCGAATGAAGGGTCGGTTACGTAGGGGACGAGTTCTAAGATACCTTCGTGAGTGATCACGAATTCAGGCTTGGTCTGAGCGTAGAGTTCGGTCGCTACCTCAAATTGATCCGCAGACAACTCTTCTTCTACCCACCATATCGGCGGATTTTTCTTGTTATATGGGTATCCCTGATGCTTCTTTCGCCACATATGGTCTATTGACCACGCGCCACGAACATAGAAGATCGGCGGGAATCCGGGGATCTCGTGAAGACCAAAGTCTTCAAGGAATATCGGATGTTTCTTAAAATAATTCGGCGAATCATGCTCGTAAACGTCGTGATTGCCGCCTATGGCTCGATGCCGAGTGGTATCTATACCTGCTTGATTCAGGTCGGTGTAATCCATTCCTAGATCACCGACCTGAATCGAGTAATCGACATTTTCTAAGCAAGGCAAATACAATTCATACCGTTGATGCACGTCGCCTAAGACTCTTAACTTAGGCATATTTACTCACTAATTTCTTTTCTATTATCGATTCTTATGCCAATTCACGTCCCACGTAGTTCCGATGTGGGAGAGATTGTTGACGGACTGCTGGTAGACATAGGTCAAAGCCTCAGTGATCTGAGGCTCATTGGCGTCTTCGGGCGTGACCGACTCGATGGCGACGACGCCTCGGTCGTAGAGCCAGGGGACGCCTTCGATGCCGTCGAGCGTGTGGTCGAGCAGGCTCTTGTCAGCTTCGTACAACTCGCCGAGGACGCCAGTTTGCTCCTCCTCGGAACGCGCCTTGACCAGTGCCGGAAACGAACCGCAACTGAACAGGGTCCAATCCTTGGTGGTCTTCACCGTGCCGATGAACCTGGCACCTTCGAGGGCGTGATGGCGAATATCGCCCCGCTTGAGTGTGCCATAGACCATAATCACAACCTTGTCGTTCTTTTCATCCATGGTACTTGTCCTGCGATCCCTGAAGAAATTTGATATTGCCGTCAAGAAGGTCAATCATACCAAGATAAGGGTCGATAGTCAAGACGAATTAGGCTGCCGAATCGACGATCATGTCGGGACGAATATCTTCCTTCCCGATGAGATATTCCGCGCCAGGGTTGTCGGAAAGATTGTACATCATTTCGACCATGATGCCTTCGATGATCTGCCTCAACGCCCTTGCCCCTGTTCCACGTTCCTTGGCGAGCTTGGCGATTTCCAGTACCGCCTCATCGGTAAACTCCAACTTTGCCTGATCGTAATGAAAGAGCTTCTTGTACTGCTTGATAAGTGCATCTTGAGGTTCGGTGAGGATTTTGACGAGGTCGGCTTCGGAGAGTTGCTGGAGGGAGGCGACGACGGGGAGCCTGCCCACGAGTTCTGGGATCAAGCCGAAACGTTCCAGGTCATCGGGAGTGACTTGTGCGAGCAATTCATTCCGTTCCTCTTCTTCCGACGACCTAACAGGCTTGATATCGAAGCCCATGGTCCCTCGCCCCAAACGTTTTCTGATAATCTCTTCCAGTCCCACGAAGGTCCCACCACAGATAAATAAAATATTAGTTGTATCCATCTTGATGAATTGCTGCTCGGGATGCTTACGCCCACCTTGAGGTGGCACATTCGCCACGGTCCCTTCCAGCATCTTCAGGAGTGCCTGCTGAACTCCTTCGCCGGATACGTCGCGGGTGATCGACACATTCTGTGAGGTCTTGCCGATCTTATCAATTTCATCAATATACAAAATACCATGTTCGGCAGCTTCGAGGTCAAAATCAGCGGCATGGAGCAACTTCAGCAGCAGGTTTTCCACGTCTTCTCCGACATAGCCTGCCTCGGTCAGCGTGGTAGCATCGCCGATGGCGAAGGGGACATTGAGTTTCTTCGCCAGGGTTCTTGCAAGGTAAGTCTTGCCTGATCCGGTCGGTCCGATCATCAGGACATTGCTCTTGTCGATCTGAACGTTAGCGAATTCCTCGCTACAGTCGAAGTTTTCAGGAGCTAAAATCCGCTTGTAGTGGTTGACGACGGCAACCGCCAGTATCTTCTTTGCTTTTTTCTGTCCGATGATGTGCTTGTCCAGTCCTGCGACCAACTCCTTGGGCGTCGGCACCTTGCCGACATTGTGCTTAATGATATGAAGACTTTTGACAAGTTCGAAAGCAAAACCAATACAATTGGCGCAAATATAAGCATCCTGCGACCTGAAACCTTTTGCCCTGAGGGCTTTCCCTTCCACAAGCGGACCGGCTACCTTATCGCTCTCACCGCAAAAGTCGCAAAAAGTTTCCTTCTTCTGTTTCTTCGAGGGCATTTAATTCCTTTTCTCTAAATACGTAGACCACCTGCGACGAATATACTCATGGTTGCGTTCAAAGGTCCCTTTAACATAGTTTCCTAGCTCTCGATGTACTTCCAGAATTGTTTTATTTCCGTGGTGGACCACCAAATCCGCGTGGAGAGAATAGATTTTCTCGCCTGCTTCTTTCAGCCTTAGCGAGAAATCGCTGTCCTCGCCATAGGCGAAATCTAGATTGGTCTCATCGAACAGCCCGTGCTTCCAGTAGGTCTTTCGAGGAATGCAGAAACACCAACCGCAGATGAAATCCGGGTCGTAGCCGAATGCAGCCTCGGTGCCTTGTCCTTCCTTGTTTAACATCGACCCGCAGTAACCCACCTGGGCAACCTCAGGATTGAGTTCCAGGAAGTTGACCATTGCGAGGTCCCAGCCCGGCTTTACTTCGGTATCCGAATTCAAGCAAATGATGTAGGGCGATTGGGCTTGCTTGGCGAGGTAATTATTAGGTTCGATGAATCCATTGTTGGTGCCGACATATTCGTGGACCAACTTACCCTGGTCGTCCAAGTCGGCGAGATAATCCCTGGTCGGAGGGGCTGAGCCATTGTCGTAGACCCGGAGAATGTAATTCTCCGTATTCTCAAATATAGACTCTATACACTTTTGAACATAATATAATTGGTCATGGACGACAATCAATATGTCCTTGTAAGTGTTGTTGGGTATTGCGGCAATCGACAGTTCTTCGATGATTTGGTCTCTATACTTCTGGATTTTTGTCATTCCTCTTGCTTGGCTTAACCAGCCAACTTTCCTGTCCCATGGTTAAATAGATGCATTCCTCATCGATAAAATAGCATACTTCCGAAAGAAAGTCGATGAATTCGCAGACTCGGTCTTTGCCGTCGAACGACACCACGTACTTCACGTTTCGGTCGTCGAAGATGGGACTGTTGAAATCCCGTCTCCAGAACCCCTGAATCTCGCTGTTCTCGAATGTATAGGCGTTGTAATTCGAAATGAAAAAGTCGTGGAGCATCTGTTTGATGCTCCCGACCTTCTTCTCAGGCACGTAAAAAGTCGCAATCCGTCCCGCATATTCCAAATTCGGATGGGTCCGAATGGAATTTTTAACAATTTTGACCATATGCTAATACACTCATTGTTTTACAAAGAATAGAATTGATTTCAGATTTTGTTGCGGAGTATTTTGTGAACCCTGGCAGCGGCGAGATGGATGAATTCGTTAAAATCCTTGTCCAGCATCAGCGGCAGGTCGCTGAACATGATCTGGATTTGCGCGATCTCATCGCAGTTATTCAGCCTGGTCCTGGAAGACACGAAGGCTTCGGACCGGTCATCATCGAGCCGAACGGTCCTATAAGCGATCTGAGTCTTTCTGAACTGGAGACCGGCTTGGATACCTTTGTGGAAGGGTGGGCGCACGTTAGGCGGCATCACGATATCTCTGGGACCAAAGGGAGAAATCGCAATATCTTCGGACTTTGCCTCTTCGAGCTTGCGATTAAGCATGACTCCTTTGTAGATTTGAGACTTGGTGATGATGACCTCGGAAAGCGTGTGTTCCACGGTGCGTGACCGATGCGTCTCCATCGACTCTTCTTCGAGAATAATGCCTACCACATTATTGATGGTCGCAATCTCGACCGAGTAGACGTGCTTGGCGGCACGAATTGGGGTTGGGGACATGTTGCGGGTGCTCATGCCCATGAGCATGAGATGCCTGATGTGCCTCACGTACTCGAAGGCTTCCTTCTTGTCCACCAGGTCTTGGGAGACCCAGAATATCCACCCCAATGTCTTGTGGAAATCGGTACAGAGTGAACCTTTCTGATAAGACTCCGGGTCGAATCCCAAGGGATTATAAGGATTAATGGGAAGGTCACTCATGGCACGCCTCAGAGATATGTGGGTTGTATCAACTGGTCCGGTTATCCGGACCAGTTGATTTTTTGCGGCTTAGCTATTGAGAGTTTTTTTGTTGAGAGCTTTTTGAATGATGTCTTGGAGTCGGTAGGGGAACGCGGGAGGCACGGTGCCGATGGGGTAGTTCTCATCGGCTTCGATGACCACTGGCTTCCCGTGGGCTTGCGCGAGTCCTTCGGGGACGAGACGAGCGTTCATGACATCGCCGACAAACGCATGAGATGGCTGGAATTCGTGTGCCAAGACCATATGATCCAGATTATCCGGAATGATATAAACTCGACCACTGTCGAAGCTCAGTTGGACTTTGTACTTGGGACCATTACCCACGGCTGGTCCTTGGGGGTAGTGGGCTTTTCCACAGAATGCACACTGCGTATCTGGCATGACTGTCGCTCCTGGTTATGGACGTGTTATCAAGAATATACTATATCAAAAACCACGGGACATTGGAAGTCAGAACTGATAATTTTTGTAGACTAAAAAACAAAATCCTTACTCTCTTAACATCGTAACCAAATCATCAGAAAGGACATGTGATGTTGGTATTAAGTCGTAAGATGAATGAGAAGATTAAGTTGGATGTCGAAGGATTGGAAGCTCCTATTGAGGTGACCGTCGTCAAGATCGACAAGAACAAGGTACGAATCGGGATTGAGGCTGACCGCAAGGTCATTGTAGTCCGATCGGAACTCACAGATAACGTCAATCGCGTTGCTGGCTAATAGAAAAGCCCCTGGTAAATAACCAGGGGCTTTTTGTTTCACGGCTTGACATTCTGAAGCAGGTCGTTGATGCTCCCGTTGGTGTGGGTCTCCTTGATGGCTCGACCGAAGATTGGAGCCACATCGACGAAGGTGATCTTTTCGTAGATCGGCGTATTCTCGATCCGCCATGGATCAACGGTCAGGGTTCCGACGAGACGATTGAGCCCCTTGAGGTTCTCGACGGCATCCCCCGTGAACAATCCGTTGGTGTAGCAAGCAGCATGGAAAATGCCACCCCGCAATTCGACCGCCTCTGCGACATGCTTGAGGGTTCCTCCGGTCGCCAGGATGTCATCTGGCGAGATCACGTACGCCCCGTCTTCCCTTCCCCGACCTTCCCGTGGACCGATCGGATAGAGTGGTTCCTCGATCAAGGTCGTGATCTTGCTGTGGGTGTCGCCGGTGCGGACTTTGCGAGCAATCGCGAATCCCACTTCCCGACCCAACAATCCAGCAACCACCTCCTGAAACTTCGGTGCCGATCGCTTGCTTGACCCGATGTCGGGAGCCGCGACCACGACTCTGGCACCATCTGGGATACCTTTGACTGCCTCGTGCGCCAGAAGGCACCTAGCCTCCAGGTGATCGAAGCCGATGCCAGCCCCGGCGCAGGCATTCTGCATGCCGCCCTTGGAATGGACATCCATCGTGATCACTCGATGAATGCCAGCCGCCTTCATCTGAATTGCGAATGCCGAAGTATCAATGGGAGCGCGGGGTTGGTCCTTCTCGTCCTGTCGCATATACGGCAACATCGTCCCGACCAAAGTGATCTCGCCGCAAGATGCCGTCTTCAGGCTATGAGCGAACAAGATCGTCCCCCATATCTTCTCGTCGACCGTTTCGCCGAGGACATGGAGGCACTGCAGGGATTCATCGACTGGCAATTCGAAGACCTGTTTCGCCTTGTCGAATCGGACACAGAGATTCTCGTCATTCCACCATGCCGTCCCCACAGCATTCAGTGGGACCGATTCGGGGATGATGGAACCGCGTTGCTTGAGCTTGACGCGAAGGTGACTGGCACAAGTCGGTTCCAGAGCACCCACGACATTATCGGTCGCGAATGACTGGACGATGTAAACTTTCCGCCCTCGCACGTTCGAAAGGGACAAGGCATACTGCTCTCTGTCATGCCTTCGCCATTCTTCCTTGGGCGTGAGGTGGAAATCATTGATCCAATTGGTTCGAATCCATTGTTCGATTCCTTGGGCGATTCCCGTGGCACCGTCCATTGCAAATACGACCGGACGTTGATCTCCGTTCACGGCATCCCCTCATGAGAAAAAACAGAGAGACTAGACTCAGCATAACTATATCGGGATCGAATTCCGATGTAAACCAAAATCCCGCCATTAAACTTGAAGGTAGGCAGCTTCAGCTACATTAGACATCAACATGCTCACAGTCATGGGTCCTACGCCCCCGGTACACGGCGTCACCGCTGCGACGGTCTCACGCACCTCGGGATGAACATCGCCAACAATCTTTCCGTCGACCTTGCTTACCCCTACGTCGATCACCGTTTGTCCGGCACGAACATAGTTTCGGTCCAGGAAATGAGCCTTCCCGACAGCTACAACAACGATATCAGCATCTCTACAAATGCTCTTGACATCCGTAGAATTACTCCGATGATGGCAGATCGAGACGGTCGCACCTTCCATGCTGAGCAATAATGCCAAGGGTTTGCCGACGATGTCGCTGTTGTTGACGACCGCGACTTTCCGTGCCACCAGAGGCACATTCGATTGCTTGAGTAATTCAATGATCCCTGCCGGTGTGCAAGGGAGGAAGCGAGGACGCCCTTGGGATACAAGCCCAACATTCTCAGGATGGAAACAGTCCACATCCTTCAAGGGAGGGACTTCGCTGTAGAAATATCTCTGGTCAACGACATCCTTGACCGGCAACTGGACGATGATCCCATCGTAGTAAGTCTGCCCTTTCTTGCGACTCATGGAACTCATCTCGGACAGTTTCCATCGCACATAGTCAAAAGGATTATAATCCCTGATTGGTCCATGTTCGGGCAACACGGCATCGGGATATCGCCGTTCCCAATGTCTCGGATTTCGCCATTGCCAGACACTACATTGGATACCAACAGCCTTACATGCGAGAACTTTGTGACGGACATAAGCTTCGCTGGCAGGGTTATTGTTAGCAAGAATGATGCCCAATGTCGGGATAATTCCATGTTTTTCTTTGAGCTTGACTGCTCGTGCCTTGACTCGTTCCAAAATCTGGGAAGCAATCGGTTTGCCGTCAATGATCTTGCAAGACATGACAATATCCTTACTTAATCTTGGACACGACTAATTCCTTGATCGCGACGAAGTCCTTGGTAGGCATGACGTGGACCCGCTCGTAAGGGATACAGCATTTGACCATGTCCCGGATCAAGCCGTCAATCTCTATCGCTGTTTCCAGGGTTTGATATCGTCCCTTATCGACGTATTTGATTCCGGTTCGGTCAAGGATGATGTTCAACGAGGGGAATTCTGATTCGAAGTCTTCAATAAAGCCGAGGAGTCGTTCCCATCCTTTGAAGCCATACTGCTTGGCGTAAACGGCAGGGAGGAGGATAGGACTATCGGTGATGATATGCTTGACGTGCTGAAGTTTAACATCTTCTTGGTGAAGTTGCTGGGCGAAGATGTAGAGTTGGTCGAACGAGATGGGGTGCCGTCCTTGGTACGCCCATTTCTTAATGTATTCTCCTACGTGTTCTACTTCATGACCTTCAGCAGCAAGTTCCCCGAATAATTTCGCTGCTAAAGCTGTTTTGCCCGAACCGGGACCGCCGAGTAAATTGATGCGACGAATCATGCCATAAACCTTCGATTCACCTTAATAATCTGATCCAAACGAAGGTCTATTCTAGCATAAATCAGGTCATTTGAGAATGCCAAGTTCCTTGATCGCTTTGCGGAACTCGTCGATGGAGTATTCGTTGTTCATCATGAAGGCTTCGACTAGCACGGCTTCTGATTCTTTGAGTTTGATGGCTTTCGCAATACGATCCAGGTTGTCGGGTTTTTGCCGAAGAACCATCCACGCGGCACTCATAACTCGATTATATTGCGAGGTATCGAGGTCGCTATTACACACGCTGCAGAATGCGATGCCATCGCTCAGTCCGGATGGCAAATTATGACCACATGTCGGACATAAAAAAATCATATAAACTTTTTCTTTCTCTAAAATAGGTTTAACCAATGTCGCCTATATGAGTTAGTTAATTCTTTTTCAATCTAACAAAAAACTCCTGCTGGAAATGCTTGCCAGCAGGAGTTCGGACCAGAGTTTAATTGTCACGATGATCGACGGTCGTCTTATTCGTCGTCGATGTCGAGTGCCGAAAGGTCCAAGCCTCCGACCTTCGCCATCGACATGTCGTCATCGCCGTCGAGGTCTTCGAAGAAATCGAAGTCATCGTCGTCGTCATCTTCATCATCGTCATCATCGAGGTCGCGATCCTGAACCGGGACAGTCCTCGGCTTGGTCGCTTCCACGCCCCAGACGCCGGATTCCTGGCAGAAATCACGAAGAACGCTGGCAAGATCTCGCTTGCCGGTGGCGATGCCCTGTGCGATGGCAACCGCGCACTCGACCAATTGTCGCGGGATCATGTTGCCGGTCTCTTCATCGAGAGGGTCATCCCCGTCACTCAGGGCGAGGATGACATTGCCTCCTTCGACGTAGTGTTCCCGGATCTGTGCGGCATTGAGGGTCTTGTTGCCATGTGGGTCAATCCCCACGCGGAATGCACCCTCAGCAATATCGCTCTGCGACGGTACCGGCTTGGACTCGGACACCTGCTGCTTCCGCTGCAGGGCTTTTTTGACCGTCTTCTGCGCTCGTTCGACCTTCTGTTTTGCCTTCTCGACCCTCTTGGGGTCAGCATTTTGCCTCCGAAGCCGGACCTGCTCGCTGAATGCTTCCTCCAGGCTGGTGTTCGCTTCCTGGAGTTCGGTCTCGACCTTTTCCTTGGTGGCTTCGTGTCGTTCGGTCGCGATCGTGTTCGCTGCCTCGATGATCGGAGCCTGGACTTCTGGCTCATAATCCATGAGCTTCTGAGCCACCGACCGATTGATCTCACCCGACCGAAGTCGTTCGTAATTCTCGGGGGTGAGCCGTTGCGCGAAGCCATGGGTATGTGAGAGCCACGCCTGGCTCTTGCCCAAGAGTTCCGCTTGATCCTTGCGAGACATTCCCTGGGTTTCCAGGGTGGCACACAGGTCGATCACGTCAGCATCAGAAAGAGGGATCTGCTTATCATTCTCGATGAAGGCGAGCCGAACGGCGCGGCGATCATCGCACTTACCTTGGACCAGGCAACGAACAACCTTGTAGACCTCGGAAGCCGGGGCGTGTTCGCCAGTTTCCTGGTTGAACACCACTCGATCCTCTTCGACGAGAGTAAGGAGGGCGCGGGTCCGACGTTCTCCGGCGACGAGTTCAAAAAGTTTCTTGGTAGGATTGTCGGGGTCGGGGATCTGCCGAAGTAAGAGATTTTTCAGAAGACCATCTTGGGCAATGCTGTCGGCCAATTCTCGCATGCTCTCGGGATCGAATCCCTTTCGTTTGCGAGGATTGCTTGGTCCGATGTGGATCTCGACAAGCGGGATCTCGATGTTGGCTGCCCCACCAGCCTCCAAGACCTGGCGAACTTTGTCGGTCAGAAGAATGGTGCTATTGTCCTTTTGGGCGTTCTTCGCCATGAGAATCCTTCCTTTTTTCCGCGACGTCTTCGTCACGATGATGGGGAGGGCATGAGGGATCGACATGATCTCTCCATGCCAAAGGCAGAAAGATTCTCGCATCACTCCTTGCGTGAATGCCGTCTGCCACTGACACCCATCATGGCGTGATTCGCCCAAAATGTCAATCACTTTGACCCTAAAATTTTCACCAGTGCCCTTTTAGCACCAAAAATTCACGCATTATCGTCCTCATCTGCCAGTTTAAAATGATGTCCACATTTGTCACATCTGATGCATAGTGGATACTTGCCATTGGGGTGTCGCCCCGAGCGAATGGTGTTGTGGGGAGGTGGGCAAGCACACTGATATTTCAACTGGCATTGCTTGCGTGTGAAGAGGTGGCTATTCTCGCGCATCTCCTGTTTCGCCAACTGGAACAATTCATGATCAAAATCGAATTTATCGATGAGACGAGACAGGTAATCCCGATCCTCATCATTGGGCGGCAAATAATCGGTGCCCGAGGTTGGCGCTGACAGTTGGATCAGTCCCCATCCCCGAGTCGGGTGTTTTAGTACATAAAACCCCAAACAAGTCGCCGTCCGAAAGAACGCTTGGTTGTGGTACTGGCTCGGAGTACAGTCAGATTTGCCCCGAGAATCATTGTACCAATGAATCATCTCGTGAACGAATTCGCAAATCAATTCTTCATAACTGAGCTTCTTCACGCCGAGACCAACCACGAAATACTTGGTCTCTTTTGAGTACCTAAAACTGAACTTCTTCCAGAAGTCGCACCGGAAGACCGGTCGATTCCTCGGCGTGCCGTGACACGACACAGAAAACAGTTTCCCCTTGAAGTGATCAAAAAGACGCTCAAGCTCGGCAATCAGTGCGGTCTGTGTCGTGTCGGTTGTCATAAAAATCCCTCACATGCCTTACGGCAAATCCTGATGCGGAGAAAGCGAATGATTGTACGGTCCATAAGGTGTATACGGATTCGATTTATGGACCGCATTCCCGGTGTCGGGAGGATACCTCTTGATCTCCTTGGATGGTTGGGTTCCAGCGAATTGGTTATGAGTGTACGTCGTCGCAGTCGAGGTTGGAGTAGTATAAGTCGTTACATTCGTCGGAAGGACATACAAGTTTTTCCGAGGACGAGTGACATCGGTAATTTTGTATTCCAACGAACATTCGGTCGCAAAGATGGGTTTCCGGCACTCTGAACACATCATGGAAAGACGTTCGAAGTAAAAGCCGCTGTCAAGACCGACGTTCTTCAAACAGTGCGGGCATTTTCGTGGACGAGACATTATGCGAATTCCTTTTCTTGTGTTGGAAATTACTGAAAAAGGACGGACCCACCATGAACGGGTCCGTCCTTTTCGGTTCGAATTGCGGTCGCGTTCGCGGAAACTCACACCCTCCCGACGGTGTTGAGATGTTTGGTTCGCCCATTCTTGGGGGCGGAATCATTCAGCAATTCATGGCGGAAGACAGACACATCTTTTGGTGCCGTGATCCCCAGCCGGATCTGCCCCTTATCGATTTTGACCACCGTGATAACGATGTCGTCCCCGATCATCACCTTCTCTGCGAGTTTGCGACTGAGAACAAGCATTGATGCTCCTCCGTGAAAACGAGGAAGTTCCCTGAACGGAACCGCGATGACTCAAATCGAACGATAGCATCTTACCGTGATTTCGAAACCGAGTAAAGAGCGATTTGCTGTAATTTCCAAAAGCCGGTTTACAGATCATCACAACCACAGTTACAGTGAACAGGAACGTCTTATAAATCTAATTTCACGCCCTAGAGGCATTCAGTACAAATTCTCTTCTGGCAAGGACTAAACAGATGGTCAGTTCCGACGCCCTCGTCGACCGGATTCACGAAACACCCCACAGAGGCGTCATTCTCACAGCCGGTGGCGGCAGCGGTATTTTCCCGCTCTTGATGCGTCGGGGCGGCGCATCAGCCACCATCCTCGACGGCGGAATTCCGCATGGTCTCAAGGCAGTGCCGCGTTGGCTCAAACTGGACGAGGCAAATCCTTCCCGCTGGCCCAAAGCCGTGTCCAAAGAAGTTGCTCGCGGTCTTGCCATGGCTGCCTATTATCACGCACGTTCCCTCAACGACAACTCCCCCAGCTTCGGCGTCGGCTGCACCGTGTCCCTCGCCAAGAATAATGCCGAACGAGCCGGTAGGGAACACCGCGTCTATGCCGCCGTCCAAACAGACTCAATGACGCACGAGCGATGGCTCATCTTCCCGCCCAATGGAAATCGCCTCCAGGAAGAGGAAATAGTCGAGAAGATACTCCTTGATTTGGTCGCAGTCGCGTGCAACATCGAGGATCGTTGCTGGCAATTCGACAGCGACGACGGACAATATGGATCATGCTATGCTACCGCGACTTCCTGCCACCATGCCGACTTGCCCAGCTTGCTCAACAACCCATCATCGCATGCTTACATTGTTTTTAAGTTGAAGGGATCGAAAAAATTCCCCGAAGGAATTCCGAAAAAGGAATTCGAAGATCCGGCGAACCAAAAGAGGGCAATCCTCTCGGCGAGCTTCAATCCGATCCATGATGGTCACCGCCGAATGCGTGCGATCACCAGCCAACGAACCGGATTGCCATGCCACCTGGAATTGACGCTGAGGAATGCCGCCAAGTTGCCGCTCGATTACCTTTCCCTGCAAGAGCGGCTCCATTCCTTGCGGGATGAGACCGGCTTCCTGATCATCTCTAATGCCTCAACCTTCGTTGACAAGGCGTGGTTGTTCCCCAACACCACGTTTGCCGTGGGTCACGACACGGCAATGCGGATCATGGACTCCAAGTATTACGGATCGAGTTCCCAGAGCCTTGAGTTCATGTATCAGAACCTCATCGATCTCGATGCGTCATTCCTGGTCTTTGGTCGGACAACCGCCGACAACACATTCCAAACCATTGACCCGACAGAGCCTTCGTGCTTCCCCGAATCCATGAGTTACAAATACTGGAGCAAGCACTGCCACGTGGTCCCCGAATCCGAGTTCCGCCAAGATGTCTCTTCCACCTCAATCAGAGAGGCGATGACCAATGGGCGACGTTGCTGATTCCGCTCGCGATGGTTCCTGTTGCTCTCTCTGCGGTTCGTTCATCACGGACCAGCCACCCGGTCATCCGCAATACTGTAGCAAGGAATGCTGGGAGCGATCCCAGCCGAAGCCTCCCGGCAAGAAGGAAAAACCAAGATGAAGCCAACTGCTCTTTCGCACTTCGCCAACCATCCTTGGAGTGAAAACGAAAGGATCACTTTAATCAGGATCGGAACCGCCTTCGTCTCTAGGCACGAGACCAAGAACAAGAGAGAAGGGGACAAGATACACTTTGACCTCTGGGAACCACAGGCGATCACCAGTTTCGATGCCGATGATTGCCTCATCGACAAGAAAGGATCGGTCTACGCCCGCGTAACCGCTGGACCAAACTACTTTCCGCGCGGAGCCAAGCTGAAATCTCGCTACAAGTTCCTCTCCGCGAAGATGGAATTTTCACATCATTGGCACAGCCTCAATCGCGAACGCATCGAGATCATCTGCCATACCGTCTTCCCGGAATCCCGCAACGGTTATTCGCGACGACATGGCGGTGTCACCATTCTCCAGCCCCCAAGGCTCACGACCGACGACCTGAACGATCTCAACGCATCTGGAGTTCCTCTGAAGCCTTATGAGGGCAGGAAAGTCTTCAATCCAATTCTCGGAACGGGGGAATTGGTCGATCTCAACCTCAAGACTTCCTACGGTGAACGGATCAAGCCGCCTTTTATGGCTGTGAAGTGGCGTCAACAATGCAAAAAATGTTCCCGCCGAACAACAGTCTATACGGCGACATATCAGTTCCTATGCAATGGAAAATGCAGAGCAATCGATCCCAAAACGGGCTATCGCCCGACGGCTGATCGCTCTGCAAAGGATAAGAGACTAAATATTCTCTGCCATGTCCATGCAAAAAAATGAACTACACTCTTCCCGAGTGATTACTCTAATAGTTCATGGAACTCAAAGTATGGAAGCTGCATCCGGACGGCATGCGTGTTGAAGCCGCCGACAAGACCGTCAAGGGGACCGCCAATACAGCCGCGACCAAATGGTGTCGCCCCTATTCCCAAGCCAACAGCCTAGGTTGGTATTTGTACCCACCCACGGACCTTGATGTCCTGTGGAAGGGATCTAATAAATTTGAATACCGCCACATCTCGGAATACAATGACTACGACTATCATTTTGTCCGTAACCTAATCCGTGCTGAGGACGAGGTCGACCCCAACAAATGGTCACCACCGGGAGGACGAACCAAGTTCACTTGGGGCGATGCCGACGAAGGCGTGGTGCAGATATGGTCGGGGCTAATACTCAAGACCCCGCCCGACTGGTGCCTTCAAATTCGAAGCCCGATCAATTGCGAGCTACCCCACCGGCTCTACAACATCGGTCCCATCTGCTCGATCCAAGAAGGCGTCCTTGAGACCGACTGGATGCAATACGACATCTGGGTCAATATCCAATTCCACGTCCGCAATAAATGGGTCTACTTCCGAAGGAATCAGAAACTTCCCCTGGCGCAGTTAATCCCCATCCATCGGGATTCGCTTTCGCCTGGTGTCGTTCACGAAAGTGCTGTCAATCGCAATACCCCCGAAGGCGAAGAGGTCTTCAAGTATTGGCTGAACTACAACCACCAGAAATATGGCAAGCAAGGCAAGCAGCCGCTCTCCAAGCATGACCCCAGCCTGACCAAGGATTCGACCACCTACTACCGGGAACGAAAGAAAGCCTTAGGCTGTCCCTTTGCTCATGGCAGTGAGCCGAGGCTTGATGAGGCTGTGCCGGTCCTGGAAAAGGACTGTCCCTCTGGGTACGATGTTACCACTCGGACCGAAGATTAATCGGATGTTTTTGTCGCCCAATACTTTCTGAATCATTTCATAATATTCTTTGATGACCAAGGTCGCCAACCCCCGATGGTCGCCAAAAGCACCACCCGTAAAGTGAAAAAACTTTAAGTCCTCATGAGGGTATTCCGACTCAGTACAATGCTCACCAGAAGACAAGAAACGGACCGCCCGGCTCAAATCGGCTGTATTACTCAGATAAACAAAAACAGCTTCCTGATTGATGAAATTAGGAATCCTATAGTGTTTGGTCACGTTATGGCGAAATTCATGATCCTGTAAAGACAGAATCATACAATTTCGCCATAACTCTAAGAATCGTCTGACCGGAGCAGAAGTCTTATCGTAGTAATAGAACCCGACAAGCCCTCTGCGACAATTGAACTTGGAAAAATCTGAATCGGATGGGAAAATGGGCTTCAGGTAAAAAATATCCGAATCAGAAAAAACAATGTTAGTTTCCTTAATTCGGTCGGCGTTTCCGGTGACATCAAAAATACTAGAACAGAAACGATAGGTATTCTGGTTAATCTTAAATTTTTTACTTATTCCGAGATCAGTCCAGTTCTGCCGCTCGAATTCTATGGGCAAATATGTTGATATTTCAGGTTTTTGTCGGATTACAGTGAAATTCAACTTAGCTGGATAATGCCCCCAATCGGTCTCCGCATCAGAAATGTCAACCACATAAACGGGAACTTCGGGATGGTGATACCTGAATGTGGCTATGGAAGGGACAACGGGATATGCTATATCCTTATAGCAAGGTATTTTCGGATTCCTGGTCCAGTAATGATAGATGACAGCATAAGACATACAGTTATATATTAAATTTTTCCTTAATCATCTCAACCATATCGGCGATCTTTTCTTTCGGGCTGATCTGAACGTAGACGTTTGTAACGCCTTCTCCGCCGTAGGCATTTATGTTGATACCGCCGAGTACCACCGACCGGGTCCGAAGCGTGCCGGGCGAATATCGGTGACGGCACGCTTCGGATCGCCCAATGATCACCCGTTTGACCTCGAAGAAGTTCTCCAGCCAGGAAATCGACTGCCTGACCTCCTTCGAGACCGAAACGTGCTTTCCTTTCTTGCTATTGGTCGACATCACATCTCCTTAACAATGCCGGACACCTGAGCTTCAAAAATCAGAGGTATCCAGTTGGTCAAGTCGTTGCTATGCTTGGGAGATCCGCCTTTGTCGGGGTTGACATAGAGAGTAATATGCGGCGTCTCGTTGTCACAATGGACCACGGGGTCCTTCACGCGGACCGCCATCGCTCGCTCATCAATCGCCCACGCATCCAGAACGAGCTTGACTTCGGTCCCGAGCAAAGACCGATCGCGGCACTGTCCCAGATTTATCGTCATGTGATGAGCGAGCGGATTCCCCTGGACTGTTTCCCTGCGGAAACCTATCGGCATCAGATGGTCCAGGAAAAAATGATTAAACAACATGCACAACCAGTTTTGGCTAACTTTATCCAAGATAACGCCTGTATACGAAATGCCCATTACTTGCCTTTCAAGAACGGTCGGGACGACTGAGAGATGTGTAAGAGCCTACTGCCCTGATATAAGACCTACTCTAACGAGTGGCATTTGGTTGGGTAGGAAGCCCCGACCTTTTAGGGTCGAGGGTAGTTCACATCTTGTGCATTGTAGCACAGTTCTCAGGATATAGCAAGTGCAATCAAAAAGAGCAAGTTTTCGACTTACTCTTTTTGATTGCACTAGTGAAATTAGATGGTTAAAAATCAGAGGCTCTGCATACAAACTGTCACAGCCGCAATATAGGCGCGACTATAAACGTTACAAAGTGGGTTCAGTGGTGGCGAACAGGTGACCCCATATTGCTGCATGGTGACGTTCTTGTAAACCGGAAGTCCGGTGTAGCTCACGAGAGCCGAATTCGATCCAGGAGCCTGACTCCAGGTCAAGACCACCTTGCCAGTCCCCAAGTTCAGCGTCCCGGCGGTGGCTTTAGCTGTAGGCGTGCCAATATCATCAAACGAGAATGACCCATCAACATCAACCTCGAAGGTCTGGATGGCGACATTGCCGTCGAAGATGGTCCCGGTCAGCGTACCGGCTACGATCGGCGTATTGGTCAAGGTGTAGGTTGTTGTGGTGGTGCTGCCAAGGTCAACACCCGTGTTCTGATTAGTGACTGTTTTCGACTTAAGACAACGGAAAAATGCCATAGCAGATCCTCCATAAACGAAATTTCCCATGATTATTTATCGACGTTATCGCATTTTTTCAAAATTACCTTATTCACCTTCCTTGATCAGTAGTTTGATATCCTCACAACAGAGATCAAAATTCTTTTCAAAAATCTTTTTTCGCTTCTTATCTTTTGTACAAACCTCTTCGACGGTAGCCGCGCCAGCATGGAGTACAAAACTTCTCGCCGAAATCGCCTGCTTGAACCCATGGCAATGCATTCGACACGCGAATTCCAAATCTTCGTACCATCCCAATGGATATTCCTTGATTGGACCAAGTCGAGCAAATAACTCACGATGAGCCAACACACAAACAAAAGGCAAAAACATGTCTTGATCAAGAATCTGTTCGATATTATCCGGCAAAATTACCTCATTTTTGACATGATCCCCTCGCTTGCCTTCGACTCGCTTATCACCCAGTGGCGCATTGCTATATCTGGCACTCACCATCTTGACATTCTGGTCCCTGAAATCCTGGTAGACCTTCCCGAGTTCGGCAAGCCAAAACCCATTGTCGAACTCCACGTCAGAATTCAAGATGACCACCCAAGGACTCTTGGTGGCACCGATGCCGGAATTGATTGCTGCCCCGAAACCGCGCTGCTCCTCATGCCTGATGCAGATAACACTCGGAATTTCTCTTTTGCTGATCCGGTCCATGAAGTCTTTATTGGGTGAACCATCATCTACCAGGCAAAGATTATAGTAAATGCCCTGCGTCGTATCCCACAATGATTGAATCAGACGACTCAACCTCTCATACTGCCCATGGAAAGGTACGATCAAGTCCACTTCGGACAAGATCGTCTTATTGGTCAGGGGTGTCCACTTCTCTACCTTGTTCTCGCGATTCGCCTTGAGCAGGAGCGTCTGCTGCTGTGGTGTGACTTGTGTGATTCTCGGCATAAACCATTTCTTTCAATGTTTGAGGAGTGATATCTCCATGACCAAATAAATGATAAGAAGTACGAGGGTGAGACAGAGAAGATGCCTGTAATAAGACATCCGGCTTTGTCCCCATTTCAATCAACCAGAAATGACATCCGGCATTCAAGGTAGAATCTAAATTCAGAGCTCGCGACACGCGGCGATGCCTTGAATTTGACCCGCGATCCGTAAAATAAAGCACATGCTTATTGGCATTTTCATCATCAATTCCGAGAACCTTGATCGTCTGTACCAACGATTTTTCGGGATCAATTCGCCGGTCTTCTTGGTACTTGGCAATATCGACAATACTCTCACTCAGCCAGCGATTTAGTTCAAGGATTTCGGGACGATAGATGTAAACCTTATTTTCGGTTTCAGCATCCAATCCTTGGACAAAGCTTATGATAATTTTTTTGAGATGTTCAAGTGTGAAAAAATCGCCGATATCGAATACGAACCCTAGGAGGCTTGGTGTATAGAAAAGGTTTTCCAATTTCTCTGTCTCTTTCTCCGCTCACGATAATAATCTCGGAGCGGGTGGTTATAGGTTTTGAGGGGGTGAATAATGCTCGCATCGGGGAATTCAGGGTCGCCATTCGACCCGATCTCCGGTCTGAATCGCATCGGATAACGCTCGGCATCGCCCGACCAACCGATCTGATCGTTGAAATGAGCAAATTGCTCCACCTTACCTCCCAGATGGACCGCCAATGTAGGATAAATGATCTCCCCGATATCGTAAGCGCCCTGCTCGTCAAAACCGGGCACGGACTCTTGGAACGGATTGGTCAGATGAAGGAATCTCGTAAAGAAATCAATTTCCCGTAGCGATTCCATGAATTTGCGATGGAAAAAGACGCAGCATCCCAGCAAAATGCGAGTTTCTTTCAAAGGACCAACGATCTTCTCCACCAATGGCAAATCATAGTTAGACCAACGATGGTCATTGCCGATCATCCAGACCCCACGGTGGGCAGCCTCCTCAAGGTCTTCCTTGAAATCTGCCGAGGCAATGAGGCAGTCGTACTCGATATAGCAATACCAATCTGCCTTCCACGTTTCTCCCAACGTCTTCAAGCCCAAGGTCAAGTTCCTGTAGGGACTTTTGGACCGCCCGTGGTAAAACCCTTCGACTTGATATGTCGGCAACATATCAACGAACGGATCGGTCCTGGCAAGCACTTCCGCCTTGCCTCGAATCGACTTGGATTTCCAATGCGCTGCCCCATCAGTCAAAACCAAGATATTATTGGTCATATACATCTTGATCGAATCGATGGTATCCATGACCACTTGGGAATTGCCATGTACATTGAGTAGAGTCGCTATTTCCATAATATAATTGAGTAATCATTTCCCCAATAACTCAATTATATTCATGCCAGAGATAAGCAATGCCCAGATTGATAAGCTCATTAATTCCTTAAATGAGATACGTAATTTCTTAGAGTCGATCAAGACCAAAGAAGTTGCTAGGCAGGGGATCGCACTATCCGCCAACAAGTACAAGAAGTTGATCTACAGATCAGTCTGGCCCAAAGCCGTTCCTGATTACCATCTCGTCATCGATTCCGACCAGGAAAGGTCCCAACGTGCCTCAAGGATGCTTGACCAATTAGTTGACCTTCCTCTCAAAGATAAGAATGTCCTGGTTTTCCATTGCGGTCCCGGAGACCTTGCTTACGCTGCCTCCAAGATTACCAATGCGGTGGGTTATAACCCCCAATCGCTGGGATGGTCGAGATTCCCAGCAAATCACAACCTCAAATTCACCACGGATTTTGATGAAGCTACATCATTAAGTCCCTATGATGTAATCATCCACGATTCACTCGAATACAGCCAGTCTCCGATAGATCGATTGGTCATGGCATCACATCTACTTAGCGACAAAGGAAGGATTTATCTCAGGTGTCACCCATGGTCTTCTCGCCACGGCATGGACAATCTAAGGGTTTTTAACAAAGCCTTCGCCCATCTTTACTTGACCGACCTAGAGCTAAAGGAGATGGGCATAACTTCGCTGCCAACGCAACGAGTCATCAACCCGGAAACCTATCGCGAATGGATCACCGCAGCCGGGTTGATGATCCGCCGCGCGAGAAACATAACCCAATCGGTCGAAAACGTCTTCAGAGGTTCTATCATGTCGCCAGTCCTCAAAGATCTATACACTACAACAGAATTTCCTGAAGATATGCTCAAGATTTGTTACATTGACTATATTTTGGAAACGCCTCAATGATCTTCGAAGAAATGGCTCCTAAACGGATTCAGGAATTACTTGCATCTTGCGTAGCCCAGCATGATCAGGTCGTTCGCCTGATCGTGGAGACCAAACCAATGTTCCGCCCTGATCGCTTGCGATGGCTCTTGGACAGCACGCAATGGGCGTACGCTGTCAACCCCAACCTGATTGTCAACCTTTCATCTAAGTCCGAACAAATATCGCGTGCCAATTCGATACTCGACTATTTCAATTTGTCCCATTCAATCCTGGAAGGTAAGAAGTTTCTCGATTTCGGCTGCGGACAGGGGTACGTGCCGCGACAAACGAGCGAACGCGGAGCCATTGCTTTCGGCTATGATATCAACCACCAATGGCGAGATACTGAAACCTATTTGACTGATCAATGGAATAAAATCCTAGACAATGCCCCTTACGATTTCGTGATGATTTACGATGTCCTAGACCATTTGCAGGATGATCACCCCATAGACTGTCTTCATAAAATAAAGACAATTTTAGCTCCGGAAGGTGTTGTTTACCTGAGATGTCATCCCTGGTGCTCCCGTACAGGCAATCATTCATACAATAACAAAAACAAGGCATACATTCATTACTTTTTCACCGATGAAGAACTCGAAGAAATGGGAGCTTCCGGCATCTACACACACAAGATCGTCCATCCCTTGACCACTTATAATGACTGGCTCCTCAAAGCGGGGTTTCACAAGATCAAGGAAGAGGTCAAGAGAGATTGGTTAGAGCCATTCTGGCAGGAAGACCCTTTGCTCTATCAAATGATTTGTTCTCACTGGAAATCTTCATATGAAGAAACCCTAGCAAACGGAACCAAATTTCCTCAATACCAAATGGAAATCTCCTTTGCTGATTATATCCTACGAGCGTGAGTTAAAGCATCTTCCTGGCATCCAAGACGGCACAGACCGACTTGGCATTACACCCTTGAGAGATTCGCTTGTAGGCTCGCAGGAGCTTGGGATCGATCTCCCTACCAGCACAATGCGGCTTCCGGTGTTTGTAAAAGGCATGGTGGGCGACCATCGCCTTACCGCAGATGACGTTCGGTCGCGACAACTCCCTCGCCTTGATACAACACATCCAAAGCTCTTCATCAATATGGTCGATAATCCCTCCAAACTCAGCGAAATCGCTTCCTTTCCACGCAATGCAATTGATCGCCACCCGCTGGTAATGTGAGAGTTCCCATGACTCAAATTTATATTTCTCCAAATCCTGATTACACCAATCATGGATAAATGTCCTATGGACATATTCGGCATAATTTACGTCACTCCAGACTTTATTGGCAAATTCGGGCGGGATTCGCTCGTATTGTCCGTCAATCTTGAAGTCTTGCGCCCCATATTTCTGGTGGATGTAGGCGCAATACCCGTTCATCACCGTGTTCGCCATAACGAACAAAGGCGTCGGGTGACCAAGGCGGAATCTGACCAGGTTTTCTACGGCATCGGGAGCAACCCAACAAATGTCATCGTCGAACTTTACATAGACAGTCTCAGGGTCGATCGCCGTCTTGAAGAACGGTGCCTGCGGTCGAGAGCCAGGCTTCAAAGGAATCTCGGGATAGACCAATCGAATGAAATCCGGATTCTTTGCTTGCATTGACCGAATACAATCAATGTCTACCTGATGCGGTGTATTGACCCATATCATCCAAGAATCGATTGGTCCCTTGTTTGCAAGGACATAAGGTTCGAGGACTTCAAGGTTGGCTTGCCTTCCAGCCGGGGTGATCGCAACAACTTTGTAATTCTCAATCATACTAGGTCCACATTGATTTTTAAATTCAAATTGACTTTACCGATCCATTCTCTATAGCCAACACAGTCGTACTCCCTGTAGCTATCCCCTTCCACGGCAAGATATCGTACCTTCTTGTATTGCTCAAAAGGAGTATGTTTATACATCTTCTCGAACATCATCCGGTGAGCGTCCTCGCTCTTGACCTGAACCCGATACCTTTGTAAGATATTGAAGTAATGATCGAACAATACAACAAGACACGCTTCGGGCTTCTGTGAATAAAGTTCCTGCCCGAGACTGTCCTCGGTGGTCCAATTATCGAGAACAAACTTTCCTTCACATCCTTGAATAATTCGTTGCCAGTTCTTTCGGTGAGAAAAGCCCGGCAGGCGACTCTTCCGGTAGTCGTACTGTGCATCGAAGGAATAGTATCGATAACCGTAATCTTTCTTGAGCAGATTAGCCAATTCCGTCTTCCCAACACACGACATTCCCATAAAAACCAATTGATTATCCAATGGTTTTAGCAGGTGAAATTGACTCATCAGAGGAAAGCCCTGGTTGGGTGATAGTGTCGAACCCATTTGGATATCTCGTGCGCTCTGTGGGTCCATGTATGATTTGCAGCAACTTTTCGAGCATTGTTTCCCATAACCATTAACTCATCTGCATGGTTCTTGTAATAATCGATAATTTCCATAAGTTCGTCAAAGTCATGGTAAAATAAGACAGATTCCTTGTGCTTGTAACCTAAGTCTTCGAGTTCGGGCTGGTAATCACGAATTACAACCGATCCCAACGCCGAGCATTCGAACTGCTTTGCCATCGGTTCATTCATGGTCTCATCATTGGTCGCGACTCCTGAATAACCGGACACCACTGAAGCGAATTCCCCGAAGGGGCAAGCGATGGGACCGATGACGCCCTGCAGTTTCTTCGCCATCTTATATCGGGATTCGTAGAAATAGAATTGATTGCCGGTTTCCTGTTCGGCGATCGGGCAGGCGAAATAACCCATGGTCCCCCGAGATTGATTAGGGACCGTCAGAAATTCGGCGTTCGTTCCTTTTGGAACCCAAACGGCTGGAAGTCCTTCCTCTCTAAGGCGATATGTGGTTTCCTTGCCCGACGAGATAATAAGGTCGAAATTACAGGCACGATACAACTTGGTCCAGCATTTGTAATAGGGCGATTGAGGCATGAAGTTGAGATAGGCGTCATGCTCCACGATGATTTTAGGTCCGCTGAGACTCTTGAGCCACTCGGCATTCTGGAAGAGCCAGCGTGCCAACACCATCAGAACGTGTACGCCCGAAGCCGCCCGATGGTCTTCTCGGGGTTGGACATTGAATTTCAAGGAGAGTTGCCGCAGAAGATCATGGTGGTAAAACTTTGGCGTATTGATCGTATCATTAGTCCATAAATGGGTCATCGAGATTCTATCTTTTTAATTTGAAAACTACTCTCTTAAAAGAGTGAACAAGTCATCGAAAATCCTGATCCTAGTAACTTATTTCGAACGTCCCAACTTGGTTCGGGGACTCCTGAGAAGTATCGCCACAGCGAACCAATACTACGAAAATTGGTCATTAGCATTCATCGACGACGGCAGCCAACAACCCGGCCAGCCGATTGTTGAACGGGTGTTGAAGGATATGAAATCGAAAATCAGGTTCTTCAACACCGAAATGAGTCCTGAAATGAAGAGCCTCTGTAAAGGGACATTCATCGGTCTTTATATGAACCAGGCGATCGACGAATCCGATGCCGACCTAGTCATTATGATCGGCGATGACGACGAAATATGCCCTGATTACCTAGTCAATCTCAACCTGTTCTTCCACAACCATCCCGATTGTCTGAGTTGCTATTCCAATACATACGTCTTCAACCCAATGACTGAACTGGCATCTGCAACAAAGCGACTATACAGCGATAACCCCAACTGGAAAGGACACGGATGGTTTGGCAAGCCAATCAATCCGGCAAGAAAGGTAGACGGAATCCAAGTAGCCTTCAGGTCGTCGTGCTGCAAGATGTACGGGGCTCGTTTCCCTTATCCGATCGCCATTAATCACGATGCCATCTTCTTTGAAGAACTCTACAATCGTTGTGGTCCCAGCATCTATACTGGATTCATCGGCACCTGGAAGGGACGCCACGACGGACAATTGGTCAAGCGAGAAAGCTTGACCCGAGGTATCAAAGACAAGAAACCAAAGTTATTCCTATGAATGTTTTCCTACTATCAGCAATCCGTAGTGGCTCGACCTATCTCATCAACATGCTAGGAGATACAGGTCTTTTCCATTATCCCGAAGCTCATTCTGGTCACAAGTCCCTGGTCCCTCAACGGAAGATCCGCGAATTCCTTGCGCCGAATCACCATGTCGACCCTTGGTGGCTTAATGGCAGAGAAACCCCGGCGAATCGTCAAGAATCCATCAGTTACCTTCGACACAAAGTCAGCTTCATGACCGAACAGCCATGCCTCTTCAAGATACTCATGGAGCAGTACCAATACTATCTACTCGACCATAACGACCGTTCACTCATGGAATCTCTCTTTCCAGATCTCAAATACATCTGGCTCGAACGTTCCGATATCATCGCTAGGACAGTCTCTGCATACATTTTCTTCCGTTCCAAGATCGACCACATCTATGACCAAAAATCTTACGATGCGTACATGGATGAAGCCGTCCATCTCGACAAGGAAGGATTACTTGATGTCTACAAAAACCATGTCAAACGATGTGATTGGGCAAAATATCTAAATGGCGTCAATTATCTCAAGGTCGATTACGATGACCTGGTAGCCCGTCCCCAGGAGACATTGAAGGAGTGTCTGGATTATCTAGGTTTAGCGTATAACCATATAGACCTGCAAGCAATCGTTGATCGACATCCGAAATTCAAGACCGAAAGACCGGAAAGTGCCGCTTGGAAAGACACGCTTCGCGCGTTGCTTAGGAGACAAACTCTTTGATTACAATATTGACCGTCAATTACAATTCGGAAGATTTTCTGAAAGTCTTGTTCAAATCCATTGACCCAATTACACCGATTGTAGTGGTCGAAAACTCCCACACACCAAAGAAGTACCCACGCGCCAGCACCATCGTCAATCAGGGCGAGAAAACGCATGGCGAGGGGCTAAATCTGGGGCTGAAGGCGGTCGAGACCGAACACGTCTTGATCCTGGACGTTGATTGTCATATCATTTCAAGTCAGTGGATAAAGCTGTTCTCTAAAGCCCTGGAAGGATACGATGTGATCACGGTCGCCGGACCACCTCAGAAACCCATCCGCCCAGCGTGCGTCTTCATGAAAACCGCTGATGCCAAGAAATTTGACTGGCGAGCAACCCCCGGATATAAGGGACACAGGGTGACCCCAGAGGGCTTCGATGTCGGCATTCAGGCATATCGCCAAATGAGAATTGATGGTTTTAAGATCAAGTACATGACTACCATCAAGCCGAGCCGATACGGCACATTGAATGGCGAAGAATATTCCATCGACGATGTCGCCTTGATCTATCACCATTGGCATGGGTCTCATCTGGTCGAACGGTCCAGCGATTATCCCGATGTTGATTTATTGGCTGATAAAAAAAAATTACTGAGGCAGAGAACTCAATTGATGCTATGATTAATCGAAAATATTACTCCCAACTCAATCCGACCCAGCCCAAATCCTCAAAGCATAAGGGGAACAAATGCTGTTCGCTCGTTTTCCGGCAGCGAAAGATGAGCATCAAGCTGGTCTCGGACTCGTTTGACAAAACACTGGCTCAGCTTCAGGCATGCCGCGATGTGCCTAGCTCGCCCGAAACCGATGCCCCACTTTGAGCAGTAATAAATGTAGTTGTTCAAGCAGAGAATTTCAACATCCCTCTGGGTGAGTTGCTTCAATGTCGAGACCTTCTCGTGGTAAAGATGTAGCTCCAATACTCCTAGATTGAACATCTCCATACCCATCTCGTAACACTGCTTGTGGAAGTCGCTATCCGCATAAGCCCCATGGTCCGCATAGAACGGATCGACCCCGCCAGACCGAAGATAAGTCGCCTTGGTAAATGCCGTGTTGCCCGACATGACGCCCTTTCCAGGACCCTCACAAGGCAACCGATACCTTGGGTCATACCACAAAACCTTCTTATGGTCATCATAATCCCGCCTCAATATGTCAGGCGTGGTTCGGTCGCGATACTCCTTGACCAAACTGGTCTCCATCGGCTTCTTGAAAGTGAAGAGGTCTTGGGAGAAGAGGAAGCGATTGTCCTCGATTCGAGACAAGACAAGTCTCAGGTAGTCCCTAGGCAAAATGCGGTCAGAATCGAGGTAGAGAATGACATCGTTCCTCGACTTGTCAACGCCGACTTCCCACATCCTCGACCAATTGAAGGAATCCCCATGCCTAGGAACCTGATGGGTTTCCCAGCCGAGTAGGTCCGCGTTAGGTTCTCCATCCACTAGAAGGATTTTCTGACATTGGGGATAGATGTCCATATCCCCCATGCATTCGACCATCTGCTCAAATTGCGGCTTGCGATCAGGTGAATAAAACACCAAAATTGTTATCATCTATTATGCTTCCACCCGTAAGTTTTTAAATCCTCTCGGGATAATATCCTGTCAATACAAGTGAGGGGGGCTGATACAGTCTTTCCAGTTCTCTTCGTACTTCGGCGCTAAACTCCGAAATACACTTTTGCTTGGATCACTTTTTGCGTAATAATCCGCCATGCCGGGCAACGCCTCTTCAACCACGAAATGCTCCGCGATGGGCAATCCGGAATATTCCCACTGCAGTTCGTCATTGACTTTTTTCAAGTCAGCCAACGTAGGCTTCTCATCCATCACCTGAAAATAAAATACCACAGGAATAAGTCCTGTTCCCCGGTAGACGACTTTCGCCTGAATTCCATATTTCACATGAATATCCTTCTGTTTTTATTGTACCATGACTTGAAGATGTTTTCGGCATTGCCGAGGGAAATCCTCATATTCGTATCGCTCAGGTCCTTGCTCTTATGCGTCAGCGGGTTGGTCAAACCTTCGACCATGCCGGAAATACAATAGAGGTAATCGACGTTGCCGGTGTTCTGATAAGCGATCGAAAAGAAATCGAAATGATTCTTGGCGCGGCTCTTCAGATCTCTGCCGCCTATGAAATGCGACTCCAGGATCGTTTCCGGATGCGACCGAGTCACCATATAAAGGTCACGGTATTTCGCGTAGCAGAAGAAATTACCCCGGACCACATGGTCACCGATCGGCTGTTCTTCCATTAAGTTTACCGCCTTATATCCGGCTCTGTCCAAATCTTTGTAATGCTTGATATCCGGACAAGGATCATCCTGGTAGCGGAAGTTCTTGATGATGTCCATGTCGAAGACCTTGAGTGCCATGATCTTTCGCGCCGTCAAGGTGTCCCACAAGGGAAACAAGAGTGAATGCCATCCCGAGGGATGCTTGTCGATGGCTGACGTGATCCGTTCCATGAACCCTAGATAAAGGATCATGTCGGCGTCCAGAGGAACAAGATATTTGGTCTTGCATAGATCGAACATCTTGTTCAAAGCAACCGACGCTGGCGTGATGTTCCTGACCTCTTGAAATGTCACCTTATCCGGATAAGCCCTGACCCCCGTTCGGAACGCCTCCAGACACTCTTTCTCGGTCTCTTCCCCACACGTCATTAAAGTAAATGTAATCAATGCACTGAATCCAATTTTAATGTATATTCGACAAACTCGATTTCTAATGCTTGCCTCGCCTCCTGCGGGGAACATACTCCAAAAAATTTCTTCATCAGGGCATCATAGGCAAATGTGTTCTCAACGAAGAACCGGTCAAGAGGCTCGGATATGATTTCTTCATTCTTGATGCTGAACCCCGACAAGGTAAACCATTGGCGATAACTGGAGAGCGGGTTCAGCCACTTCATGACATGCTCGGGACGAATCCCTCTGGCATGGCTCTCGGCTTCGTCAAGCACGAGATGGGCATATGCCTTGTTATACTGCCTGTAGTAGTGTCCCCCATGCTTCGAAGTCCAAGGGTGGCAACTGGCGTAGACCGTGCCGCCTGGTGCCAGCAATTGCCCGACAAGCATCAATACGCTCACGGGATCATCGCAATGATCAAGTACATCATACATCAAGATCACGTCGAATCCCTTGGGTTCCAACTCTGCAATATAATTGACAAACCTCAGCCGGGGACTCGCACTGGTTAATGATATAGGCTTGATGTCATATCCTACCGACAACGCTGCCCCGCGATCCAGAACACACCGAGCAATGTGACCTTCGCCGCAACCAAAATCAAGAAACCTGGCGTCTTTCAGATTGGTCTCAATGATCGAGTCTATGATCCCTTCGGCACGAATCATCTTATCTTCATCATTCTCATGAGAACAAAGTGAGAACCCATCGATTGCCTCGGGCCAGTCGGGTCCGTCGATCAATTGGAAAATTGACGGAGGCGACACGACCCTTTCTGTGACCAATTCCTGATTTCCGACCCGTATCCTGCACGCCCCGCCATTCACCTTGACGTTGACCGTGGGATTGGAACTAATCTCCTTTTTTAGTTGCTGGAGAGAGTCTTCGATCGTCTTGATCAATTCGTTGACTTTGATTACATCCATTCGGACATCTCCGCTAATGCCTTCTTGACGAATTGCTTGGTCTTCGTGCGATTCATGGGCGTCTCTTTCTCGGTTATCTTAGCAATTGCCGGAGATCCCACATCTTCCCCGAAACTATAGGCGTACTCATGGGACGATAAACATCGTGCCTCATCCTCGTTATACATCATCTCGTGCTGGCTCTCGCCCGACAATGCCACTGCCTCGATGATGTGACACGAGGAATTCTTCAATTCAAGCAATACCTCTGCACACAATTTCATATCGACACAGCAGACATCTTTAGGACATATAAAAGTTCCCTTGGGTATCTTACCGTCCAGGAGTGCGCGTACCAGACATTGGGCTGCTTGATTCGCGGTCATGCCGAAGCGGATCGCCGGTTTACCGTCGAAGAGCCTGAGGTGGATATCTTCCTTGCGGTCGAGCTTCTTGGTCCAGATGGGCAATACTGACCCGTCGGAGCCAAACAAGTTGCCGAAGCGAATGGAGTGGATCTTGCCGGAAACCCGCTTGCTGTATTCCCAGACCAATCGCTCCGACAGATACTTGCACATGCCATAGACCTGGTTTCGATGGCATGCCTTGTCGGAACTTACCAGGATCGCGTGGGTGATCTGGTCGCCTATTGCTTCAATAGCCCCTAGAACGCTCTCAGTGCCTGCCAGAACGCTCGCCACGGCGAGTGAGGGGTTTTGCTCGCAGATGTCCACGTGCTTCAGGGCAGCCGTGTGAACGACGCCTGTGATCTTGTGGGACTTCATGATGTGCTTGAGTCGTTGAGAATCTTGCACATCTCCAATTTCCCTGATACAATCAGGACAATATTTTAATTGCCTCGATGGATCTCGACTGTATGCGACCACTTGGTGCTTACTTTCGATCAATTGCTTACAAACTGCCCGTCCTAACGTCCCCGACGCGCCCGTGACTAGGATATTCATCAGAATCCCAATTCCTCCAGTACCAATTTACAATTGCCTTTATTTTTAGAATATAATTCACGATGCTGAATTGACAGAAGAATTTTTCGAACTTGTCGGATGCCATAAGCCATACAGCCATCCCAATCATCTTTATAAATTGCTTGATCCCCATTGAATAACCAACCCGATGCGACCAAAGTGGTTTTCTCATAGGACGACAGAGGGTAATTCATGTATTCAAAATACTGTTCGTTTGTCATTATTCTATTTCTTAAATAAATGGAATTGTTTCGTGAAATATTTGTTTGTATCTGATCCAGGATCGGTGTAAAGAAGTACGATTCCCTTGCACAAAGTGACAGCCATATTCATCTCCTGCGATTCTCGGGGGATCGCCCGCGAGTAATTCTCGGATTTCTTCTTTTTTGATGCGAATATTAGGATGGCTCTGGATCACAGCCATCAGAAGCCCTTGTTCATCTTCTTGGGTGATTCTTCTGTGTCGCCCATTACTTTCCCAGGTTTGTCGTATTTTCGCACCAAAGTCATAACCGGGCGGGAATCCCATAAGACCACTATTGATATGATCTTCGAGCGGAATCAGAGCTGCAAATCGCCCGTAATATCGCACAGGCTCTTCTAAAATAAGAGTCTTGTGGGAATGAAGAAATTCTTCAATCTGGGGAAGTTTTTTCAGGAGGACCAGATCGTTATCCATGACTACTTCGTGAGACTCGATCCGCATCCTAGGCGGGCAGACCTTCCAGAGAGTACCGCCGCACGAACTACCGTCAAGCTCGACCGTCCCATCGGGTCGAATAGGAGACCACGCTTCATCATCAATCGGGCAATCATCCCAGGACTGTCGATGCAAAGCCACGGGGCGTCCCGCCACGATCGACTGAAGGAAATCATATTGTTTGTCAGTCAGACCATTATGACAAATCACCCAATCCCAATTCTCTTCTCCCAATATCTTGAGAGTTCGAAAAACAGATTCCTCAAGGATTTCCAGTCCTTGTTGGGAACAACTGCCACAGGTCCATCGCCAAAGAGGTTTCATGTTTTTGGATTTTTCTACTATATTAACAGAGTTAAATCTCAAGGAATTATAGCATGATTGATGAATATTTGATTCGCATGGAAAATTACATGAAAGAGATTAAATCTCTTTTGTTAGAACTTAAAAATCAAAATGTTTATATGTCATCGAGTGAAGATAAACTTTATCTAGAAGAGTTCGATGAATTGAAAGCCTTGTTGTCAAGCAAAGAATGGCCCGAAGCCGTAGAGCCGGACATGATATGCGACCAAAACAACGAAGAACAAGTCAAGATTCGGGCACAAGGAATTCTGGATTTCATGATCGAAGAACCATTTGCCAAGAAGAAATTCCTTGATTTCGGATGCGGCAATGGAGCGATGGCTGAAGAGGCTTTAGAATTGGGAGCTTCCAGTAGCGTCGGTTATGATGTTGAGAAAAAATGGACCGACAAGGAACGTAAAGTGATTCTTACGACCTCGTTAGACACCGTGAAGCAGAATGGTCCCTATGATATCATCTTGCTCTATGATGTCCTTGACCATGCCAATACCAAGCCAGAGGAAATCTTAAAACAAGTCCATTCTGTTTGTAAGCCACATGGTCGAGTTTTTGTAAGATGCCACCCTTGGTGTTCTCGTACCGCAACCCATGCCTACACGAAAGTCAACAAGGCATTCTTGCATCTCGTGTTCTCAGATATAGAATTGGTTCGTTTGGGCATCCCCTCTGGGGATTGCACCCAGAGAGCCATCCACCCACAAATGACCTATCAACGTTGGTTCGACAAGAGCGGCTTTAAAGTCATCTCCGCATCGCCATCAACCGAAACGGTAGAGAATTTCTTCAAGGAAAACCCGATCATTTCGAAAAGAATCAAGAGTCACTGGATGACTTCGCACGATTCTAATCTCGCCAATGGTTCCCACTTCCCCGAATTCCAACTGAAGATGCAATTCATTGACTATTCAATTTCACCGATCTAATTTCAGTCACTAGCCAACTGTCGGCTGATGTCTATTTTCTTCAAATCCGCGTCTGCTCGGGACAAGGCAGACGCGATGGTTTGGTCCATGTTGTAGTAACTAAAGTCAAACAATCTCCCACCTCCAATCATGTTATGTAATTTGTCCCATTCCCCTTGATACAAGACATGTCGGTTCCTAGACTCGTTACAACTGACGGGGTAGTACGGAATCTTCGTGCGGTCGTAGTCATCAGGATATTCCTTGGTAATTACCGTATGTTTGGTCTTGGCAAATTCGAAGTGCTTGTGTTCTACGATTCGAGTATAAGGTACTTCCAAATTGGTATAATTCATGATCGCTATGCCTTGGTAATCCGATTGCGATAAGGTCTCTTCCTCGAATCTCAACGACCTATATTCGAGTTCACCGAAGCGATAATCAAAGAACTCGTCAATCTTACCGGTGTAAACAACCTTCTTAGCCGACTTATTCCATTCCTCGCGATCGTCGAAATAATCGACGCCGAGTTTCAAGTCGGCACCATCTATCATGTTCTCGAACATCTTCGTATAGCCGCCGATCGGGATACCCTCGTAAGGATCGTCAAAGTATCGGTCATTCCAGGTATAACGAATCGGAATTCGCTTCGCCGTAGAGACGGCAATCTCTGAGGGCGATTTATTCCATTGCTTGGTCGAATATCCCTGGAAAAACATCTCGTAAATCTGCCGCCCGACGCTGTTGAGGAAGTGTTCCTCCAGGTTGCGAGGACGATCATGCACCTCGCGAACAGATTCGATATGCTTCCTTGCTTCGTTAGGGCATTTGATGCCCCATAATTGATTAAAGAGGATCATGCTGGGAGGTATCGAATAGACGTGATCGTTATAAACAGCTTTGATATGAGACCTGAAATGATTAAATTCCGCAAAACGATTGACGAAATCCCATATTTTCTTGCTCTTAGTGTGGAATTGGTGAGGGCCATAGGCGTGAACTTGAATCCCTTCAACATTCTTGGTGTAACAGTTTCCGGCTATATGATCTCGTTTGTCAATAATCAATACTTTCTTGCCGTGGTCCATGACCTGTCGGGCAAAACTCGCTCCAAATATACCACAACCTACTATTAAATAATCATAATCAGTTTTCGCCATGAAATATTAGAGTGTCAAACTCAAATAGGTCATGACAAGAAATATACGAGTATTTGCAATGAGACGGTCGGGACACCATGCAGTGATGACATGGATTCTTAGGCAATGTCCCAATCATCATTTCAAAAATGACCCATTATGCTATGCTGACTTTTCATCTACCTCTGGCAATGGCAAAGACATATTCCTTTTCAACCTGGAAGATTGGGACCTATCAGTCCCAGCCCCAGCATCCCCAGACGACGTTGATGTTTTGGTATTAAGAGATCCCTACAACACCTTCGCCAGCCGTATCCGCAAGAAAGAAAACTGGCCGCCCCAAGACCAGAGAGTACATTGGTCTGGTGAGAAACCGGTTTTCTTATGGAAACAACATGCCAAGGAATTCCTCCGAGACAATCCCCAATTACCCTCGGTCACAGTGGTCAATTACAACCAATGGGTTGTCGATGAAGCCTATCGTGCCGACATCGTCAAGTCATTAAACCTCGACCTTACAGACAACAGCATCGATTTCAAGGCGATGAGTGGAGCAAAGAGTGATTTTGCCGATAAGAACTACTTCGATCGCTGGAAACTTTATCGTAATAATCGAGATTTCCTCCGAATGATAAACGACGATGAACTGCGATCATTGTCAGAAAAGATATTTGGTCCCATTGGTAAGAATTTGCCCAAAAAACAATGCCCTATATGATCACATTTCTTAAGAATCGTTTCCGATAGATTTTCAAACAGTCCTCAGGAGAAATAACCATTTGCTCATTCATATCCTTAGATTTATGCATGTCCTCCGACCGGGTAAGACCATCAGTCATCCCGGCAAGACAATACAAGAAATCCGAATTGTCCGTCTTGCCGTGCTTCTCTATGAAAAACTTGTAGTCGATATACGATTTCTTACGCGCATGTTCATCGCCCCAATACAAACGATATGCTAAATACGTGTCTTTGTACCGGAAATAACATCGTTGTGGACCACGAACCACATGATCTCCAATTGGCTCTACCTGATTATACAAATTGATATTTTTGTACCCCATAGCCTCTAACCGACGATAATGCTCAATATCTGGAACCCGGACATCCTTATACGGATTTGACGCCAACACATCATGCCGCATGACCTTCAGCGACATAATCTTCCTCTCGGAAAGAGTGTCATAAAGAGGTATACAAATATGATACCAGGTTTCGTTTTTATAAGATTCTATATACTTTCGAATTCGAGTTAAGAAATCTGGGTAAAGTACAATATCGGAATCCAAGGGGATAAAATATTTGGTCTTAACCTTGTCCATAACCATATTATTCGCTGCTGCCTGAGGACGTACGTTACGAACTTCCTCGAAAGCAAAATTTGCCGATTCATGCTGGATTGCCTGAAGACATTCCTTCTCAGTGTCTTCGCCGCAAGTTATCAAGCATAATGTCAAGTCAACCATACAATTTCTCTGATAAAATAAGGTGTTTATATGACGTCGGTCACCACCATAACAACAGTAGCCCAACACCCTAAAGGAGCCGACCTTCATCTAAAAAATTTAATGTGGTCTCTGAAAAGTAAAATTCTTCTCTTCACCTTTCCATGGAATAATCTACAACCTAGAAATGGCGTAGAATACATTTATTCTAATACTTGCGGAAGCAATGGGCATTACGATTTTTATGGCAACCTGTTGTTGCCTCTCTTAGACCGTATCGATTCAGATGTCGTGCTGCTGTGTCAGCAAGATATAATGTTCACAAGGAAAATTCATGATTTGGTTCAACTATGTCATGACCACAATTCCATTATACTAGGCAAAACAAATCCCGAATATTTCGCAATCTTCGATCAATACGGAAATATCTCTTATCCTCGCCTGTGGGAAGGCGCGATCCTTTATCCGACCAATTTCCTTCGAGAAGCCTCCAAGAAAGGCATCTCGATGAGCCATGCAATGAACCAGGTGATCGACCAAGACAGGGAAATGGTCGACCAATACCGCCTGTACGATTGTTTTTTCAAAAACACGACCACGCACAAGCTGGTGAAGCTCGAAGACTGGCTAAGGAAGGCACCGGATGGTTTGCCGAGATCCGAAAAACTAGTAGAATTGACCATATACAGCCGATCCACCAACCAACCTTACCGCATAGTTGATGATTACACAGCCCACTTTCAAGGTCCTGAAAAGACCCATCGAAATATTCCAAACATCTATGAAAATCTAAACCAACTTATGACAAACCAATTGGTCGCCAGAAGATCAATCAACAATTGCGCCTTTATGTTCTATCTGGCGGAAGCCGTAGACGAAAGCCCCGATTTGGTCACGGCTCTCCTGGCAAATGAGGACAAATTCGCCCTCCGCAACTTCGTCGCCCGCGTCACAGCCATGTCGGTCCACGCCCAAGAATGGATGACCGAAGAACAATGGCGACGATTCCAGTGGGCTTACGGTAAAATCATGAAGTGCTGGAAATCAAAAACCATGATTTGAAACTTCGTATCCCAAATATTCCATCAATTGCTTCTTCAACCGCCTGCCAGGGAAGTGGGAGGACTGCACAAACAGCAATCCTTTATTCCATCCTTTATGATTCACTTCCGGGAATAATTTCATTTCCAACTCTGTTGTCTCAACATAAAAAGAAACAGCGTGCTCGTCTTGATTGGGCATCATCCCGTTAGCTACCAAATACTCATCATCTGAAAAATACTTCTCATGTATTTTCAGCAAAACATCGCTAAATCCCTTGCTGGGTTTGGCAATCCAGATTATTCCGCAGTTATAATGTTTCAGCACAGGACGGACAAAGGGAATTCGACTGCCTTCTTGTATGTTTTGATCAAAATAATTATAGAGATTAAAAGAATTTTCCGTAATGATGTGATGACGCAAAAAAGGATAATGTAAAATTATATCCGTATCAAGATACATGGATGGCTCATCGAGTAAGTCCCATACAAGAAATTTATTGAGGTAATTATGAGGAAAAGAAAGACAATGGGAGATGAGCATCTTGCCCCTAGCAATCGGCTTATCCGTAATTACATGAATGTAAGACCTAGGATAAATCCTCTGCAATTGGTCCACCATGAAGTCAAATAACCGTTCCTGGACCAAACGGTGATAATTATAATCTACTCCTGATTGAAGATCATCCCCAGCGGTCTTGTCGTACTTGATTAGGATGAAATTTTTGATCTCGGCAAATGTTTCTCGATGATACAACATCAGAAAATCCTGACTGGTTTGGTCTTCTGTAAGGCTAATTCCAATGTTGGGAATTGCGGCAACTTATCGAAATTGACCTTCAAGTCTTTTGCCCTCTGTAATATCTGGTTGCTCGGTCTTAGAGACCATTGCTTGCAGAACTTCGCGGCATTATACAGATTCATGACCGCCCTGACCCGATGCTCTACAGCGTAAGGATGGTGAAGATGCAACTCATGACAATCGATAACTTCAAACTTAAACCCCTTCTGCAGGCATCTCCAGAAGAATTCGGTATCAGGGAAGCCGTATCCTTCATATCCAGGATCAATGCCGCCCGCCTCTAAATAAGTCTTCTTTAAAAATGCCGTGTTGCCGGAAATCGCATTCTTGCCATAATACACCCCCACTGACTCGAAAGGGGGAGGACAAGGAAATCTTAAATCCACAAATGCCCGTTTCAATGTCAGTTCCCTAGAATCCCGCATCTGCCTTACAGAATCCAAGCTACAGTGATCTTTTAATTGATACAATTCTTTGCTGTACAGATACGTATTAGGTTTCACCTGGCGAACGATGCGATTAAGATAATCTAATGGCAAAATACGATCCGAATCAAGATACAAAACTGTTTCAAATGTGGCAATCTCGATCGCTCGCTGCCACATCATCGCCCAATTGAAATGAATGCCGGGACGGGCAACCTCGACAACTTCCCAGCCATCGGGCTGAATGTTCGTCGTGCCGTCAACGCAGAGGATTTTTTGACACGATGAAGCCCCTTCCATCTCCTCGATACATTCTTTGGCAATTAAAAATTGATCTAACCGATCTTTAGAATAAATAACAAATATGGAAAGCATATTTCGTCCTCAAGGCAAACCTATTTGGAGATGGACTCTCGGTCCAGTTAGTGACCAAGGATTTTATATACTAAAAGAATCAGTTAAAAAGATAAAACAGACATATGGCACAACATTTCAGTATGTCGTTTGTTGGAATGGTCTCACTCCAAAACAACTCGACCAACTCAAACAAATCAAGGTCGATCTCTTCCAGCAAATGCCCGACTCCCTGCCGTATCCCCCAAAGAATGAAATGTGGAAACTCTATCCGCCGCGACTCGATATGAATGTTCACGAAATCGTTGTGGACAACGACATCGTAATCTTCGATAAAATCCCCATCATTGACCAATTCCTAGAATCTAATTTCAATCTGCTATACGAAGGCTTACACAGGTCTCTAGGCAGTTATGACAGATATGTGCCGCCAGGATTACGCATCAACTCTGGCATCTACGGCGTTCCTCCAGGATTCGATTTGAAAGCAGGTATCCTGCACCTGCTCTCAAACGACAAGACCCCCGGATGGAAAGATAGATTCGACGACCAAGGCATCATTGCTCATGTTCTTACCAAGAATGGCAATTTCCAGATACTACGCCAGTCAACCGTCCCGATCCTGGAACCTCAGATGGTCGCCCCGAAAACAGGATGTCAAGGCATGCACTTTGTTTTCGCCAACAGAATGGAGAGTCAACCATGGAATCAATATAAACTTCGTAAATGCCTATTTTAATTATTGTCCTTCTTCTTTGTTCATAGCATCAATCACTACTTTCTTGATTCTGTCTAAGATAAATTTGCGACCGACTTCTTCTCTTTGTTTGATCAATTTTTCCCGAGGCGGCACCGGCACGTTGTTATCAACCACCCACAAGGCATCAGCCAACTTTGCCCAAGCTCGAATTTCACGGATCGGGTCAATGAAGCCGACAACGCTGTCGGCTCTTCGAGTCAATATCCCAATACATTTGCCTTCATAATCAAAAACACCACCGCCACTCGAACCGGGGAAATTAGCTACAGTCACCTGGTCGTAAACCTTGCCATCATTGATTCGACCTTGATAGGCAATAATTCCATCACTCAACGAAGCAGCCGCAATCCGACCGTGATAACACCCCACGTGAAGTACCGGCATCCCAACATATGGCATCTCCTTGTCTTCAGGGTAGAATTCCGCGTCTCCTTCCACGAAATTACCGTCCCTAACTCGGAGAATAGCAAGATCGTAATCATCCGAGACCGTCATGATTTCAGCAGCAGAATCCCGGCGTCCGCATGTCCTGCCGTCATAAACAGGATATTTAACCACCTGAACATCATTGAAGACCACCTTGCCGTCGTCGCTCAACTCAATCGATTTTGAAATCACATGAAAATTGGTCATCACATAAAGCGATCCCCCGCGATGGAACGCAATTCCACTTCCGGTACATCCCTTGGCGTCGATCATGACTGATATTTTTTCGACGTGTTCCACTACACTACGATAGTTGCTGGGCTTCTGAGGAATGGTCGATTGTACTGGCGTACAAGAACTGAAGGTAAACAGGAAAGAACCAAGAGCCAAATTTCTGAGGATCGTATCGAATTGTAACATAATGTAATAAATCTCTTTCTGAAAACACTAACGATATGTTAAAATAGTTTCAACATTGGGAAATCTTATTTTCGATGCTTTCGATAAGGTGTGTGTAGTAGTCAATAGCACGGGCAATTGCCTCACTTTCGGTGCAAAGCTCGTCCTCGTTGTAGATGAAGTTATTCATGTCGAAGTAGAGGGCAAGAGGATAATTGTCCGAAGTATACCCCCGGATCAGCTTGACCTTTTTAATCGCAATCTTCTCAAGAACTCCTTCGGTGGCGCGATAGCACAGGTAGACCGTAGTCCCTGGTCCATATTTGACCGAGATATTGATGGTAGCGGTCACGTCGGCACAACCGCGTATCGAAATTCCCCCGCTGGCGATGTGGTTAATTTTTAATCTCCTGTGAAAATTTCAATTTAATTACTCTTACATTATGTATACCCATTTTAAAGGATTATTGTTATGGAAGAAAATACAGCCGAACTGAAGCTGACCAGGACCGAAGAGACCATCATCATTAGCCTCCAGTCCCGTGAACGCGAAATCGCCCGTGAAGTTCTCCTGCCCCTCCAAGAGGCTTTCCGAGATACAATCTCCCAGATCGAAACCCGCCTCGGGCTAGAAAAGGGCGCTATCGGAACCACTCACGTCTTTGATCATCAGACTTTGACGGTCAAACTTGCCCCAGAACAGTCCGTTGTGGCAGAAGAAGCCGAAGAAGTTGAGACCAAAGCTGCCAAGGTTGCCAAGCCCCGCAAGAAGTAAAAGCAGTTCTTGACGCCATAAATACATTTATGGCATACATCATCCCGGTCATCATCGAAAAGCCCCACAACCAAGATGAATTGAAAAAGGCGTTGAGTCTTGCCCGTAAGAACTTGGCAAGACTCAACGCCTTTTCATCTGCACCTGATCCCGATCCTTATGTCTTCCCCTTGACGATCACGAAGGCTCCCGATGACCAATTGGCTCGGAAGCTCAAGCAGGCGAGAATCACACTAGATCGCCTGCTTGAACTTCAGGACGCGATCAACGACTGAACCTTCTCGATCTCCGCTTGAATATTGCGGAGAGCTTGGACAGCCTGGTCGGGATTGACCACGCATTTCTCTAACGATCCGTAATGATGTTCCAGGCAATCCAACAATAACTGACGGATTGCTGGTTCGTCAGGATTTTGTCGCAATGTGCTTTTCTTATAGACTTCTTCAAGTCCACGTTCACGCTCTGCCGCTACTTGCCTAAGATATTCTTCGGTCCATTCTCCTCGCCGAATTGCCTTCAATTCTTCGCGATTGCGCTGGATATCAATATCACCTTCCATCAGGATTTGCTCAACTTCATTCAGAAGACGGATGAGATGCATTGCATACTTGGAATCATATCCCACTCGATCCACATCTTCCTTACGTTTCCCGATAGGTTGTTTGGTCGACATCTTATGCAACTGACTGTAGCCGTACCCTTTGTACTTCGAAAAGCACCCTTTGTGAAGGAAGAGTTTACGGTTTTCACGCACCATATTGCCAACATGGGTCGCATGAAGGACGCAGTTTGCGGGTGTGAAAAGAGAACCAATCATGGTTGGATTGTTTTCCATCGCTAACTGGAAATATTTCACAATATTATAAATCGTGAAATCATATTCCCTACCATGTCCACCCATGGCACTGGCATCATAGATATGATGTTCAGACCACTGCCCAAATCTTTCTCTCTGCTTGCCAAAGCCAGGAATTTCACCGACAAGGTGTGGGAATAGCGTCTCTCTACTTGGTATACAAAATCCATAGATATCAAGATCAGATGAATCGCTTGAAGTGCCGTAAGCTGTGGACCCGATAATTGTTAAGTAGGCACAATTCGTCGGAAGCCACTTGGGAGGATTGCAGAGACCTTTTTGGATCAATTCCTGAAGTATCATTGTTCTAATCTCCTTGCGAAAAGCATGTTTCAAAACAGAAGTCAAGAATTTGGTCGAGCCAAAACCAACTTCATCTTCCCGACCTTCTTGGGATACAGCTTGGCATAGCACTTCTTCCAATTAGGAGTGTAGCTATGAAAGATGAGCGACTTGCCAAGATCGTCGATGTCCTGCTCGCTCTCGATGAGATGACAATCCTCCTTCTCAATGAAGCTGTGGACGAGACCAGCCATACAGACATGCCTCGTCACCGAGAATTCTTCCCTCAGCAGGCAATCGCTGTGAAGCGTGCGCAACCAGTTGGCTAAAGTGGATTCGTTCTTACGGAAATCCGCCATGTACCTCGGCAACAGGTCGCACCAGTCGCGAATCGTGCCATTATTCCACAACATCACGCCCGACGAGAACGGACCAACCGGCACCGGCAGGAACCCAGGATTCCAGCCCCTTCGACGCGCCCACATCGCCTCGCACGCCGCGAAATCTACGAACTCATGATGGTCGAAGATGTCTTCTACGTCCCCGAAGATGAACGTGTCAGCGTCCAGGTAGAGGATGTGGTCCTCCTTCAACTCGGCGAAATACTTGCGGTTGATGTGGAAGAATGATTCCTCCCCAGGATAGATCAAGGGAGGACGATCTAAGACTTCGACGTCGATGCTCTTACACGTCTCAATGAATTGGTCTGTGGACTCGACATTGATCGATGTATGTTTGGAGACGTTTTCGCGTTCGATGGTCTGGGATGATTGGTCTCGGACCAGGAATATCCTCACGGGGATGTCCTTGTTATGATTGCGGAGCATCCCCATGCTCGTCAACGCCATCCGGAGATAGAACGGATGCTCATTCGTGATATAAACTACAGATCGATTCATGGGTTATTCTTGTGTAAGGTACGGCAGATAGGGCGTGTCTTGCAGAGCCTTGACCAGGTCCCGATAGTTCTCGATCCTTGCCTTGGGATCAGTCTTGTCTTGGGAGGCTATGTCAATGTAGGGCAATTCCAAGAACCAGAGCAGATCATTCCATTGGTCTTCGATCTTGTCGATGGAAATGGAGATCATTGTCGCTAATTTAAAATAGGACTTGATGTCGGCTTGGTCCATCTCGAATTTCTTGATGATATTGGTGAACTCAGTTGGGTCGACATAGATATAAAATGCCCTGGACTTCGCCAGGATGGACTGAATCGGGCTTTGGACGGCATGGACGATCTGGGTATTCTTGCGTATGAATCCCCAGACCTGGCTCCACGCGGCACACCTAGCTTGATTCTGTGCCAGGAGAAAACCGGTCGAGCCTTCCCGCTGGAAGACTTGATCTGTGAGGAAGTCGATGGGGTCTTGGTCCATCTGGATCAGGACATTATCTTCGGCAAACTGCTCCATAGCATCGGGGTCGAGGCGACTGAAGAGTTCTCCGAATACGGTTGTGTCGGGGATTGTCTTGAGGCAAGTGGCTAGGCTTTTCATGGCATGGGACTGGTCACCAACAATAACGAAATTGGACATGCCTTTAAATTAGTTAATTTATCATTAAGTTCTATCTAAATATTGAAAACTGTTATATAGGTATTGGCATGTCAAAGTTCCAGGAATTCATTCTGAGGACTGAAGCGGTTCAGGATTTTCTCCCCAATCTGTTCAACCGCATTCAAACTGATCCTCGGCTCAAAGATCCCGACCTGTGGTTCCACTTCAGCAGCATCCCCAAATTGGGGGTGAATCCGAGGGCATCGCACCGAGACCCTCACGGCATCTACATGTTTCCCAAGCAATGGGTCCTCAGCCCTCAATTCGGAAGGAACCACATGTTCTTCAACATGCCTTATATTTTCGTGCTAAAAATCAAACCGGGGACAAACCTGCTCAACTTGGGTACATTGACCCGAGACGAAGCCGCCAGGATTCTCACGACCATGGGTCTCCAGGACCAGATTGCCACCTTGGACAATCCGTCCCGCTACGGAGGCACCGAGCCGGGGCAGATCCTTTGGCAAATCCTCGACCAATATGTTGCTCCGAATCGACGCAATAACGGGGCATGGAATGCTCTGTTCAAGCGGGCTGGCTACGATGGCGTGATCGATCCCGGCACCAGCGCCATCCACCCCAATGAACCCGAACAAACCATCGTGTTCAACGCAAATAATCTTGAAGTTGTTGATCTGATCCAGAACAACACGGCGAATGCCCAGCCGAACATCATCATCAAGTCCTTGACGACGATCAGCGATGTTTTATTTGGTCGCGGCAAGTACAGGATGGAGAGCTATTCCAACCCAACGGAGCGGACTTATAAGATCATCGGACAATATCAAGGCAGAGAATTCCAGGTCTACAGCAAGCATTCCAAAGGCGATAGCAAGGACGGACTGCGGGAGTTTTCCCATGAGATGTATATCTCTTTGATGACCGCGACCTCTCATGGTTCGGATAGCGAGCGAGTTCACGTGAATTTCATTGATAACTACTATGGGTCTATCCAAGACCAAATCAAGAAGGTCGTAGTGAAGTTTCACACCTTCATGGACCAGGCAATTGCCGAGGATAATCCCGAGGAACGGAATGAGTCGGCTGTCAAGTTGAAGGAAGTGGCAACCGAGGTTATGCGTTATTTTGGTCTCAAGTTGCCCGCCCCGTCGCACCACAACACCAATTATTTCATCCAGAAGAGTTACGATTGGGGATCATTCAGTATCAGCGTGTCTTACGAGAAGTCCTCATGGGACGACAAGCCAGCGGGCATCACGGGGTCGCTGAATATCTTCACGGCTCGCCGGGGCGACAAACCTTCGCAACTCAGGGAGTTGGGGGCACAGATCTATGGCAACAAGAACACGAGATATCCCTTGGAGATGCCGACACAGGAGATGGCGGCTGCGATCGTCAAGTTGATGGTCCAGGATGCCGAACAGGAAATTTACAAGCACTATCATCCCGACCCCGACCAGCATTCCAACACTTGGACTCGTTATGAGTGGGCTGATCGCGGTCGTAGGTTCCTGAAGGTTCTCTCGCGAATCAAGGCAATTCCACCGATCAGGGCATTGCTCGGGCGTCAAGAGGTCAAGGACGAGTATCAACGTGAGATTCAGAGTTCGCGAAATCAGATTGACCTCAAAGAATATCTCAAGGGATTCAATACGAGATATCCCAGACTTGCGGCATTACATATTAGGACTTACTACAATCACAAGCAGACCACGAAGCCGGGTGAAGTCCGGGAGATTAGTGGCGATATCGCGATCTACGACCCTTTCTTCGAGATGAACAAACAGCGAAAAGACGAGACCATGATCAAGTTGATTGCCAAGTATCTGATGTTTAATTGGATTACGCCACGGGTCATTCGGAATTATGTTGGCGAGGCACCATTGCCCTTCGGTGCGACCGACCTTGAAGTCGCATTCACCAAGTCCTTCATCAGGTTTTTCTTGAATAAAGATTCTTTGGAAGAACACCCCGAGTGGCGGAATCTGATCCAAGCGGCATACATGAAGGGAATGGCGTCGAGTGCATGAAAAAAGGAGAGCAAATTGCTCTCCTTTTTGTTGGCGTTAATCCTGCAATGGTACAGACCAATATGCTTCACTCAAAAAACTGCGCCAACTGTCAATCTGGACGAACTCTTCCTGTCGGAGTTGCTTATATCCGGGTCGAGTCGGCTGACTCAGGAGTTTCATACCAGCCTGCTCCGGTGTCCGATTAGCCTTGTAGGAGTTACAGGCAACGCAAGCGATGACGCAGTTCTCCCACGTGGTCTGACCGCCCTGAGCTCGCGGGATGACGTGGTCTACGTTCAGTTCTGACGTTCCGGGACGGTCGCCGCAATACTGGCAGCGGTAGTCGTCGCGGCGATAAAGTTGACGACGACAGAAGGTCTTGCGGGGCATAGGAAGCTTGTTGTACTCGTTCAGCAGGATCACCTCGGGTATCCGGAAGACCATGTTGGCGGTACGGATACCTTCATCCCCGAGCGGCTTCAACTTACTCCAATCTTCCCAGGTCATTGCCTGATAATCTTCGGGGTTGATGATTCGCGCAACTCCCTTGCATACTTTGGTGAGGGCTTTCTCCAACGTCTCTGTACGCATCGGTGCCCAACTCTTGTTCAATACAAGGACTTTACGCTCCTCAAATGTGAGCGGACGACTCTTCTTAGTTTCCGTCTTAACTTCGCTCATTGATCGACCCCCAAAAAAATAGTTTCACTTTGAGACCTGGCTTCCGTCCAAAACGAAGAAGGGAAGCCTTTTGTTGCCGGTAGCTTCCCCGTGCCAAGTTCAAACTGGCGGGGGTAATCTATCCAAACGATTCATATGCTTTCGCTGCAAGCAACATAAAATTCGGTCCTTCGACTACTCCCAGGCGCAGACCGATCCCGTCATTTCTGGGATCTCGCCAATCAATCTGTGCCTGGACATTGCTGTTCATGATAATATTATTTAGTTATTGGAAAAACATTCTCGTTTAAAATCCGATTCTTGTCAAGGTCAAACAACTATATTATTCTATGGAATCTTATACGTTGAACCAACTGGAAGCGATCCTTCACGAGAAATTCGCCTACCGTTCTCGCGTCAAGATCGATGGCAACAAAGGCGTCCTCACCGCAACCGATTCCAAGATGTTTGCCGGGCTGGAACTCCTCTACTACTCTCTGACACTGTCCCACGACATTGGGTTCGCGGTGGTGGATTTGGGATTGACATCTGTTCAAAGAGCCTGGTGCCTCGATCGCAACATCACAGTTCTCGACCTGAACGACAAGTTCATTTTCCCCGATAAAAGCGTCAAGGGTTGGCAAACATGGAATAAACCTGTTTATATTGAAAACAGTCCTTTTGAATACACACTATGGCTCGATGTAGATTGCATCGTCCGAGGCTCACTAGAAACAGCCTTCTGGCTTATTGCCGAGAATCCTCTGGTCATAGAATGCATTCACGCACCGCAGGGCATATTTATCGCCAACAATTTGAACCTTTACAAATCCCTCAAGTTCTACATCCCTGAGAATCAACGTTCCAACCTTTATCCCAATGCTGGGGTACTTGGTATTGTTCCATCAAGAGATAAAAATTTAATCAATCATTGGAAAGAAATTATCCTTGTTGCCGCGAAGGATAAGGAAATCAGAAATTTGATTTCCTTATATGACCAGGGAGCTTTGATATGGGCATTGGAGAAAACCAACAAGACTGATTTGATACGCCAGGATTGGGGGTTGAACTATCCGGGACGCACCGGCAATGATCGAGTCCATTACAATGCCACTCCGTGGGGACCGGAATCCGCCAATCCGGCTGTCTTCCTCTATAACTTACCTACCAGAGATTCGGCTGTCATTCGCCACTATACCGGACCAAAACCATGGTCGTCCTGGTCAACCCCTGCCATCAGGTTAGAAGAATCGATTTCCAAGAGACTTCGCGTTCTGGTGATCAGCCACATCCACACCTTGTTCAACTTGACCCCCAACCGTCCTTACCTGGAGATGGTCAATCTCAATCGATTGGCGATCGATAGACACCAGCGTAATAACCTCGCCGAATCGAGGATTTACCTTGACCCAAACCTGATGGATCGCTTCGAGGGCAGGGAGTACGTGGGATTGGCGACTGCGAGATGGAATCAGAAGTACATGCATAGCGGCATAGCCAGATTAGAAGACCTTCACGAATATGAATATCTTCTTGATGAAAAGGTGGTCCTGGTTGCCGACCTAGCAGATCCAGTAAAGTGGATTGACACGACTTGTTTCTTCAATATAGGCATGCACAAATTCATTGATGAGCTTGCCGAATGGACGGGTATGCCGCGTACAAATGGTCCTTCTTTCTGGGCAAACAATTTCATCTGCCATCGTTCGGTCTTTGCCGACTACCTAAAACATTTCCTGAAGGTATTTGATTATTTCACCAACAAGTACGACAATCGATTTGATTTCAAGGGCATGGACCCGAAACGAACCCCGGCATTTTTCTACGAGGCAGTAACCGTCCACTATTTTGCCAATCGCTCCGACTTGACATTTAAACTCATTAAAAAACCACCAAGATAACATCTTGGTGGTTCGAGGAAAGGTCATTCTGTATTCGCCGATCTCAGGATCGGAGATCGGAGACGACGGCGCGGACGACATCGCCAGCCACGCATCGCTTGCCTTGAGCGAAAGCTCTCATGGCAACGCCGATCGCGTGACCATCTTTGGGGGACGCCTTGACCTGCTGATCGATGCCGTTATCGACCAAGTATTGCTTCGTAGCAGCATAGTCCAAGACCGGAGGAACCAGTTCCTGCATGATCTCGGTTTCCCGTTCGCTGAAGGTGCCAGGATTGTTCTTGGCATCTAGCAGCAAGGTCCGGACCAGGGCGATGACGATTTCATCGGGGACCGGCTGCTGAATAACCTGGTCCAGTTTGCCCTTAAGGAAGCGATACGCATTACGCGATTCGGCATCCTTGCTCTTGATGGCGTCGATCATCCGGCTTTGAATCGTGTTTTGCAGCGACATCTCTGGTTAATCCTTGTCTTCAGGAATGGTCTCGAAAACTACAAGTGCCCCGATTTTTACAGCATAATCAAGCATATGACGCAAAGTTATAATTAAATCCTCGAAATGCGACTTCTTAAGACCAACAGCGATCATCCTGAGGGTGTAAGCATAGACGCTATTGGTTAAGCGAGTTCGCAATAACTCGGGCGTATACCGAACCGCCCCAGATGTGGCAAGTCCCAACATATCAGCGACCACCGATGCTACCGCTAGACTCATGTGAATTTCAATGCAGTTAGGCGGCTCAGGTCTAGGGATAATCGTCTTTGGTCTGTGGTATTCCGGCACAAAGAGAGCGATTCTTTTCATTTTTCCCCTTCGTTTACGAGGATTTCGAATGCCCAATACGCGACACAAAATGCCAGGGACAAGAACCAGAAATATCCCTTGTCGTCCATCGCAAGCTTGGTCGCAGCGATCGTGCTTGCGATGCCGATCGAAGACAGAACCGATACAGCCAACATCTTATTGTTTTTCATGAGTTGGTCCTTTCAGGGCAATCGGTTTCTTGTAACCGTAGGGACAGTGGAGACAGCCATTCGAACAACATCGCCCGCGTTTTAGCAAATAATGTTCAGTGAACACATACTTGCCTTCGGCATTAATGTAGTAATCAATGCCTTGAATTAACGCGGGCTTGTTGCTCTGGGTGGTCATGTGTTACCGGGGCTTGAGTTCTGTGAAACCCAAAGTCTGTCCGTTCATGCCGTAGTGCTTGTAGAGGATCGTCCTCTTCGTGCCGTTGACATTCACATCGAACGTATACCACGAATTGCCCAACTCCTGGAAGTTGGTTGCGCCGTAAGGCAATTCGTAATACGACACAGGGTTTTCGTTGCATCCCGTAGCTACGGTCAAAATCACCGTTGTCAGCGCCAACTTGATCCTAGAACCGATCATCGTACTCAATCTCAGGAACATAGTCGTTCACCGTCCTTTTCATCTGGTTAAGTTGACGATTCAGGCTTTCGATCTGCCGTTCGTTCCGCTGATTTCGATCCTTGAGGATTGCGTTCTGTTCCGTGAGGGTCTTGACCAAGGCGACCAGTTCATCACGATCCATCTTCTCCAGGTCCGTCATCTCGCACCTTTCCTTTTCTCGCAAAAAGTCATCGTCCCTTGGGGGAAGAATCCGTGTCTTCGCTCAGGACAACCGGCAATCCGTCCTTGCTGTTACCGATAATGATAACTTTGGCATTGTTCGAAGTCGCTAGGTCCACGGTCGCCTCAATGCCCTTCCACCTCAAAAGATCGGGCGTGATCCCGCGACTCACAATATCCTGGAAGGTCTGGATGCCTTCGGCTTCGACCTTCTTCCGCTTCGCCTCATTCTGAGCCTGGATGATCTTCTGTTCGGTCGCGATCTTCTCGTTGATCGCGTTCGTCACCGAAGGCGGCAAAATCACATTGCGCAATTGAACCTCGGGAAACACAATCGGCTCTTTGGGGGCATTCTTACCATAGTGTCCCACAATGTTCCGTATCTGCGTATTTAACCGATCCCGCATCACCTCAACAAGTTCGGTACGCTTGGTCGCATAAATCTCTTCCTCAGTGAACTGCGAGACAGCCTGGCGAACCGCCGTGGAAATCGCCGGACGCACGATTTCCGATTCGTAATTGGGACCAAGATTCTTGTAGACCCACGACGCCGACGTGGGAGATAGACGGTGCGGCACCGAGACATCCATCTTCATCGACATCCCGCGAGACGACAAGGCATCGATCGCATCATCGCCTTTGACATTCCCCTCACTATTCGCCGACGACATCGTGTAGGTATGGGTCCTCGCCGACATGGCGATCACTTCCGCGAACGGATGGACCAAATGTACCCCTTCATTGAGGCAACCTTCACGGACATTTCCGAGAACAACAACCACGCCCACATGACCTGCCGGGACCACCGAAACCATCGAAAGACCGACCAACCCCACGCTGATAGCCGTCAAGATCGACGAGGCATATGTACAGAAAGCCCGATCGCCAGCCTCTTTGGCGAAGAATCGCCCCACGAACACGCCAGCCGCCAAAAAAGCAAACAAACAGCCTAACGCAAAAGAAAAACCCATCCGACACACTCCCTTGTTTTTGCTACCCAAAATCCTTACTATTTCAAACCACACTTAGGTCTAACAGAGGACAATGATAACAAAAACAAGGTCGTGTGTCCAGAGAGATTAAGCCGGTGTGCCGCAGGTATAGGAATATCCCGATCCTTTAATCATAGTGACGAAACAGGTGGCTGGCGCGACACATGGCGGATCGCATCCTGTCGCCATCGCACTGACCTTATCAGCCAATGCCGAGTTTTTAAAGAAATACACCATCACAAATATCTTCGACATTTCCGAAATGATCTTCTGTTTATGCTCCTCAGCCAGTCCGGTCTCCTCGATCGAAATACTTCCGTCTTGCACGCTATAGAACTTGATCGGGAATTCGTCCAATATTTCCTTGATGGCTCCCTGCGTATCGTAGAACCCGCCATTCGCATCCAAATACTGTCTCGGGCGACGATTGTGGAATTCGAACTCTTTATACCACCGCCCGCAATCACATCGCTTATACTCATTGCCAACTGAACAATAGTCACCATTCAAGTAATTAATGAATGGTGATGGGTACGACAGGAAGTCCACCGACGCCAATCGCCCCTCTTCCGTGGAATACACATAGGATAATTCGTCCTGAATATGGTAGGTCCCATGCTGGCAGGTGAAGAATGATGCGCCGCCGTCCCAGCATCGCATATGATTACACCACGCCCTCGTAATCTCGGTCTCCTTGAGGAAGTCCAACGTCTCCTGGATCACCCGATCCCCGGTATTGCTCAAAAGATCGACCAATTTTGGAAATGCATTTTCCTCAGAGATCAAGAAAGTCGTAAGTAATTCGAAGAACCCACCCGATGCCATCAACACATTAATTCCATTCTTCTGAATATGTTCGATAATGAAATTACAATAATCGGCAGTATGGAGATAAATGCTCGGGTCGAAGACGATACTCCAATAATCACCATCCAAATTGCCGTGAGAGCACATCATACAGGCAAATTCATTTTTGAATTTGCCTTTGTCAGCAACCTTGATCGTTGCTGCCCCATACTTGACCTCGTCGTACGCCACGGGCAACGCCGCTTCGACATACAGTACCTTGGGATTTTCGATGCTAAATTCCTTGAGAATCATCCTATAATGTCGATCGCTCTCCACCTTCTTGTAGCCATGCTTCCATATCCGATAGCCGAAGGGAGCTCCCGTGCTGCCGCTGGTCCTGTTATCGAATGCATCAAACGTTCCCGTATACCAACTCTCCTTCTCTAAGAGATCGTTTTTAGAAACTGAAAATTTACCTACCGTTTTTTCCAGACAATCCAACGACCCCAAAACTGACGGGTCAATCAACTCTTGATAAACCGGAGAACGCTTATGGGCATGGACGATGATCGCCCGACCCAACACTTTCTGTGCGTATCTTATGGTCTCGGGGTCAGTATACGGCAATTCGCCGCAACGATCCAGATAGGCAATCATCAATTTGCCTAATCGATCTCGGTCCGGTTGGTTAGTAAGAAAACTGTCGGTTACTTTGTCCAGATCGGATAATATCTCTAGAAGATTAGTCATCAAATTCCCCCTCATTTGTAGTGTATATAGGGGGTTTCTTGACGCTATCCAAGGAAATTCCTAAATGCTTGGCAAACTCGACGTAGATATCCCTGGCACTTTGGTCTTGCCACATAATACCATCACGAACGACCTCAAGTCCGTATCTTCCGCCATGTTCCAAAATAGGACCGTAAACAATCTCTATATCTTCCGGCTTGATATACTTCTCCAGGCATGGCTGATACTCTCGAAGCAACCATGGAACGTGACTGCGATTCAATCCATAGGTCATTCCCATACAATGCAATACGTTACAGGAAGTAATTTGTCCGATATTTAACCTATAATCGTGGGGATGGAAATTCTCTTTGATGTCCAATTCCTTAACACAGTCATTATAAAGATCGGGTAAATTTTTCTTGATGTACAGAAACAACATCTCGTCTTGGATCACTGTGTACCAAGGAATATCCTCATATAACCTTTTTCTGAATCTTCTGTTCTTGGTGGACAACATCGCCAATGACATCCATACATTCAGGAAGTTTTCTGCCTTCCTCGACTCCTTGTCGAAATAGAACAATCCCGCGTTGTCACCCCTAGAATGCAAATAATCCGCTTCCTTCCCCAAGGGTAAGCAAGTCCCGTTCCAGAACAGGTCGCTGTCCGCGTAGATGATATATCTCTGGTCCAGTTTGTGCGACAGATTCCACACGTCGATCGGTCTGGAGAGCATCTCTGTGAAGATGCGGTCTTCCATGGGGAGCAACTGGACATTCGGCTTCTTCTCGAACCTGAACGAAATCTCAGCCAATCCGCATCGTTGCCTCACGACCTCGAATCCCAATATCTCGGGATAATCGCCCCAATCCGACGGGTAAGGGGAATAGTCGACCACATATGCCTTGACATCAGGACAATGGTATCTCATGGTCGCCATCGAGGCAATGATCGCGACCGAATTCCTCTCGACCACCTTGATATCCGGGACGTCGCTCCACCATTGATAGATGATCGCATACTGCGAGGGGTCTCTGGGGAATAGCCTGGGGACCTTGAGCATCACAATCCTTTCATGTCATCGAGCAGCTTCTCGCCAATGCCGATATCGACCCAGCGAATGGTCGGCTTCAGGTCCAACAGCTTTTTTATGTACGCGAAGTCCGTCCCTTTGTCGGCATGGTCTGCCCATTTCGCCTGGACCGCTAGTTGCCTCCTCACACAGAAACACATCGTGTCGATATTGCCGAACTCGATCTGCCTGCTCCTGGGCAATTCCTTGAACCAACTAGCCATATGAGAACATCGTACGATCCCTAAGTCATGCTCGCTGGTCGTCGCGTACAAGGTCGCCAGGGCGTGAGGATAGTAAACGTTGTCATCATCCCAAAAGCAGACGTAATCACCCCTGACCTCGCTCAGACCGACATCCTTGGCATAGGCTCCCCATCGCCCTTGGACTTCCTTGAAAACCACCCTGTCGATCTGGTCACGGTGATGATGGAGGATCGGGTCGAAGTCCCTCTTGTCGCCCTCGACCACGACAACCAACTCCGTTTTTAGAGTTCCCTTGGACTGAGACCGATATTGACTGAGGCAGTTGGCGAGCCACTTGGGACGACTGGAAGGGAGGATCACTGAGAGTTGGGGGATATTCGGCTTTAGCATATGCCTTAATTAAGTTAAGTGCAATGCAAAAGCCCTAGAGATATCTCTAGGGCTTTTAAATCTTCGACTACTTGTTTCTTAGTAGAGCCTCAACCGTCCAGAGACCCACATGGGCGATTCCTTGCCAAGGAAGCTCTCCATCTTGTCGGAGTAATCGGGACCGATGGCGACACAGGTGCGAGTCGGGACACCATGAAATTCGGTCAAGCCGCTATCTGTTACCAGGTGGGTCGTTATCCCAGCATTCTGCGACTCCTGAACAATCTCCAGGAGATCCGCTTCCGAATTAACCGCCAGGATCACTTTCTTGCGACGGTCTTGGGTACACCACTGATGCTCAGCATGGGTGTATAACCTGCCGGTGTCGATGATCTCATGGAGAAATCCCGAAACAGCATGCCCTACCTGAGCGCCCATCTTGCCCTTCCGCATATTTAAGTCATCGCGGACCACAATGACCTGCTTGGTAGGACGCTCGATATCGAGTGCCACTTTACATCTGTTGTGGGAAAGGATGTCACACCTCATGTATTCATCATCTTTCCCGGAAGCGATGAATGGCGTGACAAAATCAAGGGTCTCAATGTCGAGACTTTTACTCTCTTCCTGATCTTTGCTAATCCGGTCCATCGGATTGCCTTTCTGAATTAAAACTGACAAGAGTTAGCGAAAGGTTGCATCACCTTAAATGTACTTCCGCATGGTATTCAGTTTTAGTGGCTGGTCCTTGATTCGAACAAGGTCTTCGTCCTCCGAATGGAATGTAATGCCTTTACAGTATTCGGGGAAGCCCCGACAAGAATGAAAGACATCTTTTTTCGCGTGCATCCATTACACTAACCAGCCTAGCGAGTGGTGTAGGATTCGAACCTACAAGAACGGGTTAAAAGCCATGTACTCCTATCTAAGTATTCGTACCCCTAAAGGAACGACAAGAAGCGACAAGAGAATTTTACGTCGTTTTGCCAATTAAACTAACCACTCTAAAAATGCTCGACAAGAAACGGCAAGTGAATTCATAATAAACACCATGTACACCTAGCCAATATTCGAGCAATGAACGGCGGGGGAATCGAACCGCCCGACACGCAGTTTTGCAATGTATTCCCGTCTATTATTTCTAGTCCTCGTTGAGAAGACCAGAACAAGGATCGACGAGATCCAGGTCTGCCGCTCTACCTCTGAGCTAGCCGTTCAAAATTGGGTGCTGATTGACCCAAAGTAAGAACAAATCCAGGGCGGGATTTCTCGTTCTACTCACAATCAGCAGTGCGGGTGATTGGGTTTGAACCAATCTTCGTCGAGCCGGTTTATTAGACCAGAGACTTTACCATGTAATCCTTCCTAAGTATTTCCCAAGACAAGTCCCAGGAACAAGCATCGGAAAGATCGTTGCCCGCATTTTGACCAGTAGCAACATCCTGCCACCCGGTCATAGGTTTGTAAGTGATTAACTTATACCTAATATACTATATTTATCCACAAAAGTCAAGAAGTTTTTTATAAAAATCCAAATTTTTCAATAAGTCTCGACTGACCCGTCATTGTATTCGACCTTAATCGACTTAATCGCCTTCTTGCCGACATGAACAGCGTCGGGATTCTCAACTGCGAAGCTCTGAACCCAATTGCCGGTGCGATAGACCTTGATCAAGTACCACGCCACCTTAATCGAGAACCAGACCGCCTTGAAGAAAAGCCAAATAGCACTCAATACAAGCATCATTTAAATAATCCTATTCAAAAGAAAACCAGTCGGCAGGATACAGGTAATCCTCGCCAGAGTCATCGACAACGCGGAGCATCCCATACGCTGCCGACTGGCTACAGGTCAGTACCTCATATATCTTCCCAACCGTGAGGGAATAGAGGTGCTGTTCTCTCTCTAGACATTTAGCACGTAAAATCAAATCTCGACCTTATCGATTTCGTTGAGCCAGAAGTCCGAGGCGTTACCACCTCTGGCAAAGGCTGCCATAACATCGAATACATTGTCACTGAATCCGGCAACCGTGAGGATATCCGGTCGCTCCTTGACCTGAGCCGTGGTGTTCGGCGAGATGTCTACGCTGATCAGGCGAGCGGCTGGATTGTGCTTCTTGTATCGGAGCCATTCCTCGTGCATCCTTGTGCCGTTGCCGCGATTGTAGTAATTGGAGCTATCGACCCAACTCTCGTTGTCCGACAGGAACAGGACGGTATCCGCCTTGTAGCCCTCCAAGTTCAACAACGCCAACGGTGCCGAGCAATTCGTGCCACCACCGAGCAACTTGGTCAGAACAGCAGCATTGGTCATGATCGAATCGCGACTGTTCAGCGTCACCGGCTTCACGCCGTTCGCGAACGGGATGACCCGTGCCGACCTGTTCTTGCGAATCAACGCCGAAGCAATCAATGCTGCCACATCGATGTTACGGATGACAGAGGTCGCCCCGACTCCACGATCACCCGTAACGGCGTTGCCCATGCTGCCTGAGACATCAACGGCAATGACCAGATTCCCGAGGGAAGGGACATTGTCCAGCGAAATCTCGACCGCGTCCTGAAGTGCTTCGCCGATCGCGTGCGGCACCGAATTCCTTGTCGCCAAAAAGGCAGTGAACAACTGGTACGGGAAGACTCGGGACCTGTGGATCGCATCGACATCCCGCAAGCGGTCAGCAATGACCTCAACCATTTCAGGACTGTTGAGAACGCCGTGGCGAACCGCAGTGTTCAGGTTCATCCTTGTGAAGTGCCAGGGGGCATTTCGGAATACCTCGACCCAATGCTCCGTACTCAGACCCAGAGAGTCCAGGTAGCGGAAATCGACTGCAGGAACTCCGATATCGCCATTCTTGTCCCGCTTGAAGGCTTCGTAGTGCTTGACCAACGAAGGCAAGTCCTCTGTCGTGGAACCGAGCGTACCGCCCTCGCGGATCGCTTGGATGTGATTCCACTTGAATTCGTTGTTGAAGAGGTACTTCAGCAACGCCTCCTTCTCCTTGGTCTCAGGCTTGACGTGCGCCTGTCGTAGTACGCCGACCAGGGACGGACTGGTCCCGACGCTGTCGTTGAACAACGTCTCGCTTCGCCTGGTGTTGAACCAACGGTTGATCATCTGACGATGAGCCGACGAGGAAAGGTTGATCGCCTTACCCGCAGCCCCGCTCCGAGCGATCTGGGCGTAATTACGGAGCATCTTCCCGTTGTCGATGACTCGTGGGAAGACCTTCTTCCAAAGGTCGATATCGCGAAGATACAAGACGGCTGTCAGATAGGCTGGCATGTCCTTCATGAACCCCTTGGTTCGCGAGACTACCGCAATCTTCGCCAGACGCAGCGGAGTCACCTCATACGCCAGTCGCTTGACATCATCCAACTGGCTCTGTGCCGAGGTATAGAACGTCGAATTGAAACAGCCAGTGAAAGCGAATTGGGCGAGTGCGTGGTCGGCAGTGTGCTTGTAGGCAACGCCACCCACATGATTGACGGTGTCGGTCGCAGGGGTATTGTATCGAGGTGCCGCAAATAAAGTCTGATTAGCCATCTTGTTACCTTGCCTTTCTCTTATTTTTACATCTTACTTGCTATCTGCTTGAGCGACGACATCTTCCGCGTCGGCGATACATCCATCGCTGGAGTAGAGGGAGTCGCAGCATGCTTCGCCAACGAACCGTGCCGCAAAATATCGCTTGGTCGCTCGGGACTGTGCCGCATAGGCGGTCAGCGTGCCAGCCGAATCCGAACTGTAGTTACAAACATTACCTACCGAGACACCTAGAGTCTCAACCACCTTCGAGAGGTCCTGATTCGACCCGAGATACGTGAATGTCCACTTTCCCGTACCCTTCAATCGGTTGATCACCGAAGCCAGGGAATCGGAGGTGTATTCCTTGGACTGATTCTCCTTGCCGTCGCTGAAGACCATGACCAGGTAGGCATCTTCCGGGTCAGAATCCACTGTGTCTTCCAACGCGATGATGGTCGTCCCCACGGCGTCATAGAGGGCAGTCCAGCCCTTGGGCTGATAGGTCTCTTCCGAGATGTTGCGGACTTCCTCGATGGGTTTGTCCACAAAATGGGTCGTAACCTTGGTCCCGAAGACCGTGAAGGTCACGCCGATCTCGTGATCGACGCTTCGCATCTCCCGAAGCGTATCTAACTGTTCATTAAAACCCGAAATAGTCTCTACTAGGGTCGTTCCCATCGACCCGCTCTGGTCCAAGACCAGAGCCACGTGCGTCTTTGCCATATTACTTAGTTCTTCCTTGATTACATTCTTTAGAATGAGATGCCCGGTCGGGTATCGAACCCGCTCTTCCTGTCATCTTTTTACAAAGCACGCGACACAAGTCCTACGCCGGGCATTGGACGTCCCGGAACGTGCATGACAGGCGTGCCTCCCTCCACACCCCGCAGGCATTGCTAGGGATATTTCCAGCCCCAACCCTGGGGAAGGTCATGCCTTCTCTTACAACATTGACGTATCACAAGGGCTGCAACCTTGTGCCGAAGCGTCCCAAGAACCTAGGCGAACCTAAATATCCTCAAGACCGATACGTCTCGCATCAGGTCGAGCCCGAGTTCGGGCAGCTTTACCACTCAGATGCGACTTCGTTCCCCACCGGGAACGGTCAACGCCTCCAATAAGGGACGTTTATGCCTCAATCTCCTCCGCTTCCTTGCGTTCAGTGTGGGCAAAAGGATTCGAACCTCTAATTGAAGACCCAAACGGTCTCCCGTGTTGCCATTGAACACCATACCCACATACATCTCACTTAATAAGACTAATATAACATATAGTATCAAGCGTGTCAATATTAATCTAAAATGAAAAATTATTTTTCTTGTCTAAAAATCTTTTCCAGGTCTTCACGGCACGTTGTCTGATCACTTCCGCCGCAATATCCGGGTACAGAGTCGGAGAAAGAACGACGATATTGAGGTCAAGGTTGCCCACCTGGGCTGCATTAGGTCGATGCGCCGTTTCGTACGACTGATTGAAGTGGTTCCAATTCGTATGAAATGCCTCGACCACAATGATCAAAAGGATTACGGATAACCAAGGATCAAGCCAGCCTAATAGAATAGTTATCTTATGGATAATCGTTTTCAATCGTTATTAAGCTCCTTGAGATTCTCCCTAAGCAGATCCTCGAATTCGGCATCGGGAATCCCGAGGTTGGCATCGCTGTTAATCATCTCCAGATCATAATCTTCCACCAATGGGGCATAACCGTTCGTCATCACGATATTGCGGCGGATACACATTTCGTAGATGATCGTGGCACAATCCTTGCCGAAAAACTCCTCGTCTCTTCGCGGGAGCCATATCGCCCCGGCATTGTGGATCGCCCGTTCCATTTCCAAGGTCGTGTCACCCACTTCCCCATGAATGGTAATCACCGGCATCGAGGTCTTGGGAGTCTTGCAAACAGAATGAACCTTGTAGATCCACGCCATCGCCTCATCAAAGCCCCAATGACACAATTCCAAGCAAAGATGGTCAATTGTAGGGTCCTTCTGAGCGATGCGATCGAGGAAGACATCTGCCTGCCGAGGCGTCACAATCTCGACCATCATTGACCGATCATAATCAGTCAAGACAAGATCATCCAGGTAGGGGAAAAAGTTATCATTGCTATGATTGCCGAGTGGGATTACCATTTTGGATTGGTCCTTCAAACCGAATTCCGTCTCTGCCAAAGCCGATGAATCCTTTCGGCTTCATTGAGATTTCGCTTCACCGCATTGGACAATGTCAAGAGACTTTGAGGTCCCTCTAATACATCCTTCTTACAGCCACGTACAAAATACGCAACAGTCGGGACGCGATTTATCCCAATAATCTTGACGATGGCAAAATTTACTTCAAGGTCAACGTCCATATAGCCGACCCTGATCATTGGATAATTGTGCGTAAGCTGAATGAGACGGCGATACATGTATTTATCGCTAGGAGCCCAAGAAGTTGAGAAGCACAAGACCGATAAAGGAATTCCGGCGACGAAACTTGGGAAATTCCGATTGACCACTTCCCATACACTTTCCATCACTTAACTCCAATTGGTCAATCAAAGTGGTTTCAGGAGAAAGGATCTACTTTCCTTATCACTCTCTGTTGTCCACCCGGAACAACACCACGTCCCTGAGTCAATCGTATACTCCTAGCACTCTCACCGCTCGATGAAAAAACAGAGCAATTGATGGATACTTCCTTGATCTCGTGATTGTTCGCCTCAGGTACGTATTCCTTGGCAATATCCTCAAGCGAACCTGGATGTTCTTCCCAAGCCCTGGTCAAACGATCCATGACCGATCTTCGTTTTGTCATCTTGCACCCTCCTTGGTATGAAAATCAACCCAACATTCGCTCCAATGCTTCGCGAATCTGGTTGGGTCGACCCTTGCCCATACACGCCTTCATGGCGTTGCCCATAATTCGACCAAATGCAGCCTTCTTGCCGCACTTGTAATCCTTGACCGCCTGTTCGCTTTCATTGAGAACCCGCTTGATGATCTCCGTCAGGTCGCCGTCCACTTCTTCCATCAACCCGAGTTCGCGAGCATGATGAAAAACATCGTACCAACCGAAGTTGTCCCAGACCCGTTCCAGCAAGACCTTGGACTGTTGCGACGTAATCAAATCGAAGAACCTTAATGCGACCACGTCAGCGACATGACGCGGATTGACCCGACACTGGCGGTCTGCATAGACCGGTTCCAAAGCCACGCAATCCGCATAGATATTCAAGTTCCAAGACTTGGACGGCGACTTTTCGACCTCCACAACACCAGCCGCCTTTGACGATTCATTCTTAATCGCCGATATCTTGAACCCAATACCGCTTACATCCTTCACTGGGATATACCACAGGACCCCGTCAGCCAAATAATAGATTCTCTGGTATGTGCCGTTGACGGAGTTGACAACAACCCGATCACCTGGCTTCAGAGCCTCCTTGGTCTCGGGATGAATGGCATATACATTATTACGGATCACTGCGACCGTGTCGCCCCGCCGAGGAGCTCGCGAAACAATCCAATCTTGCGGCGATCCTACGAAGGACTCGATCGCGGTCAACTGCTCCTTCTCGTAGGTCTTGCCCCAGACGTAATCCGTATCATGAACCGGAAGGTCGTTATTCCTTACCAACTTCGTTGCCAGGTCGCCACGACGCTCAATCAGGTCTCTCATCGTGTAATCCAGCACTTCGGCAACGACTTTGCGGAACTCATTGATTGCGTCGAATTCTTCCTCGGTAGGGGGACACTCCGAGAACGCAATCCGGTCTCGCTGAATCAAGAGGTCCAGCATGTGCGCCGGACAAACCCGGTCGCCATATTCAGGCATGTCGTCCAAGCGGAGCAAGGGGAAATAGTCGTTGATGAGGGTCTTCAATGCCAAGTGATTCCACTTCAAGACATCCGACCAGGAAAAAGGCTTGAGACCAAGATTAGCCACCCGCAATTCCGCTAACTCCACCGAATCGCCGACCTCAAAAGTCGAGTCATTCAGTGCGTTCTCATAATCCTCTTGGTCGTGACCATGAACCACATATCCCGCTCGCTCATTCCTCGCCAAGAACCTGAAATAGGCACGACGGGCAACCCGATCAGTAGCAATCCAAGTCTTCATGGTCATCACCCTCTCAGCCCAACCAACTTGATTTCGACAAGAAAAAGTATAACAACCTTCATTGAAAATAACTAGCCCAAAACTCATGAGCCAACTATAAATAGAATTAATCGATCAATCTTAGCCCCTAAGGACAGAAGCAATGTCGTTTTTAGAATTCTATAATTCAATGCAAGAAGCTCGCGAGGATTTTTACGTGGGAAAAATCCTCGTAAACCTTCAGGAAGTCTCGAATACGACCTTCGACCTGCTCGCCGAAGCCAACAATACGATCTCCAACCCCAAAACCCTGAAGAATCTAGGAGATCCCTCCAGCATGAAGAAGTGGCGGGCGACCTACATCGTCAATGGTAAAGAAATCACCAATTATCTCACTGCCCAGAACAAGAACGAAGCCAAGCGGATGCTGTTCGATTACCTCAACATCGGCAGCGATCAAGCTAAAACACATGTTGTTCAGTCATCCGAATTCGCACCTGTCGATAACTGGAACGAACTCGTGAAGTTGCTCCAATACTCCATGGTACATGACCGCAAGAAGAAAGGCAGCGACACTGAACCTTTCGGCTCGATCGACAACGCCGACTTCCACCTCATGCTCAACCTGGTCCAGAAGCATCCTAACTTCGTCCAGAAGCACCTGTCAGCGTTGCCGCAAGAACTTCAATTCTACTTCAAGAAAGCTTATAATGCCCTCGGGAGGCGTGATCTCGACAAGGATCTGAGCGGGACCAAGGGCGGCTCGTATTGGGGCAACCAAGTCAAAGACCTGGTAGGTAACTTCGGCGATAACATCAAGAAGAAGCTCGCCGCTGTCAAGACTCGCAACAGCCCAAGCCAGCCAGCACCAGAAGTGCCAGCACCGCAACAAGGCTCACTTGGTGCCGAGGATGATTTCGACGCGCCACGAACCCAAATCTCGGGACGGTTGCCTATCGAAGACATGCCAACCCGGCAGCCTGCCCTGCCGCCGCGACAAGCACGACTGCCATTCTGGAGATGATTATGACGTTTAAGGAGTTTCTAGAGAATTGGGATATCATGGGGAGCGGGGCGACCGTCGAAGATGAGATGTTCGCCCAAGAGAAGCTCAAGGAATCTTTGCGCAAATTGGTCAAAGATCCCTATGCCTATTACAAGAAAAATCGGATATACATGGGCGACGTCAAAGACTATTTCCCCAAAGCCAATGATAAAATCGGCAGAGTTCCCGTCTTCTGGAACCCTACCATTACAAATTGTGCCGCCAGAATCAATCACGATGATTATTACGCGACCATGGATGTCGGCAAGATGGGATACAAACACCGAGGAACTAGTGCCTCGCTCGGTGCCACGTTCATCCACGAAGTCGAACACCTACATGATCTTTTGGTCTCACAAGGCTACGAAACTAGGGACAACCAAGGACGACTTAACGAATTCACCCCACGGCTCAGGCAAATGCTCCGTCAACTCAAGGATGAGCCAAACTTCCGCATCTGGAATTACCTGGGTCGTCTGGGACGAGACCACGCAGAGAGCTACGTCGAACGATTTCTCGATGGGATGCCCGCTGATTACTATACTCCTACGCCGCAAGAAAAGGAATTCGCTGTCGATGCCGTCATCAAACGCGCCCAAGAGATCTTCGACCGGATGGAAGCCAATGGAGAATTCCCTTGGTCCAACAAGCATACTACCTGACCTTGCCAGGTAGTATCTTCCTTTCTACCAAGAAGTCTTTCCACCCGTCATCAGTCCAGCGATTCACGATATCATACCTGTAATCGCCGCTACCGTCGCAATGAACGCATCTCTTGTTAAGACACGTGACAGGACACGGCATCCCTTCCACCAGGACCGTGCTATCGGCTTCGGGATCAATCGCCGGATCGTAAGGGATCTCTTCAAATTTCAAATCATACTTCGGCGACGCGCACGACGGGCATTTGCCAGTGCCGCCGCAGTTCTTGCAAACATATAGCTTGTCGAGCGACTTTCTGCAGCGAGCCGCTATCTCCTGATCCTTGGACCAAGTCCCCCACTGCAAAATGCGACCAACCTCAATCCCTCGCCCTTCTAGCTTCCTTTGACATTCCTCGCGAGACGCATACTTGCCACAACCCAAACGACGAATCATCGCGGCATCCTTCAAAGACATAACCTCTTCCAGTCTAGGATATTCTTTGAAACTGTGGATACTGTCCTCCTGTGACCGAACGAACTCTAGATCAACAACCCAATCCGGGGTCTGTGCCTCTCGGGGGGCTGAAGGGATCGCAACTAGGAGTACAAGTGCCGCAAGCATGTCTATGCTCCTTGCCTCAACAAAAACACCAGATGTCGATAGAACAACATACTATTCTAATCAGTGACTTGCGTGGTGTCAACTGAAGTGGTCCGCGACAAGTAGGCGAGGTAGTTCTTGGCGTCGTCGGGACGGATCATGAAATAGATCTTGTCATCCCGATTCTCATCGGCTTCCTGAGGATGGGAGAAGACGGCGATGGTGCTGTCCGGTCCCACCATGAACTCGTAGATGCCCATCACGCCCCCGTAGAAGGGATGATGAGGGTGAATCTGGGTCATATCACCAGGCGCAAGACCAGCCATGACGGACTCCTTCCGTGGAATTAAGACGATAGAGTGATTTTAAATGAATCGCAAGATGCCGATTCGAACGGCTGCCTCCGTCTATCTATAGCGACGGTGTGCTAGGTGACGAGGCACCCGGTTTCCACCATTACACCAAACTTGCGATGGACTGGACGAGGAATCGAACCTCGTGCGTCTTCAAGCCTTGCAACTCGAATACTCTGCCACTGAGTTACCAGTCCAAATTTTTTACTTGTCCTCAAGCAATGCGGCGATCTGCTTCGCCTTCTGCTGCTTGGTCAAGTCGCCGTTCTCGAAGAGCGTCAAAGTCGCGTACACGCGATATTCCTGCTCGGTGCCAGTCTCCGACTCCGTCTCTTCCAGAAAGGCAAGCTTGCTGTCCAACGCCGCGATACGAGCTACCAGATCCGCCTTCTCCTTCTCGATCGACTCCTTGGAGAACGTTAAGGTCACAACCTCCAAGTGAGCCTTCGCAACACCGCAACTCATGTTATTGTCCAAATACACATAACCGGCATTACCAGGATAACCGCTCGTCACTTTCGCAACCGTTCCCACCGGGAATCCATAGTTCGTATAGTTGGTAGTAGTAACCTGAACCGTCGACCCAACCTTGATTGCCGTCTTCTTCTTCGCCATCTCGTCACTCCCTTTCACTTCACTATAATACTTTGGTTCGTAATACCACATGGCTCGAACCAATTTTCCAAACTGGAAAAATCGATCACTTATTTGATTCCTTTGTGATATTATCGGAAGATGTCGCTTGATTCTTTAATCATTCACCAACCGAATTCATCAAGCAACCAACAAGCCGCAAATGTAATAGTAGCTACCATCACAAAATCACTCATTTCTCACCTCTTTAATAGGAGTGAAAATCACATTCATTTCCATATCAAGAACTGCCGCATATCGCTCAAGAGCCTTAAGACCAACCTGATGGTCCGTCGACCTCTCGATCTTGGAAACTCTCGATTGCCCACAACCCATTCGCTTCGCGACTTCAACCTGGGTCAATCCCTTGGAACAACGCAATGCCACCAACTGATTCACTACTTTACGAGCTTCAATGTATCTCTCAAGACTGAAGGCTTCGGTGTTTCCGACTGTAGCTCGTACCATGTCAACGACACTTGTATAACTCTTGCCGGTCAATTTCATTATTTTCCTGTCCCTTTTGCTTATGGAGCAACGCGGATTCGAACCACGAACCTATTTGGGGGGACCTGCCCTTTGCCAAATCGCTCTGCCGTTGAGCTACTGCCCCGTCAATTTACTTATCCAAGACCAATTGATCTTCCATGATCAGGAAATGGCGCTCGTCGTAATCGCGGACGAGACACACCGTCGGCTCGGTCCCACTGGTCATGAACGACTTGACCACAACGCCCCTGCGAATCACGTCGTGAGATCGATGCGTCCGAACCGCCTCGTTCTGATAAGCAGAGACGCCCGCGTCCGCGATCTCTTCAACCTGCTTCCGCGTAATGTACTCAACCATGATCCTCGTCCTTGAGAGAGAAGCGACTACTTATTCCGTTTCCCGCGAATTAAATCCAACCCATTGAGCGATTCGGTGTTGGATACATGGATCTCGATGTCGTAATCGTCGCCGAAATAGGTGTGCTTCCAAATGACCTCGTTCTCCGTTCCAACTCGGTCCAAGAAGATCCTAGGGGATTCCCAGGTATTGAAACTAACTACCGTGACCGAATATTCCTTGCTCTTCGGATCGGTCGAATGGATCTTGAAGGTGTCGTAGTAGCCGAAGTCGATCTTGGTGAAATTCTGGACCCGGTGATGACTGACTTGGTACCCATCCCAGATCAAGCGACCAATCAACCCCAATGCCCCAATAACCAACATCACGAAGACAATGACGATGAGCGAGTCCCACATAGAACCCGTATTGCTCTCATGCGAACGATCTGGTTCCCACATATCAGAGACTCCCTGTATCTTCAGGACTTGGGAAGGTCAACCTTGACCACGAATAGATTATCACGACCATTGATTACGGCAGGAGGATTGTAACCTTCGATCTTCACCATGTGTTGCCCCAGATGGTATTTCATTTCCTTCTTGAAATTCTGCGGGGTGGTATATCTTCCGTGCCACTCATATTTCTTAAGGAATTCGATCCAGCCGTTGTAATCGGTCTTGGGAACCTCGATACCGTCTACAAAGCCCTCAATATACCTATTGCGTTGCCGATAAGAATCAGATTGCTCTTTCTGCATCTTGGCTATGAGATCATATGCAGCTTGCTCTTCAGGGAAGACCGCGATGCAAAACGCTCCATCGGCATAGCCGCCAACGAAATCTATACCCACATCAATGACAGCAAAATAACTCATAATGTCTTATTCTCTCAATTGAATAATCGGCGATGAGGGATTTGAACCCCCGAAATCTCCTGGATGTAAGCCAGGCGCTTTGGACCGCTAAGCTAATCGCCGATAATTAGGTCATCTTTGACGGGGATCGAACCCGCATCACCGCGTACATCCCATCCACCGGATCGACGGGATTCTAAAAGGGCAGAGGTTAAGTCCACTAGTCCGGTTTACACTACAAAGACAACCTAAAATCTTGCTGTCACTCCTCCTGCCAATGTATCGCAGAGGATCGTCCCTCTGACGCCCGGCAACGTACGAACCAGTAAACACTTTGGGGTCAACGCTCGGTCTCAGTCCTAGGCTCGATGCAACGAGTGTAATCCCAGGAGCATGACTGTTATTGGTTTTGCATAACGACAGCAAGCAGGACCGCGAGGATTCAATAACTTTTGCCTTCTATATAACGTTGGTTTCTATATGGTCTACCCCCACCTTTACCAACATTTCTACCAGCAAAAGTCGGCAATTGCATATTACAATTACCACAAACTAATTGCAAGTTATCCAATCGCCAATCATCAGGTTTTCCATTAATATGGTCTAAAACCAAAGGTGCCAATTGCCCCATCCATTGTTCTAATCCGCATACTTCACACTTATGCCCACGAATTGAAATCATGCATATTTTTACAGTTTTAGCATTGCCAAAGGCAATTCCAGTTTCAACAAACTGTTGTATCCGTATATCTTGTTTATAGGCATACACACATTGAAATCCACAGAACTTAGAATTAGAAGTGTTTTTGTCGCAGTGAAGACACTTTTTAATTCCGAACTCACCATTTACATAATTTCTAATCTTACCCTTATTGTTGACCTCTACGGCACAAGAGCGAGAGCAAAACTGATTATGTCTTTTGTCATAGACCAAGATTCCCCGGCAACAATCGCAGTAATTGGGAGACAAATTATAATTTCGAATCCGATCGTTGCGTAATTGCCGAGCAGCCGCATTCGCCTTTTCCAATCTCTCTATTTGCTTAGGAGATAACATTATAATTAAAAACCTCAGTTTTTTAAGCACCCATGGCAGGATTTGAACCCGCAAGCAGGAGTTTTGGAGGCTCCCCGTCGTCCCAGCGACTACATGGGTAACTAAACCCCTTTCGGGGTAGAGTCGATACCGGTCGAACCGATATCTCGGGGCGAAACTCTTACCTTGTCGCCAAGGCTATCCCTTCCGTCCGGAAGGAACTCGGTCCTAAAACCGAGCGGTGCTGGATCTCCTCACGCCCAACTCCAGCGATCTTTCCATTGTATCATCAAGGTCTGTACCAATTGCCCGGCTCAATCCTGAGATTGCCCATCAGGTACATCGGCTGATTGCCGCCTTCGGGGACAAACTTCACAGCCGGTCCCTCGCACGTAAATTCATCCACAAGGTAGTCGTCCCAATACACGCCGTACTCATAGCCACCCTTCCATTGGATGATCCGGTAAGCGTAAGTCCGAGGCGGCTTCTGAAGGGTTTCCCTTTCCGCCGCCGAAGTACACCCGAACAAACCCAACAGCAAGAAACAACTCAGCCATTTCATGGATTGGTCCTTATTTGCGATTCACTTCAGAGTCCATCTGCCCGATTTGATCTCGATGATTCCTCCCAAGTAAATCGGCTCCGTCTCGCCAGCCGGGGTGAACATCGTCAATCCCTTGTAATTGACAAAGTCATCCGTCAGATAGTCCCCGTGCCTGATGGCAAGGTCGTTGGCACCGTAATATTGCCGGACCCTGTACCGATAGACCTTGACAGGTTGGCGTGCCACTTGCTTCGTCTCTGCCATGGCTCTCTGGTTCTCTTCTGCAAGGCATCCAACGAAGAATGCCGAGAAAAGAATCGCCCAAACAGCCAAAGCCCAAGGATTCTCGGAACGAATCTGAGCATACATGGTCTTGATCGTCCTACGCATGACTGATCTCTCTTCGGTTGTAAATTGCCGTCTCTTCCTTGAGCCATCGCATGGGTCTCTGGCAACGAGATCGGAAGACGCCCGAGTGTAATCAACCCCTGCGTTGGTGCAACAACAAAATCCAAGGGTCGTGCCATTTTACGGTCTTGCACTTACGACGACAAAGCAGGTGTGGATGTTCGCTAATCACCACCTCCGGGACCGATTCCCCGGCGCTCTAAGCCTTTAAGCTACACACCTATTTATTGGTAGTCCTCGCGGGACGCTTAACCCCGCATCACCGTCAGTATCGCGACGGCATCCTCAACGATTTTAGACGATCGGACATCTCAGGGGAAGGATTCGAACCTTCACAAACCAAGGCACAAAACCTTAATTTGAATTCCAATTCACCCAAACATTCAGACACTAAAGTCAACTGCTAGTATCTTGACCGTGCGGAATTCTTCGTATGGACATTCCCCGCACAAGAATGCCCTCACGTGTCTCCCTTCCATGAACCATCTACAGGAGGCTACCCTGCCCCAATGGTCACTTAAACGTCTGACCCCATTACCGTAGTCCCAATATGCGCTCCCGGAATACGAGATGTAATCGGGATCTCGGTCGGGTATTTCGCATAAACTCCAGTCTGCGACCGTAGCAGCGAAAAAACTACCAAAATCATATTCTCTCATCTACATTGTAAATAACTTCAATCACTCATCCCACAGCCACGAGAACAGCCCATACGTCTCGCCCCGCCACCGCCATGTGAACAAGGGAGTCGGCTGATGCTCCTCGGGAATCTCCACCGGCTTTGAAGGAATCATCGCCAGTGAATTCAAATGGTCATCTGGAGACGAACCTCCCTGGCATCGACATCCCAACTCGGAATCATATCCGTTGAAGCAATTGAAACAAAGTATGTGAGCCATGGTATCTTCCTTAATACATGGACCTTTAATTAAGTTACAGAGGCAGGAGTCGAACCTGCGGAGTTCAGGTTATGAGCCTGAATGGAATAACCGATTCTCTCTGTAGTACCCCGGAACGGTTACGCTCCGTCTTCTGGAGATTGAAAGTCTCCCGTCCTAACTACTAGACGACCGGGGCAAATTGGTTCAGCAGGATGCGACCTCCTCTCGTCTTTGAGCTATGTCGCGTTTAGTCTCCGAGCCAGTCCTACTGATACTCCCAGCGAGATTTGAACTCGCGATTTCCTGATTGAGAATCAGGCGTCATAAGCCACTAGACCATGGGAGCAACTTATGTTCTATATATTAGTCTTTTTCATCTGTTTTGTCAAGGTCATTTAGATAATTTTTTTGAGGTCAACCTCGATCCAACTACACCAACCCAACCCCAGAAGTCCCCAAGCCCGTTCGTCATACCTACACTGCGGATGAAGCCCTTGAGCGTATAACTCGTTAAAAAGGAACTCACAAAAGGTTCCTGATCTCGGTTGAGCCCAACCACAATCGAAATCACATATCTGCTTCATGCCGAATCTATAAACCTCGGCGGTTGTCTTGCCGCTTGCCGCCGCTTGCTCAATCTTGTCGGGCAAAGCAGCAATCAAACGATCAACCTTGGCTCTGTAACGTTGTGCGATATAGATTCGCTGCTGGTCTAGCGATTCCTTCGCCTGGACTTGTTGCTCAAAGTATTTACGTCGTCCTCTAGCCAATGCTTCCTTCACGATCCAGTCTTTCACGACATCCTCTATTTAACTTGTAAAAACACGGTTTAGGCAAGCAGACTTCAACCATGATTTGTTCGTCTCTTGATTAACTTATGTTCTATACTTTACTCTTTTTCATCAACTTTGTCAAGGTCATTTAGAAAGTTTTCCAAGCGACCTTTTAGCTGATAAACTTGGTTCTCGTTGAGCATGGAGTCCGCGTGAACAACACTGGCACCCATGAAGATGTACTTCAAACCCTGCCAGAGACGCGACCAAAATGAAGGTCGATAAGGGATACAGGTTACAATGTACATGTAACCATATTCAGAATCAAACTCGACCCGAATCGCATGACCTGGATGCCCGCAGTCACATTCAAGCCAATAATAGGTCATCGATCCTCCTTGTTGTAGTTCATTTCTTTCGCCTGTCGGAATGATTTAGTTACAAAATTCCGCACATGAGAGTAAAGAACCTCGGGAATATCCCCCCTGATGGCTTCCAGCCTCTCCATGGAATCGTCTCGTCCAAGTTCCCATATCTTCGTGCGGAATCTCTTGTTTTCCTGGAGTTCACGGGTCTTATCGATGCTGGAAAGTCCTGCCAAGTATCTTCGGACGTCGTAGATGATCCTCATGGTCTTTGCAGTCACCTTGGGATCAGCTATCTCGCCCAGAATGCCCTCTATGGACTTATCCAGCGGCGAATTACCAATCATACCACGATAATCGACCATTTAATCGACCCATTCAACATCCAGCCACCAACCATGTGGCAGGGAATTTATGGAATGCTTCAGATACCTCTGCTTGACCTTGGACCGTTCCAGCCATCGGGTCTCGTTGCCAATCGTAGTTGGCAACAACGAAAATATGGTGATAACACGCACATCTCCATCTTTGGGTTTACGCCACCGCATTTCATCGTCCTTTACTCGCTAAACAACAGACTCATTCTAGCATCATGATCGTAACTTCGCAAGGGCTCCCAGGTCATTTCCCTCACCCGAGGTCGTGTCTCGCCCTCAAGCAACTGCCGCTTCAGATACGTGCCACGACGAAAGAACGCCGGGTAATCGTTCCAGTTCACGCCCTTCGCCATCAGCATGTCCATCTGGTCGGCGCGTCCCTGCCCGTGTAATTGCTTGTGACTGTAATAGTGCCTCGCAGCCATGCTCACCGAATTACGAGTCGCGTCGATCTCTCGCCACAACAACGCATTAGCCGCCTCGTCCAGGTTCGGCACATTGAACGCCCGCGCGTCGAACGCCGCCATCCCAGAAACCTTGCCGTGATTGGTCCAGACGCCGCACGTACACGCAGCCGGGAAGTCCTGAGAGTCCGCATACGTCGCGTCCACGTAAGGACACGCCTCGTCATGGTCGCCAGCCTTCACCACCTTCTCGGGGATCAGGTCGGGGAGCAATCGATTGAAATACGCCCCGGTCAAGCCGCCGAGATGGCTCAGTATCTTGGACACCTTGGAGCCGTAGTAGAGTTGCTGGTCAACCTCGTCAGCGAACAAGACCAAGCTGATCTCGTCACTTTGGGTGTAACCTATCCTCGCCCCGGTTTCAGCTACTAAAAGCCGAGTCGTCTCGATCATGAGACGGGACAGGCGTCCGTCATAGGGACGCCTCAAGCCCCTCGTCCACTTGCTAAAGCCTTTGCCGTCCATCCGACAGACAATAGGGAGTTGCGGCATGAAGACGCCGCCTGAAGGCGATAGATACTCAAAAAGCTTCATCCTATCGCCTAATGAATCCTTTTTGTTTGACATGGCTACATCCCTTTAACCATCAAGTTAAATTGAATTAATTAAAAGTCGCACCGACAGGATTCGAACCTGTGACCTTCGACGTATGAAGTCGCTATTCTAAGCCGCTGAACTACGGTGCGAGCAATTGGTCTTAGACCAATTCTTTATGCTTCAGGAACTTCCAGCCGCATAACCCAACAAAATACAAGCAGGAATTGAATCCAGAATTCAATAATATCTGCCCGAGCGTCATGTTGTAATATGACGGACACACAAGACTGACCAGCGGGAAATAAATAAACACTCCCACCAAGAAAAATACAAAAACCGACCAAAGCAAATCAGTCCAAGTCATTAGAAATCCTTTTCATTAACCAAAAATTGCCCTGAAAACTCTTTCAAAAAAGCCTGCTTTACGCTTACACTCATCAACTCTACGCTTACGCTCATCATCAGCGATATCCATGGGCGAAGTATCCATCCCAGAGACATCGGGAACAAAAGTCCTAGCACATAGATTACACGTTTGCGCATAAGGTCGTCTATCGTACCAGCAAATGTAGCTCGATACACCAGCTTCTCGATACCAAAGACCACAATAAGGGCAATAGACTTTGTAAGTTTTATATTTTTTCATTCACTTATCCCATTCCTCAGTCGGTGTCAGCAACATCGCCAACACGAAGGCATGCCCCATCTTCTTGTCCGTTCTATTGAGGACTTCCTTAATGGTCAGTCCCTCAGCCAAATAATCATACCCGTCGAAATCTCTCAGGAGAAGCTCGCCCGTCTCGACATAAATCTGCTTGAGCTTGGCAAACGCCTCGGTCTTGACAACCGCCCTGGCATACAACGGAATATAAATCCGCTTCCTGGCAGTCAGGTAATCCAGCTTCTCGCCATCCCACCACGAATACAAAGGCGTCCTGCCCTTGCCCATCGGGTAGCGATCAGCCTTGTACTGAGACCAACCCATCTGCGCCCAGCGGAAATACGCCTCGGTAGGGTTGCCGTCCTGGTCCACATGCTCTTCGTAAACCTTGCTGTATTGCCAACCTGCTTCTACACTGCGGGAAGTATAACCTCTGTACAACTGGCATGGTCCGAGGATGAAGGGACTAAGACCACGGCTCCAGGTCTTCGATCGAGATGTGGTATCTATCGCCTCTCGTTTGTCTCTGTAATTACAAACGCTAACACTCATGAATTCTTTTCGCTCTCGACGGCTGGTTCGAATATCCCTACATCCTGCCAAAGATAGTTGTGACGATACTCACCCCAAGCCTCATCCCACCAAGGAGACCAAGTAAGTCTCTGTACAAACGCCACATCACTTCCAGCCTCGTAAGTCTTACTATTTATCGAGACCGAATTTGCGAGCGTCCTGATGACTATTCGATGATCCCTAGGAACAGATTTATATATTCCTTCGACCACTTCTCCCGGAATGACTTCGGCTGCCGGAACTTCGCCCTCCTCCTTGCTCGGAGTCGCCTTCCTATTGCAACCAAACAAATAATCCATTATCCCCATAATTAACCTCTGAATCCTTCAACATTCCAAATATTATACCACATCTTCATGTTTAGGTCAAATAAAAACACGAGACCCAAAAAGTCTCGTGTTTTTGCGGCTAAAACCAAAGTCAACGCCTGCCGGATCGCTCTCGCACGTACTCTTCCCGATTCCTCGGATCACGAAGGTCCAAAGAGCCATCGAGGTTGCGAGGACGATCCCCGCCACGGGAACGATCATGGACGGTACTCATGCCGCGACGACCAAGTTCCCTCTGACGATTCTCTCGATACCGCATGTCGGGTCTGCCGCTCTGGGTCTGTCGCTCGTCAGACGACGATCCCCTGTCCTGGCGAGACGAACGACGGGAATACCCGCTACGATCGCGACGACCACTCTCCTGAGCGTCCTGGATCTCCGCGAAGACTTCGGCTTCTTCCCGTCCTGCCTGCTCCAATTCCTCGGACAGGTCTTCAACCTTCCTGGCATCACCACGCTCGCACGCCGATTCGAGATCCTCAATGATCTCGAATTCCTTGCTGTTGGCTTCTTCCACATCCTGGATCAGCGATCCAAGACGCCTGCCGCCCGACTCACCGAGTTGCTTGATGGCATTGTACTCGTCGCTGTTGAGCCTCCGTGCATCATTGCAGATCTCGTCGAGCGTCTGCCAGTCAACTCGTCCACCACGGCTCAAAATGTCCCGCATCTCACGGATCGTATCTTCCTCCCGCTCGTGAATCGACTGGAACTTGCGGATGGGATCTTCGCCTCGATCTCCCTGGCGTCCTCCCGATCGGTCTTGTCTCCTGCCACGACCGCCCGACTGATCGCCCATGTGTTCTTGGGCGACTTCGATGATTTCCTCGGGATCGATGCCGTCGCGGATTGCTCCCCGCACGAAGTTGACGACACGTTGGAAGGCTCGGTCCTCAAGCTTCTCCCCAAGGAATTCCTCACGATTGCGGGCGTCCCTCATGTCGGGCGTGTCGTCCGCGTTGAGGCGTCCAGGAACCGAATCAGGGTTGCCGTCCCACGAGCCGAAGTAGGAGTCTCGCTCGGGGGCTGCCTGAACACGGTCATTCTCCTGGTAGCCGCCGTAGCGATACCTGCCGCGAGTGCGTCCCGAATAGCCTCTAGACATGATGTTGCCTCCAATCTGGTGTTGCCCACGCACCATGCGGGGCTAGGATTGTAAAAGGCAAATCTCGTGCCACTTCAGGGGGTAAATTGACATGGATTTGTCACAAGCGTGATAGCATGGATTGGATAGATTGACTTGAATTGGTCTAAGTCGATGCCAGGATTTGAACCGGTCCTCTCGCTGAGAGCGGCTGTGCTACCATTAACACTACAATCGACAAGATCAGAATATCCTTTAGCTCTATTTTATCTTGGTATTTTTTGGCACTTTAAAATTCAAAAATGCTTGTCGAGCAAGAGAGGAGCTAGGTGTAATCCCTAACACGGTCTGAGGCACCTGTTGTGGAATTGTTTTACCAACACCGCTGCCCTGGGAATCGGCTCTTTGTTCGCCTGGCATCATTACCACTCTAGTAATACCACTTTGTCCCGATCTGCCATATTGACTTTTAATCATAAAAAGCACACTCCAACTCCAAAAAGAATAGAAGAAACAATAAGTGATCCCAAAGAATAACCTGTAAGTTTTTGATTCCATTGGTTATTCATATCTTGAAAAGCCGCCCGGTAGCCGACGTCTTGTAATCCTTCTTCTATCATAAAATCTTTATTGGGTATATATTCTTGTTCATTACCTTTACAGGATCGTAAGTATTCAACTTTTTCGAGAGCAGACCTTCTGGCATCGTCATTTTCATTACTCTTCGCAGCCGGAAAGAAGCTAAAACCTAATGAAGCAACTCCAATTGATGAGACGGCTGCCGCACACCGCATAAGCCATGATGCCGTTCCTGTCTTAGTTGTTTTGACTTGTTCCCCAGCATACACCAAAAGAATGACAAGAACAGCACCTAAAAACCCATGCAGTAACCCTACATTCTTGCGGTCCATCAACTCTTTCTCTTTCAAGATATAGCAGTGATTAAAACACAAAAACAGATCCGAGGGCAAGAATCGAACTTGCGATCTCCACGTTCAGAGCGTGGTGCTACGACCAACAGCAGCTACCTCGGAATCATATTAACTTGCTTGTGACTTAAGCTTGGTCCAATATCCTCTTGTCGGCTTTTCAATGCCATATGATTTAGCCCATTTTGCCACTGCACTGTCGGAGACATCATATGTCTCGGCTATAACCATCGTTGGAATTTGCCATAACATTTTTTCTAACTCTTCTTTAGTCGGACGTTCTACCTTGCGTCGTTGAAGTTTTTCACACTTAGAACATCGTTCAGATATTTTCAATATCTCAACATTGCAGTCTATACATTTGTTTCTTGGTTTCCTGTTTGTATTTTTGCCAGCAAATGTTTCAGTTTGAGTGTGACAATTAGGGCACAGAAATCTAAGATTTTCTCGTCTATTATCATTCCTTATGCCATTTATATGATCCAAGGACAAAGCCAACTGATTATCTAACCAAACAGGACCTAGTCCGCATGTTTGACACTCATAAGGTATTATGCCGTCCTTAATGAGTCTTTTTCGTAAAGCATGCCGACTATAAGTCGAATTTTCTACCATCACTTCGTCTAGTGGCACAGCATGACCAGGGAATTTTCTATTCTTATTGCTGGCTCTTCCTTGCACAATGTGCGAATGATCTATCTCATCGTGGTCAAGACGATCTTTTAATGTGCGAATATTGCCACCAATATTATTCAATCCAAAAAAGCTCAATATATTACTATAAGTTGAACTTTTAGCAACTAATTCAGCCATATTTGATGATGGTATTTTCCAAATAGGACTTCTTTTTTTACGACTCATTATTTAATCCGAATTACATTAGAAGTTCCGGGGGCTAGAATCGAACTAGCGACCTTCTCGTTCAAAGCGAGTTGCGGCATACCATCAGCCGCCGCCCCGGAATTTAACTACAGAGCTTCCTCTCGGATTTGAACCGAGACCATCTCGTTACGGGCGAGACATTCTTGCCAGTTAAACTAAGGAAGCATTTGAGTGGACAGGGCAGGACTCGAACCTGCGACCTCTAGACGGTTGCCCGTTTTTCAAGCTATCGCCCGAAGGCGATGTTTAGTGCCCGCGCTCTTGCCGCTGAGCTACCTGTCCATGAGAGATACGGGTCGGACTCGCACCGACGTGGGACTTGCGTCCGGCAGGGTTGCAGCCTGCTCCCTTCGCTACTCGGGTCACCGTATCATTAGTAGGCGCGGAAGGAGTCGAGCCTTCGCCACGGCGTTATCAACACCGGATTCTTCCGTTAAACTACGCGCCTGTCTTCTATCACATAATTCGCTGATGAAACTTATCGGTCTCATCACTCTTGCTCAAGCCCCAACTCATATTACACCACTGGTGGTTCTTAACGCCGTCCTTCTTGGTCGGCTCGGGGCAACGGCATTGCTTGCCAGGATTTCGCCCCAACAGAAGCTTACACAACTTGCTGATACAGTGTCGCATCCTTGAATCCTTTCAGAAGACAAGGTCCGCAAGACCAGTTTGAAAGCTGGACCTGTCCTGTGTATTCGGTCAATTACAGTTAACCTTCCGATTGGTTACGGCTACCGCACAGTTAGCGGACATTGATCTAAGTAATCCGCAAAGCTTGGCGTAACCACGCCCTGTCCGAAGCAAGTCTATCATTAAGTTCTTAGCCGGTTCACACGGCACTTGCCCGTTAGCGGATGTTTTTGAATTTACGGCAACTCGACCTTCAATTCCTCAGCAAGGGTTTGAATGAAATATTTCATATCGCTTGTATCATAGATGCCAGTAAGGTCTTCGCGAATTTTTTCGATGTACGCCAAAAGTCCCGCTTGGTCCTTGGACGATATTTCAACAGGCATCTCAGAGCAATATTCTCCACTACAGAATGGACAATATTGGTAATCATCATCGATAGCTTTGGATTCTATCAAACATCTCTTACAGAGAATCTTCTTACAATCGTTACATTTAAACTCTTGGTCTTCGACAGAAAAAATAGATTTACATGTAAGTCGGCTACAAATACAACTCATACAGTAATCCTCTTGTCTTTACAGAGCCTTCGACTAGAATCGAACTAGTGCTACAATCTTACCGGGATCGGGGGCTACCACTACACCACGAAGGCAAATCGGTTGCGAATTGTTTAGAATAACGATCCCCTATTGTACAGAGGATCGTTATTGACCAAATCTACTTAATCACACGGTTGGATATTGAATCGTTTTGCGAGATCAGCCGGAATCTTGGTGACATTGTAAAAATGCCTCCCCTTGATATGGCTGAATTCTCGGGTCATGACGTAGCCTCTGTTCTGAAAATACTCAGCTACTTCAGCTACACGGTCCGAAGGCACAGCCCAATCAATCTCTTGAGGGAGCTTTCGTCCTTCCATCGCCTTGGGAAAGTCATACTCGGCCGCCGGTTCCAACTGTAATACAACATCGTTCATTTTTTTAAAATCCGAATTTGAAACTTAACTGCGAACATTGGGCTAGTCCGCATGTGGGTACAGGGATTTGAACCCTGACAGTCTGCTTGGAGGGCAGATATGCTAGTCCGTTAAACATCACACCCACAAATTACTATAAAACTAACTCTTCAATGACCTAATCTCAAAAAAGTTATTGAATGACTCATCTTCGTCCATAAGAAGGCGAGCGTATCGACTACTGAAATGATCATTGATCTTGAATTTTCTTTCAATCGAATCCGGTCTAATTGCGTAGTGCCACCGAATTCTTTGAATAATGGCGTCTGAGCCGAAACGGTCACGACCTGCCTGTTTTAGCTCAGACGCAAATCTTTTGAACAAAGAATAAACTTCCGGATGGTCATTGTGGTAACGCTCAAAACGTTCTTGTATGGTTGGCTTTGTAACAACCGCATTACATTCAGACATTAAGAAAATTCCTTTGAATTACACACGCATAATTTGTTGTCGGTCGCCTCTTTGCCATTTTGGCGGTATCACCCGGCGACTAGGTACTTGTCTTAAGTGACAAGGTTTTGCCAGCGACAACAAGAGCGGCTGGGGATAATCGAAATCCCGTATCAGCGTTGGCAACGCCGTGCTTTACCACTAAGCTACAGCCGCATTTTTCTTCCTACAGCTACCGTATCAGTCACCAAGCAAGGTCCATGTTGTTTGGTCCATCTCTCTTCCAGAGGAGCAACGTTCCCCATCCAAGAAAACACATGCTCAAGACCAAAATCCTCAAACAATGCCTTGTAGCCATCCGGCAATATCCTCCAGCAATCATAGAGCGGCGAAGCATGATACGGCCAGGAAACCGGGTTCACAAAAATGACATGTCCGCCTGGCTTCGTTATTCTAACCAATTCTTGGACCCATGTCCATATCTTTCTCACATGCTCTGCCACACTCAAACTAAACACAACATCAAACCGATTCGCTTCGACATCTATCTGGTACTCATCGATCATCCTGATAAAACCAGGTTGATGATCGGCGTTGTTGCGAATATCCGCGAAATTGTAATGACCACCATTGGCGACCACTAGGTCTTTGGATATTCCATCGGCTCTGCCGCCACCTTCTGGTCCAATCTCTAATACAGAGGTCCCAGATTGGATGAGAGGCAAACCGTGAAGTCGAAACAATTCTAGACTGTTGTTGTGCATGTTTGAGACCGAGGGCGAGGACTTGCACCCCGAACTCTAGAGTACGCCAACTGTGTCTCGACTTGGCAGCCCCCGGATATGTCTTTCATTCTTATATAATACCATAACCTCAGTAAAATACAAGACCTTTTTTGATATTTTCTAGGATTTATTTTACCTGAGAAACGTTCGGCTCACTCAAGGAAATGAATCCTTGGTCAGGCTTCGAACCTGTTACACACCTCCACAGCCTTCTCGTTTAGAAAGGTGACGTTTCTCAGAATGAAGCGTACTCGGCAGGATTCGAACCTGCATATATTCCTGTTTAGAAGACAGGTGCCTAAGTCCATTCGAGCCACGAGTACATGTATTTGATATCAGTCTTCGAGAAGACACTTGAGTGCCTTAAGAAGTTCGTCCTTATCAACTCCGACTTCTCGGCTTTCATTGCCGATCTGAAAGTAAATACAATCCCTGCCTACGGACAAGATCAACTGGTCGTCGGGATAGCTGTTATCAGTATCCATCTCGATTTTAAGTCTGATTTCCATTATTTACCTCAATACAACCATGACCCACATTTGGGACATTTTAAAAATGCCATATTTACAATTAATTTTGTAAGAAGTACCTCTGGCAGGACTTGAACCCGCAACCTTCTCGTTCGAAGCGAGATGCGCTAATCCATTGCGCCACAGAGGCAAAATAATACCCCCACCAAGAATTGAACTTGGTCTTGAAAGCTAGGAACTTTCCGTGCGATTCCGGCACACTCTGGGGGCAAGCATTCAATCCCGTTCATCTTCTTCGAGTGGTCTTTTCACCTTCACCCGGATCTTGTTCCCCAGGTCATCATAATGATAAACGTATGACCAGCCCGTCTTGTAGAAGTCCGTATCGATGAAACAAGCATTGGTCATACCGATGAATCGCCAATGGTCGCGGATATCCGGAGGAATATAGGTCTTCTTCCCATTTTCGTAGAAGTCAATGCTCTCGAAATCAAGAGCATTGATCTTCCTCAACTCTTCCTTGAGATACCTGATATGTTCGATATCGACTCGATTCCGTATTTCTTGCGACATCAGCTTTCCTCATCGCACATACAACCTAAGAGACAAATCGTAAACACACATAGACCAGCCATGATAAAAAACCACATATTACATTCCTTTATACCTTTTGCTCTTTGCCAACTGTTGTTTTGCTTTTTCCAGGTCGGCATTCTTCATGAACTGCCAGTTGGGGTAAGGTTCTCGTCTTGTATAGACGCCGTTTTGCTGGTAGTCCGATTGCGGGTGAGATGTGAACATCTGGACGCCTTCGGGCAACTGCTTCTCCATTGCTGCGGAGAGCGTCTCAAAATCTTCTAGGACCAAATTTTGGCGAGGGTCGATGATGACCAAGGCTTGCGATTCGGTTAAAAGCCATGGAATGATTATATCCAATACTGGCTGCGTGTTTAGTTCTTTGACTACATAGGTTAATTTTCCTTCAAGCCGTGCCTTCTTGGCGAAAGGGCATACGGGCAAGTTGCCGAATGCCGGATGTGGCTTTTCGACGAAAGAGATCAAATGGTTTTTCATTATCTGAATAATATCATGATGTTCCATGTCTATATCAATGATTTAAAGATGGAATTTTATCACAGTAATCGTGGCAAGAGTCGAACTTGCGACCTCCAGGTTCGCCGCCTGGCGCTCTAATCCACTGAGCTACACGATCAAATTATAAGTAGGCGTAGAAGGTCTTGCACCTTCACCGGCACCGTTATAAGCAGTGAGTGCTACTTTACACCATACGCCCAAATCAAATTCCTATAATCTTTTAAGCAAAGAGTAGTCATCACAACTGCTCTCCCACTGAGCTAACCGCCCATTTGACTACTTGTCTTCCACTTTGTATTGCTTTTTCTCGGCGGCTGTCATTTCATAAGTGTGCTTGGGCAAGCCCTCGCAACACACCTTGGACTTAGGCTTGGTTCGTTCCTCAAGCTTTGCGACCGTCTGCTGGAGCGTCTTGATCTCGGCATCGTGTATGGTGTCACGCAGACTGCCGAGTAAGGAGACAACAACGATCAACAGAAAGGCAATGTCTCTCACAAGTTCATCAAACGTATAGGTCATAATTTGGTCCTTTAAGCTTTTTTGTGGCTTCGCACCACGAATCGCCTGAGTAGGTTGTAGTGGGACATGTTCTCGTACACGAGACCCTTGAGCCAACGCCGCTTCATGCCTTCTTGCTCGATCTGCTTCACGAGTCGCTTTTCGAGGTCGAAGAGTTCCTTGCGGACGAGGGACATCAACTCCGCTTGGGAGGCATCGACAGCCTGCTTGACCTGGTCCTCGGTGAAAGTGACGGTCTCTGGCTTGAGGTCGTTGGTGATGTCGGTTGCGAGGCTGAAATCACTATTGGTCAGAGTGACATCCTTGTCGCTCATGATCGTCCTCCCTGAAGGGTGTTATATATCTAGTCTTTCCACAGACAACACCGTGTTGTTCCGCTCGATCGATTCGATGTGGCGATAGACTTCGGTCCAGTCTTCTGCCACAAACTCGTAATCATCGGTCTCAAAGAACTCGGATGTATCGATACGATATCTGATGCGGAATCTCATGTAAGTACCTCCGGAAGGATTCGAACCTTCTCCAGCCGGGTAAGAACCGGATATGCTAGACCGTTAAACACCACGGAGGCAATTAGTCAGACTAATTATTTCTGCTTCGTACAAGAACAGTGCGACTTACAGCACGAATTAGCGGTTGAGTGCCTGCGTGTATTGCTTTCACTCTGTGCTATCAGTCCTAGAAACAGAATCAGCAAAATCCCCAACAGAAGTGCTATGCCTGTTCCTTTGATTTCAGGCCCATTCGTTGCTCCTCTCAAAATTATTTATCTCAGTCCCTCCTCTCGGCCACGATCCGAGACCTAACGGTTTAAAAGACCGCCGCTCTGCCAATTGAGCTAAAGAGGGAATTTATACTACTTCTTGTTGAGCCATGTATTGATGTGTTCGCCAACACACCCGATCATGCCACCTACCAAACCTGACAGGGGTAACACCCACCAGTGATCGCCTAAAACATGTCCCAGCCCGTAGCCGGTAAGGAACCCCACGATCATCACCACAATCAAGATGACCAAACTTCTCACGTCAGCCTTCGTCACTTCCGTGTCCATTGTTCAGAACTCCCATCGCCTTCTTCTTGGAATAACTCCAACCTAAGAGGTCTTGTTTCCACTCGGGCCAGGTCTTCACTTCTTCCCGACAATGTTTCAAGAACGCCGTGAATCTCTCTTCTTTGTCCTCGATCAGCCAGTAAGGCGTCTCAGGCTTGACTTCCGATTCATTAGACATCATTATACACCAATTTAATTACTTAGGCAAGGTCAATCCATGTGGTTGAAATTTGCCTTGTTTTTTAGTGACAAAAACAAAGGTCGCTTCGGCGATGAAGTCTTGTCCCGGTGTCGCTCTACGTTCCCGATAGGACTTGACGTTGACTTTAACTGCCTTGTTCCTGAGTTCGACCACTTGAGCCTTCATGAATACCAAGTCGCCGCATTCTGCTGCCGCGTGGAACGTGCCTTCGTACTTGTGGGTGACTGCCGAGTCACACTCCGAGTCATGGAGCAACCGGCTGACACATTGGGCAGCACAGAGGTCTAGTTCACTGAAGAATTGACCGCCGAAGATCATCGGATAATGGTAATTACAATGCGCTGGCATGACCACGAAGGTCGTTTCGAATGTAAGGTTCATTACTGTTGCTTTCTTAGTGTTGGTCGCAGGCATTGAGTTGCTTGCTCCGCTGGCTTCAGGCGGAACGTTCAAATCGCCAAAATATAATAATTCCACCAGGTTCGCTCACAACCCAGAAAGGCTGATGAGACCTTTCTGACAAGCTGATGTTGGGCATCACCCCAACGGCTTGCCGCCTGCAGTCGTCGCTAGTGGATTTGAACCACTGACCTTTTCCATGTCAAGGAAACGCTCTACCGGGCTGAGCCAAGCGACGATATGTTTACCAGAAAGGTTTGATACTGATAACTTCATTTGTATCAAAATTTGTCATTACAGCGAATGGCGTCGAACAAGTGGAGGACATGATTACTGCTTGAACTCCGGGTCTTTTGCGCATCGCATTCGCAAGTTCGGCTTGATCCTCTGAGAGGATGCCATCAATTGACTGTACCTCGGGACGATCAGGAGCCTTAAACTTGGTCGTATCAATTTTGCATTCGGGAAATATTTTAGACAGATAGGCTTTCAAGCCTTCGATCTTTGCTGGAGAAATTTCATTAACTTTTAACATAGCGGAACCGACGAGACTCGAACTCGCAAACCTCTCCCGTGACAGGGGAGCGCTCTGGACCAATTGAGCTACGGCTCCAAAATCTTACTCAAAACGAATCACATCACCGGGGACCACATCGCCCTTCTGGACACCACGCAGGTAAATCCCAAGGCTTGGGCTTACCGTGGTCATGTGGTCGAATCTTTCGACGCCACTGATCATCGCGGTCAAGACCGTTCCATCTTCCTTGACCACCTCCACATCTGCTCCAACCACAACTACATGTTTCGATTGTCGGCAGACTGCGACCAAGTCTCGTCCACGGATATGGAAAACTTCTTTTATTTCAATCATATTATCCTTCAATGAAAAGTTGGTCTCCGAGGTCGACATCTTCCTTGGTGATGTTGTCCGCAAGAAGTATGCCTATGGTGGCATCTTTAGGCGGAAACCAGCAGTTTGTCGACCTGAACATCTCGCAATCAATAAGCGTGGTGGTGAGTATGTCTCCATTGACTTTATGGATGGTTACCACACTACCTTGTGGTAAATTCTCACCCAAGGACTTGCCAGTGACCACAGTTCCCTTGGTCCTGATGTAGAACCTGTCTTCGATGGTTAAGATATGCTTCATGTACTATCTAATATAAACAAATACTTATGAGTGGAGCGCCGGGGCTCAAACATAGTTAATACATTTTTCCATTTTCCACATAGCACTGAGCTTTAACGGCATTGTCTTTGGATCAAAATCTAGAATTTCATCATCCATGGCGGGAACAGGAACAGGATCAAGTCTCAAAGCTTCGCGAAGCTCATTCCGAGAAACCTTGCCCAATTCCCATTTTAGGATATTCTCCTTGCATCTTTCGTTTCTAGACTTTACGACCTGATAATACTCATCGATGCTCTCTCCTTCAAAAAACCTGTCGATCACCTTGATGTACAGGACATCGCCGATTATCTTCATTTCAGCCGAACTATACATATCTGTTTCAAGCATCATGCAATTACAGTGCATAAACTCTTCAGTATCAGTCCTTTTATTGAAAGACATCCATGCTTGAATATATGAATCCCAAGAAGGACCTTTAGAAAGAACTTTGCCTACGATATTGCGAGTAACACCTCTGCCTCTGTAGTTCTTAACAGCCGTGTCCGATTCGACATCAATTACAGCGAACTCTTGCTCAAATGGAAATTCAACTAATTTAGTAATAATTTTCATACTGAAAAACCTTGATTAACCTTCATTGCCCTGTTTGGATTTATCCCATTCTGTTATTCTGACATATAGCTCATCAATTGTGATACTACAATACCTATTTTTCTTTTGATTCTCTGTGTGCCGTAACAGTACGCAATTGGCAGGATGGGAGATCAACTCAGCCGGTATACCGTTGTCCCAGCCATACCTAATTGAGACACAATGATCTCTAGAGATTCCAGACAGATTGTTTCCTCGGTTGAATGCCTTGTACCAACCATGTTCTTCAATAAGACCTAAGTCAAATTTATCAGGATAATTATAAATGTTGAATTTAAATTTACAATCCGCTCTATATCGCTTATATCCTTCCGATGACCGACGAGATTGAGCCGAACATTTCTTGGAACAAAATTGTCGAGATTCTTTCTTGTCCTTAAAAAGAATGCCACAATATAAACAAGTTTTTTCTATCCTCTGCTTCCTTAGTCCATTGCGGTCAAAAGCTTCGTTGATTTTTTGCTTGGTCGCCTCAGAATGTCGTCTTGTATTAGCACAAGCTCGACTACAATAATACGCTTCCTTCGTTGGGAAATTCTTTTCTCTCTCTTGAATTTCAAATTCTTTACCACATTTATAGCAATTCACCTTGAAGGATTTAACCGGTCCCTTTTCTCGATCGAACCAATCTCTTGTAGCCTCTGCAAGTCTTTGTGTCTGATTCCTGGTTGGATTAAACTCGCACCATCTAACATGGTTAGAAAAAACTCTTCCAGGCATGTCGGGGAATGTTTGGTCGCAGTATTTACATTTTCTAGTTTCCATACCCTAATAGAGTATGGAGTTGGTAAAAATCGAACCATAATTTTCACTGGAGCTAGAGGGAGTCGAACCCTAACATTTGCGCCTTGCAAGAGCGCCGTCTTTCCATTAGACCATAGCCCCCATTTAGACCAATCAGTGGAACCTGGTGAGGATCAAAGCCAGAAGCCCATAACCTACGACCAACAATGCCCCAGCCAGCAAAATCCCTAATTGGTCATTTTTCATTGTTTTCATTTTCCCGGCAACTTGGATTCTAGAGCGTCAATCTTCTTCTCGACTTGTTCAAACCGCCACTGCAGGTGGCGATAGTCGTCGTCATGACCGCCCAGATGATAGTTATACTTGTAGGAGTCGGTGATCGGCACAACCCTGCCGTCCACTTCCACAGTTCTCTCGTGACCACAACCGACCAACCCCAGCAGCCCGCAAACGACCAGAAGCTTTTTCATCAGTCGTAAACTCCGTAATAGAACCCTTGGAAGATACAATTGTGTTCTTCGCTCAATCTAAAAGATTAAAAGCCGATGCAACGTATTGCTTTGTGACACTCATCTAAAATCTTTTCTTCACAAGCCTCAAGTTCAGCACGCGACCAGAAAAGTTGGCGACCAATCTTATGAGTTGGAAGTAATCCTCTCCTACGCCGGTCCGCCAAACCCGCAGAGCAACAACCGATAAATCGCATAGCTTTTTTGCGATCATAAACTAATTCAGTATCTGCAACATTACGTGAACACACAGGTACTTCGCTCATGTTTAAACCCAGCATACTAGTGAATTTTCACTTATTAAGCAACATCTTCTCAACACGTCGGACATTATCGTCGAACGAGGGGTTTTCCGCCCTGACCCTGTCGATCAGGGGTTTGAACACCATATCGTATTCCTTGCGGTAACTTTCCCCGAGAGTTTCGAGTCCATACCGCTGTTCTAACTTATCCTTAGGCATCATCGGTCTCCTGAGTTAGAGACAAAGTTTTCAAGGGTGTCGGACGGAATTCGAATCCGCGATCTCCTGCCTCACAAGCAGGCGCTTTAAGCCAGACTAAGCTACCGACACCGTCTAGATAGCCCCCGGAGGGGCTATGATTTGATTTACGCGACCTTGCCAAACATGGTCGGTAGGTCGCTACCCTTGACATCACGCCGACAGTAGAGGAAGTCGTTGATCAGGTCTTGGTAATACTCCCAGCCCTCGTCGGTCTCCCTGTGGAGTTCGGGATGATACTGGACGCCGAGACCATTGACCGAAGGGAAGTGGACCGCCTCGATCTCCTTCTCGACCTCGATCTCGTCGTTATCGTCGCCGAGATAGTACGTGGACCGTTGCGGAGTTGCCCATGCCAGGACTTCCGCATCCTCGGGCGGCAGCATCATCTGGTGGTGATACGAATTCACGACCAGATATTGACCGTCATGGGTCTCGATCGTGTGATCCTTGCCCTCGTGATTCGTGAGGTGCTGGCAGAGAGTTCCGCCCGCCATCACGCACATCAGTTGAGCACCCCGACAGATCCCGAAGATGGGGATTTTGTTCCGCTGGCAAGCCCTGAAAACATCGATCTCGTAATCATCTCGCCACACGCTGGTGTGGGTGAAATGCGACGGTCGCTGCTTGTAATGCTTGGGATGGACATCGGCACCACCCGTGAAAACGGCACAGACGACCTGCTCGGGGGCGTAGTCCAGAATCTTCGGACTGGCGATGTACTCTCCGAGATGACGAAACGGGTCGTAATACCCATTCCATTCCATCCTGTCGTTGACGATTAGGACCCGTCGCTTCTCCTGCTTCGCCATTGGTTTCTCTCCTCCGTGAGAAATTTGCAGTGACCTGGCTGGTTGTTTTGCGATTTGGGGCAACCTATTACTACCGCCTGAACACCCACTAACACGGCAGTTGCACCAGGTCCATTACGCTTCAGATAGGTCTATCATACCAGATTTGACATTTATTTCAAGGTCAAAACATCAACGGCATGATGATGTCGAAGTCATTGCTGCTCTCGACTTTTTCGATTGGGGTATATTTGTATCGGATTTCGACCTTTTGCTGCGGTGCGAAGATGGTGACGAGGGCGAACATCAGGACAACGAATGCCATGAGGAACATGCAACCCACAAGAGCATAATCCTCAAACATCGTTGAGTCTCGATCGGTTCTCATCTTGGAACTCCGGGTTTTTAGACACTGAAAGTGGTTATCTGTGTCGGCTTACAACGCCTATCATGATATAGTCTATCATATCATCTTCAAGAAAAAGGTCAAGAGCAGAATTCAGGAAGGTCGAAATTTGTATAAATGTTCCATTTATACCTGTCAAGAGTCCCTTTATTCAAGATTAAGTCTTATGTTAAAAACATTTAAAGAATGGTTGTTCCAAGAGTCCCTGAACATTGTGCCAGCGTCTAAAACCATGGCTGCGAGGACGGTATGGAAACGTGGTCGTCCCAATGGTCTGTCCGAACCCGCCCACGGATGTATCTGGGGAACCACCGATGAAGACACCGCCGATTGGTATGGCGACTATGAAGGTGGCTACACCGATCATTTCACGATTGACCCCAACAGTCGGGTCCTTGTCGCGGACAATAAGATCGAATTGATGGCTGCCATCTGGAACTGGTCCGAGGACCAGAAAGACGATCTTTACGGGGCTGACGACGACTACGGCTATGTCAACCAAGCCTTGGGGCATCTAGGGATGCCCGCTGGCACCAGACCAGCGGACCAATTCCAAAACACGATCAATCTCGATACCAAGATCGGGGAAACGCTTCGGTCGCACGGGATTGACGCGGCGATCATGCATGAACCGTACAGCGACGAAGGTCCCGAGATCGTTGTAGCCAATCCAAAAGTCGCTAAATTCATTGACCGAACTGGATACAAGCCCAAGCCGGGACACAATGGCTGATCAGATGTCCGACGCCCTTCGTTGTCTGGTGTAGGCATGGCTCTGATGGACGACGTACTTCTCGGGGAGTGCCGGGTTGTAGACATCGACGACGGTCCAGCCTTCGGTCCACTTTCCGTTGTCTTCCTCGACCTTAACGACTCTGCCGAGGGTGGTGTACTTCTCAGGTCCCCAGAGAGTTCGATTGATCGTTGCGTTACCTTCCTGTTTCTGGAGATTACATTGCCTGTACATCGTCTCTTTAGCCATGACTATTCCTTTCTTAAAGAGTACCCCCGGTAGGACTCGAACCTACATAAGCCAAGTTCGAAGCTTGGTGCCATTCCATTTGACGACGAGGGCATAATAGATAACTAATCAGTGTTTTTAGTACGATCCAAGCACTTTTGTGACATATGAATTGCCATCATCATCAAAGCGATTCCATATATTGGAAATGGAATAAACCATGGAGAATAAGCAATTATGAAATTCGCAAACCATGCCATGATAAGGCACACAAGAAAGCCGCCAAATACAATCCCTTTACAAATGCGATATTGTTTTTGTAAATCGAAATATTTATCCATTACAATATCTGTTCCCATTGTTCTTACATAGAGGTCGAAATACACTTTGCGTGAAATACGAAACGCCGAATAGACATCATCTTTTTCTATGAAAAGAACATTCTCTGTATACCAAGCAATAAAATTTTTAAATGTATTTTTGACTATTTTTCTTTTTAATCTTGATCCCTGCCAGTTAAAAATATTTGTATTATCTATTATATTTGCATCTCTAAGATCAGAGATTAGATTATTAACAACATCATCTAATCTGTCAAGTGTTCCTTCGACTCGTTCTAAACACCATGAAAAATAAAAACAAAACCCAACAGCTAAAAGAATGAAAAAATTCCGAAATGCATCTTGATCAATCAAAAAATCAATCACGTCCGCATGCTCCATACGGTGCCTTGGTTAAGACCAATAACTCAAGCAGGGACGGCAGGAATCGAACCTGCGACGGGGCTTTCGCCACTCCACATTAACAGTGTGGTACAACCAACCAAACAGTTGCCTCATCCCTATAAAGCTACCACAAGGATTTGCGCCCTGTTCTCTGAGGTACAAGCTCAGCGTAATACTACATATACCATGGTAGCGAACAGGCTCTCAGTAACTTCTTCCTTCTTTATATCTCTGTCTTCTATAATATCGACCATTGCCCATATTTCTCCCTTTAAAAGTGGGTGTTTGTGAATCGCAATTAGGGCAAAGCAATCGCAAATTTTCTAGTCGCCAATCATCCGCATTGCCATTGATATGATCTAGAATTAAAGACAATTGCTTACCTTGCCATTCCACAATTCCACATTCTCGGCACTTATATCCTTCAGTATCCGTGAAATACCGCTTTGCCGACACCTTTCCAGGGGCTACACCCGAACTCTCCATCTCTTGACGCGATTCATTCCATTTATGTTTTTGACAACATTCATTAGAACAGAACTTTTCATTTTCTGTTGTCTTTTGACAATTTAAACATACCACATTAGGTCTTGAATAGGTATCTTTTTTAAAGTTCCTAGGCTTACCTAAATTATTGAAAGATGCCGCACAAGAATGACTACAAAATCGATTACGACGTTTCTCATAGCAAATGGAATCGTCACAATTTTTACATCTCACAGGATTCAGATTATAATCTTCTTGAAGTCTTTTATACCTCTCTTGATGTGTTTTACAAGTCTTTGTATATCCTAATTTACCTGCTTCACTTCTAGTCATCTTTCTCATATAGCCTCCTTGACTATATGAGAGTATGCCTGAAATTAAAATCAAAATGAATTTAGTAAATACTTTGTACTTAGACTTAACATTCATTAAGCAAATGCGGCTCCGCTGTTTAACGTGGATACACAGAACGCTCACGGGACAGTTTAATGTGTTGTACCTAGCACGGAATGTCGCATCCAGGGCTCGAACCTGGCATACGGGTTTGGATTGCTAAAGCGTTCCCGCGTGTCAACCATTGGAGGATTGGTCGCGAACATCGCCCTCAAACCTACTTGGGTTCGCTACTGACTATCATACTGGTCGCAAGCCTGTCCGGACCATGCTTCCGGCTCACGGTTTTTCGGCTTTTTAAAGCTTTAGCAATCGTTACTTGCGGGGTTCTGATAGTGTTTGCTTGCCCTTTCGAGGATGATTCTTATGTTTGCTTCCAACACTCCTACACTAATGCGACATGTGTTATTGTATCAAATTCATGATATTTTACAAGGTCAAATTAAACCATTATCACTGCCTAGTTCGGGAACAATATTAAAATCATTTTTCAAACAATCGGCTACCCAACATGCTTCTCTAATGACTTTCCATATAAAAGGACTCACAGTCATTTCAAATGTAAATCTTGCCTCTGACTTAGAGGAAGATAATTTTTCCCAATCCTTTTTTGCCAACTCATCGTCTTCGTGTAAAAGCCCTCCATAGAAAAAAGCTTTCAATATACGACCAAGAGAATAGTCCTCGCCTTCGATCATAACTGTACATAATCCTCCTTGATATGCTATAAATTTTCCATGTCCTGTACCGGCTTTGTAAAACTCCAACAAATAATTAATATCGGATGAGATTTCTTTAGAGGATGCCAGCATCAACTCACGCAAAGAAGAAATGCCTGTTGCCATATTTGCTTCAGATTTCAAAAATAATTTGCGAAAATCAATAGTGAATGATCGTAAAAGGTCCTTCGGAAGCGGATAAGTCTTCATCGTAAGACCACCTTCTTCGATTAATTCCGAAGTGTCTTTATGGTAAGCAATAATATGCTTTACATAATTAGAAGTTCTTATTTTTTGAACAAGATTAACGAACTTCAAGCCACGTTCTCTGGCTTCATCGGCTTTTGATTTTAAAATATCTACGTCTTGATTCATTGGCATGCTCCTTTGTTTCTCTTCTCAAGCAAAATAAATTCTCGATGAAGACACCTATGACAATTAGCACACATTACTTCACACTTCTTCATCTCTTCTAAAATTCTATTTTTACCATAATTATAAGCAATCATGTAGCTTATATCAGCTATTTTTTCATTTGAATTTAGATGATGAAAATCTAAACAAGCCGGATCATTTTCTCCGCATTTAACACAACGTGATAATTTTTTTATTTCTATAAACCACTCTTTCGTTTCTAATCTTTTCTTAGCTACTGCCGAATTCCCATTAATTCGTACATCTCGGCTGTGATGTTTTCTATGGCAATTAGCACACAATATCGTACATTTACTGATTTCCTCAAGAATTTTATTTTCACTATATGCTTGATTCACCATATTGGCTATGCCCATAAATTTTTCATCTTCATGATGAAACTCTAAGCATAGTCCTTGGTCGCAACCACATTGTTGACACTGCATAGTGGATTTTAAGTTTCGCATCCACTCCGCTCGTTTTTGACGTCTGTCATTAAGACAGGTTTTGTACTTATCTTTATTTCTTTCGTAGTGCTCTCTTTGTCTTTGTTTTTGCTTTTCTTTATCTCTCATTCATTAAATGAGTGTTCAATTCATAAAAAATGATTAAATAAAATGCCACGGCAACGGTGCGTTCCGCGACCGTGGCATTCGAACCTAGGGAGTCCACTTTCTACGCAACTCCCTAAATCACTCTATCGTCCAAATTTTCAAAGAATCGAGTCCCTTCGAGACTCATCGGAGCGGTCGGATTCGAACCGACATTCTTCGCGCCCCAAACGCGACGGATTAACCAAGTTTTCCTACGCTCCGTATTTGTCTTATCGCTTACCTGCTCGCATCTTCTTCAGACCACGTCGAGCCTTCTCGGTCTCAGCCGCCTCTCGTGCGACCATCCAGATTCGGCGCACCTTGCGAGGGGTATCCTTGTGGCGTTCCATCTCGCGGCACTTGTCGATCCAGGAGAGCAATTCTCGATCAGTCATATCCAGCGGCTCGGTTTGCTTTAGTCGTTCCAGTTCCTTTTCGCCCATTTTCATTACCTCGATACAAACAAAAAAACCCTCGCTCAAGCTTTGTTCGCCTGAACGAGGGTTAGATTGTTTGAATCTTCCGCTCTGGTTCAGGCTTTCACACCCGACCCAGATGAGTGAGGTGTGATTTAGATGGTCGTCGCGGGCTTATTCTGCCCGTTATCGCCAACACATGGCGCGACAATGACGGTACGCACGATATGCGTATTCCTCATTGTATGCCAGTTTTGTTGACGTTTGCCGACGAATCTCATCTCACACCATCCTGAACGAAAAATTATTTGTTTGAGGGACCTACCTCGGTCCTCAGATGCGGTGGAAGGATTTGAACCTTCGTCCTCCAGGTTATGAGCCTGGCAAGCTACCACTGCTCCACACCGCGAACTTGTATTGTACGACTATATAGACACCGCCATTTGTTTTTTGGTCACTTAGCAAAGAAAGAAAATTCTTTACACAAATGACGGCGTCTTAATCGTGATGTACTTAATATAGCATAGATGTTTAACTTTTGCAAGAAAAATATTTTAAATTTTTCAATTTTATTTTTAGAGGCAAAAATAGAGGCAAGGCAATTCCGTTTGCTCTGCCTCTCACTGCATCGTGGGAACCTGCCTGGCGGCAATGAGCTTATCGGTCAATCCGTTGACCACTTCCGGCTCTAGGGCTGATCCTTACGGATCTCCAGGCTGCCCGTTTGCTTCCCGAGGGAAGTCTCCACGTGTGGGCGATTGAGTAATATCTTACCAGATTGAGGTCGAGAGGTCAAGTTCGATTTAGATAGTAAAACAAAAAATGCCACCGGGAGCGGAACCCGGTGGCACTTCGGTCATCCTGGGGGATTTCTTGACGGTTGACTGTTAGTTACAGCCACGGACACCGCAAGACCCACGAGACCGAATCTTCACGCGGGTGGTCGCTTTGAACGAACCACCGCCGCGATTCCGGAAGGCACTGAGCAACCCGCTGCGACCGCCGTAGCATCCGCCGCCGCCACCGAATGCGGAGCCGCTGTAGCAACTCCCGGCACCGGCTGAGAATGAGCCGCTGTAGCAGCCGGACGCCTGCGCCATTGGGACCACGGGAACGACCGGGGTCACGGCGGCACCGCTGTAGCAGCTTCCTCCTCCGAACGACGGTGCGGCGCTATAGCAGCCGGACGAGCCGTAGGACGAGAAGGATTGGCTGGACGACTGCGCCGACGAGTAGTAGCTACTGCCGCCGACCTGGGGGCAGGCACCTGTGGGACAAGGGATCTGGGTCAACGCCGCGAGAACGAGCAACTTGATCATCAAACAAAATCCTCATGAACTAGGCGGGGCGATCCTCCGAGATCGCCCGGAAACGAAAGAGACTTGCCGTACAAGGCAGGAGCCATTGTATCCACGGGAGGTTGGGTTGGCAACCTCAATTTTGGTGGGTAATTAAAATTGAACTTAGATTACATTGAACTTATTAAGATACTTATATATTTGAAAGAAAATAAAACCCCAAGGGACAACTGCAACTGTCCCTTGGGGGAGTCCTCATTCACGGCAGAGGACCGGCATTCCGCCTGTTTCTGGCGACCGATTGCTGAGTCATTTCACATCCATACCAATTATTAGTTGGCACGAACGGATCATCAACAATTTACCAGCACCGCTTTCGCGATACTGGTCCGGTCTAACAGGAAACATGGGGTCTAGTAGTCGAACTCCCTCCCTGGCAAAAAAGGAGCTAAACGAGTTATACCCCCAGACACTCTTTTCTCTGAAGTTTTTCGTCCTCAGAGGGAGACGAAGGCATTTATCTTTACCCCCTGGTTCAAAATCAGGAGGAGAGTCACAATGCCTTTAACGACTGATTCCAATTATACCAGATTCGGGTCTGGTGTAAAGACTTTTACTGATCGATTTCTTATCCACCGGGGTCGTGATTGCCTTTTCGAAGCTCCAATTTCGCTTAAGGCGAGCGGTGATTGTTACTCGACTCGAAACAACTCGCCGCTTATCCTTGAGCCATTCGGACATTGTTTTCTCTTCGCCGAACGCTCGGTACAAGGGCATTTGTTGCTCGGGGTGAGTGATTGCTCTTTCCGGTTCCCAATTGCTATAGAGCCGGTGCCTCAGCAACTTCACATTGACACGGCAACGACCATCATTCGCCCATTCCCTGATTGTCTTCTTTTCGCCGAATGCTTCATATTCCTCGAAAGTTCGCAGATCAACAGATATTGCCTTTTCATTATCTTGAGATGTGTTACATTTTTTCAAGCGTTTGCGAAGACTGTGGTATGTGTTCCCGGTTCCGCACCTGGGGTCTTGCAGCCACTCTGCGAGAGTTTTCGACTCTCCGAATGCTTCGTATTTTTCAGGCAAAAAAGCGTAATCATGCGTAAAGGCTTTTTGAAAACTCCATTTTTCCACGACGATCCGCTGGCGAATCGTTTCCGGAGCGGCTGCCGGACGTCGTGGGTCTCGCATCCATTGTTCCCAAGTTTTCTTCTCGCCGAACGCCGTATATATCTTTCCACGGGTGCTGGTTGTATTGACCGCTTCGGCGACGGTCATCCCCGATTTAATCCTACTCCGCAGGGTTGATGGGCTTTTTCCGGTGATAAAAGCCAATTCTCCGATTGTGTATTTCTCCCCTTCGTATTCATGTTTCGCGTAGCTGGGACGGTCTTTTTTCCAGAAACAATTTTCAGGGGAATATCCCTGCGATTTGTCTCGACGTTGTAGACTATAGCAGCGTCTAGGTTTTGGCTTGCGACCCATGTTGGCGAGGAATTGGGTAAATCCGTTCTCGCCTTTCCACGATTCACAGACATCGTCTGGACTTCTCTTGACCATCTTCGACCATGCTTTGTGTTCATGGAACGCGGGGTTTCTTTTGCCGCGTCGGCAATCGCCCTTCTTCCAGCAATTCTTACAACTATTGTCGGAATATGCGTCGATCAGGTCATGACGAATAACGTGTTTGTGATTGCACTTGATACACTGACATTTCCAGTACCGTCTTTTTCTCTTATCGGAGGATTCGGATTTAAAGACCAAGTCAAGGACTTTCCAGGTTCCGATGGTTTGTCCGGTCAAGTCGATGAGGGTCCGCATTGGTGAAAATCCTTTATTGGATCAACCGAGGATGTTGAGGAATTCTTTCACGGAGATGATCGGGACACCGAGTTGCTTGGCTTTATCGCTCTTGGACCCGCTGTTGGGACCGGCGACGAGGTACGCTGTGACGTATCCTTGTGAGCTAGGGACCATCCCCTTGCTGACGCTGCCGCTGAGCTTGCCGCCATGGTGAGCGATCATCTGCTCGATGTCTTTCTTCTTGTAAGGGTCCATATCTCCGGACAAGACGAATGTATAACCTTGGAGTGTGCCGGTCGTCTTGGGCAATTCCGGCTCGACGTAATTCAGCAGATCATCGATCATGGCTGAATTTTCGTCAAAGAATGCTCGGATTGAGATGGCGGTAATGGGACCGATATTATCGACCTCAAGCAACTGGTCTTTGGTGGCTCCCCGAATCTTGGAGAGTTCTCCAAAATGATCGACCAATGCCTTGCCTGTGCTCTTCCCAGCCCCTTTGACGCCGCATGATGCGAAGAAAACCCAGAGAGGGGTGGACTTCTTGAGCAACATGGCTGCGGAGATCCTTTGTGCGAGCTTGCCGTTGTCTTTCTCTTTGCTAGGGTCGGGGACCATGTGGATAGCAGCCATGGCAAGCAAGGCTTGCCGTTCCGACAGTCCTGCCTTCTGGATTTGAGGGACATTGAGTCGGTAGAAGTCGGCGGGCGACTTGACCAATTTCTCTTCGCCCATGGCGAGGGCTTTGAGGGCGGATGTTCCCAAGCCTTTCACGCCGAAAACGCGGAGGTAATGGAGGAGGTTATTGACAAGCTGCTCTGGGCATTGTCGGTTGACACAGACCTCGTTATATTTGTCGGGCTTGCTTCCGGGGATGATCTGCGTCCGATGGCGGCAGGTCGGACAAGTCATATCGCTGATATGGTTATGGAGATTGCTTGTGGTCCGAATCCACTTGGGGATGATCTTCCCCGCCTTGACGATGACTCCTTCAGTGCCGACATCGATGCCATTGGTGTGAACGAAGCCGAGGTTGTGAAGGGTACATCGGCTCACTTCTGTCTTTTCGAGTTGAACGGGGGTTTCGAAGACGGCAACATAGGTGATCTTACCGGTCCTTCCGGTCTGCTTGACCATTTTTGCGACGGTGACGGACTTTTCTTCGTCGGGGAGTTTCCAGGCAACTTTGCCGACTGGATTGCCGGTGAGGGAGTTACCGTGGGTTCCCATCTGTTCTTGGGCTTCCAGATTATCGACCATCAGGACAATGCCATCGATGAGGCAATCCTGGTCGTTTACCGTCTTCTCCATCTCGTACAGGTCGTCGAGGTCGAGGGGGTTATGGGGGGTGATCTCTACGCATGGGATGCCGAATGTGTCTCGGCAAAACGTGGCACGATTGGTCTCGGTGGTATAGTTGACATCACCGAGACCAACGATGGAATGAGCGATGAACCGGATCTTCCTTCTGCCAGTCTCGCTAGGGTCGTTGTCTTGCCGCACGGACCCGGTCGTGTAGTTTCGTTCGTTCTTGAATTTTTCCTTGATCTTGCCAGACTGAAACAATTCCTCGTTGATCTGCTCGAAATCGCTCTTGGTGACGTAGAGCTCGCCCCTCACGGTACACGTGAGAGGCAATGGGAGCGTCTCAGGAACGCCGATGACGTACTCAACATTCTTGGTGCGGTCTTCGGCGTCGTAGCCGTTCTGAGGGCGTAGACCGGCTCTGACCCGGATGCCCTTGACGTATTCGATGCTGACGCCGACGCCATCGATCTTAAGCGACTTGCAGAACTTAACATCCTTGCCGAGTTCCTTCTGGCATCGCTTGATCCAGGCGACATAGTCGGCTTCTCGGGAGGGACCGACTTGTTTCTCCAGCGAGGTCATCGGGTATTCGAGGCGGATTGTCGGGGCGTTGGGCTTGTAGGTCGATCCAGTAACTCGGTCCCAATAGGGATTGTCAGGGAACTGGATCTTGCTTTCCTTGCGGATCAGGTCGTATTGATGGTTAGAGACCTCTTCCCCTGTGATGGGGTTGATACAAGGTTCGTTGGCTTCGAAGGCAGTATCGAGGGCAGTCAAGACCAAGAAGACTTCTTCTTCATTCGCTGCGAAGTCAAGGATGTCACTATTGACGAAATCACTGTCCATATGTTTCACCAATTGGTCCAAAGTTTTTGGCGAGATTCCAAAGAGAGGTGGTCATGTCTCTGCTGTGCTTGGCGAGATGTATCTTGCCGGTTTCATCGACGAGATACCACCAAGACGTCCCGCCGCCTAAGAGTTGAGCCCAGCGCATTTCTCATCCCTGATTAGAACATGTGATGTTCTTTGCCGTTTTCACGCGCAGCTTGCTGTGCTTCCCAGATCGGTTTCACCCGTTCAAAGAGTTGGGGGAGAGTATAAGGATGGTAATTGTTAGTGTCAACTCCAATATCGACAGCCGCCCAAAGCTCCGGATGCGCCATGGGATGGGGATGTGAAGGCTTGGTGTAGAGGGCGTGGACGTGTCCGTAGCACAGGATCGTACCACGATGACTCCCTTCCCAAGTGACCATAGGGAAATGGTTGAAGAAAACTTTCTGTTTGCCGATGTAAATGAGTGCTTGTTGGTAGCAATGGGAGAAGAGATCGTGGATGGCGTCGGGATTATCGTGGTTTCCGAAGACAATCCTTACATCTTTACAGTTGATACGATTTCGGGCATATTGGGCGTGGGCGTAGTATTGCTTAGGGCTGTTGCCGAAGACAAAGTCGCCGTTGATGAGGACGGTATCCTTTTCCGGGTCTTCAACTTCGGCGTTAATCCTATCGAGAATGAATTCATTCATGGTCTCGATGGATTCCTTGCCCATCGGCTTCCCACGATTGCCGGTCGCCTTGTATTCTTCGTATGTTGCCAAGTCCTCTATTGTCATGAATTGGACGCGATCACAATACTTCATTATGTTCCCGTGGAACAAATGGGGATCGCTCAGGAGAATTGCCTTACCATTGATTCGATGCCGGTCCATTCATCTGTCCTTACTTGGTTGTTTAATTTCGTCCATATCATACCGGAGGGGGGTTGGTTTGTAAACTAAATTTCACCTTGTCGTTTCAGAGGGGAGCCTTGAGGAGTTCTTTGACGAAGGCAGCATCCTTGAGACCGAAAGTATTATGCCAACCTTCCTTGACGTAGGTCGAAGTGTGACTACTGGGGGCGGGCTGCTTGCCGGTATACCGCGTAAAGCCAAAGAGGAATCGTTCGATCGCCGGTTGGGTATCCCTGGAATAGGGATAGCTTCTGATCGCCTTGCGGATATTTCGTTCCTCTGGCGATTGTGAGGCGTAGTTATGGGCGACGCGCAGGAACATTGTAAAGGCATTCTTCCTCATCTCGCATTCTTTCCAGAAGGACGACGGTTCGACGAAGAAGAATGGTCGGGCGGGATTGGTCTTGTGAAAGATGGTATCTCCGGATCGAACCGACCGTTCGATCCAAGTCATGCATTCGATGATGCCTTCCAGGAGATCGGGACTGAAGGAGTACCATATCCCCCGATCGTTTTTTTTGAACTGCAACTGCATCACTTCGCGGCAGGATTGCCACCCAAAATAAGTGATGTTGGTAACGTATGCGGCGAATTGATCATCGTTAGGAGTATGAGATAGTGCTGCCGGAATCGACATGGGTTCGTTTGCGATAATAGCCATTTTACAGCTTCCTTGTCACTATCTTCGAACAATATTGCCCACTGGAAACTCATCGAAAAACTTAGCTTCGCACCCTTGCCACAATGGCTCGCGGTTTTGCGTCACGATGAATTTCTGCTCGGCTCCGAATCGGCAGATATAGGTTGACTTGGTCTTGTTGCTGTTATTGCTATTGTTTCCCGTCTCCTTGTTCCATTGTCCGGCATAGCCTGACTTATTGTAGCTTCCCCAATTGTAGTTCGAAGATTGGGTCCTGCCTTTGGTCAATTCCTCGACGGAAATAACGCCGCTCGTCTGGTTCGTCTTTTGTTTCTTGAAGATCGTTTTGACATCCTTGGTCATATCGGAATCACGGAAGGTCACAACTTGGACCCGTTCCGAGGTTGGATCGACCCTTTGTCTGGTGTTGAAAACGACGTTGAGGCTGCAGGATATCTTCTCTTGGCATGAGACATATCCGACGAAACGGACCTTGCCATTGGGGAACATGCCGTCCTTGAGGGACTGCATGATTTTGGCGGCTGGCAACTTACATCGGAGCCAGAAATGGTATTCCAGGCAGAGCCGATTGTGGCTGGTTCTCGGATAGGTAAAAAAGGCATCATTGACCTTCCGAACCGATTCCGAGGGGTTGTAGTTCTCAGGCTGGATGTAACTATGTGCAATTAGCTCAATTCTCGGATCGGGGGTGGTGTCGACCTCCCAATAGAGGGGCAAACCCCAAACCGGACATGAGACCACAGCTTCGATGATCTGGTAAGGATGGACCTTGACGTAATGATCATTCGGATTGACGACAGTGATAATATTTTTCTTATAGGGATTAGTCGCCTCCAGGTAAACGCACAACCTTGACTCATGGTTGTTGCCCTTGAAGATGATTTCCCCGAGGTAGGCGGTAGAAACCTTCCCCCAACTCTCCAAGTCATCTCGCTGAGAAAACGTATATATCCGACCATTCTTTCCGGGGAGGATTTTTTCAAGGATCAAGTGGTCGCTGTGAACATTGACATCGACCTCATTGAACATAGGTGTGTCGGAGAGAAAGACCTCGAACTTCTGTTCGGGGTGAAGCGAGACGATGTAACATTCGGAGATAGGGTCCTTGACCCGAACGGGATCATACCTTCGCTTCCGCTGACGGGTCATGGTACAGGACTCCGTTTGAAAGGGCTGGGCTATGAAGAGCGACACGGGATTAAACTCCGTTTACAAGATTCGCCAGCCACGTGAGATTGTTCTGGGTATGCGTGTGAATCTGGGCTCCGTAAATATCGAAGACCCCTCGGAAATTGGTCATCAACGTATTGACGGCAGAGTTGTAGTGGCAATGCCTTTCGGAGATACTGAGGTCCGAATCGATGCTGCCTTCGATCTGCGAGAAGAAGACCGAGGACGCCGACTTGGCAAGGAAATCGTCATAGCAATACAAGAAGATTTCCCAGCCCAACAAGGTAGATTCCTTGCGATCGGTCACGGTCTGTATCTTGCCATGTGCCGTAGCGAAGTCCAGGAAGAACTTCTCCAGTTCTTCGTACTGAAGGGTTAGGTCGGGAGGATATCCTCGTGCGTGATCAAACAGGTTCCCGTCGATACATCCATTGTGCCGAGGATGTCGTACATTGACTTCGTAATGACCGGGATGATGGGGATTGTCTCGCCATCGGAGCGAGACAATAGCCCAACGGTCTTGGAGATCGGATGACTCAGGATCGATCTTGAAGATGACCGATCCTGAACGTAAGGTGTGGTGAACTTGGGGCAGAGCGATTCGATGCCGTTTCAAATACTCTTCCTGCAGGATCATAGTTCGCCCCGTTATTCCTGAATGAACTTCCTTGTTTGTAACAAATCCGCACGTAACCAACGCCTATTGGTCTCATCCCATGTCACGGGCATTGTCTCAGGAAAACTATCAAAGAGGTCGAACAATTCTCCAACCGTCTTCGCCTTCATCAATGACCTGTGCCGTACAAGAGGATGCAAGTGAGAATATCGTTCGATCAACTTCTCAACTACTACTTGGTCCATATCTTACCTTAACTTATCAAATTTCACAACGCCAAATCTCAAAACGAAAGAGCAGGAAAATCGGCAACTCCGCTCAATTTTCTTGCTCTTTAATTTAGGCAAACTCAATCTGTTGGCAGTACATGCCAATAAGTTGAGAAATCCTGGATTCCGCGAGTCCCATAGCCCCGGCAATTTCCTTCATCTTGCGTCCCTCGACGAAGTATTGCCAGAGCAAACTCCGTCCTTGTTGAGACAGAGCTTCCGTCATTTCGTCGAATACCACCTGTAGGTCTGTCGTATTTTTCGACTCTAAATTCAGATTCAAATCCAACGACTTGAAGCCACTGCATCCTCGGGAAATCGATCCCTTGGAGCCGAATCCGAGGCTTCGCAAATAATCCTTGATTGCACCTACGATCCTTATGAGGATACAGGAAAAATACTTTTCATGATTGGGATCATAACGGTCCACGGCTTCGACCAGCCCCAAATAGGCGGCTGCCCTTAGCTCATCGATATCTACCGAGTAGAGATGTTTCTTCTTGTTGGCAGCTATCTTCGAGGCAAGCGGCATGTACTGCAAAATCAATGTGTTTCGCTGTTCTAAACTTAAGTTCATTAGTTACCTTTTTAGTATTAAATGTTGACATAGTTTTATCTTTGTTATAAGAGTATATATGCCGCCGAAGCGATAGAAAACATCCCTTCAGGCGGCATTATTTGCGGGGATTTCAGTGTATTTCTCGATCGGTTCAACCATCTTATTCAACGCCTCGACCGCCTCATGGAAGATGCCAGGCTCGTTGGAATATTTGAGGATTCGTTTCAGGAACCAGACCTTGGTCCGGTGAAGTTCGGGACTCAAAAGATGGAATTCGTCCGCACCTTCCAGCCCCAGGATCACCAGCGCATTGCCGACATTGACCGGCTGAAGGTCGTCTATACTTTTTCCGTTACATTCCTCGACAAAATGGACATACATCCTGGTCCAGTTTTCGATATCCTCACGATCCAGCGTCCCCTCAGGGAGTCGGAGTTCTGCCGTCTTTCTCCCGTAATCCGGGTTGCGCAATCCGGTCGCATAGCCGACCAAGTTGACCGCAACCCGCTTTTCCAAGTTATGGTGTATCTCTAGGTTCTTGGGTTCCATGAAGTTGTACAACTCTTCGCCGGTCCACTTCCGATCCATGCCGAGAGCATGCTTCTTCCGCATCATCCGAGCAAATTGGTTGTTGCGACGATGTGCCGGAAGGGCTTGGGCAATAATTTCCTCAATCTTGCACCAACGCGCCAACATGACGCCAACCTGAGATCGATTCCAGTCCGAAATATCCGCATGGACGTGGACCCCGCACTTGTGGTTGACCTCGCATTTCGCTTTCTGAAGTGCCTCGGCTACCTTGCCGATGATCTCAATGTCAGCAAGCCCCGATCCCTTGAACGACGCCACCTCGTGCCCGTAATTGCCGGGGATGGTGGCACAGGTCGCATCGGTCTTGACGCTCCAGCAATTTGAAGGAATGCCATGGACAATTCCCGTCATAGTCCATCCGCCGCTGACCAGGACGTCATGGGTGTCATCCACATTCTCGATGACTTGTCCCATGGTCGTTCGATCGACCTTCTCACTTACTTCCATCTCGACCCCGAAAGGTCGAGTAGTCACAAAAGCTTTATACTTAATGTTCGGAACCATAACCACTCCACCTTCCTTGGCAGGCATGTACACCATACTATGATACCAACAGAGGTCAAATTATACAAGGTCATCTCTAGGTGGCGTGTGGTACGAAAGGGCTTGGGGCAGGTCGAGCAACCCGCTCTCCCGTTCCGGGACAGACTCACTCGGAGTCTGCCTGTGGACCTCTTTCAAGTCCACGGCAATCTTGACGACAGGAATCAGGATGAGGAAATTTAGTATCGAAAAAATCAGAGTCAGAACCGAAATTACAGCAATGGTAATCATGTATTAATCTTCAGCAAAAATTGGGTTATAGGGAATCCTAGTCGTTGTCGTAAATCCGTCTTCCACATAAAGTGTAATTTCCAAATTCGGGTCTTGTCTCCATTGAGGAGAATTGAATAGCCCGATCGAGTCGTAAATCAATATACTGCTGGTGCCGTTGTCTGGGCTTGTTTTCACGGTCTTGGTCTGCGTGTTTACCTGGACCGAGAAGTTGATGTCTCCTGCCTGACAAGGACCTTCTTTGGGAAAGATCAAGCGAACTCGCGAATCAAAATCATCGCCTGTTGTCTGATTCTGGACGTTAATGTAGCTGCTAAAACTCCAAACCGGAGAATCAATGTTGCTGCTCCCCGAGGTCGCCGAACACTGCCAGTTGAAAACCATATTCCAGGATTCGAGAGAATCGCCGTCAGCCGAATTCCCTTGAAAATGAATGTTGGCTTGCCACGCTTTGTAGATTGCATTATAACTCAAACCGATATCTTTGGGAATCTCAAGTTGATTGCGATTCAAGAATTCGCCAAGATTGCCGGTCTGATCGAGATTGTGCCTCATGAATATCGTTAATGGGAGATCAAAGCAATCGCACAAGGTCTTGATCGTGTTGGTCGGAACTTCAATGGTTGGGACATTGGGGTCAACCGCTTCATCAATATCCTTGTACTGGTTCAAATTGACCTGGACGTATGTGATTGCAGCGGTGGCTCCCGCCTCAACGGTTGCATCCGGCAACGAGGTATCCGCGAGCATCGAGACGCCGCCTTCGCCGAACTCCGCATCGGCGAAACCGCCGAGGACAACGCCTTCAAACTGATTATTGGTCCATTCCCATGACCCCAAGGCGATGTCTCCGGTCCCGCCCACAACCATGCCACCCTCGCCAGTATATCCATAGCGGTTCAGCAAGGGAGTCCCCGTTATTTCTATCCCGCCCAGCCCTTCCCAGACCCAAACCGGGAAACTCTGCTCCGCTGCTGCCGAGCCGCCAAGCTGTACACCGGCAAACGTCGGGCCGCTCGTTCCCAATCCGGTCGATTCGAACACAAACAACCTGAATCCTTGAGCCATGCCACCAATTGCGATACCACCAGTTGGCTCATATATGTAATTATTTGCCTCAATCACGGCGGTCGATCCCAGGATAATTCCACCAGCGGCAAAGAAGCTCCAACTCTGAGAGATTACTTCAGCCATTCCAGATATTTCTATTCCTCCTAGGGCTGTAACGCCGAAGGACGAGGAAGATATCTCTGCTTCGCCGCCAAGAATAACGCCGCCAAATCCGGTCGTGCCATCGGCAAAGATCACGGAGGCAATTGCCGCGCCACCAATCGCGATGCCGCCTTCTGCAGCGTGAGACTGCGCCGTATCAAAAACGATGCCGATGTCCACCTTCACGTCGTAATCCACGCAGAATTCCAGGCATGCCGGGATATGACAGAATTCTTGGAAGACAAGGTGATTGCAAGACTGATCTACGCCCTCTGCCGAGAGGATGTCTTGATCGGTCTTGTTGACCGCCTTGCTGAATTTCGAGATTGAACAGACCTTGGATTCGAAACCACGCGCTGTCAATTGCTCGCAGACGCTTTCGACATCCGGTGCCATGATGATCGTGGTGTATTGCATCTGTTGACATTGCCCACCATCGTCAACAATGAATCGGTCGCAAGTCGTGGGCGCACAGCATGACGTGACTTCGAACCAATAAGGAATTGCATCGCCGAATTCCCATTCGAATTGCTGTACGACGTCTCGCTCCGCTACTACGTCCCACTCGAACCATTGCCCGAAGGTGACGCTGGCTGAAGCTGGTGTGTTTCCGATGCCGCCGATGGAGACCGTTCCACTGCCCGTGTATGCATAAGTCGCCTGAACGTACGCGATGCCAGCGGTCGTCGCCCCACCTCGCCCCGCGTAGATTGGGACAATGGTGCTGGACACCCCAGCTATTCCCATGACCGTAATGCCGCCGCTCGCGACATGCGTGAATTGTTCGTCAAGTAATCCGGTCGCAAGTGCCGCAACGGGACCGGCTGAAACCATTGCTTCCTGTGCAATAGCGGAACCCCCGGTGGGATCACCACCGGAGGTCGAGGGCATGTAACTTTCTATAACCTTATGCCGAGGCTTGCCGATGGTGATGCCGTTGCCGGTGACAGCTTCATAAGTAAACACCGCCCGTGGGCTGCCTTGATCACCGGTATTGGGGACGTTTGCTGAGCCCATTTATGTCTTCCCGTTCTTACTTGAGGATCAAATCATTTAAAGCTTCTCCAAAATCCTCGCAATAATCGGATTACGGACGATCTCGCTGTTATCGAATTCAACAATACCGATCCCCGGATCATCTTCCAAGCGATCAATTATGTTGGACAAAGCGACGGGACCGGGGATATCACTCTGATCGGGGTCTCCGTTGATGATCATCTTAGAATTCTCGCCGATACGCGAGAGGTACAGCTTTAGCTGAGCGTAGGTGGCGTTCTGCGCTTCGTCGAAAATACAGACACTATCTTCGAAGGTTCTACCTCGAAGGTACGCCAGGGGTGCCACTTCGATACAACTGTTGATGATCTCTCTCAGTCCCGAGGTGTTTGGTCCTACCAATTTGGTCATACAATCGAAGAGGGGCATGATGTACGGAGCCACCTTTTCGTCGAATGTGCCGGGGAGATATCCCAACGATTCTCCTGCCTCGACAATAGGTCGAGTCAAAATAATCCGTTTTTTCCTTTTGGCGAGAACCTCGTTGATGGCAAAAGCCATGGCAAGAAAAGACTTCCCGGTCCCAGCAGGACCGAGCAAGAACAGGATGTCGTGTTGCTGAAAATCGGTCCATGCCATTTTTTGAGTTGGATTTTTAAACTCCAAATGGAACGAACGGTCTTTAGCGGCTGAACGATCTTTGGGAGCGGAAGAAGGTCTTTGTTTTTTTGGCATGAATATAGTTATTCATCTCGTTATGCATTTTTGAATACAAGAATTGCAACAAAAAAGACCACAAGGCTCATCACCTTGTGGTCTCAAAAATGGGCGAAGGAACGGTTGCCGCAACTTGTGGCTCTACGACCTAACTGCACACCACTTGTTAAGTCTACAGAACTTGGTCTCCGAACGACTGCGTCTTGTGCCAGACATCACCAACGTTGGCGTTTGCATGACCTTCGCAGTCAAGGTCATACGGAATCCAGCACTCGCCCTACCTCACCATTCGGAAGTTTTCCCCAATGACAACCCGATCCATCCGCATCCGCTTCCCATCTGCCTATTCCAATGTAAACGACCAATTCCTATCTTTTTAAAAGACTCGGAAGAAGCCGATCCGGCTGGTATTCAGCAGACAGTCGGCGGCTGAACTTGACCCTAAGAATGGGCTGATCAGGTCCCATACCTAAGATTTCGTCCACCACTTATGCTTCAATAATACTATGATGACACTATGACAACGATGGGCTTGCTTAGAAAGTCAGGATTATCCTGACAGTCTTTTTGGCAACTGAAATTGAGTCATAAGGACAATTACGCTCAGCCCTAGATCAGTAGATAACATCTTAATTGATTTTGGTTTTTCAAACAAGATCAATATTTGCCCAAAGCCCATGATTAGAAGTTGCTTTCCAAGCAAAGCAGAGCAATCGAATGAATCTTTTTAACGAATCTCCGTTTTGGCGGCTAAATAGTTACATGCAAGGTTTCAAGGACTACCTCGAACAGAGTGAAGAGCAGGCGGATATCCGCCACACCCTAAGCAAGCTGCCGCCCCGGCATCGCCAATTCGTCCGTGGCTTCACGCTGTCGTTCCAAGGCACAAACACCCTGAATAGCGACGGCGAACACGTAGGCGTGATCCAGACTCATCCTAAGCCGCACATTACCATAGCATCTCCTTGGCGATATCCTAGAGAATGGGTTTTTCTACACGAGATCGCGCACCTGGTCTGGGCCAACTTGATGGATGCCCACAAGCGAAATTTATGGGCTAAAATCGTGGCTAACACCGATCACAAGCAAGATCAAGACGATGAAGAACTCTTCGCAATGGCGTACGCCAATGCGTACGCCAAGCACAAGATCAGGATACACGATCATCCCGAGTGGGACAAGTTCATTAAGCAATTAGCTTAATTATCTCAAACCACTTCTCTCGACTGCTGCATCAGCTTCGGCATGACCGCCATAGCTTCTTCAATCAACTTTTCATACTCGTTGACCTTCAATGCGAAGACTCGGTAGTGATGAATGACATTGTTTCGCATAATTTGAGGCTTGTGCCCCTTTTGTTGGGCTCGCATCGTCAAAATGAAAGAATTGCCGATCATAGGCAGTTCCTCAGGCCAAGGACCGACATCGTCCCAGCACTCCCGAGTCACCAGCATACAATGTTCCTGGATAAAGTCAACCTTGGCGTTCTCGACAAAATACGATTGGAGGTCAGTCCCGACGATGCCAGCGCCCTGCGACTCGGAGACACTGATCAAGAGATCCAACCATGATGGATTGAGAACTACAACATCACAGTGGAGGAACAAGAGATACTTCGAATTCTTGTCGGCTGCTGCCACGCCGCGATTCGCCGCTGCCGACCAATACATGTTCTTCTGGAGCCGGACCACCTGGACGTCCTCTTCCATCGAATCGAGGTAATCCTGGCTCTCCTGGTCGGAGCCATTATCGACCACGATGATCTGGTAGTTATTCGCCGTGCTGTTGACGACGATCGATTGGAGCAGAATATTCAGGTGTGCTGGGCGGTCCTTGTGGACAATGATGATGCTGATCTGCTCGTCGGTGCCGTCCTGAAGCTTGACCGTCAGTTCGGGTCGTTCTCCTGTGAGCGGGTTATGCGGCGTTGGTCCTTGAATTGCCATTAATTATCCTTGCTTAATTGAAGCTAAAAGTTTCGCTATATCTGCTCGGCTGAGTTGGTCTGCCTCCTGGTCGAGACCAACGACATCGACTTCGTAGATCCCGCGTACCGAAAAGCACTCGATCTCTCCTGCTTCGGTCTTGATCACCTCAGTCTTCTGGCGGGGTAAGGACGCCAGATACTTCTCCGCGTCCCTCTTCTCGGCAAAGCCTTTTTCCGCCTTGACCACCATCAGGTCGCCCTCGACCTGGCGTGCTACATTCAATACAACAAATACATTCATTTTACTTCACTCCCGTACTGCCAAAGCCGGACGCGCCTCGTTCACTCTCATCAAGTTTCTCAGCCCGTTCCCAAGTGAACTTGTAGACCGGAGTCGGGCACATCTGTGCGAGGCGGTCGCCGTGGTTGATCACGAATATCTCCTTGCCGACGTTGCCGACCAGGAGACATACCCTGCCGCGATAATCCTCGTCGATCTGTCCTGGTCCATTCAAGATCACCAGACCCCGACTGGCGAGTCCGCTTCGGGCAAAAACCTCTGCCTTGTACCCTGGCGGCAACTGCATGCTGAAGCCGCAATCGACCTTGACGCACGCCCGGTGACCGATCGTGACCGACCGCTTGCCGCTGGCGTCTGGCGGGATATTGGCACGAAGGTCGACATTAGCGGCACCTTCGGTCTCGTAGGCAGGAATCCACTCGACCACCTTGCCATCGGAGTTGGTGAATGGCTCGTCGGCGACGATCTTCGTCTTGACCTCGTTGAGATTCAGCTTATACAATTCAAACGGCAGGGGAGCCATCTTCTTCGGCTCCATCTTCCCTTTCTTTTTGCTGGAAGAAGGGGTGGTCTTTGTATGTTTCGTAGCTTGATTGGTCGATTCCGTCTGGTTTTTGTTCAGCATTATTTCTTTCTTCTCTGAGTTTCTGAGTGATTTCGACTACCATCTTGGACAGATTCTTCATCGCCATATTCAAGGAATTCGCGGGATACCTGGAGATCCGCTTGACCAATTCCTGGTACAATTCCGGCTCGAAGTTGCGCAACTTGATATAATTGAGGGCTTGTTCCAGGGTGATGATCTTGGGCTGGGGCTTCTTCGGCTTCTGTTGGTCACCGGGTATCTGGAAATTGATGTTCATTCGGCTGGATTCGGACATGCGGGCTCCAATATGACTTCGGGGGCTTCGGGAACTTGATAATCCTCAGGCATTTCCTGAGGAGGGTACATCTCCTCATGTCTCCTGACCGCTTCCGCATTCCTGTAGACCAGGTAATTCATGATGGCTTCTCGGAACAGGTCGTCCGACCCACGAAGTTCGCGAGTGGTCTCGGAGGGGATGTGGACACGATTGGTCGTGTAGTCGATGTAGGCAGTTAGGATCGACGGCTCTCCGTCCAATTCGCACGCGACATTGATGGGGATCATGTGCTGAATCTCGGTGACGAGAATCTCCTGGACCGGTGGTGCTACCCGGACCTTTGCTTGATCTTGAGATGAAGACAATTTCAAAGCAACATGCCCATCATAAACAAAGTCTTTTCTTTCCGACATTTATGTACTTCCCAATAGATATATCAGGATTACTAGAGTGTGGGAAAACATGAATTTCAAAGAATATCTCAAAGTTATTGAAGAATATTCGCTGCCGAGCGACAGCGGAGGCGTGATCAACTACAATACGGATGGGACCTTGCCGCAGGTTTCGCCCAATGATTTCACTCGCCCCGATTCTCCTGGCGAGGTTCCTCAACACAACATCGGGCTTCCCCAAGTAACGCGACGATCAAAGGTCGTGGGGATTGATCACAAGGCAGGTGGGAATGTGGAAATCCGCCTGGAGGACCGCACAATGCTGCGGCTCACTCAGGGGCAATTCAGGATGATCGGGGGCGATCCGGTCCAGCCACCGAATTACCAAAATGGCTCGCACAGCGTCTTGACTGTAACCTTCCAGAGGAATCCTGATGACGGTAGCCAGGTTCCCTCCCAAATAACACAGGCACGTTGCGAGAACGTGCCTGGTGCAAGACTTCAAAAATTTAATTAACCAGAGAGTCGCATTGCTCCTGGAACTTCTTCGACCGGCTCGAAGGGTGCTTCTTTTCGTATTCAGCAAGTGCCTTGAAAATTTTCTTCTCTTCCTCGGTCATGTCAACATAATATGTTTCCATATCGAGGTCGAACAAGATGAAAAGATTGCCTCTCGCATTGGTCGGGGACTGGAAGACTGGCATGCCCTTGCCAGACAGCCGAATATTTTCACTGGTGGGGTGCAGACGGGGATGAACCTCGACCTCGGTCATCCCCTCCAAGGTGGGGACTTGGAGTTTGCATCCCAGAACGCATTGGCTGTAGGTTATCGGCACGGTCACGATGATATCGTCGTTCTTGCGAACAAAGAGCGGATGGTGCTTGACGTTAACCACCACATACAGATGTCCCAAGACTCCGGTCGCGCCTCGGGCTGACTCGCCCATGCCCTCAAATCGCATCTGTAAGCCATTGGGAGTGCCGGGCGGGATCGTCACGCTAATCTCAGTGTCGACCGGCGTAGAGACGCCCATCCCGTGGCACGAATCGCACTTCTCGGCAATTGCCTTGCCGCTGCCCTGGCACATGCCGCAAGCCGACCTGATGGTCATACTGCCTTGACGCAATGTTTGCCAGCCAGAACCTTGACAGGTTGGGCACTTATCCATCTTCTTGCCGCCCGTCCCCATACATGCGGTGCAGAGGTCGCGGCGCTGGTACTTAACCTTCTTGGTGCAACCCTTGACGATCTCGGTCAGGTCCACGTCCACCTGGACCTGGATATTTTTCGCGTGGGAGGATACGTTGCTGAAATTGCCGTTCCTCTGTCGTCCGAAGAGGTCGCTGAAAATGTCATTGAAGAAGTCGGATGGGTGGAAGTCATTGGGACGTCTCGGACCAGCATGCCCGTACTGATCATACTGCTGTCGTTTCTCTGGGTCGCCAAGAACTTCGTAGGCAGTTGCGACTTCCTTGAATTTATTCTCGGCTTCAGCATTGCCAGGGTTCTTGTCCGGATGGTACTTGATCGCCTGCTGTCGGTACGCCTTCTTGATCTCTTCCGGAGAAGCGGTCTTAGATACCCCGAGCACCTCATAATAATCTCGCATTAAAATATCTCTCCCGCTAATTTCGTTACGTTTTTGTGGAAATTACGCATTTCTTCCTCATTCTTCATCAGATTCTCTTTCACGAAGACCATCTGATGTTCATGAATCCCTTTATATTGTGCCGGGAAACCCGTATACTCTGCTGGACCGTAGACTTTATAGAACTGCTTGAATAGTTCGCCGTCTAAATTGATTAAGAAAGGATTATCAGGGTGGTAAGGGGCAGCCGTACTCTCGCAATACCAAATATCATCTTCTTTCATACACGACGACCGGAACGCCACCTGCGATCCATCCACCTTGCCGTAGCATCGTATCCGGCGTTTCCATCGGTTATAGGGACCAGTCAAGGTGGTCACTTCCTTTGATGATTGTATCAGGGGATTATACAGATAAATATTAGAATAGCAATACCTAACATCTCTTCGGCTACGAAAAAATCGGTCCAACTTCCTCAGATAATCGGGATGGAGTTCATCATCATCGCATAAGGTCACACAGATGGGCTGGTCGGTGTCGGCAATTGCCTGATTCGCGAGCTTCCCCACCGTGATTCCGACTTTGATTTTTTCTTCGAATGTCGTACCGGAATTGTAAAACCTTACCTTGTCCAAATGGTCCTTGAGCATTTCCTTCACGATCGGCTCGGCAGGGATCTCGCTCCCGTCGTCGAGGACGGCGAGGTTCCAGTGAGGGTATTGCGCATGGGACTCCAGGACACTCCTAATGGCGTTTCGCACCAAGATGGGACGATTATAATAGACCAATAAGATCAGCACGCCCAAGGATTTATTAGAAGGAACAAAAATCATAATCAGTATATTCTTAGTCTTTTATATTTATATGGGGGGACCGGTTCAGCATAAAGATTCAATGCGTTGTTATAAAGGACACCGACTCGGGGATTGCAGCTCCCGATCCAAAATTCGGCAACCGATCGATTCGACCCCATCTCGTCACGATAATCCTCATGCTTACTCCTGAAATCATATGGATGTTCCAAGCGTCGAAGATAATCATTCCTCGCCCACCAGAAATTCCCGGAGAAATGAGGGAACGGCTTCTGTCGCCACTGAACGCCGCAAACATCATGGTTCTCAAGGGTCTTGAAGCAGATCGAATGCTGTTCAAGTACAAAATATTCCATATATTTCCGCCAATGCCATTCATTCCTCTGCAACGACTCCAGATCCTTTAATCCGGCGAAATCATGGTAGAACTTATGGTTAACTGACCAGTGTTCAGGCGTCTTGGAAACTCCCTTGAGATGGACATAGAACGAGACGCCTTGAAGGTCATGGGATCGTTCATACAATTTTGCCAAAGTGGGATACTCGAACTCTTCCAGGTGGGGTTTTTCCAAGGACCAATCTTGATCTGAGGTTTCCGGACCCACCTTACAAAGATTCAACCTGCAAAGGGAATGGAGACCACTCTTGTAAATGGTCTCCATTTGATCCTGGAGGATTTGCTTCCAGTCGCCGATCGTGGCGACGTGAATATAACCTTCAATCATTCTTGATTATGCGAGATAAGACCCTATCGATATTCTTACGTTTCTTGTAGTTGACATTACAAATGCCTCCATAAGAGAGAAGCCGATCTGAATTTTTCCACTGGTCTCGAAGCATGGCGATCAGGAAACTGTCGTGGTAGTTACCGGATTTGTAGACTGCCTGCCTCTTCCTACCTTCGATCTGATATCCCAGATTAAGATCGAACGACAGGGCTGCTGGGTTATTGTCCAGGACTTCGGCTTCGAGCCTGCGGAGGTTCAGCACTTCGAAGCCGAAGTCGGTGATCGCTTCCGGCAATCTTTTGGTCCAGAGCGTACCACGATAGATCTTGGAAGCCATCATGCCGACACTGGCGATGCGGCTGATCCAGTCGATGTCGATGATGCTAACTAACCCTACAATTGGGTCCTTGATTCCACCGTTACTTTCAACCGATGCAATCATGTAGTAATTATTTGAATTCGAAACAGCATCATACCATCTTTCCTGATCCTGTTGGGTCAAAAAGATGGTATGATGCTGGGTTGTCCAGGAATCATTCTTCATCTGCAGGAGGGGAAGTAGGTCGCTTTTTTCTACTCTTCTTAGAATTAAACCATTTTTATGGGAATACATCACCAGCCACTCCGGATTGTATTAATGATGTGATTACGGTCATCCTCGGTAAGCCACCAGCCGTTAGGGATACACACGATGTTGGAGTAAATGGAATCGAGTCGAGGGAGGTCAAGCTTGAGGTAATCGACGCAGGTATATTGGTCATTTCTTTTATGGACCGGTCTTGCTTCGATCCCGTGTTCCATCATCTTCAAGATGAATTCCCCACGACGCTCGACCAACATGGTATAAAGCCAACAGGACGACTCGTGGCTGGGGTTGCGTTCTAATAATTTGACACCTGGAATACCTTGGAGTTGAACGTCATAGATCAAGGAATGGCGACGATGACCATAAACCAATTTTTTGGACATCTCCAAATTCGCCAACCCGATGCTGGCGTTGATGTCGTTCATGTGAAACTTGAATCCCCATTCCTCTATGTCGCAATTCCGGTTGTCGCGGTCGATGCCGTACCAACGGAGCAGCCGCGCCCGTTCGGTCTCTTCCTCACTGCGGCACAGGAGGACCCCGCCGTCGCCGCACGAGAGGGGCTTAATCGGACCAAAGCTGAAGACGGACAGGTTGCCGTGTGTCCCCACGGGCTGCCCCTTATATTTCGCCCCCCAGGCATGGGCGCAATCTTCGATAACGTGCAGCCTTTTGTTGTATTTATTCCTATATTCTTGCTTGATATGCTCGATCTGTGCGAGGTCGATGGGATAGCCGCCCCAATGAACCAACATCAGCACTTGGGTCAATTCAGTTAACTTGGAAGAAACATCTTGAAGACAGATGTTCAATGTGCCGGGATTGACATCGACCCAGACTGGCGTCAATCCGTTGGCACGGATCGGCCAATTCGTCGCCGTGCAGGTCAATGGCGTAGTCAGAACTTGGGTTCCCATTGGCAACTTAAGCATGTGAAGAGCCAAGTGGATCGCCGAGGTCGCCGAATTGGTCGTGACGATGGAAGGATAATTGAAATGTTCTCTGAGTGCCGTCTCGAACCACTCGACCTTATTCCCTTGACCGACGTAGCCCGAGTTTAAAACTCGGGCTACGTCAAGGGCAGCATTCGGCGACATTGCCGTCTTAAACAGTGGGATCATGCTCGACTCGCGACATCGGGTGTAATCGGCTTCTTGGGAAGCGAAGCGATAATTTCCTCGACCTTCTGGTCCGCGATTTCATCGGACAATTCGGCATAACCTATGCATCCTAATTCGTAGACTTCCTTGATGATACTCAATAGTCGGCTTTTCCGCAACATCACAAGACCATCTTCCATTAGCCACCTTCGCTCTCAAAAATAAAACCTTCGGGGCTATCCAGGTAATCTATGACCAATTTCTTGTAACGGTGTTCATTGTTTCTATCAACGAACACCTGGATTCCATTGGTATAGAGAATCACTTCTCCTAAGGGATTGACCGAGGATGCGGCGACAAATTCAAAGAACTGTTCTGTCCCTTGTTTGCCAGGACGCATCCCCAGCCGGATCGCGACCGGCTCTTCGAATCCGGTCACATCGAATATCTCTTGCAGCTTATTAGCCGCCGTTTCAGTTATCTTTACCATATCAAGTCCAATAGTCGATGAAATACAGCTTGCCGTCCGCCTCTCCTAGAAGCACAGGAATGACCATCTTCTCTTCGATCATTTTCATGTCGGAGAGTTGGATTTCATTCAAGGGAGAGCCGTTGACAGTTGGAACCGCCCCATCGGGACGGAATCTCGTGAATGTCGGGACCAACACGGAATAGTGGTCGAAGAGCGGCTTACCAGCCACATCAGGAAATGACTCCAGATGAGCAAGAAGTTTTTGCATTCGCTCTGGGGTGACCGGCATACTAGTGGTCGAATATATCCTCGGATGATATGCCATTCCGTTGGTAGGAATGTCTTTCCCGTTCAGAGATTCGAACTGGCTTTTCATGGCATTCGTTCCACGGATTCGAGTCGTTCCATTCATGGTCGTCATCTCAAATCCGTGAACCCTAGCAAGAACGACGGCTGCGGTCGAGATGGCACATCGATTAAAGCCGTAGTAACGGTCACGAGATGCGGACTGGAAGGTATCCAGTCGTTCCTTGGGACGCTGCGCCATGGCGACGAGACCCATCTTGGCAAGATGCTCAACCTTCCGTTGTATCTTAGTGATTTCTTCACCGAAAGGAATCTCGTTCCGCACAAACCCGGCAAAGGACGTTGGGTAGTTATCCCACGAATCCGACTGGTCCTTGTAGAAACTGAATAGGTTTGTCTCCTGGCATCCTCGCCGCTGCCTCATCGCCAAGCGATGATTTTGGTCCTTGACGAAACGAACCAGGCTACAAGATTTCTTGTTGGGGTCTGTGATCCTCAACGTGACGAAATCGTAAACGTCCACGTCTTTGAATATCTTAGGAAGATATTCGGCGATCAACCGATGACCCTTCTCACGGGAATACTTCGCGATGTCCAGCAGTTCGGTTGCGGTCAAGGTGAGCGAAGTATTGCTTCCGAGGGCGTTGGCAGCGATCGTCTCGACGTCGGGATGTTCGAGGTCGGCAACCGCCGCGAAGGCGCGAATATGTTCGCCGGTCGTGCCAAGGGCGATTGCTACGGTCTCAGCATCATATTCTAGCACGGTCTTCATCAGACCATTGGTCGAACCAATGGGTCTGATGGCAGAGCCATCGTTCTTCATCGCCTCATCTACCTTGGCATTGACCAAAGTTGATTCGTTGGCAAGGTATTCCGGCGAATTCGCGTCCGTTCTCATTTTTGTTCTTTCTTGGGAATGACCCGACAAGTGATTGTTTTGCCATCCATCCGAGGCGGCTGCTCAACCGAGGCAACGTCCTGGAGCATCGTGATCGCTCGCGAGATCACCTCGAAGCCCAGATCCTTGTGAACGATCAAACGTCCTTTGAATTTCAGAGTAAACTGGACCCGCTTGCCGTCGGCAAGAAACTCTTTGGCGTGGTCGACCTTTGTGGCAAGGTCGTGCTGATCCACAACCGCACTCAACCTGATTTCCTTGTCTTGGATCATCTTCTGTTTCTTGAGACTTTCCTTCTCTCGCCGACCCTTGTCGTAACGATATTTACCATAGTCCATGATATGGCAAACTGCTGGTCTGGCGTTTGGGACCATCTCGACCAGATCAAGTCCCTCGTCCTTGGCACGTCGCATGGCTTCGCTGACCGGCATGATCCCCAATTGCTGTCCGTCCATGATGACCCGCACGGGGGAGATGCGAATCTGCTCGTTGATCCTATTCAATTGCGGGCGTCCAGGGTTGTTTCTGAATTTCTGCACTTGGATTCCTTAGTGCTATGAGACTACTAAGAATAATCAGTAGTCTTTTGCCGCAAACGGGAAACCAGGCGGGCATCTAACTCCCCGTTTGCCAAATGAATGTTACACCCGCGAGGCGAGTCCTGCTGTCACGCGAGAGAGAGCAGGAGTGATGTCCTTCGGTTCTACCACCACGTTGATGATGGTCGCCACCTTGCTCTTAAATGCTGAATTCACAGCATCTTCAAGTTCTTTCTCGGTCTCGACGTAATGCCCTTCGCCGCCAAAGACCATTGTGGCGTAGTGATAATCCCAATTGTGGATGTCGTTGAACTTGCCATCCAGGATGAACCGCTCGGTCGTGTATCCCTTGTTGTTCAGGACGAAGATGATCGGATTCAGATTCCTGCGGACCAAGGTGCTGATCTCACTGAAGCTCATCTGAAAGGCACCGTCGCCCACGAGGACAATTGGTCGCGTCTCTGGCTGAGCTAAGCTGACGCCCAATGCAGCCGGGATCGCCATCCCCATCGACGTGTAATACGCCGGGCTGATGAACGTATTGGCATGGCTCACCGTCAGGTCCATCGCCCCGAACATACAATCCCCGACATCCGTGATGATCGCCGTATTCTTGGAGATGATCGAATCGATCTTCTCGAAGAATCGCTGCGTCTTGATCTTCGGGTTGCCTTCGGCGACCTCGAAGGGCTTGGGAACCCCCTTCTTGTAGACCACCGGGGACGGCTTCTTGGTCACTTGGGACTGGAAGAGCTTAGAGCAGAACTCGGGGAAGACAATGTCAGAATAGTTGTGATTACGGACCTTGAGGCATCCCACATTCGCCCGCACGGTCTGGCGAAGGGCGAAGTTCGGCTTGGCACTCCCCAAGACCATGTCCGTGAGCATCACACCCAACATTAGAATGCAGTCCGATTGCTCGACCATGTCCTTGACGTGCTGGGGAGCCGCTGCTCCCGAATAAACGCCACCGAACAGGGGGTGCCGCTCGCCGACCGTACTCTTGCTGAGCATCTCCGTGAACATGGGGACATTGGTCTTCTCAGCCCACTTGACCAATTCCTCGCCCAAGCCGAACCGAGAAAGCTCGACCCCCGCCAAGATCACGGGATTCTTGGATTCCTCGACCCATTGCGTAACTTCCGCAATCGCTTCACCAAGATTGATCGGATCGCTGGTCGGAGTTTTGGGTGTCCCCTGCTCTACGTCGTAGCCGATCGGCTTGTCCGCGACGTCGCGAGGCAATTCGATATAGACCGGTTGCTTATGATGCTTGATCGCCTCAAAGACGCGATCGATCTCGTAAGCTGCCGTCGCCGGATTATCCAGCACAGCACTGGCGCAAGTGATATTCGAGAATATCTCTCGCTGCGTGTCGAAGTCGCGGACCGTGTGGTGGAGCAACATTCCTTCGGTCCGTTCCTTGATGCCGGGGCTGCCTACCAAGACAACGACCGGGCTCCGCTCCGCATACGCTCCCGCGATCGAATTAAGGGTCTTGAGCGAACCGACATTGTAGGTCACACAGACACAGCCGATGCCGTGGACGCGAGCGTAGGCGTCAGCAGCGAACCCAGCATGCGACTCGTCCGTCGTGCCGACGAGGTCGATATCTGGGTCATCTTCCATCTTCTTGAACATTGAGAGGATGTAATCCCCAGGCACTCCGAAGACCACACCGATCCCAGCGTTGATCATCCGTTCCTTGAGGAAATTGGCAACACTAGGCATTAGATTTTTACCTGTAAAAGGAAAGAATTGGAATCAGCAACAGATACTCACCTCGTCAATAATTATATCGTAGCACAATTCCAAGTTTCAGGCAAGCCTAATTGACCTTATTTTACTCTGCTGTGGGCGAATCGATGATTTGGATCAAAAAGCCTTCACCCGAAAGCGGAAATCTCTGAATCCATTCGACCCCAATCCCCAGATCACACCCGAAATCGCTCGGGGTCAAATCAGGGTCCGTGAAGGTCGGAACTATCGAAGGAGTATCGTCACAGGTCACGCACATGGCACTCACCACGCCGTTCTCATTGTAACTCGTTTCGTTCGGCGAGGCAACGCCGTTGGTATCCAGATACACAGAACCGTCGTTGTGCGTAGTGCCGGTGTAATAATTAGAGTCCGTCCACAGATGGATCGGACCTGTCCAATGGACATTGGAAGGCAAGGCGTATTCTGTCTGATTGGGTTGGGTCGGATTTGGTATCTGTACGGAGACTTTCACCGAACTATCCGTCTGACTGCTGCCTGTGTAGTAATCGCCGTTCGCCGCGATGTTAATCGTCCCAACCCATTTGCCTCCGGGGAGGAAATATTGCGGGGCTTTCATTTTTAGCAACTTAAATTCGAGATAGAAACAACCCGGCAAACAGGTATCCTGAGACTGCCATTCATAGATCAAATAAGTATCGGCTAATTGCTCTGTGGTCTGCCCGTCCAGATTTTCTACGTCCTCGTAAACGGCTTCGGTAGTCGCCGGGGCATTCATGATGCGGAAGATACGCATCTTCGACCCCTTCTTCCACTTGGTTGCTGTCGTGCTGTTGTAACCTCGCTGCACCAGCAATAGCTTGTTGTCCTCGTCGAAACCTTCGACGATCATCTGCTCGGGGTTCCGGACCCGGTTCATGATGATCACATCGCCGACCATCACCTGGTCAAAACCGAGATTGTCTGCCAATTGAAAGTACGTGTCGGTCGCCGCGATGTCCTTCTTCAGTCGCGCGGTTGCCCACATATTAACCTCAAGGACCAAGCCTTGAAGCTCCAAAGGACCGTCGCAATTCTCGACATTGACCTTAAAAGGGGGCTTGGTGTCGTGGCGACGGATCGTGTGGTCGGGGCAACGGTCCGAAGGGCAGTTCGATAAGTCGGAATTGCAACTCGTGGAACCGTAGAAACTGGTGCTGGGTATGTGGATTGGCATAGAGTTATTTATGCCAGGCAGGTCAATATTCAAGCGTCTGCCCATTTACTGTGGAGATATGTTGCTTGATCTCCCCGACATAGCGATCGTTGAGGACCGCGATCTTACTGATCTGATCCAGGATCAATTGATTTTCTTTGCGAATGATCTCCTGTTGTTTCTTGATCTCGCCAAGATGGACGATCGTCCTTCTTCCGCCGACGAAGACCAGCAGCATGATCATGATGAGGACAACACACTCAGAGATATCTCGGTCTTTCATTGTTTTTCTCCTTGCGAGACTCAGCATTGTCCACATAAGCCACGATCTTGCCTGCCACCCGATGTTCGTCTTTGCTGATCGGTCTAGACCAATCGATCAAAACACCCGCAATTTCCAATGGATATTGACCTATCTTGCCGTCGAGCCAACTCGACTCCTTGTGCCAATACCACCTGATCCCGGAAACCGGCAATTTACATTCCAGGAGCATTATACGAAGCTGCTCTTTGAATTTAGACACCGGATCGCCTTCGCTTCTTGCGATTTCTCTTCACACGCACCGTCGGATCAAACCAGTCAAAACTAAGGTCCTTCAATCGAGATTGCCAATAACACACTCTAAGTATCCTTATGAATTCATATTCATTATATGACAAATTACCTTTATCTCTATTGCATTTGAAACAGGCTACGACCAAATTATCCAACGTACTCTTACCGCCTTCGCACTGCGGTATAATGTGATCCAAGGTCGCATCAGCATCCCTGTTGTCATAGACCAAATTAATCAGCAAGCAATTACAATAATGACAACGACCTTGTTGCTTCTGAACAAGGTCGTCCCGCATTGCCGCCTTCTTTGCCGCTTTTCGATTCCTGCTCCGTTTGGGTCTTGACTTTTTCGACTTCTTATGCTTCATTACCCAAAGACCCCTTTGGCATACAGGTCATCTGTCCAGTCCCGTATCCAATTGACGTTTCCTTGGAACTCTTCGAGGGTCACGGTCGCCATTTTTGCCATGTGCTTAGCAATCTCCCAATCTTCGTCATCGGCAGTCATCGAGCCTTTGTCGGGCTTATTGTTGAAATAGATGACCTTGATGATTCCGCTCTTGACGATTCTTTTCATGCAGCGAGAACAGGGACGAGCAGTCACGTATATGGTGGCACCCTTGGGCTTCTCGCTACAATAGTCGATTGCATTGTCTTCGGCGTGGTCTAGATAGGGATACTTATATGGTCTGATCCAATCGATCTCGTTGTCGGGGAATTGCTTCGGCGGTCCATTATAGCCACTTCCTAGGGGACGATTGTCGCTACCGATGATCACTGCACCGACCTGCGTGCTGGGGTCATGCGACATCGAAGCCCACATCCATGCCATGCCCATGTAACGGTCGACTCGCTCAGGGGTCCAACGCGGCGGATGGCGATGCTTCTTCTTGGACATCTCGCATCTCCCTTAATAGGCGCTGGACATTTGAAGAAATTCAAATTCAACATCGGCAGCTTCGTTCTTGAAACAAGCTTGAAACGCACGAAGTTGCTGCCTCTGTTCGAATTCCAAATACCTCCGAATCACGGGAACCGGCATCGGGATCTTCTGCGACCAACCGGCTGTCCCTTTCATCTCGACGATATAGGACAGCCCGATTGTCCCGAGATTCAAATGGCCGCAGCAATGGACCAAGCAGGTATCGTTGATGCTGGTGTAAGTATATCCAGGCAAAGGAATGCTGTGGGAGCAAGGAATCTTCACCTTGCGATTCCTCGAAGCGTCCTTGTGAATTGCGACCACTATAATGACGGTTGGATCAAAAACCACAGAAGGTTTCAAGGACCCGCGAATATCCTTTATGTCTTTATCAAAAACCTGCGGCACGATTCCATCCTCAAAACAAGGTTTATGATCAGCGTGATTCTCATTGATTCAAGAACCATAATAACATAACTTGCAAAACGAATAAAGTCCAAATAACCTTCTGAGCTACCTGTATCCTCCAAAACCGCAGCAATACCAAGATCCCCAGAACCGTCACCAACCCTGCGCATTTCAACCCCATGAACAGGGCGATCGACCCACCGTCCTGGCGAATCAGCCATCGCCCCACCGGATTCAATTCAGAACTTAACAAGACATGCTGGACCTTGATTGACCAGTAGACATCAATCGCCGAAATCCACCCGATCACCAGCCACGCGATCATGTACCCGATCAGTTCCCAAGTTATCTTGATGCCGGGAGACAACGGTAGGTCGGTCGTCACTTCGCAGTTCGGCTTCGATCCCCTTACGGAATGCCTCGGGCGAAAACTGCACCTTCTCGAAATCGATGCCGATTTCCTTGGCAATCTTGCTTGCATCCTGCCTGCTCACTTTCTTTTGCGTCGGCTGCTTCTCTGATCCCATGAGCCGATCAACATGATCTCGCCGGATGTAATATCCAGGCGTACTTTTTAGGTTAGAAAACACAGTCTTTGCCGCTTTCATGAGGTCGTCATTGACCTCTGCCTTAACCGGCTTCTTCGGCTTTTCGTCTTTGGACTTATCGGTTTTTCGGTCCTGAGATTTCTTATCAGCCAAAGCCGCCAAGTCTTTCTTCAACAACTCCATCTCGCGGACGAAATCATCCATGCTTGTGTCGGGCTTCCTTACTTTTTTTTTTCGCGAAGGCTTCTTCTTGGTGTCCCGCTTAATCATCTTCCCGTAGTTGTCGACCATCTTCGGGTTGTATTGGTGGGCGAAAGGGTTGCCGCCCACATACAATGCCGGATACGCCCACGGAGCATTCATCGCTCGGGTCGCCGGAGAAGACTCATGGCTCAACATCCAATCCCTGAAACTTTGCATAACGCCTCACTCACAAATTTCAGGTATTTATTGCCTTTCACTCAATAAATGGAGGTTTATGCACAACAAAATCTGCCGCTATCCTTAAAGCAAAGTGATTCCTGTCACGGAGATGGGTCTTCACCTTGTCGAGAGCCGCCGCTGGAGAGGTTGCGAGGGTGTTGAAACGAAGGTCGACATCCTTCCGCAAGGCATCCTCTCGCACCACGACCATCACCTCGTACAGCGATAAGTCTTCATTGACCAAGCATGCCATCGATTACTCCTTTATGGCTTATACTTACCCTTTTCGATCTTTTCCAGCAACTCCAAATCCATCCGTCGCTTGGCGTCCCGGTGCGCTGCCTCGATCATTTGCCGCTTCTTGTTCAACACCTGGAGACCTCGCCGCTGTGCCACATACCCCGTATGTTCGGTGAAATACCTGAGCGAATCAAATACGCACATATACCTGAGAAATTGCTTTTGGAGATCGGTCTTGAAATACCGATAAAGGTACTGCTTGTCACGGGGGACGCAATCCCCCAGAAAATCACCTGCCAAAAAAAGAGTGTCCATACTTTAATAGAGTCAAAACATGGACACTCTCTACAACAATCAGGAAACTTCGCCCGGCTCGGAAGACTGAAGATCGTCGTCCTCGTCGTCTTGCTCAACGACCGCCTTAAGGAGTCGAGGACCGGTCTGCCGGGTTCGCCACGATTGCCCGACCAATTCGGCATGGATACAAGCAATGCCGGGAATCATGTATTGGGGAATTTTACGCCTGCCGCAGTCATGAAGAATATCCAGCAAGTATTGAATGTCCTCTTTGGGATTCCGGTCGGGGTCACGACGTTCGAGAATCTCGTAGAACAGGGCGATGCCTGGACTCATCGCCGTATAAAGAATGATCTCAGCATACGCCTGCTGATTCAATTCAAGAGCCGTGAACTTGGTTCCGTCCAACTTGGTTTTGCCGACGAAAAACCGACGGAGCGACTCCTCGGCAGATGCCAGCAGACGGCTCCGGTGAGGGTTTGCCGCGAGGATCTCGGCACGACTCTGATTCTCTTCGGCGTCCCTGAGCGCCGCGATAATATTCGAAATCATCTTCCATGTGCCCTGAGATAATCGGATTGTCAATTTAAACTGATCAGACATCGTATCCCTGATCGATGGTCTTCAGGAGCGGATAGCCCTGGCAGTTGTCACCGATCGGCAATTGCGACTTGCGATAGTCCCGACCTTGCTGCTTGAGGCTCACCAAAACATCTTGGACCTCTTCGTCAATGACCTTCTTCTGAGAGGTCTTCTTCAGGCAATTGTAATGCCCCCAGGTCGTGTCCGGCGCAAGAAACCGGCACTGGCGATATCCTTGGTTGACCAAACAGACGTCCTTGATTTGCTTTTGTGTAAGCGGCATCCCTGCCATCTCCTTGTGTTTTAACTGGCTAAAAACGATGATAGCCATTGCCACTTCGTGTGGTTCAATGGCTATCATCTTATCAAAAATTCCCTTCTCGATCAAGATCAATCATCACCAAAGCAATATCTCTTTGCCAATGTCAGAGATCAGAACTTGGTTGGCATGATCAATCTCGTGCTGGAAAACGATCGCGTCATGCTTAAGGTCAAACACCTGATCGAAATCAATCACATCCAAGTCAACCAGCCGTTTACCTTGGACCCGTACCTTAGAATGACGATCCAAGCGAAATCGGCGAAATGAACCGTCCTCATTTAACAAGGAAAGACAACCTTCGATCGATTCGGTCTTGTGGTCGTCCACCGAGTGGTACTGGCAATTCAGGAAACAGCCGAAAGAGTCCTCGCCGACACGGATGAATTTGGGCAAATCCAAAACAACGAAAAGATTCCAAGGGATGCCCACCTGGACGGCTGACAGCCCCTTGCCCTGGTTTGCCGAACAAAGTCGCTTCATGTCCCGGCAAAGCTTGTACAGCTTCACCGGGTCGTCCAGAGGAACATCAATGATATCAGTGGGAATCTGGCTTGCTGGAAGAATCTTCACGAACAGGCTCCTGTGAAAGGGTCGCCGACAATCGTTCCGCAATGCCCAAACACCGAATACGCAGCCAACTCAATATCCCCTCGCGATCACCCTTCAGGTTGGCAGGGATCTTCAAAACGATGGGAATATACTCTGGGTCGTGATGGACCACGGTAATCTTCTTCCCCTGTCGCAGGTAAGTATCCACCAAGTCACGAATCAGCTTTGAGACCGAAACGTTGTTGGCTTTCGCCTGCTTTTCGAGGAACTCTTGCATGTCCTCTTCCATAGCAAGGCTTCTAATATTCTTATTTTTCGACATCTTTATCCCTTATCTTTTGAATTGCGCTGATCATTCTTCTTAGGCTTGCGAGGACCATTCTTGGCGTATTCCTCCTCCTTCAATCGCCGAAGTGTCGCTTCCTTCCGCTTGCGACGATCCTTCTGCGGCTTGCTCTCGAAATATTCATGCTCCTTATATGAAGACATGATGCCGTAATCATTACATCGCCTCTTGAAGACTGTGAGCATCACCTTGAATGCCTGCTCTCGTGCGCGGTCCTTGTCCTCTTCGGTCCCGTGGTAAGGGAAGTTCTTGAGATTTAATTCCGCACGAGCTCTTGCTTTGCTTGCCATAATGTTATTAATCCCTATCCTGTTCAATTTCTATACTTAATCCCTAGGAATCTTAATAAATTGAGTCCCTAGCCGTTTTGCCCTCTGCTCACGAATTGCTGAGAATGGTACTTCAACGACGCTTTCCGAGGTTGATGGTAACGCATCCCTGTCCAAGTTGTCCGTGAATCTATTCAATCTGGCGATAATCAGGTCAAAGAGGCTGGAATTCCAAGATACAACATCCCCATTCTCTAAAATAGTAGGAAAGCTAAAAATATATTGCTTAGACAAATCAAAAGCACATAGATCGTCGATTTCAAACTCCCGTTCCTCTGCAAATCGTCCACGATCATCCACGGCAACAAAAGGAGTCCTCGCCGCTATCGCCAGGCGAGAGGTTCCGTTAAAGACATCAATCACACATCCGGTCGCACGCATCAGCCCCAGAACCTTGGATACATCCTCTTCCTGGCAGAAAATCGCCTTGTCATGAAATTCGCCAGATAAATCATAAGTCGCATGGTTCTGAATTACAACAGGACAATAGCCACTTTTGACCAAACGATTCAGCAGACATTTCCAAAATTCCCGGCTCGACCTCATGATCCGAAGTTTACCATTGACAAACCCTCGCCCCTGCCTTGTGGGCATCAGACAAACCTTGACCCCTAAACGATTGATGAGTTCCTGATTGATGTAACTCCCGAGGAAAGATGCCGAAGGCACCATCGGCAAGAACCGCTTGATCGTCCCAAGCTTCTCCCGGAAATGTCCCGTGATCCCGTTGTCATAGAATTTAACCACCTCTTCAGGAGTGATGATGTGGTGGAAGAAATAATTCAGGCTTTTCCTCTGTTGTACATAGACTTCCGAGCTATTCTCTAGCCCCAACGCCCCATGCCGCAACAACTCATAAGACGACTTGTCCGATGGCGACCAATGCTCGTCCGCATAGGGAAATAGCCCTTTCCTTCCCTTCCAAGTACAAAGGATCATATACTTGGACCCGCGTAATTCGTCCCGGAATCGCTTCAACAGCAACGACGAAAGCACAAACTCATTCCGCCAGTCCCCAAATATATGGACCACAACGATGTCCTTGGAATTGGTCGGGATGTTGTTGTCGATGTAGTAATCTCGGGTGAAACCGCATTGCTCAGCCGCCCGCTTCAGAAACGAAGGTACGTCTTCCATATTTTGCCTTATAATTAAACCAGAATATCAATCTTTGAAACTTGGCGATTCAGATATTTCTGTCTCTGTAACTTCACAATTCTTTCATTGTCAACCATGGCGATCACGTCACGATAATCCCCTCGCTCCATCTCCTGGACACACCGGCTGACCAGGTCGAGACCGCCTTCCTGATCATTCAGGACATTGAGATAATGGCTGACCGCTAATTTGCGATATCCAGTCGTTATCAGATCGAGACGATACCCCTCTTCGCCACCGCCCCACAATTGATCCGGACTTTCAAACAATAGGTAAGGCGTCTTGACCATTGCAGCCAGACGAGTGGACGCCGTCCAGAACTGGACCGTAAACCGACAAAGCGATACGATAGCCAAGGTTGTCTCCAGGTCTCGCGACTCCCTCATGCGAGAGAAGTCCACGATGTGGTCCATCGGACAAGAAAGAGTCGTGGATTTCTCACCAAGCCAGATCGGATCATATCCCAAACTCTCCAGACGCCCGATCAGTTTTGCATAAAATTCAGATGGCAAATTACGCCCATAACATTTGCGGGCACGGGCGAAAATGCCCACCGGATTCCTGCCTACCAATGACTTGGCAAATTCCACCTTCTCCTTCTTGGGAGGATCGGGGAGGACCGCTTCGACCTGAGATGCCTTGGGATCGCTGTAGAATGAATGTCTCAGATTATTAGACTTACAGAATCGGCACAAGACCGATCGATCCACGTCTCGCCAATATTTCCAGCATTGGTTACATTGAGTGGTCAGAGCAAATCGCCCCATGGTCTGAGGCGTAACAATCACTCCCGTTCCCTGAAGATTGGTCTCAAACTTCTTCAGGTTCTCGGAGGCATGGTGGAATGCCCGGCTATATTCTCGAAGCCACATGTGATCTTCGTCCAATTCCCAGAACTCGTCAACCAAATGACGGTAGAGATGCTCGCGACCATGCCAACCAACAACGGTCTTGTAGTGATCAGGAAACAATCGGGTTAAACGCGGGATGCAGTACATGCTCGCCACTACCTCGCTCCCGAATTCCGAGAAACAGGGGATAATCAAATGGCGACGAGGATCATTGGGCTTAACCTTATCGGTAAAACGATGGTGGTTAAAAGTCAAACTCTTGATGATTGGTTCGGCAGCAATAAATTCTTTGTCACCTGGATTCAGTGCTTTGGACCTATCGGGATTGACTAATCTAGATTTCATTTATTTATCGTACTTCACACGCCTCATCTTCATCTGCCCGCCACACTGAGGACATCGGAATTTGCGAACGCCACCACAATTGGCGCAGGTCTGGAATTCATGCAAGTCTTGGAGGTCTACCGACAAACCAGTGGTCATCCTCGCATGACAACATTTCTGGCATTTAAGGAGAAAATTCTTGGGAACATTTGGTATAGTATTCATGATATATCTATCTAGTTGAGTAACGACAACAAAAAACCCGCCGGAAAATCTAATTTTCCGGCGGGTTCGATGAAAATCAGTCAGCAAAAAGGTCAGTCGGATTCCTTCTGCTTGTCCCACTCAAGGACCATCGACTTAAGCATCTCCTGATATTCGGCATCGAGATCCTTCAACTCCT